CATTTGATAATCTAACTCCTGTTGGGAATGTTGTGGTACCAGTGTTGCTAAATGTCCAGGTGTATCCATTCTTGACAATGTTGGCAGCAATGTTGCCTGAGTATGTGGGCAAGTATTCAGCCACATTGGCGTTGGCATAGGTGCCAGCCACTGTGCTCAAGATGTTCACCCCATTGGCAAAGTTGTATTGATTGGCATTGATGTTGCCTGCTGTGACATTACCTGTTATATAGGCGCCACGGTTGGCAACTAAATTGCCAGATGCACTGATGTTGCCTTCGTTGACCGCATTTCCAGCTGTGGAAATTGAGCTAAATCCAGATATACTTGGTGCCGGACTAGCACCGGTTGTGATGAGTCCAAAAGATAGTTGCACATATTCGGCTCGTACATTACCTGAGTATGTGGGCAGGTATTCAGCCACGTTGGCATTGGCATACACTTGTGTTTGTAATGTGGCAATACTTGTGGCTTGTGTGGCCGCATTGGAGAACAATGTGGCAATGTTGGCTGACTGTACAGCGGCATTGGCATATAGATCTGTAACAGTAGGACTAGAGATAGCACCAACCTGTATATCATCATATACGGCATTGGTAAAGTCGATAGTGGCGCCAGGCTGTGCTGTTACATTGCTAAACAGTCGCCAGTTGCCGGCACTGGCGTCACGTACCAAGCCGGTATGTTGTAATACAGCACCCGCTGTGCGATGACCAACAAAACCTAGATCCAACGAGTCAGCTGGATTGCCATCTGCTATCTGTAGGATATTGTCATCAATGGTGTAAGTGGTTGTATTGATAATGGTGCTATTTCCGTTAACAATTAGATTGCCACCCACTGTCAAGTTACCGCTGGTTGACAATGATCCAATCACGCTGGATGACAGATATGTGTCGACATTGGCATTGGCATACACTTGTGTTTGTAATGTGGCAATACTTGTTGCCTGTGTGGCCGCATTGGCCACAGTACTGAAGGTTAGGTTACCATAAGTTTGATATGCACCCAGGTTGGCATTGACGGTGTTGATACCGGTTGCTTGTGTTGCGGCGTTGGCATTGGCAAAAGTTTGATATGCACCCAAGTTGGCTGAGACAGTATTAACTTGTGTGTTTGCGTAGGTTTGACTGCCACCAATGTTGGCATTAACTGCATTGATGCTGGTGGCTTGTGTGGCCGCATTGGTATGCAATGTGCCAATATTGGCACCAATGTAAGATTCAACGTTGGCGTTGCCATAAGTTCCGGCGGCATTGGCAATGGCCTGAGCCTGTATGGCCGCATTTGATGTCAGACTGGTTATGGCCGCATTGGCCGCTGTGATGTTTGCGTTGATGTTGCCAATAATGCTGGATGTCAACAAGTGCAAGGCCACGTTGGCATTGCCGTAACTGCTGGTACCAAATGTGGCATTAGCATAGGTTCCTAGTGCTTGTAATTGTACATTGGTGGCCAGGGTGCTCATGCCACCCGGAGTTACGCCATCCTGTACACGTACAGTACGCAATCCAGTGTCCACAACCAATTCACCCAATGGACCCACGTAGGTATTTGCCGCGGTGGTATTACCACGCTTCATTAAAATCTGTGATATATTGATACGTGCCATCTTAGATTGAACCGCCGTCTAGGGTGTAAGTGTCTGATTGTGCAGGTGGTGTTGAGTTGGCATAGTAAGCTGGTAACACTTCTAAATCCAACGGAACTCCATAATTGTCATCAATGTATACTGGACGTGTCACGTCTGTACTGGTAACTGTGGTACTGAATGCCAACTTGTAAAAACGCTGTTCTAGGCCGTTGATGGTGTTGGCATCAAAGGTAAATGTGCCACGTCCCAACTGGATATTTCCGCCCACATTGGCGCCAAACAACACAGGATAGCTTTTGACAGTCAACTGATTGGTTGGATCTTGTATACTGGCAGTAACACTACTACCAGACAAATCAACTTTTTTCTGGTCTTGATTTCGTATGATAACTTGGATAGGATTGTCTACACCTTGGTAGACTTTGATTGGGCGGCTGTACACTTGGCGGTTCCTTGTTGTAAATATTGCGGGGTCAAAAACCTGCACCTCGGCAAGATTTGGATATAAATATGCTTTGACAGTAATCATTTATTTGCTCGTCTTTAACATATTTATCGGACAACGTGGAAGAACACTACAAGCAACTGCTCGCACAATACCCATACCTAAGCCATATCACCTATGGCGGTAATGACTACATTGGCATCATACAAAATTCAGACGAAGTTATAACTACACTTTATGATTTTGGTCTACTCAAGGACACTGAAGTCAAGAAGACCTTCTTGAGCCTGGGCGAAACATGGTGGTGGGAAAGCAACAGGCTCATGCCCATCAATGTGTTTTTAAAGCAAGATTGGAGTATATTCCGAGTGTGTCTACGTACCATGAACAGCAAGGACGTAGAAATCAAAATGGGCCCTTATGTGAGCCTGAAAGAAATGGCTACCAAACGTAGCAAACGCAAATCAATAACCCTAGTTCGTAAAGTTAGTTAACAAATTCATATTGACCACAACTAAATGGCTGTACGCACAACTGTGGCTCTTCTTGAACGCATATTGCCCATCATCTGTTTGATCCCAAATTGTTCGAGCAACTTCTGCCCAGGGCCGGCCTATCAAGTGACGCTTGGCCGGACGGATTATGGCCATAAACATCATTAGTCTGGGTATTGAGTTTACTGCTTCGGGCATTTGAATCAGAGTCTTATAGTGATTGCCAATGTGTATTAATCGTCCACAGAACTCAGGATCATACAATCTATCCCACTCGGGTTCTTGAGTCATCAATTGCTGTAAATGTTCTTCATTCTTTATCTGCGTATATAATGATACGTTTAGGAAATCCAACTTTGTATAACCACGTGCCTCTGCTGACTCATAATCAATGCTGGCACGCCCTGTAAAAGGATCCATGGGAATGTCTGTGACATAAACACCTGTGTTGTGTGCTACCCAGACGCCATCCCGGTTGATACTGGCAGGGGTATGTTTGAGCAATCGTAATGCTTGAGTACGATCCGCAAAGTCAATGTCAATGTCTGACTGAAACTTCATAGTCCTGAGCCCGGTAATGCATTCAGCATGGATATTGGCATGTTTGTCACTGCAAAATAAAATGCTATGATTGCCAGTATACATAATGTCCAAAAGTAAATTTCGTCCCACTTCATAAGCCAGCCTTTGCTAATATATCTTTGACCCATTCGGTATCCGCCAGATAGTCTTTGAATTTGCGTTGCCAATGATCAGGATCAATCCAAGGTAGAATCATTCCTACTTGCTCCTCGGTAAGATTTTCCAAGCATTCCACCCCTGACTGGGCATTAAACACAATCCAAGGACTAATGCGGCCAGTAGCAATATGATGACAGATACGATTGCTATTGCCATAGCGAAAATAATCACTAAAACCGTTTTTGAGTTCCGGATGGTCGTCTGCATAATCTTGCATTTCCTTTAGGGCACGTTCAAGTGCATCTTGTGTGGCTTCTCTGCGTAGGTACTCGTGCAAGTACTCAACATAAAAATCGTCTTTGAGCCATTGATCTATTTTCTTGTTGTTCTTCAACAGCCACTCCAAGAACGCCGGCGGATTAATGCCACGAATACCCACCATGTGCCTGCCCCATTTGACAAAAGCATTATAGTAAGGGCTCTTAACAAAATCATCATAGCTCTTTAGCTTGGCACTACCTTGCGTTATTTCATAAAAACGCAAGTAAGCCCTGAGTCCCAGTTGCACACCAGTTTCCTTTTCTTGTTGCCAACGTCGCTTGGGTTCACACAGATGCACAGCCAAGGTACTTTCTTTGCTGAAATCTTTTTCGCAATAACGACACTTATACATTCTTTACGTAATCCACCAAATACCGAACTAGTATTATAACATCTTCGCTGTAGTGATGTCTAGCGTTGGCGGGTAAATCTAGATCTTTTTCAAAAGGTTTGCAACCATTTTGTTCTAGATATTCATTGCCAATAAACGAAAATGGAACAAATCCTGTTCCCAGATCTATGTTTTGATGGTGGCGCTCGCAAGTGTTAAAAATACAAAAGCCTATACCTTTGTTTTTTAAGTAACCCGAAAACATACGCAGATCCAAATACAATTGATTTAAATACTGCATGCCAATGTCGTAACGATAACGATCCAGTATGTAATCACCAATCATTTTGTGTTCCACTGTGCTGTCAAAGTCATTGACATCGCAAAAAGTGGCCTGCATGCCCTGGCGATTATAACTGACCCAATGTCCTTCTCTGGGTTTAGGTATGGTCAGAAACGGACTTTCTTGACGATCATAAAAGGTCAGGCCCAAGACAACAAAATCCACTGGATTTGTTTCTATGTAGTCCACAGTGGTGCGTATGATACGTCTATTACTGCTACCAGCTTTGGCTATGTTTACAGCTGAGCCGCCAAGCAGTTGACCAAACTGATTTTGATAGTGATAGCTGTCCATAAAACTACAGCCATTGATCAAAATGTTCATAGCTCTTTCTTGATATCTTTGTCTGCCCAGCCCATGCCTTTGGCGTAGGCTTTAAGATCATCTTTGTCGTTGAGTTCACTCATCAGCTTGAGATCATCTTCTTTCAAATGCGGATACAGTTCACGCAAAAACTTGATTGACTTGTTGTCGTTGGTTTTCTTTTTTGGGGCAATCCATTGATGATACTGATTGCCCATGCCTGGACTTACAGTTGTGGCCAGCAACCATTGTAGTTTTTTGTGTTGTGCGGTGTTTACATCAAAGAAATGTTTGTTAAGACGCTCGTTACAACTCATCAAGTAGTAGGCCTGCAAGTCTGGGTTACCTGTCACAGTTGCGCCATAACGAATCATCAAGAACGGGCTAAACTTTTTCTTTTCTTCGTCAGTTAAACTGTCGTAAAAGTTCCTGTCTTTGCGATCAAATGCAGACATTTCACTCTTGATGCTTAACTTATCTTCACTCATCTTGGGCTTTTTGATTGTTGCGACGTTCTTGGATGGTTAACTTTTCTTCGCCTTTGGTACGTTTGTTGTGTCTTGGATTACCGCATAGGGTACAATGTGCTTGTCCGCAATCCATTGCATGATGTTTGGCTAACCTATGCGGTTGTGCTTCGTCAATACGTTTTGAAGCTTCGCCAAAATTCTTGTGTGCTTTGATAATGTTAAGTTGCTTTTTAATTGCAGTCCACGCACGATGCATACGATCGCCGTGTTTGATTTTATCTTCTTCTTTGCTCATACTGTCTCCTTAAACTGGATGCCACCCAGGCGGATCTTCGCCTCTTTGTAATTCATATATAACTATAACACGTTCTATAGCTTCTTGTAAAGCAGGATTTGTTTTGGCCGCATGATGTATCTGATCCCATAAAGCAACACGCTGGGCTCTTGCATCTTTCTCTAACCTATCATAAGTCCAACCAATGGCTATTCTATCACCAGGATGGGCACCCGATTCTCTAGCGTAAGTTACACCATCTGCATGTTCGTAAATGTATGTGGCACCTGGTTTGAGTCTGCCCATGTTACCATACTTTTCCGTAATCGACTACTTCACTTTGGCGGCTGATATCTTTGATAAAGAAAGCACACATGGGCTTTGGGCCTTCAGTCAAGGGAATAGCCAATAGTTGTCCAGGTTTGAGTTTGGGAAAATACCATTTGACGTCTTGATAAATGTCCACGATCTCTACAGGATGGAACTCGGGCATGTAACTGGTCAGGGGATTGAATGTAAACACGTTGAATCCGCGATCATTGATGCTGGTCAATGGTACAACTTCCAGGTCGCCAAAGTCGGGTTCGCCTATTAGGATTTGCCAATCCACCGGCATGCGAATAGTGTTGTTGCCGATGCGTAGTACTAGTGCAGGACTGTTAAACGATTCCAAAAAAATCAAAGGTATATAAAAGTAATCGGGATCTTTGGGATCACTGTTGTCCAGTACACAAAATCGTACTTCGTCTATCTCGTCTGGAATTGAATCCATTGAGTAACTGGTGTTGTCTAGGGTTAGTATTCTCATTGCCAATCGGCCTTCTCTAATGTAAATGGGTAGTTGGCTTCCTTGTAAAAAGCCTTGCGTCGTGTCAGGTGTCGCTTGGCAAATTTGCAAGTGCTGGTTATGTCCCAGATTTGGACGTGATCTTTGTCTTCCGCCTTGCGGATGCCACGACCGATCGACTGGATGACGCGAACAAAAGACTTACCGGGCTCAATAAGCACAAGATTAAATATCCTAGGGATATTAATGCCCACAGCAGCAACACCATAGGTAGCCACAATAATCTTATCACTGCTAATCGCAACTTCATCATATTCATCTTTCCTGTCTTTGGCTTTGGTGGCCCCCGACACAAATACTGCACGATCGCCTAGTCGTTCCACCAGTAATTTACCAGTGGCAATGCGATCTACTAGAACTAGCGTATTGCCGGTGCCGTTTACCCGAGCGACCAAATCGGATATGTAATCCAATCTCTCGGATGTTTCTACTAGATATTTTAATTCTGTTTGATAATTTGTATACTCCACATGATCAACCAACTGTACTATATTTACATGACAGTTTGCAAGATGACCAGCTTCTTGAAGTTCACTTGCACTGAGCTTGCCCACCACATTACCTAGGCTACAGAAAATACTGACCGCGGCATAGTCTTCCTTGGGTATAGTGCCGGTCAGTCCCCAGCGGATGGGCACATGACTGAACACACCGGTCAGCAAGGTCTTCAATGCATCGGCCTTGGCCATGTGTACTTCGTCAACCATGATACATACCACATCTTCAATGAAGTCGCCGATGGTACATTCGGCTTCGTGATTCCGTGTGTTCTTTAATAAGATATTTAGACTTTGCCAAGTGCAAATGGTATGTGTCCGGCCAAATTCTTTACGGTCGCCAAAATACACACCCACATCTAGTCCTAGATTCCGATAATCATCTTCGGTCTGTGTGACCAAGCTCTTGTTAGGAACAATAATGATGCTACGTCCATAGGGCTCTATGCTCTTACTTAGGGCCGCAGTCATGATAGTTTTACCTGCTCCGGTGGCAATTTCTTGTATGCTTTGTGGATTGGTTAAAAAGTTATTCAAGATTTCTACTTGATAGTCACGCAACATAATGGGTTCACCGGCTCTAGGGTGTCCCGCAGGCCATGCTGTGCCGGCAAAGGTATCTTCTGCAATTTGATCAAATGCAAATGAAGTTGAATATTCTCTAGTGTCTTCTACTTCAATATCGTAGCCTTGCTCTTCCAAGTAAGGCAAAATTTCTGGCAATAGATTAATATAAGTGCTACCGCCCAGCTGAAAAAACGCAACCTTGCCATCCCAGCGGCCAAGACGAACACTGGGTTGATACCTTGCCCCGGGAATTTCATATTTGAATTTATTAACGAGATTTTTACGTGTGGTCAAATCCAGTCCTTCTATTTTGACATTGACTTCATCACGTATAATTAGTTTAGCTTGCAAACTTCTGGCCCTTTAGTGTTTTTATTATACACATCTTTAGTGAAGTACACAACCTTTTCGGCGGCCTGTATCCACATCTGTCTGTCGCCACCATACAGCATACCAGCACCGCTGACCATGAGTGGAATACGTTCAACTGGTTGTTTGGGTATTTTACTGGTATAGACGATTTTGGTATTGCTGTCAATGATATTGTTCGCACTCTTGTTGGTAAAATTAACTATTTGGTCAGGAAAGAACTTTGTGAATTCCGCTAACAGTCTACCACTCAGGTCAGGTTCATACACAAATATAGGAAATCTACAGGTAAGTTCTGCATAATCAATCAAGTCTTTGATCAAGTTACCAGAAGTACCGGTATCCACTTTGAGCTGACGGTTAGCACACAGACTCCAAAATCTGGTATTAAAGTTTCTAATTACATCTGTTTCTATGTCTTTGTGTACCGAATATCCCAGCACAGGAGCATGGTCGCACAAGGTAAGAATGTTGCTTAACGCAAATCCACCCAAAGAATCGGTCACATAATCTATCAAACTTGCTTCGGCATTGGCCACAGTTAGTCCTTGATTGGCATACTGCAATTCAATCTTGAAGTCTGTTTGTTCTGTTGCCAATACCAATTTCATCAGATCTTTGACGCTGACGTCAATGTTAAAATTGTGTTGTTGGGCAAATGCATGAATCCAGTTCAAATTCCATTCAGTCAGTGCGGCTTCGTGTATTCTAGTGTCTCGATTGTATTTAAATTGCCCTTTGCTTTCTTTGGTGGCTGTTCTTACTGTGTCTATCAATTCTGGATCGTAAGGAAATTTAAGTTTGATTGTGTCGGTTTCAACCCAGACTCGAGTACTGCGGTCAATTTCTCTGATGGGCAATCGGTATTGAGGTGTGCGGACCGGCTCTACATCAATGCCAAGTTTAAATAATTGTCGTTCGTATTTTAGCACCAAATCCGCGGCCAACCGGGCCTGCTTGTCAGTGTAGCCCTTTTTTTGTCCCAGTGTCTGTTCAGCCAAGCTGGGTACAATTTTCATATCGTATCTGGCCAGGCTAATCGGACTTTCGCTCACTGCGAAAATACTGTAGTTGCTTTTACCGTCGGGCTTGCGATAACCGGCAATGATTTCAATGTAGTCTTCCACGTGAGGATGTTTAAATAATGTCAGTGCCATGTTGCTATTGTAACATATATTTACAGCAAAATCAAATAAAAAAATCCCCGAGCGATTAAACCCGGGGATTGTCAAACCATAACTCAGGAGCTAAAAAGAGTCATGGGCCACAGTCTAGGTGACTGTGGAAACCGTTTATGCTGCGGCCTTCATACAAGTTACTTCGGCCATGGCCTTCCATTTGAGTGGGAAACTCTTACGCAAGTCTGCAATCTTGATAGCCATACGCAGGCTCATTTCGCGGAACTTGTTCTTGTTGGACTCAAGGAACTCAATGATTTCATCTTGTTCACATTGAGCAAAATCGTACTCTGCAAACAACTCACCATCTTTGGCAATCTGCTTGATACGGAGTACCTTGTCACGCATGGTGTCAAGAGTCAAGTCAAGATAGTGACAACGACTTTGTAATGCATCCAAGTGATCACGCAACTTCTGGCTTTTCATTTGATCAAACTTAAGGTTGGTGATAAACACCACAGAGCCATTGAAGTTGAAGCTGTCTGGAATGCCTTCGCGACGCAACAAACTGCTATCACTCAACCACGAAATCTTACGCTTCTTACCCGAGTCCAAGGCGCCTTTGAGCAGGTTCAAGGCCACGTCATCCAGCAAGATACTGTCACAGTCATCAAACACCAACATACAGTTGGCATCTGAATACTTGTAGAGTGTACTGTACAAACCTAGGGCAGTGGCTGAACCTTTGACAACTTCGGCACGGAGACGCTTGCCTGAGATCTGATCAAACAAACAGGCCTTTTCAACGATGCGTTCTACACCAAACGATTTACCAACGCCCGGAGGACCTGATACGATCATGGCACGGATCTCGCCATTGGTGGCGGCCGTGGTCATTTCATCCAATATTTCAAAACGCTGACGGATACGCTCAATCACTTGTTCGTCACTTTCGGCTGCTGTTTCAAGTGCAACGGCTTCAGCCACAGGAGTGTTACCAGCTTCAACAAAATCTGCTTCTGTTACAAAATCGTAGTCACTCATGCCATCAACCTTGACACGGATTTCTTCTGGAAAGCCAGGAAACCGGCCACCATTTTTGACAGTGACATAGCCACCTTTGGCTGTGAATTTATATTGTTCTACCAATTGGAATACCTGACCGCTCACATCTGTTGTGCGATATGCGCCAGATTTAATGCGAATAAATGATACTGACATACTTAGCTCCTTCTTATTAACTTAATACAACTATTATACATTAATGGGAATTATTGGTCAACTGTTTACAGTAGCGTAAGGGCTGTATTGTTCCGTGTTGTCTTTATGCAACACTATATTTGTACGGTCAGTGACCACTAACTTAGGGGCAGAATATTCCGTTTCCATACAGTTGATCCAATCAATGTATTCTGATTCAAAAGGAAATGCCTGTTCGTATTCGTTGATAATCATGTCTTTGAGTTTCATAATAGTTTTATTGTTAATCCAATTGAGTAAATCATTAATAATCCAAGATTGACTGTGATCATTGCACGGTCACGAATCAATATGGCCCATATTAAAAATATGAAACTGCCTGCATTTAATACAATAGCCGAATATGGATATATTCCCAAACTGGCCAATACTGCACCCGATAATGTCACTGCGGTGGCAGTCCATTTTATTATATTAACGGTGTTCATTAATTAAAATATTGAAAGTACGTTTTTTCTGCTTCGATACGTCTTTTTTCAATTTGTTGAATTAATAATAGACTTGAATACAACTGAGTATTATCCACTCCATGCTCTTTGTATCCTTCCATTAACATTTCTAAATATCCATCGCTGGGATATTCGTCGGGTAAATCTCCGGTCATATAATATGTCATACATTCCACTGATTTACCATTATGTAATACACGAACCGTCTTCTTTAGATAATATGCAGGATAACCCTCTAGGGCATCTAATGCCAGTTCGCAATCAGGAGTAATTTCCCATAATACTCCCTGAGTAACAAACTCAGGATCAGTAATTATGTCCGCATGACGTGCAAAACGGAATTCATGTCCCATTAATGTGGCTCGGCCCAAACTCTGAGCTTTGGGGCAACGACTAGCCATTTGGGAGGTGTTGGTATTCATACCATATGCGAAATATTTCATAATACAATTATATATTAAAAGGATTTATTGGTCAACAAAAAACCCGCTGTAGCGGGTTTGATGTTAGTACACACTAACTTACATCATGTTGGGCATACTGGGCTGTGGATTATTTGGATCTTTTGGTAGATCAAAAATAGCACAGTCTGTGGTCAACAATAGGCCAGCAACCGACGCCGCATTGACCAGGGCTGTTTTAACAACCTTGGCCGGATCAATAACCCCAGCTGTCATCATGTCGCAATATTGTTCTGTGGCGGCATTGTAACCGTAGCTACCAGTGCCATTTGCCACAGCATTCAATACCACATCAGCACTTTCACCGGCATTGCTTACGATACAACGCAATGGTTCTTCCATGGCACGTAGCACAATATTGATACCAGCCTGTTGATCAGCATTGTCGCCTGTGAGTCCGTTGATGGCTTGTTTGGCACGGATAAGTGCTACACCGCCGCCGGGCACAATACCTTCTTGCACAGCTGCCTTGGTGGCATGCAAGGCATCGTCGATACGGTCTTTCTTTTCCTTCATTTCTACTTCAGTGGCAGCACCAATACGTAGAACAGCAACACCGCCTGCCAGCTTGGCCACACGTTCTTGCAACTTTTCTCGGTCATAATCACTAGTAGCTTCTTCGGCTTGTGTGCGGATTGCTTTGACACGAGCTTCGATACGGTCAGCATCGCCTGCACCGTCAATGATAATGGTGTTTTCTTTGCTAACTTCCACACGACCTGCCATACCCAAATGCTCAATGGTAATCTTGTCCAAGGTTAGGCCTAGTTCTTCAGCTACAACTTGTCCGCCTGTTAGGATAGCCAAATCCTCCAACATGGCTTTACGACGATCGCCAAAGCCGGGTGCTTTGATAGCACAGGTTTTAACAATGCCACGCATCGAATTTACTACCAGGGTAGCAAGTGCTTCGCCTTCGACATCTTCTGCGATGATCAACAAGGGCTTTTGTGCTTTGCTTACTGCTTCCAGCACAGGGATCATATCACGGATGTTGGTGATCTTTTTGTCAAACAACAAGATAAATGGTTGATCTAGTTCAACAGTTTGCTTGTCTTGGTTGTTGATAAAGTATGGGCTCAAGTAACCACGGTCAAACTGCATGCCTTCGACCACGTCTAATTCGTTTTGTAGACTTTTGCCATCTTCAACTGTGATAACACCTTCTTTGCCCACACGTTCCATGGCATCAGCAATCATCTTGCCAATCTCAGCATCAGCATTGGCACTGATAGTGCCCACCTGTGCAATTTCAGCACTTGTTTCGCAAGGCTTGCTCAACTTGGCCAATTGCTCAACTGCGGCTGTAGTAGCCCGGTCGATGCCACGTTTCAAGTCCATCGGGTTGTGACCTGATGTCACATACTTCATGCCTTCTTTGACAATGGCTTGAGCAAGTACTGTGGCAGTAGTGGTACCGTCACCAGCATTGTCTGCTGTCTTGGAAGCTACTTCTTTGACCATCTGAGCACCCATGTTTTGCAGTTTGTCTTTGAGTTCGATCTCTTTGGCAACTGTTACGCCGTCTTTGGTCACTGCTGGACCACCGAAGCTACGTTCAATTACCACGTTACGTCCTTTAGGACCCAGTGTGACTTTGACAGCGTTGGCCAGGATGTTGACACCCTCAACCATTTTGCTACGGGAATCATTCCCAAAATATACGTCTTTTGCAGCCATGTTTTATTCTCCTTGAATAACAGCGAGGATATCTTCCTCTTTTAAAATTAATAGTTCTTCTCCGTCGACTTTGACAGTCTGTCCAGAAAATTTACCAAATAAGACTCGATCTTCGACAGCGACACCAAGTGCAGAAATCTCACCTGTGGTTGCATTGCGTTTACCTGGTCCAACAGCAAGTACTCGTCCTTGATCGGCTTTCTCTGTGGCTGCATCAGGAATAAAGATGCCGCCCTTGGTTACAGTTTCACTGTCAACACGGCGAACTACGACCCTATCAGATAGCGGTTTTAGATTCATCATAATCTCCTTTAAATGAAATGATATAAAATAGTTTTTTATTGTACTACAAGATTGTGGCATTGTCAACAACTACCACAAATTTATTTATACTTCAAAAATACTGGGCATTGGCTCTTGGGAAGAAACATTCGTTATTTTGTAGTGGTTTAATTTTGATAGTTTCTAGTACAGTTTGCTTGCCCAGGCCCATGGCCAGGCTGTAAACAAAGTTTTGGTTGGCCATAATTAGGTTAGCACCAGCCACAATGTTGGCCAGTTCTAAAAAGTTATTGACTGGATGATATGGGATGGCAACTCCGGTTACCTGTACAAAATCCGCATGCTCTTCTTTGGTTCCTACAAAAATACCCAGCCGATCTAACACACCATCTTCGGCCATTTTTTTCCATGTAGCATCAGCGGCAGGGTCACGATAACGGAATGTACGGCTTACTACCATAGGTTTGGTTGTGACTGGATCTGCTTCTAGCCAAGGAGTATCATAATCTGCCAAGGTAAATGGCAAACCAAATGCTATGTGATATGCTTGTACATAGTTACCTTCAAACCCACGGAACAAGGTACCACGGAACCGATCTAGGTCCACCGCAGGTTCAGCATCGCCTTGGCGCCAGGTACCCACTGATTCGATATAACTCTGACGCTTGAGCAGGGGCTTTAACCATTCAAAGTCTTGTTCGGTAAAGCGACCCTTGTGTGCAGGATCTACTTCGTCGGGTCTATATCCATATTGGCTTACGCAATTTTCAATGTTGTTTAAGGCAACTAAAAATTGCCCCGATTCCATTTTTTTTACCACGCTTAGGCTGTAGATAAGGTCGCCTAGTGTACCTGAATGTCTGTATGTTTTCATAATTGTCCTAAAATAGCTGTAGCAATTTTTTCTGTGTCAAAGTTGTTGTTACAAGGTGTCTCACCTTTTTTACATACTAATTGGCGTACAGGACGGGCCTGGTCCCGATTACACCCGCGACAATCTTCCATGGTTGTAATGGCTGTAGAATTATAGGCAGGTTCAAAACGTCGATATGGCATAATACATTCAGGATCCAAGTGTGTCAGCAAAGCGACAATATGAGTGCTACTTGCGGCAGCACATTGAAATGGCCCTGAATCTATGCCAACAAAACATTGTGCATGATCGCACAGATATTTCATTTGTTGACTATTGTATTTTGCACGGAGATCAACAAACAGCGGATGATCAATGTAGTGATCTGTCGCCCCACCTACGCATACCACTTTGAAATCTGTGCGGGATTCAAACAATTGAGCATATACATCAAGCCATATATCCAAGGTAATGTTTTTGGCAGTCCAATGCCAGTTACGCATGTGAACCACAATGAACCGGTCTCCTATGTCTGTCAAGTCTGCGTCTACCGCTTGTTTATCTTCATCAGTGGGAAATAACTCTACCGCCATGTTTTTATTTGTGTCCGCAAACACACGATAAAAGTAATTTTTTACATAGTGTTCTGTGGGATTGAGCTCGTAGGCATCATCAAGGTTGTAGTACAAGTCCCATCGACCTTTGACATCAGGAACTTGATCAACTGGGAACACATTGCGAACGTGCGGATTGTTGCGGTAAGGTTCTGCAAAGTCTGTGGCTATGTCAATGTTGGCATCGGCGCCATATCGACGTTTGAGTTCACGTACAACGCCTGTGGTCATGATGACATCGCCAATGGCGGCACGTCTCTGTACTAGGATGTTTATTGGTTTTTCAATCTTCACTGGTATGGTCTTGTTTGATTTCTCGAACAGGGTCGTTGAGCTTGTCTGCTATTGAATTTTTGTATTGCACTCTATAATTGTTTAGGTCTCTTATGTCTAATGCACGTTTCCCAATTTCTGCTAGATCAGCACCGTCAATACGACATTTTTTAAAATCATCTTCCATGGCCCAAATACGTCGATGTATATCTTCTAATGCCGATAGCTCTGCTTGTATCAACTGTACATCCAATTTGGCTATTTGTGCAGAGTAGAAATCCAATTCAGCTGTGTTGGAGCCACGGGTTTTGTCGTATTTTACACGAGCTATGGTATATCTGTCAACCAGCTCAATCACAGGAAAACTAAACTCAGTCGTCATTGAAATCGGTTTTTAATTTGGGAAAGTAACGCATAAATCCGTCGCCGGGCTGATTTCGTATTGCCTTGATCTTGTTTGTAATCTCTGTGTAAAAATTCCAGGCCAACGGAACAAATATGACTTTTTTATCTGCAGGCATCTGTTGAATGTAGTCACTGCTGACCACAGGTATTTCTGTGCCCGGGCAGTACAATCCTTGTTTGAGAGGATTATCATCTATCACAACATCAAGATCAATGCCCGACGCATTGATCAAAGTCATGCCCTTGGCCGCAGCCCCATAGCCTATTACTGTATAACCAAATCCGCGATACTCATCAATTTGATCTTTTAATCGTGTTAATAAATCTTTTACATTGGTAGACCAGGTGTGATATGTGTCTGGTTGATGTAGTCGTGTTTCTGTAGCCAATATGTTTTTTACTCTGTGCTCGTTGCGTGGTTGCTTGGCCAGCACAAAAATATAACTTGTACCGTGTATAGGAGTCTTGACCACATCTATTAGATACATGCCGGCACGTTCAGCCAACTGCTTCATTGATTCAGCATTGTAATAACTGATATGTTCGTGATAGATTGTGTCAAATTCTCCGTTTACAACCATGTCGGCTTGACTTGTACTGATAAAAAGTCTGCCATCGGGTCGCAAATATTCTGCAGCCAACTTTAAATAACTCAAGGGATCAGGAATATGACTAAAAGCATTTTGACTGGTAATTGCATCAAAACTGTCCTGACCCAACTGTTTAGCTGTTTCTGCGTTCCAGAATCCACACACCACTGAGTGGTTGGCACTGGATATAGGATACAAGTTTTCTGCAGGATCTATGCCCCAGGTTTGAAACTGTGCTTGACGGAATGCGTCAAGTTGACTGCCATCGTTACAGCCAATGTCTAATACTGTGGTGGGCCAATAGCTAAATTGCTCACGCACAAACCAAGCATACCAAGCACTATACTCTCTCAGTGTGGCACTAGTACCTGATACGTACAGATAGTGTTTGTAGATCAACTCAGGGTTTACTGCATGAGTCAATTGTAGGTGATCGCAAGACTCACAGCGATTGATACTTAATGGATAGCGTGATTCATGTATGGTGGTACGGATTTCTCTAAAAGCGTTGGCTAGAGGTTGCGGCTCAAAATTCAAAGTGGGTGTCAGCACATGGTGACCACATGCTAGACATTCTGTTATAGGCTTAAATTTTTCCATTAGTTTTTAATTGCTGTACCGTTGGGTGCAATACAACCTTCTACGCCCAGGTTTTGTATTTCGTGTACATGCGGTTGTGGCAAAAATTTATACAACACATGCTCAATATCTACATATCCGCCTGCGGCTACACGTTGAGCAAAGAACACAAAACTGTCTTGATAAATCTGTATAGTTTCATCAAGCCTGGCAACGGGCCACGACCATAAACGTGCCATGTACTGTAGCGGAACTGTGGTTACTTCTATGGGAAATTGACTTTTATACTTAGGACCAATGATAAACTTGTCTGCTATGTCAGTTTGCTCATAGGTCTCTGGATCAAACATGTCATTCAATACGTAACGTCCAGACATTTTGTGTATACGATCAACACCTGCAAATTGACCAGAATCTTTTAGCATGGTCAATGCACGACTAAAACACATGATTTCTGTGCCATTTTTGACCACGTCCCAGTTGTCGCTGTCGTACATGTCTTGTACGTCTGGGTCTGTACTAAAATTAATCACTGTGTCACAGGATTTTGCCAACGCTATTAGTTGTTCTTCGGTTACCGGAGTACCACAACATTCCATGATAAAGATCTTGGCTGTGGGTATTTTACTCTTAATACTCTTAACAGTATCTAGTGTCTGTTGCAATCGTTCTGCAGGAGTAAACACACCAAACTTACTATTAACAGCACTTGTTACCACAAATGCATGTTTTATTTGCTGAGCCATCTGTGATTCTCCAAAGTCCATTTAGTCATTTCTGCGATGCGTTCGCTTAGTTTAATCTTTGGCTCCCATCCCAGTTGTTTTAACAGGCCGCCATCTAGGGCGTAACGTAGATCATGTCCAGGTCTGCTTCCGTGGAAGTCGACCATTTCATAGTTTAATTCTCGGCCTTGTGCAGCCGCAACCATTTTAGCCAAGGTCAAGTTATCAATTTCTTCTGTGCCTACCAGGTTAAACTTGGGGCAATGAGCCCAACCATAGTCTCCGGTGTGTTTGTAATTGTGTGGCAAGGTTTCAAGAATAAACATCAGGCCTTCGGCCACATCCTTGGCATGGATATACATGCGTGTGCCAGCTTCTGTACAATCTTCGTTGGCATGGATATACACTTTTTCGCCATCCCTGGCACGTTGGATGCACATGGGAATGAACTTCTCTGGATGTTGGCGTTCACCAAACACGTTCATGGTGTGGGTTACCACGATAGGCATCTTGTAGGTGTTTTCATAAGCCACACAAAACTCTTCCGCGGCTGCTTTACTGGCTGAATACGGATTTGTTGAGTTATAACGATCATATTCTCGATAGCTGACTCCCGGAGGAGCAACACCAAAGATTTCGTCTGTGGAGAAATAAACAAAACGTTCCAGGTTGGGCAAGTGTTTACGAGTATAGTCTAACAGGTGTACTGTGCCAACCACGTTGTCTTGCACAAACTCCATGGGATATTGGATACTGCGATCCACGTGCGATCCTGCAGCCAAGTGTAACACAATGTCCACAGGACCAATGTCCTTGACAATCATTTCGTTGAGTTCGGCTTTGAGGTCGTGGAATACAATGCGTAGTCGCTGGCTTACTTTGACCGGATCATGGTCTTGTAGCATGTCGTGTAAACGATTTAGGTTACCTGAAATATCCAGGCGATCCAGACATACGATCCGCCAGTCGGTGTCGTTTAAAATTTTATCAATTACATGATGTGCGATGAATCCGGCACCGCCGGTGATTAATACTGTCTTTGACATGTTGTTCCTAATTGAATTTTATATTATATACTAGTTGAAATGCAATGTCAAGCACGACAAGCATCTGTACAGCTCTTACACAGGCTTTCATCTGTGTAATGTGGTAAAGCATTTAATTCTAACAAGCGTTGCATGGCCGGATTGGTCGGTAGATCCGCATAGTCTTGTTCGAGCAAATTGCCCATAACATGTTTTTTATCATAGTCCATACAGCACAGCAGTACTTCGCCGTTTGGTAACAGTACTCCCTGATTGTACAGATCGGTTTTGCTACATTTGACGGGATAGTTGTGTTTGGGACTGAACGCAATTGGTTGCTCTTTGACCGACTCTGTATCCAAGGTACCAGCACGATCATGTGCAGCAATTGACCATGAGTGACTGACACCGACCCCGGGAAGATTTTGGATTGCAGGATGAACTCCGTGATCGCTCATGGTCATGGCTTCGTAGTGTATGCCAGCGGCTTGTACCACAGCAGTTACACCAGCAAATGCATAGTTCCATTCTTCACTGGGTTTCCAACCTTTCATGTTGCCTTGGTCGTCGGGGAAGTGTATTTTGACAATATCCACCTGACTGGCATAGTTGATCAACAACTCGCCCATGCGGTGCACAGTTGCTTCGTCCCAGTTGTACAATGTGGTAAAAATTGCTGCTCTAAATCCCTGTTGCATGGCATATTCAAACATGTCGGTGCAGTTGGGATTTACCCAGGGTTCTGCTTGTCCCGAAAAGTCCAGTCGCACATGAGTGGGTATTTTGTCTACTATGGTTTTAAAGTCTGCCAGCGTCATGTATTTTACATCATCGCCGTAGGCATCTCGTAAACTGTCCTGCGGACAGTAGTTGCACATCAATGGGCAACCAATCATTGTGGTAATTTCTAAGGTGTATGCGTTCATCTGATTGTGTATGGAAACTCTGGTAATAGGGCTCTGGCCTGTGTGACTGGATTATTTAAAATGTACTGTTGATATTTATTCTGATTGTCGCACAGGTATTTTGGAAAGTAGTTGTCCAACTCTACAATTTCATAACTGTCGTCGCTGTCTTGTTTCCAACTGGTGCGTTTGGCGATGCTGGCTTCGGGGTCTATTTGTGCCAAAAATTCTGGTGTGTTTACTTCCTGATGGCTAAAACTCTGGGCTTTGTCTATCAAATAGTCTCTATCACCCATGTAACCAAAATGCCACCCGGCATGTTCTACCACTTCACATCCATTGTTACTAAACTGATATTCACTGCCAAAAAAACTAAAACGCATGTCTCTTAGGCTGTTGGCTGTGATATCTTTGAGCACACGGCATCTAGCAGCCATGCCCCAAATGTTATATCTATCGGGACTGAGCTTCATATAATTAAATTTAAAATTAAATATGGGCATACGCATAGCAAACAGAGTCTGATCACTACGACGCATATAATCAACAGCCTGTGTTCGCGGTATTTCATCAACATCCGAAATGATAATGATATCGTTGTCATCGGCCTTGGTTAACCCGCGAACAATGGCATTTCGTTGAAAGTGTTCGTTGTCCCAGGGATTGGCACTGGCCGGCATATCGGTCACTTGTACATAGATCACTTTGTCCAAATAGGGCTTAAAGCGGTCTGTATGATCGTACAAGTTGAATGGTTTGGCTCGATTTGTAAAGGTTTGGTTAGATTCAACAATGACAAAGTGGTCTACTTTGTCGTATAATTCACTTAAACGCAGTTCCAGTAGGTCAAGCTCATTGTAAAATGTAAAGCAATCATATATTTTCATAGCTGTATTTAAGCATAATAAATACCTTACTGTCAAATTTTCAAGGATCATATGTACGCTGTCGCAAGTATCAACACACTAGACTATCAAGATTTAGCCGATTTAACTGATGCACCCAAACAGGAATACTGTGATCTACACGGATACGAATTCCATGTACTCAAGGAAACACGGTACAGTCCTATTATGGGCTTTAACAAAATCCACTATGTATTAGACATTTTTAAACAACGCCCTGATATCGAGTGGTTGTTGTTTAGTGAATGCGATGCCATGATTACCAACATGACTATCCGAATGGAAGATCGGATTGATAACGATTATCATTTTATTGTACCCGTAGATAGATTAAACATCAACTCAGGCAACTTCTTGGCTCGTAACAGTGAAGAAGGTCGTGCTTACTTACAAATGATTGTGGACTTGGAAGAAAGCTATAAAGACGTTGAGTGGGCCGAACAACAGGTTATCATTGACACAGTATCAGACCTGTCTGCTATTGTTAAAATTGTTCCACAGCGTTACATGAACAGCTATGAACCGCAGATTTATGATTACTGCGATGCACGTTTTGATATCATGGGTAACTCAGGCGCTTGGGAACCCGGAGATTGGATTGTACACTGGCCCGGCACATATAAACCGGCTCGTATTGAACGAGCAACTGAATTAAGCAAACAAATTGTTAGATGATGGAACACATTTTTAAACTGCCGCCTATCAGGCAAGCCTACAGCAACGATTATACACAGTATGGTCGTCCGGGTGTGATTGGTTATTGGTTTGAAATGGATCATCCCTATGAAGGGCATAGAGATTTTAGTCAAACCCTAGATATCTATCTCAATGACTACAACTGGAGTAAAATATTAAAACCCGGTACTACTATTGTAGACATTGGTGCACACAGTGGAGATACTGCTGTACCCATGATGGCCATGAGTGGCTATTGTGTACTGACTGTAGAATGTAATCCTACCATATATCCTTGGTTGGAGTTTGCCTGCAACATGAATCGCCATCTGGGCAAGTTTGTGGTTGCCAGTGAAGCTGTGACCACAGAAGATAACGTCACAGTAACATTCAGTGATCACAACAACGGTATGTGTAACGGAGGCCTAGTAAATCATAACTGGGGCATCGGCGCTGGATCAGGTTCTATTGATGTGCCGGGTATCCGGTTAGAAACCCTGTGTCGTAGATATTTAAATGCGGAAGAAATTGCCCGCATTGATCTTATCAAGGTTGACACCGAGGGTCATGATTTTGTAATATTAGACAGTAGCCGTGAGTTTATTGACAGCTTACGTCCAAAGTTGTTTGTAGAGTGGTTTAGTGGCTTTGGTGCAGATGAAGTCCGGCGTATGTTTGATATTGTTGCCAGCATGGACTATGTTCCGTTATATCCAAAAACATTCGAGACAGCTGATCCAGCTCGACCCAGCGAAGATTTGTTGTTGATACACAGTACAAAATTACAAGAGTTTTTACAAGAAGTACGATAATGAAAATTTTAATCACCGGCACCACAGGATTTTTAGGACGCAGCCTGGCCGACTATTTTGGTACCACTCACGAGGTCATTGAACACACCAGAACCAGTGTTAGACTCAGTGGAGCCATTTACATACACAAGCCCGATCTAATTATTCATTGTGCTGGCGAAATATACAAAACTGACGTTATGTATGATACCAATGTTGGCATGGTCAACGAAATACTGGAAAGTGTGCGTGAATACTGTCCTGGTTGCCGAGTTATACAGATAGGCAGTAGTGCCGAATATGGCCCAATGAATCGTGCTACATCAGAAACAGATCCAATCAATCCAGTGGACGTGTATCAAGCCACCAAGGGTGCTGCTACACTATTATGTCAAGCCTATGCCCGACAGTACGGGCTTAAAACCATGGTAGCAAGAATATACTCAGGTTATGGCATACACGAAAGACCACACAGGTTATTTCCCACACTATATCGTGCGTTTTTCAATGATGAGCCAATGACCTTGTATCAAGGCTATCACGACTTTATCTACATTGAAGACTTTGTACGTGCCATAGATCAAGTCAAAGATTTTGTTTGGGAACCAGGTGAAATCATAAACTTTGGCTCCGGTCGACAGCACAGCAATTTTGAAGTACTAGAAGCCTGGGAACGAATTACTGGTCGTACAGCACCAGTAGAAAAACGTGATCAACTCAGCAAAGCCTACGAAAGCACAGTATGGGTGTGTGACAACACCAAGCTACGCATCAGGTGCGGATTTCAATTGCAATATGACCTAGAAGCAGGCATACAAGATTTTATAAAGAAAATGCAAAATGTTAAAACAAATTAAAACAACAAAAGATAGAATTCACAATATTGAAACCGACGATGCAGAAATTGTTGATTGGTTTGATCGTCCAGACGTGACCATGACTGACTGCATTCTAGATCAGCTCAACAATGAACGTCTATACGATCCGGTACTGGCCAACAAAGAAAATTTAATCATGCTCGATGTTGGGGCAAACATAGGACTGTTTAGTTTGTATGCTCAGGACAGCGCCAAACAGATCATTTGCCTAGAGCCAACTCCTAACACACTTGGCATTTTAGAAAAACTCACAGCCGGCATTGACTGTATTAAAATAGCACCTGTTGCTCTCAGCGACAGTGATGGAGAAATTATATTTTACATCAATGAAAACCCCACAATCAATTCCGTGGTAAATCAAGTTGGTACAGAAGTTCGAGTACAAGCTCGCACCATTGAAACTGTGCTACGAGAGCAGGCTCTTGACTGGGTGGACTTTGTCAAATGCGATATTGAAGGCTCAGAAATGTTGGCCATTACTGAAGCCACAATTGATCCAGTCAAGGACAAGATTGGTAGTTGGTTCATTGAAGTGCATCAAACCAATGGCAACACTGGTGCACCATGGCCTGGAAACTTGGAAGATAACAGACAGCAACTACTTGCTGTTTTACGCAATGCTGGATACTCAGCAGAACCAATTATTCACGATCAAATATTTGCATGGAAATGACACCTTTACAACGCAGAGTAGTTGACATTACATATCAGGAAAGACTGAGTCATCTCAGTTCAACCTTGAGTGCTTTGCCTATCATTGAAGAAATTTATGCTGAACGCCAAGCGGATGAAGTATTCATCCTGAGCAACGGTCATGCTGGATTGGCCCTGTATGTTGTGTTAGAAAAATATTACGGAGTAGATCCTGTTGCCTTGTTACATAAACACGGTATACACCCAGGTAAAGATTTAGAAAATCATTTGTACTGTAGTACAGGCAGTTTGGGGTCAGGATTACCTATTGCTGTAGGACACGCACTGGCTACTCCACACAAGAAGGTCTACTGTATGATTTCAGACGGCGAGTGTGCCGAAGGTAGTATTTGGGAAAGTTTACGTTTTATTAACGAGCATCCGGTTGATAATTTAGAAGTGTATGTGAATGTCAACGGACTGGGTGCATACGATAGCATTGACTCTGCGTACCTAATTCAACGCTTACAATGTTTTTTACCACGCATCCGCATCAAACAAAGTGATCCACTGAGATGGTCATTTGCCCAAGATTTGCTGACACACTACTATGTATTAAATGAAGAAAATTATCAGGAGATCGTCAGATGAGAAAAGAATGTGCTCAGTTACTCCTGGAAGAAATGAGTGTGAACGATCGCATACGTGTGGTCACTGCCGACTTGGGTTTTGGTATCTTAGATCATATCCGTAATGCATACCCGGATCGTTTTTATAACGTGGGTGCTGCAGAACAACTGATGATTGGTGTGGCTGTGGGCATGGCCGAGAATGGATTGATTCCTGTGTGTTATTCAATGAGTAGTTTCTTGTTGTATCGTCCATTTGAATTCTTACGTAATTATGTTGACTACGAAGGCATCAATGTCAAACTGTTAGGATCAGGTCGCAACAAAGATTATAGTCATGATGGAATTAGCCATTGGGCACACGATGATGAAAAAGTATTACAGGCATTGCCAAACATTGAAATGTACAAGCCAGGTAGTTTAGAAGAACTTGATATGAATTTTGATCAATGGATCAACAGCACCAAACCTGGCTACTTAAACTTAACGAGAAAAATATGAAACGTGTAGTATATGTAACCGGATGTTTGGGATTGATAGGCAGTCACGTGACTCGTGCTTGTTTAAATAAAGGATGGTATGTTCGCGGAGTAGACAGCGTGACCTATGCGGCCACTGCCAACATAGATGAATTTTTTGATTATGAAAATTTTACGTTTGAAGAGTCGGATATCAACGATATTGAACGCCTATACAACTGTGATTACATTATTAATACAGCCGCAGAAACACACGTGGACAACTCAATACTTTCCAGTGATGTGTTCCTAAAGAGCAACATCAATGGTGTACACCATTTGCTAGAACTCATCAAAGAGGCCAAACACAAGCCAACTCTGCTACACTTTAGCACAGACGAAGTTTACGGCGATCTAGTTGACGGTTTTCACCAAGAAACTGACCTGCTCAAGCCAAGTAATCCTTATAGTGCTACCAAGGCAGCCGCAGATCAATTGATACTGGCTTGGGCTCGTACATTCAATGTGCCTTATGTGATTGTGCGTCCAACCAACAACTATGGTATTGGACAATACATTGAAAAATTTATTCCTACCAGCATCAAGGCACTGAGCTTGGGTCGTCCTATTCCCTTACACGATGCTGGTTTACCCAAGCGTACCTGGCTACACGCAAGTGACACAGCCGAAGCCATTATTACTTTAATCGAAGCCGGTGTGCAAAACGATATCTTTAACATTTCAGGCAACTACGAAGAACAAAACATTGTGGTTGCTAAAAAGATTATCGACATGTACTACTTGGGTGGATGTAAAGGATTGTATGATGAGCATCTCGATACAGGTATCAAGCGTCAAGGACAGGATGTGCGTTATGCAATTGATGACGCCAAAATAAAAGCCCTGGGTTGGATGCCCCGGGCCAATTTTGATACAGAACTACGAGCAATAGTGGATCACTACGCTAAAAACTTCGTCTGGTAATTACTCTGCTTCATTGGAACTAACACGTTCACCAAGATACTGTTTGACAACACGAACCAATTTGCGTTCAGTATCATAAACAAACTCTTTGGCTTCTTCTTCGGTATTGACTACCAAAATAAAACCATTTGCCGCACGGCGAATTTCAAGTGATTCAAACATATACTACTCCAATAAGGGTTGACTAGTAGCTAGTATAGCACGGTTGCCATTAAAGGTCAATGCCTTTGGTTATCTGCCGCGACCGGCGGATTTTTTGGCTGGTTTGTTTGTGCTGACTTGACCGCCGTGTTTGGCGGCTTGTACATGTGCTGTTTTGGTTCCGGGCACTCGTGGATTGGCTGCTACAGCCTTGGCGGCGTTGGCCATGTTGATAAAAGGATTTTTGGATTTTTTAGTGTCTGTCATAATTAGAAAGTGTATTTAAAATTCATTCCGGTATAAGTTGCTTTGTCGTAAGTTCCTTGTTGCCATAAAAATGTGCTTATACAAGCACTAAATTTGGTTTCATCAAATCTTCTGCATACTTGTCCGAATACCATTGCTTTGGTTTCGTGGTTCCATCTAGATGTTTGATACCCGGTTGAAATCTGTGGTGTCAAGTGTATACTCCAGTTGTTTTTTGACCATACATCAAATGTGGACACAAGACTTTTAGCAGTTCTTCCCATACTGTTATTGTTTACTTTGACTCCGATGGCAATGCCATCTGTAAAATAATATCCAACACCAACACCAAAATTCATGTTGTCTCCACCAAAGGAAGCACGAGTGGTCTCTTTTTCCCAGTGGTACCCAGGACCAATTGCTTGAATATACATATCGCCCTTGTTGCCGGCTGATGCCAAATTGGAAATTGTTAGAGCACTCAAAAACAGCAAAAAATAAATTTTTTTCATTTTATATCTCAATTAGTTTATCGAGTTTAAATTATACATTAAAATTTATTATAGGTCAACCTATGGTGCCCCTTGACAGAATCGAACTGCCAATTGATGATTACAAATCAACTGTTATACCATTTAACTAAAGGGGCCGTATAAAACTGTATTTTACTTGTTTTAGTTGGCTTTGTCAATGAGATCGGTTAAAACAGCGTTACCCGATACTTTTCTGTATCTGTGCGATTGACTTTTAAGTATCTCCAATGGAGCACTTTCTTTAAAAGGGTTGTGCCAAATACGTTCTGGTTCGCCGTTGTTAATAATAATCACATATTGCCAGTATCTGGCCAAATCAAATGTTTCTTTTTTGTACTTATAATGTTCTGCCAATGCTTGTACAAATGCCATGTCTCTGTCAGGTAGCCCTATTAAGGTTGGTGCTCTCTTTTCAATGTGCGGCCCTATTAACCAATCCGTTGAGTCAACTACATAAATTTTGTCAATGCCTAATTCTTTAAACTGAGCGTAGTTACTTGTAAAACTGTCTAGTTGTAACCCTGAACACATTGTACGAAAATTTGTTAAAGAAAAAACAATCACACGGAGATTGGCAAACAGATCATCATAATCAAATGTTGCTATCTGATTATGATGAAATGTTTTAAATGTTAGTTGTTTAAGTGTTTGTTGAAACAGTGAGTTCACAAATTATGCTTTGATAATTCCGTCGATTAGGCCTGGATAGAAGAAGTCGCGATACTTGTCGTATAGCGGAGCAACAGCTTGTTTGAATTTATCTGTATCTTCTTTGTTTAGTTCTGTGTAAGTTACGCCAATGTCGCTGTGATCTTTTTTAGCAGCAAACGCTTCAGCTTCCTCAACTGACCACTTGCGTTCTAGGCGACTAGCGTATTTGCATGCTTCGCTAAACTTGGCTTGTTCATCTTCGCTTAATGTAGCTAAGAATTTGTTGCCAATAATAATACTAGTCAAGAACAAATTGTGTTTGGTGTTGACCATGTACCTCTTGCTTGTATTCTTGAACTGTGCTAGGTAACGTGGAATAGTTGTTTCGAGAGCATCGGCACCAATGCCTTCTTGTTTGAAAAAGTCTGGGTCAAGATATAGATCTCGCATTGAAAAAACTTGCGGAATAGCACCAATGGCTTCGCAAGTGTCAACAGTTACAGGATTATTTGTTGTGGCGAACCCAATACCGCTTAGACTATCTAAATCGCTGATTGGTTTTTCGCTAACGATACAGCGGAATCCACCTGAATATGTAAACTCCATACCTATAGCTGGACTTTTGTCTTTTAGGCCGTCTAACATCTTACGACCAATTGGGCCTTCTAGTACACGTTTTGCATGATCGTGATCTTGGAAAATAAACGGCATTTCCAATGCCAAAAACTCCGGGCTATGCCAACGAGCTAAATCAACAACATGCATTTGACTCATTTGAATATCGCCGGAGTCAATTAACATCATTGGGTCAGCTTTAAAATATAATGATGAATCTCTCATTTTTTTGTCAGGATATTTGTTGCTGTATTCTTTTAAAGTAAAAATTTCTACTTCAAATTTGCCGTCGGTTAATTCGGCAATTTTTTCTTTAAATGCTTCGGCTGTGCGTAGGAACAAATTTATAGGTTCGTGTGCGATTAACCAGGTGATTTTTTTCTTTTGATTCATGGGATTCTCCAATAGGATTTTGTATTATATATTTATACTTGCGCCTAGGATTCAATAAGTTTGGGCACATTAAAATCTGCTTTTCGACTGTGGACCACAATGCCAACGGGTCGCTATCCCGCATTAAATGGCTTGCTCTCCCGAGCATTTTTCATGGAATCTCGATCGCTGTTGCTGTTTTAAAATTGCTTGTACCCTCGGGAGTACCCGATTTAACATGCCATGCCACGGGGCCAATACTACCTACTGCAACAGGACTACCACAAGTATCAGATGGTCGCCACACCATGTGCCCAAACTTATTAACTCGTATACTAGTATACACTATATGTCTATGTTATGCAACCCAGCCCTGTCCGGAAATTGCATGGAACCAGGGATAAAATGAGCTGGGGATATCAAACTGCCATGTACCTTCCTGATCAATCCATGCTGTTGGTGGCTGTGCCAAATGTTGATATCGTGGTAATACTTCTGTGCCGTTTACCGTTAATAGTTTGATCTCCACTGCACCGCCGTTTGCGTCTACCACTGTACATTTTAAGTTTATAGGGCTAAACAAATCTATACTATAGTTAGTGTCTAGGTCCGTTATCAAATGTCCATTGAGACGCATACGATAATGTATGTTGCCGTGGGCAACTATGACCAATCGTACTTGCAATTGATCCGAGGTTTTAATATCCAATACGTCGGAGAAAGTGTTTATATCTTGGTGCATAATCTAGTATCGTGTTGTTCCTGATTGTTTCAAAACTTTTTAAGAAACTGACTAATTCTTTCAGTGATTCCTCTGCATCTGCAGGCGGGGTGTATGTTTTAACAAACTCCAGGTACTCAGTGGCCAACTGTGCAATAATCTCGTGACTTAAATCACTTCTGCGAGTATTCACTTGCGGAGTATACGATCCTAATCGATCAACCACAGCCTGTAACTTTGCAACGGTTTCTTGTCTGATATCGTCTGGCATCAGTTCCATACGCAAACAACGTGGTTGGTGCAATATGTTACAGCTCTCGGCGATAATGTTGTGTTCGATCATGAACTCAAAAACTTGGTCCAGTTCGCTGATAGTAAACAAGTTAGGAGTGATACGTAGTTCTAGTTTTAATCCGGGATTACGATCACGCAAGGCCACAAACTTGAGAATGTTTGCCAAGATCTGATCAGTAGGTCCTGGATAACGCACATAATCGTTTAATGACGTAACTGACTCTATACTGATACCTAGATGAAACTCTTGGAATCTAGGTATCAATTGTTCTATACGTTCATCGTATATTGTGCCGTTGGTAGTTGTGCCAACTATTAGATCTTGTCCATCCAAGTGCTCGCAAATGTCGTAGAAGGCTTGATTATATAATGTTTCTCCACCCAGGAAGTGTATGTAACGTATGTATGGAAACGATTTTAACTCTGCAACAAAGCGATTGACTGTTGCTGAATCTTCAGTCCAAGACTGATACGGCTTGGGTTCAGCAAATAATCGACTATCCAGCTTGTTTAATTTTTTATAGTCTGCAACAAGACGTGAGCTTGCTGTGGGGTCGCACATGATACAGGCACTATTACAAGTATTACCTAGGTCTATTTGTAAATCTGTTGGAAAATGTGGGCTGGCACCCGCATGACTGTTGCTGTATTCAAATACAGGCAAGTGTGGGCTAGAACGAAAGGTTAATGGAAACTCTGCAAGACCAATAGCACTTTTGTTTAGTTGTCTAACACGACCCGAAAGTTTTCCAAACTGATCTTGGTAGTAACAAGGCTCACACTCTTTGGGTTTGTTGCCGGCTAATAGTTGTTGACGCAGGTCTCTCATGGGCCCACTGTTGTAAAAATCCATCAGCGAAGTTGTGCGTATGTTGAAGTCGGTAGCACCGTTTTTGCTCCAGCGACACACATCATAACTACCATCGTAAGTTAATCTAATGTGGAACCAGGGACTTGAACAGAATGTGTTTTTTAACATATATTTGGCGGAGAGTCAGGGATTCGAACCCTGGATAATATTGCTACTATGCCGGTTTAGTAGACCGGTGCCTTCAGCCGCTCGGCCAACTCTCCATAAATACTTTTTTATAAAGGCAAAACATGAAAAAATTAATATTTCTATTGGCAACATTCTTTTATGTTTCTGCCATGGCTTTTACTACTCAAAAACCTGTTGACTGTTTTGGAACACCTGAAGTTACCAAAATGCTACGAGAAGAATTCAACGAAGTCATCATATTTGACAGTATCAACAACCTGACCGGCAAAAGCAGAATTTCTTTGTTTGTAAATTCTAAAACTGGAACATGGACCTTGGTTGAATACGACAACGACAATGCCTGCATTTTAGGTGCTGGTCAAAGTCGTTCCACCTGACTGACTTCCACGCCCGACTTAGTTAAAAAATCAACGCCGGTGGTATCTCTGTAGGCTGTGCCAAACCACACCCGAGCTATACCACTTTGATATATCAGTTTGGCACAGTCTAAGCAAGGGCTGTGAGTAACAAATAGATCAGCACCATGCCCAGACTCATTGCTACGTGCCAGTTTTGCGATAGCATTTGTTTCAGCATGGAGAACTTCTGGTTTGGTTTTAAGTTCATGATGTCCATCCTCTCTAAGTTCTATTATTTCTTCGCAGTCATTGTCCCAACCGGCGGGCATGCCATTATAACCAATACTGATGATCCTATCATCCTTGACCACAATAGCACCCACATGCAATCTACGAGCGTGACTGAGTTCAGCAAATGTTCTTGCTGTTTGCATGTAGGCTTGTACTAACTTGTCTTTCATTTTACCTTGGCCAGATAATCGACTACATTTAAGTGGCCTTTTTGTGCTTCCAACAATGCGTCCACTGCTGTGACATGAGCTCCGGATTCTCTAGCACGGATTTTAAGTTCACGCACCCGCTGGGCGGCTGCAACAACTAGGTCAAACCGGCCAACACCTGTTTTGTCAATACATTTTTCAACATCTACTTCTGATGCACGAGTTTCTTTTCTCATTTTTTGCCTTAGTTTAAAAAATAATCATTTAGAATGGTTGTGTCTACTTTAAAGTTCTCTTTTATTATAACACGTTTATCTATATCTTGCAAGATCTTTATCAGATTACCGTAAGCTGAGTTAGCCACTTTTTGGAAGTGTAGTCTATTATGGTAGCTTGGTGCAGGATTGCCTGCTGTGAGCAAACTCTTAACTAGATGGTCTGCACGTTCTTGTGGATATGGTACACTATCGTAGGTTTCATCTATAGTATCGCCGAAGGTTTCAAATCCTAACTCTCGGATCTTGGCCAGGCTATGTTGTCCACCGTAGACCACAAACGGGTGACCTAGCATTAGACTCTTGTAGGTCTTTTCGGTTGGGAACCATTCGTTCTGTGTGGTTTCACTGGCTATGCTTATCGTGGTATTGTAGTAGTGACTAGGATAGTAGGCATAGAAACGAAAGTCCGGATGTACAAATGGATCAGGCCAATCTTGATCTGGTCCAAAGCCGTCTGCACTTTTACCTGACCTATGACTCCATATACTGGCATCAAGTAGCCCGGCTGTTTTAAATAATTCAAAGAATCGTTCTCTATTGGTGCGCCATTCTCCATTTAAGAACAGGAACCGGTGCGTCTTTACTGCTGTGTCAATTTGATTGCATGTGTACTCTAATCTGGCACGATTAAACTCATTGTTGATAATCCACGCAAAGAACTCGGGCATGTTATAGTTCTTTGCATAACCGTCAATATCCCAATCGCCACACTTGATTAAGTATCCATCAATATTTTTTGCTTGCAGTTGCTCTGCGGTTGGGCAAAAACTTGCCGATAAGGTTGCATAGCTTTCACTTGGATAATAAAATACAATCTTGTTGTTGTGTCCTGCGGCACGATCAATTATGGCTTGAGCAATATCGTGTCCGGGATCACCACAGGCTGTCTCCATAACAAAGCAGTCTGTGACAATGGTAGCACCGTCAGGTATTGCACTCACATCAGACTCCACGTAATCCACACCGTGCAGAGACAGAGTAGCACGTAATAAATCCGCTTGTTTTTCGGCTGGACGTTTGAGTGGATGTAATATTAGATATAACATGGATTTTTCATAAATATTTAATCAAACATTCCCCGTTGGAAAATATTATATGAAAAATCTTGTCTACTATCCAGATTTGCCCTCAATTCCTGAACACCTGTTGGTTGATGTTGAAAAAATAGTGTTAGAACGTATTGCCAATGATCCGCCACATCCAAATCCGTTGTGTCAAAGAGAAATGGCTGTTTCTCGCGGTGAAGAAAAAATTGTAGGTGGGCGATATCGCGGAGACGAAGCAGATGAACCACTACAATCTTGGGTTAGAGAAAATATTGGTGATGATCTAGCACCAAAAGCACGAGTACGGATTGCCAGCCACGGGGAACAAGGAAATTTAAGTGTTCCACACAGTGATGCTTCTAGAGATTGGAGTCTGTTATATCTTGTCAATTTAGGTGGTGACAACGTGGAAACAATTTTTTGGCAAGAAAAAAATCAACCAGTGAGACGACCAAATGCAACTTTTCCTCCTAGCTATGATGATTTGATTGAACTAGAACGTGTGACATTCCCTAGTCATACTTGGGTCATGCTTGACTCATTGGTTTTACACAGCATAGAAAACATGGAAAGTTTGCGTATAGCAGTACAGGTAGGATTCAAAGACGGTAGCACAACTCTACAAAAAATTTGGCCTGAAAGAGATTGGTCTGAACTACAAGTGCCATATTCTAATTAATTTTAAACAGCACCATTCTTTATTGTCAATAACATAGTTTCGTAGCTGGCATTAAATGCATGAATTGTTGTTGAGCAACAGGCCAAATAAGTTTGATTTTTTATTTCTTGACTGTTGCTAGCCACAAAACAATGTTGTCCAAACGCCGCAGGATAAAATTGCACAGTTGAATTTGTTTCAATATCAAATTTAATTGTTTGTCCAGGTTCCAGTATCAACTCCATATTTTGCACCCTAGATGTTGATTTTTTTGTGCATCAAAATTCATAATAAGAGTGTATCGTGGAAGATTGCTAAGATTGGCAGTATGATGCGGAATCCCCCAATCCCAGGTAAACGCTTGCCCTTGTTTCCAAAAGCCAAAATTATGATTTCCAATGATAAAATATTGTCCGGGAACATGGTCTTCTAAAAATACTACCAACCTACGTTCTCCAGGATCTCGATAAGGATCTGTTTGATCTGTTGTGTTATTGTAAACATGATCTATGTGGTCCATGGTAACATCGCCTGGACGTTGGATAGCTACACGTAACATAACATTGAGCATGTGATTACCGTGACTTTTTATAATCTTGACTCCCAATTGCTGTTCAACTGTGGCAACAATGTCAGGGCACTGGTCTGTGTCAATATAATGACTGGTAAACCAAGGACGGCTTTTATCAAATATTTTACCTGTCAAATCCGGCAATGCTTTATCAAAGTCTGCTTGTAAAATTGGATTGTTAAATTTTTTAGAAGAGTCTGAATAAAAATTTCCATCAAATGTCTTTGATCTTGTTGATTTCGTTTTTAACTCCAACAGAGCCTGACAAACATCTGCTGACAAAGTACGATCAATGTGTATATAGTCTGATCCATGTTGCGATGGCTTATTGATATCGAAATGCCAATGTCCTTTGTTAAAATGCACAATTGATCTTGGTGTAAGTTTAACGGTCATGATTTATTTTTGACCCAATGGTAGCCAAATTTTTCTTAGACGTTCTATGTGTCGATTAAATCCTGCAGTGGTTGTTTCGTCTGGATTTGAAAAAATAAAATTTTCATTATGATAGAGTTTTACTTCATCAGTTTCTAATGCCCGGCTAAACGTTGTTTGATACCAAGACACAATTTCAGGCGGTGTACCAGGAGGCAACATCAGTGCCCATGCTGCAAAAATATCAATGCCTTTTCCTTTGATCCTCAATGGTTCTACCATTGGTAGTTTGGCCAGTTTTTTATCTCCAGTAATAGCAATAATTTTTACTTTACCAGCTTCTATCAACGGACGGGCAACACTAATTGGCATGATGCCAAATTCAATATTAGATTCCGATGCTACACCGGTCACAGCTTGCAACGGACCTTGAAAGTTTACATGGCCGACTAAATTTTTATTTGCTTCTCCGTTGAGTATAATATATTCAAGCGCCAAGCGATGTACTGGACTACCTACTGCAACATTAACTGGTTTTCCAGGACTTTTTATATATGATAAAAATTCAACAGGTGTATTTACACGACTACCGGGGTGTGCCACTATCGCTAATGGACTTTTTGCCATGCCCATCACATTGGTAAAACTGTTGTATTCCCAACGCTTCAGATCTTTTTGCCAGATATCATTGCCTATGTAGGTTGCAAAATAACTGGGAACACTGATGGTGTATCCATCAGGTGCAGCTTCATACAATGCATTACTGGCCAACACAGTATCTGCACCAGGTTTGTGTTCTATTATATATTGAAAGGTTGGATGACTTTTCTGTACTTGCGTGGCCAGCAATCGAAACTGAATTTCGTTGCCGCTGCCGGGAGCGAATCCAATTATTACTCTCACGGGTTTGGTGGGTTCCCATGCCCAGGCCATGATAGGAACCATAAGAAAAACAAACAATAATTTTTTCATTTTTTCTCCGATTAATTGATTTTTACAACAAAAACAAATTTGATATTTCAGTCGGTAACCAAGGTGTGTTCATACGTTCTGGATGCCAAACTACACCTGCAATACGTTGATCGATCCAAGCTTCGCAGTGACCACTGCTGTCATACACTAGTCCAGTTGCAGTTGAATGTAGTTGTGCAATAGCCTGGGTGTGATACGAATTTACTGTGTGTTCTTGTCCAAAATATTCAACGGCGTGTTCTGTGTCCATGTGACCTTCACATGCATTAACCTGTCCGCCCAGTGCATCTGTAAGTAAAAATGCGCCATGACAAACTCCCAAAATTGGTTTCTGTTGTTTCATCACAGCAGTGGCCAATTTAAATTCAACAGTTCGTCTGATTGCACTATCGTCACCGCCGGTGATAATCAAACAGTCGTGACCGTCGGCTAATTGTTCAAAATCTTGATCGAGTCTATTGGGAATAAAAGAAAGCGTGTGATTTTTTAAATAACGATACCAACCGTGTTCTATGCTATCGTATGCCCTACCTTTGTGATACAGAACTCTTTGTGTAAGAGCTATCTTCAAATTACCAACCGTAGGCTTCTGCTGCTAATTCACGAGCGCCAGGACTATCGCAAGTATTGCCAACAATAATGTCGTATAACTCTTTACGCATTTTAGCAGCCATGGCCAAAGCACGTTCAGCAACTTCTGGGTTTTCGTCTTGCAACCGTTCTAAACGAAGTGCACCAATGTTGGCATGGAATGCTTCATCTTTGCCAATGCGATTGTATTTTTCAGCAACAAAAGAATCATAGGCACCAATTTCACTCATTGTTAACCAGCTGGTACTGGCACGACCTTCGGCAATTATTTGATAAACAGCCAAGGCCACTTCGTCTTGGGCAGTTTCGTACGATTTCATTGTGGCAGCACCTTTGTCGTTGGCTTTGCGACTAAATTCACGATCTAAATATTCTTGAGTGTTGACTTCTGCACCGGTAATGTGCTCTAACACTTCCTTGACCAAACGGAAGTGTGTCGCTTCATCTTGAGCTTGTTTGGCCAACAGCAACATTTCTTCAGCAGGAGCTGAAGTTGGAAGATTGGCAATTGCTTCAGCGACACCGACCATGTTCATGTATTCATTGGCTAAACGACCTTGGAAATGCAACAGGTATTCTTCTTTTGTGCGTGCCGGATCGTTGAACCAATGGCGAATGTTCATTTTGCTTGCTTCAAATAATGGCTTGTTTTCTTCTTGTATTTTTAGTACTAGTTCTTTGCCGGTCAGCATAGGAATCTCTCCAAATTAATTCAGTATATGTATTTATGTTTATTTGCAATTTATAAAACATAAATAGTTTACTCAATGGATAAAAAATGGTTTTTTTACGGCTGTGCTGACAATGAGTTTACTGTTACGTATGCTCTGTATGAGCACACTTCTGACTGTTTTTTTCTAGTAGATACAGACGAAAAATCCATGAAAGATTTGGCTTTTTTGTTTTCCAGTAGATATCAACTAACAATTTGCCAGCTTAACACCGCACACAATTATTTACCTGAGCTAATAGACAATACAGTATGTGTAAATTGGACTTTGACCAACAAACAAGACATTCCTATCGCTAGATTTCCACGTCCACATATGATTGTTTCCGCAGAAGGCCTGGTTGAAAAATCGAATAACAATTTGCCATGGAATTACAACAACGAACAAAATTACTTGATGGCTGCAAAACATTGGTTGTCCCACCCTGCACTCAAAGGATATCCTACTGCTCTTGCTCACTGGGGTGATTTTTACCACACTTCTTCAATGGTGCCAGGAGCACCATTTGAAAATCGATTTGTATATACATTGTCCCAAATTAAAAAAATAATTTATCAAGAATTCGATCTACCAACTGCTCACCAAAAAATTAATCAACTGTTGACGACATATGAATTTGATATACATTAATAGCAGAGTCGATTTGACTGCATACGAAAAACAGCTAGGCATTCAGTTCTGTCAAGAGTTTACAAACTATCAAACTATTTCTCAACAGCTATGGTATGAACAACATTTCCCACACAATCGTTCTGGAGTTGATCCAATTTGGAGTCTTCAAACCCCCAAAAAATACCAACTGTGTTTGCCCTCCTTTTGTCATAACAAAACATTTGAGGATATCACAGATCAACGTGCAATCGAATTAATCAATCGTTGCCAACAAAAAAATCAACCCATGTTTATTACGTGGTCGGGCGGGATTGACAGTACTTTGATAGTTGCTGCATTATTTAAACATGCCGATCGAGAATATCTAAAACAGATAACTGTGCTAATGAACAATTCCAGTTATTATGAGAATCCTGTATTTTTTGATCGTATAATTTCTCCTTATTTTTCCTACAACAATATTGATCATGCAATTTGTCATTGGAAAGATTCTGTTGTTGTTAGCGGACAACCGGCAGATCAAATGTGGATTCACGCAGATATTGTCAAACTTGAAAATCGCTTTCCAGGGGCCGGAGATATTGACCCACACACTGATCCGGATTTGCTATTGGATTTTCTTTCAAAAAAAAGCAATAAGAATCATGCTGAATGGTTTTATTGGCTAGTTTTAAATACTGCTGCCGAAGCAAAAATTTCAATTGTTAGCTATAGAGATTTTTTCTGGTGGGCAAATTTTAATTTTTACACCGTGGGAAACTGTTTAAAATCATACCTGGCTGAAGCTGAATGTTTCAACAACGAACAGTTTTTATTGTATCAGCAAAATTACATACCCTGGTTCTTGACAGACGACTACCAATTTTGGAGCATACACAATAACAATACTGGAGTTAAAATGTTGCAGGGCCTAGGAAGCTACAAATTGGTTGCAAAAAAATATATACTGGAAGTAGATAATAATCAATACTACTATCATTACAAATACAAAACAGGCAGTCCCAACCAGCATTTGTTTGCACAGAAAAAAACTACCGAAGATAAAATTAAAAAAGTTTTTGCGTTATATGATGATGGATCTGCTGTTATGTCAGATGATTCCAAGTCAATTGGTCAATTAATTTTGAACAATATCAATCTTTATCATTGATCAAATAATAAATACCTATTCCCATGCAAAACAAAATAGAACATACCTCCGTTGCCGGTGTTAACTTTGAACCTAATAAAAAACTGGGCTACTATTTGGTCGACAACCAAATCTATTACAACAAATATCATGCGTTATTAAACGCATCTAAACAGAAACAATCTATAAAATGGTTCTTTAACGAAGATGTGTTTGTACGTTACCCGTGGCACATTGAACCAGAAGAATCTTTAGATGAGTTGTATCGTCAAAGAGCACAACAACTTAGAGATGAATATGATTATATTCGAGTGGAGTCCTCGGGTGGGTCTGATAGCACTACAGTTATTTTTAGTTTTCTACTTAATAACATACCACTAGACGAAGTGGTATTTCGATATCCCAAAGGTGGAGACAAGGATGTAGTAGGAAATGCTCGAGACCTACGCAGTGAAAATACTCTAAGCGAATGGGAGTTTGCAGCAAAACCGTTGCTAGATTGGATTGCTACAAACTATCCTGGTGTTAAAATTACTGTGTATGATTACGCAGGAACTTTAGTGCGTGAAGCCGAAGAGAAGGATGAAAGTTGGGTGTTCCGTACTAGACACTATTTACAACCCGGTCACATAAACAAATACCAAGCCATAGCCATAGACGACCATAAACGGTTAGTTGAAAAGAACCTGCGGATTTGTGTGTTATGGGGTGTTGATAAACCTAAAATTACTGTCAAAGACGGAAAGTTTTTTTTATATTTTCATGACGGGCAAGCCAGTCATAGCGATCAAGCGATAGGCGAATACACCAACATAACCAATGAATTTTTTTATTGGAGCCCTGACGCCTGCAAATTATTGGCCAAACAAGCACATTCAATAAAAAACTGGTTTGAAATGCCCGCCCACTATAATATGCAAAACGTATTACATTGGCCCAATTCAAACTTTAGTGGTAGAACTATCTACGAACAAATTGTTAAAAGTGTAATTTATTCTAAATACGATTTGCAAACATTTCAAACCAATAAGCCAACTAACAATATTTGGAACGAAATGGATTATTGGTTCCATCACAATTTTAAAGATACTCAAGCATATCGTGTATGGGAATCTGGTATTGACTATTTGATCTCTACCTTGGATCCTGCATTTGTTGAAAACCTACACGGTCGACCGACCAATATCATGATGTTTGAAACCCCAATGTATTATTTTGGAGATAGCAATATACCTAATTTGGCCTTGCCGTTCACTCCCGGGGCAGATCTTAAAGAGAAAAGAGTCGATTCTTCTAAGCAACATAGACACGTGATCAACGGACGCCTGGTAATTTATTAATTGGTGCCCTGGGTAGGATTCGAACCCACAATGTCCGCTCGGTAAAGCGGTGACTATACCATTTTGTCTACCAGGGTGTTGGTTGCGGGGGACAGATTCGAACTGTCGATCTCCAGGTTATGAGCCTGACGGGTTGCCTCTTCCCTACCCCGCGATAAACTACATTGCAGGACCGTTGCCGTTCCTAAATCCTATTTCACCGCCTTCAGCTTCGATACGCTTGACGACATCTTCGAACAAGATAGGTGCAAAATCAGTTTGTTCCACACACACGCAATGATAACGGACATCAATCCATTGCCTTACTCCGCGGGTCATAAACTCGTGTGTGGTTTGTGCTGTTTTCATCACACGATTGGCGTGAGTGTGTCCGTGGATGTTGACACCAAAACGACCCAGGCTTTCCTCATGGATAGGGATATGACTGAGTATCATTCCGTTCATCACATGGTAAGCACGAAGCTCACGGAAGTGTTCACGATAGTCGGTGTCCTTGAAGATATCGTGGTTACCGCGGATAAGAACCTTGTCTCCGTTGAGCCTACGCATGATAGCAAGACTCTTGCGGCTCATAACAACATCGCCCAAGTGATACACTTTGTCGTTGGGCCTTACACGCTCGTTCCAGGCTGCGACCATGAACTCGTCCATTTCCGCTGGATCGGTCCAAGGACGTAGTTTGGTCACACCATCGTTGCGTGTGAAGCGACATACACCTGCGTGTCCAAAATGCGTGTCGCTGACTAAAAATACTGCTGGCATACGTGCTTCCTTTCTTTAAAATTTGGAAGTGAGGGTCGGATTTGAACCGACGGTTTTAGGGATTTGCAGTCCCTTGCATTGGGCCACTCTGCCACCTCACTACTGTTACTGGAGCGGGATATCGGAATCGAACCGATGACGAAAGATTGGAAATCTTTAGTTTTGCCCCTAAACTAATCCCGCTTAGGATTTACCACTTGGCGGGTCGCAAAGGAATCGAACCTCTACCCGCGGTTTTGGAGACCGCTGTTCTGCCACTAAACTAGCAACCCATAATACTGGCGCTCCCGACCGGATTCGAACCGGTGTACTCGCCGTGAAAGGGCGATGTCCTAGGCCTCTAGACGACGGGAGCCTAACTTGGTGGAGAATACTGGGATCGAACCAGTCGTGCCATAGGCGCCGGATTTACAGTCCAGTGCATCACCATTGATGCTTCTTCTCCAAAACTTGGCGGAGTAGACGGGACTCGAACCCGCGACCCTCGGCGTGACAGGCCGATATTCTAACCAACTGAACTACCACTCCAATACTACTATTATACATTAAACGGATTTAATGGTCGGTACTCACTGCTTATCGTAGATTGTTTGCCCAAAAAACGTACCGGTCATTTTCATAACCTCAATCCACTTATCAGCGTGGGGGGTATTTCGACCCCCTTGCAGAATTCTTTACTGTTGCAAGTTCTGCCAACGCTTTTATTTGTGCTTCTACTCTTGCTAACTTTGCTTCTAGTAACGCCGCTTTATCTTCCGGTGAGAGGACAAAATGCGAAAACTCTTTTTTAATTTTGCGTTCCATTTGCTTCTCCTTTATAAACAAAAAACCCCGGAGTGTTTAATTCCAGGGTTTTGGTTAAAATACGGTAATATGTATGTCTATCCAACACCCTTCAAGTGCTCTAAATTGCGATCAAGCCAACGGCCTAGCACACACAGCACTACGGTCGCATAAATTTCATGAAGGTAATTTTTCATTGTTTTCATATTATACAATTATTTATCTTTATTGTCAACCTCTAGGCTGACATAATAGCGATAGTGCTTTTAACAAACCTATATTTGGCAACAAAGGCATTGATAAAACTGATCCATTCTTCGGCGGCAGATTGATCAGTGAACAGCCTAGTCGATATCAATGATGAACCTTTGCTCTCAACCATCGTATCTGCGGACATTTTGCCAACAGCAATCATTTCCGCAGTCTTTGCATCTAATTCGGCTAACGCTACAGAATCATTTTCATTTCTATCGTTTGGATTCGAGTTAATATAATTATCTCTTTGCCAGGTAATTTTAACTTTTTTTGTGTACATATTTTAAGCCTTTTTAATCTTGTCAATCAAACCAGGTGAAAATGTTGGTTCAAACTTTTCATAAACTGCTTGAGCTTTATGTTTCCACTCAGCTGTTTCTTCTTTGGAAAGTTCAATAACATCAATACCATCAGCAACCAATTGCTGTTTGGCATCTTCACCATCCTGGATCGTGACTTCACGTTCTCTACGTCCTGCTTTGATAGCAGCATCCTTGATCACGGCTTGAACCTCGGGACTCAATGTCTTCCAGAAGTCGTCACGCATGATCATGGTTGTCAAAAACAAACTGTGCTTTGAGTCAATCACGCTTTTGGTAACGTCATTCTGCTTCAAGGGATAGATACGACTGTAAACAGTTTCTCCACCTTCGCAATCACCTTCGATAATGTGGGCACGAGTGTCTTCGGTTTCACAAACAAACACGTCAACACCGCCCAAGACCTTGAATGTCTCTTGTGCTACTGGATTACGATTGGTTCTTAGCTTCATTTCTTGCCTAGATCATCTAGACCAGAGACTGGTTTGTCAACAATAATGTTACGGAAACCGCCTGAGTAAGTGAATGCCATACCGCGAACATTGGACTTTTCAGTGATCTTTTCTAATAGACCTTCGCCAACTTCACCCTCTAGCACACGAGTTGCATGATCGTGATCTTCAAAAATAAATGGCATTTCTAAGGCCAACATATCGTGCTCAATATCTTCAGCCAACCATGTGGTGTACATTTGGCTCATTTCAATCTTGCCCTGTTCCATTAGGTCCAGTAGATCGTGTTTGGTAACCAACACACCGTCGTTGTACTTCATGCTGTACTCGCTTAGTGTCATAACTTCAACTTCGATCTTTTCTGCACTTTGAGCTTCGTTTACAAAACGCTGAAAGTCTTCTGCTGCACGTACAAATAGGCTTAGTGGCTCGTGAGCAATTACCCAACGAATTTTAGTAGTTTTCATGTGTATTTCCTTTATATATAAATTAAGGCGGCGTTCCGGTGTAACACACCAGTAAAAGGGTAGTTACCCTAGGCGTCTGACGTCAACTGAATGTCGGCGTTGCTACAATTATTTAGCTTTTCTTGTTATTTGTCCAGTTTAACTGTAGCACTCAAACGGCGCCATAGTACCAGCTGACTGTTGTACCAGTTGTCTAGCTCAGAATCTGGAATTTGATTGTTAGGAATACAAGTATCTGCGGCATTGGCATCACGTACACTTTTGCTACGTGCAGCTTCTACAAAAATCTTGCGAATTTCACGAAACTTTTCTTCAGGAAATTTGCGTGGAATAAAGATCTGTTGCGAGCTACTCATGTCTGCAATTGCCGGTGCAAATCCTTGATTTTTCAACAAGGGAATACCTTTAATACTTTCTTTGCCGGTCATGCCCAACCAATAAACCCGTTTGGTAGCGTCTGGCTTTGTGTACTGCTCGCTATCGCCAATGAATCCCACAGCAAAATCAGTTTGCCCACCCAAGACATTTAACAATGCTTCGTTGGTGCTTTTAAACGGAACAATCTGCATGTTTGGATATTGTGCAGCCACTTGCAAGGCTACCAGGTGCGTGGTTGCCCCAAGTCCACTGATACCAATGTTTAACTTGGCGTTTCGAGGAACATCCTTCCATGTTTTATACTTTGTGCTTGTGATAACAAACGGTGCAATACACATGGGCATTAGGCTTCTAAAGTCGGCCATGTTATGACTTTCCGTTGGAAACAGGTTGGGACGGATAAATCCTGCCGAACTGTTGATCCAGATTGAGTTGGGAGTGTTTAACACATGGTTGGCTGCAACTGTGCCGCCTGCGCCAGGTTTAGCTTCAAAGATGAATGTGTATTTGTTTTGTAACTTGTTACTTTCGTCGGCTAGTGTGCGATAGAAGTTTGCTGCAATGTCAGCTGGAGACCAAGAATAATACATAACAATGTTTTCTTTGGCTGTTGCTGTTAATGTAAATGTGGCTAGTAGTGCAACCAATAGTTTTTTCATTTGATTTTCCTTAAAATTTATAGTGTACGTTACGACCAGAGTCTTGATATACTGCATCGCCCAAGTAATAAAATGGACTGATAAATCCCACAAAGCCCACTGCTCGACCCATTTCGTAATTGAAATACTTGGCGTCAATCGAATCGGTTAATAATTTATGCCCAGCTTGCCATGCTCGGTAAGCATGAGTATCCTGAAAGTTTGTGTAAAACCAATAGTCCATTTCGTTATAAAAACTGTTGGTGGGCTTGCTGGTTTGGAACGTTGTAGGATCGTAGTCGGGATAAATCAGGGGTTTAACAATGTGTTCGAATGTGGTACGTTGTGCAAAACTGTAGTTGGGCCAACGTACCAAGTGCTGTAGATATTTATTTGATTCTTGGTTGAACCAGTTTTTTATTGTGTGTGCTTGTTTGTTGACCAGGTCTGGCAAGTCTGGCGCCCAAAAGAAATACACATTGGCAATGTTGGTGTAGTGTTTGATGTCAGGGTTGGCAGCATTGGCCTGTATGTCCATGAAGTACAGATACCACTTTGAATCTCGGATACAGACCTTGGGCTTGTCAACACCCCATAACATACATATTCGCTTACCAGAGTCTAGCAATAGTTTATGTTCGTGTACTGCATCAACTGTGTGTTTGAACGGATGCCCGGGTTGGAAATAGTCTCTAGTTTTAAACACCCATGACTCATCATGTTCACTGGCCAGCATGTCCTCACTGTAGTCGTGTACTGTAATTTTGACTTGAGGATAGTTGGTAGCAATCCATTCTAGTGTAGGTCTGGCAGCATACTCCCATTCACTCAGTGTGTTCTCCGGTTTGGTGTTGAATGGATCTGCTGATACATTCTTTTCACCTGTTTTGGGATAACGAAATACCACTTCGTCTAACGGAATGTTATTGAGTAAAAACGAATACAATACTGTGTTGCCATCAGCACCGCCACTTAGTTCTAAACGAATGTAATCGTATTCATCTCTAATTTGCTGTGCCCGTTGCCGATACAACTGTTGTAGATCAGTTTCAGGTTCTGTTAGCCAATCATGTGCGTCAAATACTGTGCGGTTAAAATGCCACTCAGGAAAGACGTTGGTTTTTGTACCCGCAATTAGGGCTTCTACCTTGCTGTAGTATCGGGTATCTCCAACTTGGTAAAAGCCTAATTTAGGATTTTGTTCAATGGTGTACTGCATCAATTGTAGAATTAACTGTTCAAAACTTTGGCAACACTATTCATAACACTAGCAATACGTCCGATGTCACGTAGGTTTTCTACTGTGTATCCTTCTTGCTTGAGTGTTTCATAGTGTGCTTTCACACAGAAGTGGCACTTGCCAACAATACTAGCTGCCAGGCTAAATGCTTCAAAGTTTGACTTGGTAGTTCCGCCATGACTAGCAATAGCGTTCATGCGTAACTGTGCTGGCAGGCCTTTAAGAGCAGGATCGTCAGCCATTTCAACATATGGATACCACACATTGTTTTGTGCCATAATACTTGCGGCAGTCATTGCTGACTCTGCATGCACCGGTGCGTCTGCTAAAATCAAACTGACTAGTTTGCCGTTGCCTGTTGCGGCCAATGCGGCTACAGCACAACCCATAGCCACATCCGCATCCAATGTGCTACGCACTAGAACAGCATCAAGATTTAACTTGGTGTCCTTTGCGTAGTCTGGCAACGCTTCTTTGACGGCGTCGTTGAAAGCCATTATAGTGTTTCTCCGCCCACTGTACGATTACATGCACACAGTTCGCCAGTTTGTAACGCATCTAATACACGCAATGTTTCTTCTGGTGAGCGACCAACATTCAAGTTGTTGACAGTAACGTGTTGGATAACGTTGTCTGGATCAACAATGAATGTGGCGCGAAGTGCGGCACCTGCTGGCGCATAGAAGCAACCTAATTGTTCGATCAAGCTCAACTCACCACGCTGTGTGTCAGCAAACTGGGTGTGAGTAATTTTCTTCAAATCCGCATGTGCGTTTTGCCATGCTACCTTGCAGAACTCATTGTCTGTGCTACCTGTTAGCAGGACTGCATCACGATCTGCAAAGTCACCTGCTAGTTTATCGTATGCAACAATTTCTGTTGGGCATACGAATGTGAAGTCTTTTGGATAGTAAACAATTACTTTCCACTTGCCTTCAAATGATTTTTCTGTAATATCAAAGAAAGCGTCTTCTGGTTGTCCTGGCTTAACGCCTGTGACTGTAAATGCTTCTAATTTATGTCCTACTGTTTTCATACTATTCTCCTTAATTTAATTTTTGAATTTGTGTTGGTGCCCCAAGCGAGACTTGAACTCGCACACCTTGCGGTACCGGCTTCTAAGACCGGCGTGTCTGCCAATTCCACCATCGGGGCATGTTTGGTGGGCCTCCCGTGAGTCGAACACGGCACCAACGGATTATGAGTCCGCTGCTCTAACCAACATGAGCTAGAGGCCCATGCTTGTATTATATACTAATTGTGATTAAAGGTCAAACGATTTAACGGCGCAGTCTGACCGGTTCTGCAGCAGTTCTGCGTTGTCTTGGCGCAGGTGTTGTTGAATCAATTTCTGGTTCTTCTACGTCTGGCTCAATATCGGAACCAGCTGGTGTTGGCATTGCTGGTGCAACCGGTTCTGGTATTGCCTTAGCGGGTATTTTTGTTGGAGCAACTTTTTGTTGCGGTGCTGGTGTTGCTTGAACTTGTGGCGTTTCTAATTTTTGAACATCAGCAAGATCTTTTAAAAGACCACCGATTTCAACTACGTTTCTAGCTGCACCATCTTGCAAATAAGAACGCATTTGTACAAACATACTTTTATCATTGTTGACTCGTTTGGCTTTTTGATCTTTTGGATAGCCATAAACTAATAATTTATAATTGGTTTTTTCTACATCGAGCACAGGAACTAGATCATAGGACTCTAATGCTTTGTACAACTCTGTACCAAATTGTAATTCTGTATAGGCTTTTTTTGCACTGGGACTAATAACTACAACTCTAATATCCTCACCCAAGGTAGCATGGTGTACAACTCCTTTGGTGACTTCTGTTACAAAGTCGTACTCGCTCTTGGTATTATCGCCTTTGAGACGACGATTAATTTCCTTATACACCCAAGTATAAACAGCTTTAAGTGCTGTATAGTTATAATTCATTGCTGTTTGAATTGCTGCCGAGCGTTCGGCTTGAGACATCTTAACATATTCTGGGTTTGGCTGAGTCTTGTCTGCTTTGCCATCTGGGCCGGGTAGGTATTGTGTTGGGGGAGCTTTTTTAAATTTTTTACGGAACTCGTCCGGCAAATCAAAATTAACTACACTTCTAAAGAATTTATCAACGTGATCAAATTCGTATCCACTTACTGCACCAATATGTTTTACTGTTGCGGTTTTAATACTTAACAGTCGTTCTTTCTTTCCACCAAGAGCGATCCATAAATCTGCCTTGGTACTGTGTTGAGCTTCAGCCGTAGCGCCATCGGCAGTGACTTCAATGACATCGTTTGCATTTGCCTGTCGTATTTTTTCTATAGCGGTAAAAACATTCGACGAATCGTTTACATAAGTTGCACAATCTTCGTACAACCTGTATATTTCAGTTGAGTTTTCAAATTTAATAAACTCTTGAGGTTGTTTAGCCGACATCTCTAATGCACGATAATCATTGCGACTTAAAACAATACGTAATTGTAATTTTTTACCAAATGATTTTGTAAGATAGTTACCTTCTGTTATTTTTTGCACAGTTTTAAATACATCCTGGCCTTGCAACTGTTTAGTGGGATTTTCAAATTTGGTAATGACCGCACAACTCATAATACCTTCTGCAACGTTACCTTTGTTCCACCATTTACTATTTGATTCTTCGCCTTCAGCACCAATTTTTTGTTTTATATCTTTGGTTTTTTCAATTTGATTTAATTTATATGCGTCACCAGCGGAATCTATCATGCGGAATGCTTGCATTTGAGATATTTGGTTTGGCGTTGCTGTTTCTTTTGGATCTGTGCCGGTTGGGTTCCAAATATTTTCTAGTTGTTTGGCAACAGGGGCAGGAAATGTTACATCAATAATCTCATCGGGGATACCTTTACCTTTTTTAATTCTCAAGGTAACTGGCTGTTTATTTTTAATAAGATTGATTAGGTTCCGCCAATAATTAGGATTTCGTGATTCAAAATTTTCTAAATTTATTGCGGCTTCGGGTAAAATTTGTTTGTATCTCATAGTGTAGTATTTATCTACGCTCGATATCTTGTTCCACACAGGCTGTGCCGTACTGTATTTCCACCAGTTTGCAAGGCTCTTTAAATGGATTTGTTAGCTGGTGCCATTCGCCGACTCCCACCCTATAGGTATCGTGTGTATGTAGATGTTTAGGTGGTAATGAATATCCATTTTCCATAGCAGAATTTACTACAGCTTGTCCACTGGTAACTAACCAATATTCTGCACGTAGCTGATGGCGTTGCATACTTAGGCTTTGCCCCGGCTCTACTGTGAGTTCCTTGACTTTGGTGCCTGCAACTTCGTGTAGCACACGATAATATCCCCAAGGACGCTGGGTTTTAGGTGCTTTCCACTCCTCAAGGATCCAACTACTGCTGTTGGCTTTGTTTTCGCCACCAACACCAAATGCAAATTCAATGTTGGTATCTTGCACATCCATCTCAGGGATATTATCTTTTGTTCTATCGCCACCATTGGCAAAAATCAAGGTTGCTGCAGGATAGTGTGCTCTGACCTGTTGGATAAAATGTCGAGCTGATCCATCTTCATCATCAAAGGTGTAAACTTCATCTATCATGGCAAGATTGTTGACAACGCACAAGCGTTCGTTCCAAGGCATGAATGCACGACCTTTCTTGCGTTCCAACCATTCGTCGCTGTTTAGGCCAACAATAAGCATATCGCCTAGAGATCGGGCTGCTTTGAAATAAGCGATATGTCCAGAGTGTACAGGATCAAACCCGCCGGTTGCCATTACTATTTTCATCAGTCTGTGATCTTGTAGTAGTCTTTGTCTAGCCAGGTCACAACTAAATCTTCCAGTCTAGCATAGCCGTGCTGGCTTACGCTGTTGATTAAGCTGTCGTTGATGAGATTGCGTTCAGCCAAATCGTACCAGGTGGCCTGTTGTGTCAAGGGCTCGTGGCCGCTGGCATATACTGCTGCATACAACCAAGGCGTGCCACGTTTACGATAAAAATATGCATCTCTGCAATCAAATCCCGAGATGGCCAACATGTAAATTAGATTTAAAATATTGTAATTGTAATATTGGTGACTATGTTGTTCAACCACTAAACTGCTGTTTTTCACATAGGTGCCCTGAGGTACTGTCAAGATCAGCATGCCATTTTCTTGCAAGGTTTCTTTCCATATCCGCAAACACTTGAATGGATCTAGAGCATATTGAAAACTATCGTGTGCCCAGATTAGATCCACTTGTCTGGGTACTACCCGTTCTTCGAAATTTCGCTCAATCGGTATCAAGTTTGGGTTACGGGCTAATATGTCAGGATCAATCTTGTTCAAATCTTGGTCTATGGCATATACTGTGTAATTTCTAGGCTCGGCCGGTTCATCTCTGGTCATAAGGCTGGCCCACCATTCGGCATCAAGGCCGGCTCCACAACCCATGTCTGCTACACTGGTCAAACTATCAAGAAAACTGTCGTAGCCGTACAACAAGTTTAATACTTCTAAACTGTGTTCGTGACTTAGGTAGGGATTTTTAAATAGACCCATGTTGTAGAATTTCCATCACCAATTTTTCTTTTAATTGCGTGAGTCTAAATTCCAATTGATGGCATGCTTCGGCTACTTCGGCATCTGTGCCCCAACCACGCTGTGTATTTAGATGGTATGCAAATTTTGCTACTGTGTCTTTTTCTAACTGTATATTTACAGCATCGTGCTTAGGTTTGGCTTGACAACAAAGTTCAAACTCTCGCAACAACTCATCGGCACGTTGACGCCAATCCGTCATACCACAATGTCTTCCATTCCGGCTGTGCGTAGTCTGACCACATGTCCCAACATGAAGTTCTTTGACTCAATGCCTTTCATGACGCCCAGCCAGCGATTGCGTAACAAGGCTACTTCATTGATAATAGTTTCCATGTCGACCACTTCATCCTCGGCTTCGGCATACTTTTCGGCATCTCTTGATGTTAATGCTCTAGCATAGGCTTCTAAATACTTTTTATAATGACGTTGGCGGATTTTACGTAATTGTATGTTAAGAAATTCTAGCACAGCTTCAATCTCTTGCAGTTGATTAAATCTGTGTTCAGTCATGCCTGGCAAGTCGGACAACTCTTTTTCTACGCGACCACGTATTTTAATTTCTGTTTTGGCTGACGTCATCTCGCCTTCGTAGTAGTCGATGAATTCAGGAATAACGCTTAGGTCAGCTACAATTCGATTATAAAACATCAAGGACTCCGGTTAGCCAAGGAAAAGTTTCACGCCAGTTGGTGTTGCGTCTACGATCAAGTTCGTCAAGATAAGTACGCAACTTGTTGATTTCGGTGGGATTTTTTTTGGTACTAGCAATTTGTTGTCTAACACCTTGCATATACTTACGTGCTTCCTGTTGTTGCCAAGTGTCTGCAGGCATAACTTCTAGCACCTGTGCAAAGTACGGATCTAGCAGTTCGGAATCAAAGATGTCTGGGTTCATGTAAGTGGGTGTGTTTGCGGTTATCAAATGATGCCCTATTTCTCTATGTGGTCTAAATGTGTTTATGTAATTGATCAATGCTGGCATGGTAGGCACAGCCAATGCAGTGACCACTTGGTTTATGTTCAAAGTTATCCAACGTTGATTGACCAAATATTCAAAATTCTTTTTCCATTTTTCTAAATCCAAGCCCGATCTAATATACTCTTGTTCTGGACCCCAACAATCTATACTGGCAGTCACTTCAAAACGTTTGATCTTGCGTTCAGCAACCAAATGTTTGATACGTTCTACATGCTCTTGCAATCGTTTATTATCGATCATCAAGTTACTTACTACATTAAATTCCAAATCTTTGTTACTATGATTATACAGGAAATCCAAACAAGTGTCAAATTGTGCTTGATAAAATGGTTCTCCGCCCAACACATGAAATCTGCGTACAGTCAAATAATTATCGTCTAGCCAGGCCCATAACTGTTCAGTCAGCAGGGCCTTGTCTGGATGCGGCCGATATTGGTTGTCAATTACAACACCGCCCAATTCAAATCTGCCGTGTTGATCATTTTCGTGTTTGATGCGACTGCTAAACCCATCGTGGCAATATATACATCGTAGATTACAGGTATTGTCAAAATATACTTCTACAATTCTAGGGGTGACCATGATGGCCTCAGGATCTGTGTCTAGTTCTGGCGGTGTTAGGTCTGGTATTGCCAGGTGTAGCATACGATCACTACTACCACCCGCACGTTCTATTTTTTCACAGTAATCGCAACCACCTGAGGGCCATGCACCCAACAACATGGTTTGCCGATCTTGTAATTTTTTAGCAGTATTATGAAACTGATCAAACGATTCAGTTGATAGCGAACTTTTTTCTACTCTATGACAACTGTTGGTAGTTCCTTCGTACAAATAGATACTGCTCCAGGTCCATTTGAGCTGGCATGCAGTCGCTGTCTGTATTGGAAAATACTTGTGTTGCATTACCAGTTGGAATCTTCGCCTTCGTCATCATCTTGTTCGTCATCGGCGGTGTATTCTTTGAGAGCTTTTTTCAAGGTGCTGTCTGTTGTACCAAACTCCTTGAGTTCTTGATCTCCTAGCATATCTACCATGACACTCATTAGGTTATCGGCACACTCTTGACGGTCCTTTGCAGGAACATACTGTTTCATAATGGTATATAGTTCGCTTAAAACTTCTGTATCGATGGTCATACTTTTTCCTCTTTGTTAATCCACGTTGTAAAATTTTCTGGAAATACGTCTAACAAAAGTGATCTGCGATGAGCAAATTCTGTTAGATAATGCTTTAACTTGGTTTTTTGTTCCATTGTTGATTCTACTGCTAAAGTTTCTTTGATTTCTTGGTCATGATATTTATATTCAATTTGACATAACTGTGTCTTGGACTCAGGATCTAACACACTGGCACTTAGATATGCAGGATCGTTGCAGGGATTTAACAAATCTTTGTCAGTTGAATATTCCCGTTGAAAATCATCGAATCCATGCACAGTTAAATTACTCAACACACTACAAAATCTATAGTCAAACTGTGCGGCTATCAAATCCAAGTTACGTCTAAACTGATCCCAGGTATTACCATGCCTGTTAAATTCGTATAATGCACCTGTGTTTTCTGCACTGACAGTAAATGTAGTGCTTTTAGGTAACTGTGACAATATCTGTGTTAATCGCTTGGTATTAACTCCTAGGCCTGTAAAAATATCAACGGATCCTGTTAGTCCTGTTACCAACTCTGTTAGTCCATTGTATAAAAATGGCTCGCCACCGGTAATTTCTATTTGCTTGACTGTTTTAAATCTTTTTATTTCTGACAAAATAGTTTGGTAACTATCGCTGGCTTTTATAGCAGGTTGTCCTAGTTGTAACACAATTCTATCGTTGGCTGTGATTTGATATCTTGGCTCATCAAAATATGCACCGTGATCTTTAACATCACGTAACCAAGCAGTACTGTACTGTTTACAGCAATAACTACAGGTTAGATTGCAATCGCTACCAACATTGATGTGTAACACTTGAGGACCAGCATAGATATCTGTGTGTGTTCTTTCTCCAGAATTCATCAGAGTACGTCGGCTGGGCAATCCACGACGTTCAGCTGACCAACAAGTATCTTCGCAACTTGCCACAGGCTCGTTGTTTAACATTGCTTGTCGTTCTTGTATTAGTACGGGCGTGTTAAACAACTGTCCTGGGTTATTTCTAAGCCAGGACAAGTCAATCTTGGTAGCTGTAGCAGCACAGCACGAATTCATAGTTCTTCGTTCAGGCTCTACAGTTAACCACCAAAATTTTTGCGAGCAATAATTACTCTGCGACATCAACCTCTTTTTTAGACTTCTTTGGCTTGTCTTCAACCACTGCGTCTAATTCAGCTTCTAGTTCTTCAATGTCCACTGACTTCTGATGTGGATTGGCAACAAAATCTACCATGGCCTTGTCCAAGCATGAATCTTCGTTGCGTTCCCATGCCTTGCGAAACTTCTTGATAATTTCACCTGTAGCCAGTGTATACACCAGGCTGTTGCCTTCTTTCTTCAGCAAGTCTTTGCCTTCAAATAGGTCAACCAAACCCGAGTAAGGATTCATACCTTCTTCGTACGGAATCTTGACCTGAACAGATTCAAATGGTTTGGCATAGCGTGTTTTCATGATCTTGCAAGCGGCACGGATGCCTTTTACTTCTGAAATCTTGTTGCCATCCTCATCTTCTTTGAGTTTTAACTTACGCATAGCTACAACAATAGAGCTTGCATAGATAAAACCTTGTCCTCCTGATATTTTGTCGTCCGGATCAAACATGTCCTGTGACGCATAAGTGTGTGCTGTTGTTACTAGGCCAATATTCAAGCTACCAAACATGTTTACGCAATTACGTACCAGGGCGGCCAGTGCCTTGGGCTTACGACCCATGTCACCTTTCATGTCCCCTGCTTCGAATTGATTTACATCCGTGGGGGTAAGTAGCATACCCAACGAATCTACTACAAATAGTACTTTGGGACGTTGATCTTCTGGTAGTGTTTTGTATTCTTTGACAAACTCCGAGATCATCTTGCCCACATCATCGATCATGGCCATGTTTAGTTTGAGTAACTTGTCCTCACTGGTATCTACATTTAATGCATGTAGCCATTTCTCGTCGAGTGCGTTTTCGCTATCAACCAGGATCACATAAATGCCTTGCTTTTGTGCATTGGCTACCAAGTTGCCCGAACAAATAAAACTTTTACCTGCGCCAGACTCGCCAGCAAACACAGTAACTTTACCTAGTGGAACACCTTTGTTAAAGTCTCCTGAAATTAGATAGTTGAGAGCATAGTTATTTGTACTGATCCAATCTGTGGGATCGGTAAAGCCAACGCTGATACCGTCAATACTTTTGGTAATGCTCTTGCGAAATTTTGATACGTCAAATGGTTTAGCCATGATAGTTTTCCTTGATGTTATATAAATCTTTAAATATTTTACTGCTGTCTACTTTACGTCTTTGATCCAATGTATATAGCTCTGCCATTGAACCTAAGAAATCTTTTTCGAATGGTTGCTCAATGTAATGTAGCATGTTACGGTAACTATCTTCTAATAGATAGCCCGGGCTTTCATTGATCCTAGCTTCCAAAGTGCTCTTAACTGATTGTAACACAGAGTCTGGCAAATGTCTAATGTTTAGGTATTCTGGCTCTAATAGTGCACCAATCACAAATGCATTATTATGGAATCCCTGTGCTTTTAGGAGATCCACACAACCAAATATGCTTTGGTAGTTTAATAGGAAGTGTAGCATATTAAACGTAATTTTATGATCAAGTGAGTTTATGTGTTTTAAATTGTCTTGGAAATCTTGCCAACGACCACCGTGTCTAACGTACTCAAACTCATCTTCCGTAGTTTCTACACTCACTGTCCAGTGTACATTACGAAACTCACATATACGCTCAAATACTCGGGTATCTACTTTACTTAGATTTGTGTTGATACGTAAGTTTACATCAGGATCTAACAGGTCTAGCAACTCTAAGTTTTCCCGCATCAGCAGAGGCTCGCCGCCAGCTAGATAAACATGCTCAAGTTGATCGGCACGGTCAAATATATACTGTTTAAAATTGGCACGTTGTTCTTGTGTCGGTGTTTGTTGTTTGATATCCAATTCATCTGCCCAACGGCTGCTAAACTCTGGATTACAATATACACAAGCAAAGTTACACAAGTTGGTCCAACGTACATCAATGGTTTTTAAATCAAAGTTTCCAGCACGATATGTATCCAAGCTGACATTTTTTAATTCTCGTATGTAAAACTTACGATCGCTGATAATATCAAATCCTTTTTTACCATGCTCTAAATCATAGCATGTGCGGCACGAAGGTACCGCAACATCTGATACAATTTTATTTTGTATCAGTACATTGGTGTTGCCATGTACTACTTGTTCTATTGGAGTGTCTTTGATATTGCCAATAGTACCAGCACTACGAATACAATTTTTGACTGTACCATCAAATCCGTTGTACATGAGGCCAGTCCAAGGTATAGGACAAAAATATGGATTAGTTAATACGTCCTTGGGTGTCATGTCAATGAGATGTCCGGTATAATAAATCCGTTAGCTTCTGCTGTAGAAAAAAGTTTAACTAGTGTACGTGCCCATTCTGCTGGATTGATTACTTTACCTGGACGCACCAAAGTTATATTTGGACCGGCGGCATTCATATAACGCAATTGATGTACTGCTTGTTCTAGTGCAACCTTTTGCAATCGATATTGATCCATGCCTTCTATAACACTAACTGGTTGCTGTGCCATCATTGTGCTAATAACAATAATATGCTTTTGCGTATTATTCCAGCGACGATACACTTCAAACAACAATTCAGTTTGTGCAAAACCTGCTTGTGCATTGTTAATAAACACATCGCACGGCTCAATCAAGCTGGCAATCTTGGGAGTGTTGCGTATGTTGTTACCTTCGCGAGTGCTCAAACCAACAATCTCGTTGCCATAGTATGCTTCGGCCAGAGCTTGACCAATGCCTGCTGTGTGTCCTGTGATTGCTATTTTCATTCGATACCCCGTAATTGTTTTTGTTGTTGTATATATGCTTGTACTTGTTCTTGATTCTTATTATTGACATCTAATTCTTTGGGCTCTTTTAAATAAGCATAGCCATGATCGATTCCGTGTTCCTCGGCAAACTTTTTTATATTGGGCAAATCGTGCAAGTTCAACACACTAACTGTGGTCCACAAGTTTAGTTTCACAGGCATGGTTTTATATCGCATTAAGTTTTGATAAAATGTCGCCCACTTGATAGGCCAACGCACATATTCAAACACTGAACCGATACCATCACAACTCGCTGTGACCGTGACTTCTATGCCACGGCCGGCAATCTCTGTTAGCTCTTCTAACACCACGTTACAATTGGTATTAAGTCTCAGTGTACGCAAGTTCGAAGGCAAGTTGGCCAATAGTCTTCGATAGTTTTTGCTATAACTGGGTTCGCCGCCGTTGATATCCAAATGCACAATACGATCTTGTGGCAAATCCCAAAAACGATTACTGTTATCTATTATAGTAAAAGTGCCACTGGTCAACGCACCTATCCTGGTGCTACATTCAGGACTGCAAGTCAGACAAGCGGCATTGCATACATTGTCTAATACTCCGCCTACTTGTAAATAATCCCTCTGCGTTTCTAGGGCATCCACAGCAATGGCGTGTATTCTTATACTGCTAGGCGACTCTTGCTCGACTTCTTGACAACGTCGACATTCTACCGGCCACTCACCTTGTTCAAACTGTTCACGTATTTTACGCAACCAGCGACTGTTATTCATTTCTTCAAGGCTATCAAACTGTGCAGGATTGACCATGTGACCACAGCGGCTTACTGTGCCATTGGGGTTAAAGCGAACAAAGTGATCTAGTCTAGGACATTGCATATTTGAATGCTCCGATCAATAACTTCATCGTACAAAGCATGATGATTGTCTTGAACGAATCTAACGATTTGTTTGAGTGGAACTGTTTGTCCCATAAAATCTTCGTAAAGTATTTTATCTAATTGTAGATAATATTTTAATTTTTGATTGGTGCCGAAATAGTCTATCAGCGTTCGATCTCGTGCCAGCACATTCCATGTGTGTTCTGTGGCCGTGTGTAATTCTTCTATGGGTCTAAAGTACATCCAAGCATCGGTAAACTTTTGCAGATTGACGATCCAATGGAACTGCAAACTAAAATGACTGTTTAAAAACAAATACTGGTCGATCATGGTCAGTGCAGTTGCACGATCAAGGTGTGGATTTTGTCTTAGGTATGTTTGCACTCCGCTGACATAGCGTTCAAAAGGTTCACGTAAAAATATTTCAACTGTACGCAACTCCCGCATTTCAAAGTAATTGAGTTTTCTAGGGTTGGCAGCAAGTAAACTACTGCTACCATTTTTAAAAATAGGATAGACATAGCGATCGGTCCCTACTTCAAGGATCTCGCATTGGTCTGGAAAGAGTATGGGGTCTAGATAAGACAGCATAGGAAATGTGGGGGACCGTCTCCCCCACTGACACAAGCAATATTACTGTTTCTGACGGTTACGAATCATTGCCAAAATGTCTTCAGCACGTTGGCTGGATGGTTTGGCTTCTGCAGCCGGAGTTGCTATCGGTGCAGTTGGAGCAGGTACATCATCTTCTTCCGCTGGTTCTGCCGCCACAGCTGGTGCTGGTGCACTTTCTGCGGCTGGTGCAACGTTAGGAACATCCAAGCCATATGGCTTGTAGTAAGCACCCCAACGATCTGGATCGTATGGTTGGCCATCTACTGATGCTTCAAACATTTCTTTGAGAACCTTGAGCTCTACTTCGCTGGGTTTCTTAGGCAAGAAGTCTGACAAGTTGAACAGGCCATGCTCATCAATTGCGGCTTGTTCTTCTGCTGTCAATGCTGACTCTTTGCGGCTCCACTTAGAAGTTGAGTAGTCTGCGTAGCCACCTTTGCTTGTTTTAACGATTTGGAAATCCAAACCACGTTGCAAGTCTGTTGGCAATTCTTCCATTTCTGGATCCATCAATGCAGCCTTGATGATGTTAAAAATCTGTGGGCTGATTGTAAAGCGACGGATTGGGTTGGCTGGAACCTTGTCGTCACTCAGTGCGTTTTCACGTACAAAGCCTTGGAACACATAAGATTTTTTCTTCCAGTACTTGCGACCCATTTCCTCTAGGCTAGGATCTTTGAACCACGGACGAACTTCTGCCAAGATTGGGCAAGCTTCGCCGTACATTTCCATACATGGAACTTGTACAACCACAGGCTTACTATCTGCTTGACCTTTGACACCAGCAAATGGTAGTCGGATCATTGCACGTTCAGCCCAAAAGAAGCTGTTCTTGGTGTTGCCGTCTGGGAGGAATCTAATGCGTGTTGTGGAACCTTCTGCGATGTTCCAGTGTGGATAGATAGCGTTGTCGCCACCTGATTGTCTGTTACCGCCTTTGTTGCCTTCTGATGCTTGGAGCTTTGCTCTGATTTCTGCTAATGTTGTAGCCATGATAATTTCCTTTTATAAAATGTGCCATAATATTTTTACTGCTTTGCCATGTTGCACATACCGTAGTATATGCTAATATATTTAGTCCTGTCAAATGTTTTTTAAGACTTTTTTACAGTTTGGATATATTTGTTGTAGAGCTCGCAATTTTTGGATGCCAATTGATACAATGCGTCCATATGTTGTTGCCTACTAGGACTAGTATACAACACTTGTAGGCTATGCGTCAACCTTTTTATTCGATCATATGGATGTTGGGCTTGATCATATGATTCATCGATAATGCTATCAAATGTTTGGAATCCCATGTTGCGTAATCTAGCCAAACTGCCTTCGCCGCTGACCAATACAAATGGTTTTCCGGTTGCCAAACAGTTGGCAGTCTTTTCAGTAAACCAAAAATCACTGATGCTGTCTGTTTCGCTTATGATTTCGATTTGGTATCGATTCCATACGTTGTTGTAGTTGCGACAAGCATCATACCAATCAATCATGCCCATGAAATGGGTACTGTTTAAATCTCGATCAAAAGTTTTTTGTTCGAGCCAGGCCAATTCTTTGGTGTACTGATTGTTAAAGTGTTTTAATGAGTCTTGTATAAAAGAAACTTTGGGTTGAAATGTTATGTAAGTATCATCGGGAAATGCTTGATCTAATTCATATGCCAAGCGAAATCTATTTAAATTGTATCGGCCAAGCAAACTGCCCACAAACTTTGCGTTGCTAATATTGCGGTCAAATTCCTTAGGCAAGTATTGATTGACACTGACAAAGATGCCCAAAGACAAACAATCAATTTTAAAATTGCTATCAGGATCAGGATCGTGTGTTTCTATTGTTATTTTATTGTGTGGTATACCAACCTTGTTGCAGAGAAATTCAATAAACTGACCAAATCCGCTAAAATCAAAATTTTCCCCATCCCATAATCTAATTAATACTTGTTGTCCAGTATACTGTTGCCCAAGTATGTCTAATAGTATGTCTTTTCTGGTGATAGAATAATCTTTATGTACAAAAAATTGTCCAAGTATTAAAATGTCTGTATCGGTTACGGTAACTGCTTGTTCTATCATATTTGTTTTAGCAAGTAGTTGGCCCAAAGTTCATGACCATACTCTGTGGGATGACGGCTATCTTCTTTGTAAGTGTATTTGCAGGCGTCTAAAATATCAACTCTAGCCAATGCTTGATCAATCACAGCTGGAGTATCCGGATAGGTGTAATTGTAGTTTAGTTGTTTGATGTGCTCGCTGACCACTATGTGTGTGTCGTTTTGTATGCGATTGTTGGTTATAACTTCTAGCCAATTGCGATCACACACGTTTAATTTTGTTGGGCGACTATCAGTAAAGTTGTGTGCTACAACAAATTTTATACTGGGATATTTTTTTTCCAGTTGCTCAATGTCACTGTAAGTACGATCTAACATTGCAATCAGATTGTTGTGTAATGTATCTAGTTCAGGTTTTAGCCAATTTATTTCTTCGTGGCGTCCCGATTCTGTTAGAGTGATAATGCACACGGTATTTTTGCCATGCACATGTCTTGACAACAGTTGTGCCAACCAGGCGCACATCATATGGTTACTAATGCCTGGCAAGGCCAAATTGATCCAATCTGCTCCAATTTCTTCTGCTATTAACCCGCCATACACATGGCATAATCTATGTTCTGGGTCATCGCGGCCATCACGTACTCGTGTTTGGCCTAGGCTATCTCCGTATGTCCAACTATCGCCTACAGTTATAAGTAGTTGTTCGCTGTCAACACAACGATAATGATACGGATTATTGACCTGGGACCATTTGGGAATATCAACTATAGTATTAAACATAGCTGGTTAAATCTAATTCATACAATCTTTTCCACTGATCGTATGCATACTTCCTAAAATGATTTTTGTTGTATTGACAACGACCAAAATATTTTTGTTGATATTCTTGTGCAGGATTACCAACAGCATTTATAGCGGCAATAGCCACTTGAGCATATTGATACTGTCTACGTGGGTCGCCGGTGTTTTCATCAATAGTGGTATAGTTAAATACATCATCAAACACATCAAATCCCTGTTGCTTAAGGTGTTTACGTAAAGGTGCTTGTCCGTAGACAAAAAATGGTCGCATGCCAAGTATGGGCTTGAATGTTTTTTCACTGGCAAAAAAATTCTTGGGATAATAGTTGTTGAATTCTGTTTCAGTAACCAAACATAACAAACTATTTTGCCAAATATTCATATCGCCTAGGCTAAAAATATCGTTGCGTATTTTATGACTGACCCAAGTTTCGTCAGCGCCAAGTTGGCCGTATTCATCGTGTATGCCCTGTACATCGTCAAATGTTTCGTTTAATGTTATGGCACGATCACCCGGCAAGCCAAGACTTACAAATCCTTGTTGTTGTAGGCCAGCGGCCAACAATTCATTTACCAACGACACTCTGTGCGGATGTGGTTTGCGATTCAAGCATATAAACTTACGAGCTGTGTCCATAACAGGAACATGATATTCTTCGTAGTTTTGAAAATACAAATCACACACCATGGCCCAGAAGTCCAAACGATATTGGTCAGCATTGCCCAATATAAGATACGGGCGACCCGATTGTTCAATGGTTCTAAATATTCTAGGCACAGCAGGATCTACAAAATTATGACAGATAATAAAATCAGGGTCAGCGGCTTCAATTTTTTTGGCTATGTCATTTTCGTGTAGCCAGGTAGGATTGATAAACATCACACGTTCGCAACCAAGCTGTTGTTGTGCTTTGTTTTCTAGTATGTTACGTATTAGTTGTTCAACTCGGCCGGCTTTCCATGCATAGGGAAACCCGTTGGTATCTTTGATAATTTGCATTTTGGATAACTTGTTTAATAAGTTATTTACGAATTCCTGCTAGACTACGAATAAAATCTAGGTCGGTGTTTTCCATGGTCATGTTGCTGACGTTTGGATGATCGGGTTGTGATCCGTATTGATCTTGAGGATCGGCTTGTCTTGGACTCACTGGCAATGCCTGAGCTGTTTGTGCCGCATCTGCGTTGTTACGACCAAACTCAATTTGATTCAACAATGCGGGCATGTTGTCATTGATCCAGGTTTTGATCAAGGGTCTTGCATCAGCATCGGGCCCTTGACTGTCTGCCAAGTGATACACAGCATCATACAAGTCATCATCACCAATGAGCGGTTGCAATGCAGATACTGCATCAACTCCGTCTATGCCAACAGGCACACTGGATTGCAACAATGCTTTTAATGCCAAAACTTTGTCTTTGTTGTCAGGGGTAGCCCAAGTGCCTTCTGTGACTGTGTCGGCCCATTCTTCCAGTTCTGCACCCAACTGCTCGGCCGATTCTGACTTGTATTTTTTGTAGGCTTTGAACACGATAGGAAGTGCTTCTGTAAAACGATCATCATAGATTTTTTTAACAAAACGTTCACGCAAGGCATCCACATCTACTTCGTCTTCGATAATGGTGTTTTCTGCTTGCCAATTTTCAAAGTAGCTACGATAGCCGCGTGCTCCACGCATTTGACGTAGTGTACGTTTTAATTCATCGTAATGATGAACAGCAGATTTAGTCATGTCCATTGTTTCTTTATCTTCAAATTGACGATGTTTAGTGCTGCGAACAAAATGTCGCATGTCGGCCATTTCTTTTACAATACCGTTGATGTGTTCAGCTATTTGATCATACATGGTGCCGCCGGCATTTAAATGTTCTGCCAAGGCATAGGCACCATGTAGGTTTGTATGGTCCAGTAAGAAGCGTTCGCCGCGGTCAGTTTCTAAGAAGATTTCTTGTATGCGTCGTGCCCGAGCACCATGTATATCGTCGTTTACTTTGTCTTTGTGACGGATTAAAATTTTGGTTGCGCCTTTGTCAGCAAAGCTGTTGTAAGGACGTCCCGGAGTTCCGTATAATCTGCTTTCGGTTACAGCAACATCTTTGCTCGAGAATGTGTCATCTGCTTTGCTTTGTTGTTTAACGTCTTTGAGATCTAGGTTAGATTTGTTAATATCACGTGTGTCAAATGTCAGCAAGTTACGCTTGGCAAACTTGCGTAGGCCGCGTAAAAATCCATACCATTCTTTGCGTTGTTCTCTATCCATCTCGCCTGAGATGTTCTGTCCAAAATATACTTTCAATGTGGTTTCATCAATAAGACTGATTGTCACTGTGCCAAATTCTGCACCATCTTCGCCGGTATAGGTAAAGTTAAAAAAACGAGCCTTAGAAGGGTCTGAGCTAGCCTTGGCTTTTTCGTCGCCCAGCGTTACGTTGCTGAAGCGTGAGCGAATTTTGTCAAATAGTGCAGAGGAGATTGATTCAATTTCTTTCATAGTTATATTTATCAGATCATGATAAAGGGCATGGGCACTATAAACTCGTTGCTGTCTTTGATTTCAGCATCCAGATTTGCATCATAGTTTTGTAGGGTTTGCATCATGCGTAGGGCTAGTAAAGTTGACATAACTAGGTCGTCGGTTTCACCTATTTTGGCTGCAAAACTATTGCCATGAGCAACAAAGGTTTTTAACTCTGATATCAGAGCTTTACTAGCAATAATCATACGGCGGGTTTCTACTAGACTCTTGAGCTTGGAACAAGCAGTTAATTTTGATTTGTTGGTAGTGTTAAATCCTTTGCGGAATCTGCGTACATTGCCGGCTCGGGCAGTTTCACTTAGGAATACCCCACGTATGTTTTCTTCGCCAATTTCTTCGATCACGACCAATGCGGCTTCGCCTAAGGTGTTGTTCTCTACGCTGTAGTAAACATTGTTTGGTGATCCGCTGGCATCAGATATATACTGACAAATTTCTTGCAAGATACGTACCTGACGCTGTATAGGAGTTTTGTTATCACGCCACTCGGCCACTTGTTTAAGTCCAGGCATTTCAAATACTTGTAAGGCCGCAGGATCTCCACCGGTACCTAAACTGGGATCAAGTGCTACAAAGTAAGTGTGATCTCGTTCAGGACGTTTGTACCAACGCACTTGGCCCTGTCGTTCAAACGGATCGATGCCCGACATCTCAGCCAGGTGCAAGGGATTGATTAAGGTCTCATCAAAGATAATAAATTCACATTCCATCTCACGACGGAAACGTTCTTCACCCAGTTGTGCTCGCATGTTTGCAGCCCAGGCTTCATCTCGTTCAGGATGTTCTTCCCATTTGCTACGGAATGCTTTGAATCCGTTGACACCCACTTCTGTTTCATTGCCGTTGATGTCAATGCACTTGTTGGCGCCACGCCAGATCTGTGCAAATTGATCTTCGTCACTGTTTGGTGTGCTTGTGATAATACATTTACCACCAGTGGCCAAGGTAGGAGTAATGGAAGTCCAAAAGTCTGCGGCAATGGTGGGGCGAACAAACGCAAACTCGTCGCAGTATAGGAGTGATATACTCATGCCTCGTCCGGTGTTTTCTGTTGTGGTTTGACTTACTATGCGGCTACCATTTTCAAAGTCTAAGCTACCTTTGTTGTAACTGGTTACACCGGCTCGGATATAATCCGGACAGTTTTCATAAGCATAACGGACACGTTGCATGATCTCTTGAGCACCTAGGTACTTGTGAGCAGCTACCAAGATGGTTGTATCTGGCACAAACATGGCATACCATAGCAAGTAGCCAGCGGCCGTGGTCGATTTGCCCGTTTGTCTTGGCATTAGGCTTATACTGAATCTATAATGATGATAAGACTCAATCAATCGTTCTTGGTATTCAAAAGGATGATATTGTATGGCACCGCGGGTAGGGTGTTGTATAAAGAAATAGTTCTTCATAAAGTAATCTGGGCCTGTTACAGGATCAGCACAGCGGGCTAACTCTAAGATCTGTTGCTCAGTGTAAGACATCCGTTTGTACGGTGCCTTGATAATTGCAGTCTCTAACTCTTTACTCATATAAGTATATTTAATGTCAGATACATTGTTACTCAATCAAAATTACCAACCAATTAGTGTGCTACCCCTTAGTGTTATCAATTGGCAACACGCAATCAAACTCATGTACCTGGGTCGTGTTCATGTGTTGGAAACCTATCCCAATTGGATAGTACACTCAGAACGCCTGGCTCTAAATGTGCCCAGTGTTTGTGTGACCCGAGACTACTTTCACTACAAACAGGCTGTTAAATTCAGCAGATATAATCTTTACATGCGAGACTTATTCAAGTGTCAATATTGTGATGATGTGTTTGACTACGAAGATCTGACCATTGATCATGTGAAACCTCGTAGCCTGGGTGGCAAAACAGTCTGGGAAAATTGTGTTACCAGTTGTAAAACTTGTAATCATGCCAAAGGCAGTCATTTGCTATTGCCCAAGGTAAAACCGTACAAACCAGATTATTATAGTCTAGTTGGACAATGGAAGAAAATGCCGTTTACAGTTAAACAAGATTCGTGGAATCAATACTTGGGGTTAGATAAGCGAGTAGCTTAAAGGAAAATAAAAATGAAAATAGCCATTACCGGACATACCCTGGGAATTGGAAAAGCCTTGGCAGAAGTATATCAACAACACGGACATGCTGTAGTTGGGTTTAGTCGATCCACAGGTCACGACATTTCGACTATTGATGGTCGCACACGTATTATTACAGAATCAGCCGATTGTGATTTATTTTTCAACAATGCTCATGCCGACTTTTCACAATGTGATTTATTATTTGAGTTATGGATGTCTTGGAAAAATCAAAAAAAATATATTGTAAACATTTCATCTGCTCACAGCGTAAAATGGGTATATTTTTTAAAAGATCAGGTCAGTGATATCAAGTATTGTAGCGTTAAAAAAGCACTAGAGGAATCTGCAGAATTTTTGTGGAACCAATTGGATTGGCCCGCAGTATCAATCGTTTCTCCGTGTCGTACAGATACTCCCAGAGTAGCACATAGAGATTGGAGTAACAAAGTTGATCCGACGGAATTTGCTAACCTGGTATATACCACGTTGATTCAGAATAATTTTAGAGTGCAGAGATTAAGCCTGGCCAACAGACCCATCGATTAGTTGTTGTTAGGGAAACTTCTGGGACGATACTCAGGATGTTTGGTTAGATATTCTTCTACCTTGTCACGCAGGCTACCTGTCATATAAGGCAAACTAAAATTAATCAAGAACCATAGATCAGTTCCAGGCATGACATGATATTCTTTTAATAGGTCATTGCGTTCTTTGGCGGTATAACTGATGTTACTGCCCACAGGACTCTGTATGCCTGCTTCGGCAGCTTGTGGTACTGTGTTATGACCGGTGTACATGCCAGCACCAGCTTCTAGCAAGCCTGTTATCCCAGCAAGACGTTTAATTTCTGCCAGATCGTTTGTATCCATGACCGCATCAGCGTCGCCTGATTCCCCAGGCAATACAAAGTCCGCTTGTGTTATGCGATACTGTTTCATTTTAGTTTACGGATAGGCCCACGTGCTGTTACCGGGCTTTGATTGTTAACAATATCTAATTCTTTTGATTCTTTGCCGGTGTTGTTTCTACTGGTGTAGCCCATGTTTTTGGCTGCACCTTGTATTATTTCACGCTCAGCGTCGGTATAAGCCACTGTTACTAATTCTGGGCCAGTTGGGCCTTCGGTGTCTGTGTCACGATGTGGTTGTGCTGCCATGCTTAGACCAAATCTATAAGCGGCATACGGGTTGTTATTGGTTTCTGGCCAACTGGCTAGATCAGGGATTGCGTTTATCGCAGCTTTGCGAAACTTACTTTCCTGGACAATTTCGACAATTTTCATTTTGGTTTACGGATAGGACCTTGAGCTTTAACTGGACTCTTGATGTTAATCAAATCTGTTTCAAACGATCCATCACCGGATTGTTGTTCGGGTGTTATCCCTAGATAATTCTGTGCAGCACGGATTTTATCATTGTCGGCTTCGCTGTAACCAATGGTAGTGAATCTTCCGCCAATGGGTCCGTAGGGTTTCAATGGTAGGTCAGGTGCACCAGCCAATGCAATACCATATCGATAGGCACCGTAGGCATTGTTGTTGTTGTCTAGTTCGTCCCAGGTTTTCAAATTTGGGATAGCACGTATGGCACTGGGACGCAGTTTTGCACGTCCTGTTTTTGCCTGAGCTTCTTGGATGATTTCTGTTATTTTCATATTACCAGGCCCTGCATGACCAATAACGTGCTTTGGTGCGTGGACCAGGATTGGCACAGTTGTGTCTAGCACGGAAGCTCTTTCGACGTTTTGGATTAGATTTTTTAATCTTCATGGTTTTGTCGCCAAAATTTACTTTGACTACTTTGCCAGTTTTGGGATTCTTTACGTACACCTTGGATTTTTTAACATCGCCCTTCATGGGACGACCCAACGGAACTTCACGGCCTTGATATTTGGCTTCAGGTACGTCATCTTCTTCTACTGCTTCTTCTTCTGAATGAAGATTGATGTGATCGTAGTGTGAGCTGTGATCTCTTGAGTAAGTTTCTAATAGAGAAACTACAGAATCTGTGCCGGCAATTACAATACCGTCTTCCACGATGGCAATGACTTCAGATTCAATCACTTCTGTTGGACTTAATTCAAGATCAAACAAATCGCCCACAATTGGATTGTTGTGGGCGTGTTCTGCGTCAGAGACATAGTCTTTGAAGCTTTTCATTAGTTGACTTTCTTAATACTCTCGTATTCAGCAGCTAATTGAGCTTCCAATGAAAGTGTTGCTTCGCTTACACGGTTACCTTTGTTGGTAAAAGGGTTTGCGGCCTTGTTGGCAGTGGCAGGATCTTGACTCTTTTCACGATTCATGTCGTCACCTTGTGTGGTGATTGTTTTGATACTGGCATACTTGGGACGAGGCTTGTTGACTGCTTCGGGAGCATCAGCAACATCAACCTTAGCTTCATCAATGTCTTTGGTTTTGATAGCATTGGTGCCAGGAATCTTGTCGCCAATTGCGACATCGTCGTCTGCTAGCCCCGCTGTGAATGCGTTGCCTTCGTTGGGTTCTTCAGTGATTTCATCTGTGTTGAAAATTTGACCAAATGCATTGAACTTGTCTTTGCCTGACTTCTCTGCAGCAGCATCTTGTTGTTTGATATATTCGCCACGACTGACTTCGCTTAGTCCAGCCAATTTGGCCAGTTCATCCAGTTCAGACGCTAGTGAATCTTCTTCGTAGTAGTTACGACCTTGACCTTTTAACAATGCTGATTTGCCTGGGATTTGACTTGCTGGCAAGTTGCCTGGAATACCCATTGGTGTCTTAGGAGCATCTTTAACGTGTGCAAACGGATCAGGGCGATCAAATTGGTCCATTTTACTGGGCACTTGTGCGGCTTCGTCAGCGACCATTTTGCCATGATAACCCTTGATCTCCATACAGTCACGTAACAACTCACTGCAATGACCTGTTTCTTTAAACACTTTCATGTCGTTACTGAGTTCAGCCAACATTTCGTCAACTGTCTGATGTTTTTCTTTTAACAAGTTAGCAAAGTTTACACCTTCAGTAAGTCTATGTGCTAGATTGTCCATGCTTTCTGCCACTGATTTTTTGGAATCTTTTTTTGCAACTGTTTTTTCAGCATCTGGTTTCACACGACCGAATGGATCATGACCCATTTTGTTTTTGCTGGAGAATGGCAAACTGTCTTTGCTACTTTTCTCTCCGGTACTGTGTTTGCTTGGACGACCGCGGCCACGCTTCTCACCTGTGTCGGCTTTCTTGGCATGCTTGCGTGGACGACCACGCTTGCCTTTGTTTTCATCATCTTTGTCTTCGTCATCATCACTTTGATAACCAGGATAATCTTTTTTAGTATGACGGGTCACACCATCTTTGTGACTGACTTCGCCGCCTTTGTGTGTGGTTGCTTTTTCTTCAAAAAATCTTTCGTCTTGCAACAGTTTATCTACTTGGCTTGTGGAGATATTGAACTCGTCGGCCACTTGCTCAATGGCTTCTTCTGGTTCCATTTCATAACCTTTTTGCTGATAAAAAGTATCATTTAGTTGTGCCAATCGAGCACGGATTTTTTTCACTAACTCAACTGTTGGTTTTACTTTGACTTCTTCCATCTTGGTATGTTCACAACTACCTTCGGTCATGCCACATTCGTTGCATGTGCCTTCTCCAACGTGTTGCGGTAAACCTTTGTGCTTGGTAGCGGCAAAGTCCGTGGCATCTTTTTTGCCCATTGATTTGGCTACCTTGGCTACAGCTGGACTGGCGGCCTTAGAACCTTTTTGTGCGGCGTGAACCATGCCCATGAATTTTTGTTGAGCTTGGCTAACTGCCTTCTCTTCAATTTTACTTTTGGCAAATTGTTCAGCTAGGCGTTGCTGTACTGAATCAACTCCAGCAAGGATACTACCTTGTGCTTCAACGCTTTCGCGGATTTCTTTTACAAGAGCAAAACGCTTTTCTTCTGCGGTTGGCTTGAGTGCTTCTAGTTTGCCTAGAATACTGTAGATGTTATCGTGTGAATGATTGTTGCTCATGTTTACTTTCCTTTTGCCTTGTGTACTTTGTTTTGGTTTGTGCCAACTGGACTGGTGGTGCCAACATTTTCTGCTGTCATTACGCCAGTGGTTTTTTCAGTAGCGGCAAAATCAAATTTGCGACTTTCCAATTCTTTGATCAAACTACCAATACGAAGTTGTCCGGCTAACTCTTGACCGCCTTCGTCAGCTTTTAACTCTTCTTCATCCAGCAAAGCACCTTCATGATCTTTGCCACGTGCTTCTGCTTCGTCTGTGTTGACTGCGTCACCTAAGGTACGTACACAGATCCAGTCTGGATTCAATTGAGCACGTTCTTTGATTGTTTGGCGGATCTGCGGAACTGTGACAGGGTATGCAACTTTGATGTCAAATGTCCAACACTCGCAAGGACCCCATTGTGGGAATTCACGGTGTTCTTGTATGGGCAAACTTTTAACAGCACTGACGCTTTCTAACTGATAAGTTTCCAGTGCATGTTTAATGCGGTCCATTACTTCCCCTTTGGGGTTAATGGTAGCTAGTTTGATACGAAACTCGTATGGCTTGTTTAATTCGGCGATGTAAGTTTGGAATGGTTTCATCATTATAATCCTATATTCAGTATTTATACTTTTTTGTTTAATATTTGTTTTAGCAATTCGTTGCGATCCAGCACAACTCCTTGCCCGTCTATGGCTGCTTCCACTGGATCTTTGGCATCTTTTTTGATCTGGTGATCCAGCTTGGCTTTGGCCAACTGTAACTGTACCATTTTTAACTTTTTATCTAGCTTGGCAGTTTTGGCTGTGATAGCGTGTCCCAACATTACACCAGCTGTTTGTAAGATAACACCCGAAAAGCGTGGCTCTACATTCATGCCCAGATCTATCAGATCTTCAGCTTTGCTCTGTGCCAACTGTGCCAATTCATCCAGCTCGGTATCACCGGTGTCTAAATTGTGTACTGTGGGTAGTGCAGCATCAATCTTATCTATAGCAAGATTAACTTCGGTGATTATGTCGCGGTTTTCTTCAATTATCTGCTCGGCTTCTTCGGCAGTAGCATCCGTGGATGGTAGGTTAAACAGCTCTTCTAATTTTTTAGTCATAGCAATATTTATTTGCTACGGCCTTGGTGGAAAATCATATCTTCGGTGACAACTCTAAAGGTCATTCCGTGTGCTCGAGCCCAAGCACGAGCAGCCTCCCATTTGGCCATGTTCAATATGGCACTGGCTTGATCACGTATGTTTTTGGCGCCTTCTAGCGTGGTTTCTTTTTTGGGTTTGACTTCGACCAATTCAGCACGTTGGGCACCGCCAGCATCTTGATAGGTAATCAAAAAGTCTGGAACATAAATGGTATTTTTACCTGTCAACGGATTGCGATAGTTGATATGTACTGCCTCGCTAGCCCAGTTGATTATGCTGGGATTGTTGTCACAGAATTGCATAAAAACAAATTCCCAGCTGCTTCTATATGTAGGCGTTTTATTGCCCACATACTTGGCAGGGTTCTGTATTTGAAATTTGCCTTGCGAGTATTTGCTCATATCAATACTGTGCGAGAAACCAGGGGATTAGTATTGTTTGTTCGTTTGACGCCAATGGTACTGGTAGGTGCTCGATTGGCGTTTAAGAATGCAGCAAGATAGTTGTTGAGTTCACCAGCTGGTAATTTTTGAAACTCGCTCAGCACCATCATTGGATCCAAGTTTTGTGCTTGTGCTGTGTACAACACCACCGCAGCTAAATTTTTAGCTGAAGTTTTGTTCTGTGTGCGTTTTTCAAAGAAAGCTACAATAGCATCATCAGCTGGCCCTGACGTAAATTCTTTAGAATAGAAATTATTAAAATATTTTCTAGCGTCATTGACAGCAACCGAAGTGTCTGGTGGTGCTAAATTAGTTGCGGTAGAGATTTGATTATTCAAAATAGACCCCCATAGGAAGCTTCACTTAATGCCGCTGTACTAAAACTGGCACTAAATTCGTTAGCAATGTCTCTTGTTAAATCACCAAATGCCGTTGAAATATCGCCGACTAAACTTCCAACTTGGTCCTTGATAAATCCTGATGCTTGATCAATCAATGGTTGTGTTAGCTCAGTTACATAGGAACCAACCTGTTGCATAGCATAGGTGGCTGCCATGTTGGTCACTGTGGCCAGGGCCGCTTGAGGGTTTTGTATAGCTGACGCAATTAGATTAATAGTGGCTCCGCCATTGGGCCCAAGACCTGCGGCTAGTCCACCAATCAGTCCATTGGCCGCGGAGCTTACTACGCCGCCCACGATATTAGACGCTTGTGCTTGTATCTGTTGCTGTATTTGTGCGGCACTGGTAATGCCCTGTGTTAAACTGCCAAGACTTGGCACACTGAATCCACCGGCATTGACTCCGCCCACACCTGCAGAAATTGATGTGCCAGTACCAAACAATCTTCCAAACACACTGGGTTGTGCTGATGTTGTACCGGCACCAAAATTTATGGGTGCGGTTGCATCGGTGTATAGTGGACTAATGCCTGCCAGGTCGGTGATTTGATCTGGCGCACGGTTATATCCACCTTGGCCATTGTCTACCAGGTCTGTTCCGTCTCTTGGAGCAATAGGACTTGGCATCTTGTCATAGTGCAAATCAATAAATCCGCCGGCGTTGTTGGCAGTGGTATAGCCTGTTAGATATTTTACTGTTTCATACTGTATGGTCATTTCGTGACTTAACAAACTGGTTTCGCCATTCACATGATCACCGTGTTTGAACGCAGTGATAGTGGGATTGACCAATTGGTATTCACTAAAATTCTTTTGATACAAGCTGTAAATTCTTATAGCTTGTATGTATTGATAGGCCTGTTGCCCATTTAGGTTGGTACCAACTGTGGGACGTCTTGGACTATAACCCCAATCAAAGCTGGGACGACTGGCATACTTGTGTGGAGTATTATAGGTGGCGTCAGCATAGTCGGGGTCACGAAAAAAGAAACTGTAGTAGTCATACCAGAAATTTCTTACATTGTCGCTTTGGTCATCGTGGAATGATATTTGCACAGGATCATACTTGATGCTATTTTGCACAATGTTTTTACGATTGTAAGCATTGTGTGTTTTGGTGTCGATAGTAAACTTTGGTAGCGTGGCACTTTTGACCAACATGCCTAATTCTCTTGCTGGAGCATTGCCACTACCCATGCTTTTGTATTGCAAGGTTTGATCGGAGATATTTGTAATCAATGGATTAAAATCAAATTCCACATAAAACAAAAATCCATATTTGGGACTTAGTCGGAAATTGTCGTCGGTGAATATTCTTGCCGCATGGCGGTAGTCATACATTTGCCCGCGAGGATTTGTAACTGTATTTGGGTAATTAACTTGAGACGATGATAAATGTTTATTAATGCTCATACTAATATTTATCCAATAAAAAACCCGAGGTTTTTAAGCTCGGGTTAGTTGATAAAATTTATCAATTAGTTAACGCTGTCACCTCTTGGGAAAGTAACAGTAGTACCAACACCGCCACCGATTGTTTGTACAGCATTGTCAAAGCGGATGTTGACTGCAATTTGCACAGGATCATTACTGTTATAAGCCATGTCGCCATAGTCAACTGAACTTAGGAAACAACCTTCTAGGTCCCACTGCTCAAGAATCACCGGAGTTGTTTGACCATTGCCACCGTCTAGGATGTCGAATTCCATACGGAACTTGTAATCAACACCACTTGGTGCAGAGCTTTGTTCCATAAAGTCAAACTGCTTCTGGATCTGTTCACCAATAAGTTTACTGACTTGACCAGTTGCATCATCACGGAAGTTGATTGTGGTTTCTTGCCACTCTGGCTTGCCTTGCAAGTATACTTTGCTGTTATAAACATCAATAGTAACAGGTGCAAATGTTACGTTTGGACGCTTGATATCCACTACTTGCTTGGTTAGTTCTGTGGTTGGGTTAGTTACACCAAGATTATAAAAGCTCGCACGGAAGCGATACTTTAACTTGGGCATCAAAAGACCTTGGCTTGATGCACTTTGGTCATTTGATAGTGGAACTGTAAATTTGCTTAAACTTGCTACGGCCATGTTATTCTCCTATACTCTTATTTATCTATATTCTTAAGTTGACGATGTACCTAGGCTTGCTAACGCACCTGGGTTATACAACGCGATAGGAATGTAAATAAACTCAACATCACGTGCTGGCTCAATCGCAACATCAACATACAGTTGGTTGTTAGCAATGGTGCTAGAAGTGTTATTACTGCTATCACATACCACCAAGAAATCGTAAATACCACGTTTGCTCAAAATGTCGTTTAATGCACTTTCAATTTGAGTTGAGATTGACTTACGTGTGACTTGATCGTTTGGCTCAAACAAGTAACCATTGGATATGGATTTAAATATGGTTCTTAGATAGTTTTCTAAACGAACCACGTTTACACGATTACGTGCTGTACTTGTACCCGACTTGGTCTCTTGACCCCATACCACAATACCAACTCCTGGTAACTGTGTGATTGGGTTGATGTTCATGGTATACAAACTGTCACGTAGACCTTGTCCAATTGAGTTGTGAGTCCATGCGCCTGTGTTGGCATCAACATAACCAACATCTTGAATGTTGCTTACTAGACCACGATGTGTTCCAGCTGGAGCAAACCAAGGATAGCTGACGTTGTCACTGTACAAGAATGTGCGTAACACTGAATAACTTGCAGGAACTGCTACGGTGTTACCAGTCAAGTCGGTTGTTACACCGCTTGGATAGTAAACAGCCAGGTATGGACTTGCTGTTGCTAGACCATTACCGTCTGTGTTGCTGTTCCAATTATTAATTGCTGTGCTTGTAGCAGCCAATGTCATTGGTGTGTCGCCAATAACAAAACCTGTGTCGCCACGATCTGAGTTCAATGTTACTAAATTGTCAATCAACTCTGGGTAACCAGGAGCTACCAACAAGTTAAATTGATACAGGTCTTCGCGAACTTCTAAATTGCTGTCAATAGCACTAGACATAGCAGCAACAACAATGGCTCGTTGTGCAGCTGTACCAGCTTTCATTGATCCATCTGTGTTCAATCCACTGGAGCTAACCCATGCACCAGCTTCTGCTGGCAAACTGGTTGGTAAGCCAATACTGTTAGCACCAACATCTGGGAAACTTACATCATTGTAGTAGTTTGATCTGTACTGTTTGACATTGTAGCCTGAGCGACGTGTGTTAAACAATAGTGCGCCACGCGGATATAAGCGATAGTCTGGAGCATCTAGATCAAGATAGTTACTGGTTAACAAACTGGTGATTGCTGGCAAATCATCAACGATCGGATCTTTGGTGCCATCTGTGTCCCAACGTGCATCAGCAAACACAATACCATTGCTGGTTGTTTGATCTGATGTGTTAATAGCAGCCCAGGCTGTGCCTGTGTAGCGATATAGTTTAGGATAATTAATTAGATCACTAGTATCTAACCACAAATCGCCTGCTACCAATGCACTGGCATCGCTTTGTGTGAGTGGTTCTGTGGCAGTAACAATAACGCCGGCTGGATCTGTGTTGCCCAGGTTGTAACCACGACTGTCACTGCTTACGTTTTGATAGCCTTTCCAACCATTGTTGTTGATCATGATGTCAACATCAGCAGCACTACTGTAATACCAGTATGTGCCATTGGCTGGAGCAGCATATGGAGCTGAATCGGTTATTTCAAGTTGACTTTCATGTGTCAAATTATTGAACGCAGAAATTACAAAAGCGCCGGTCACGGTATTTTTTATATATCCAGACCCTTTTGTAGCTTCTCCATCTGCATCTGCTGCAAATCCAGCAGCAGTCAATGGAGTTCCACTAACATCTAACAGTATCAATTGACCACCAGTTTGGTGTGTGATTTTGATTGTGCCGTTGCTTTCAACACTGGCTGTCACATAAGGAATGTTGGCAGATAAAATGTCAGTCACAAATGAAGCAGTTGTTGTGCCCGACAAAGTAATTGTTGTTGCAGCACCAACTTCTTCAACGCCAGGTGTGGTGTAGTCAATACTGAAGCTGTTACCTGCGGTAAATGTTGTAGGAGTTCCTGTAAAGGCAACCGATTCTCCGTTGGGTTCGTAGGCAGTACGAGCTCTGTGATTGTAAAATCTTAGACCGTTGCTGGTGGTATCATTTACACTATAAGTTACAATGGTTTGACCTTCGGCAATGTTTACGCCACCGCCTATAGGATCAAGACCATAAACAGCATTGTCGGTGTTTAAAAACGCTGGCACATTTAATGCTTGGAAAGTACCTGTGGCTGAACTGTATTTTTTCATTATAGGATTTAGACCAGCGCCGGTAGATCCCAATTTCCACCAGATACTGCCGGTTGGACGTGGTTGGGAGTCTGTGGTAAACCAACCACCACTGGGAGTTTCAGCATAATCACCGTAGAACAAGTATGGTGCAAAATAAGTACCAGGAGTAATTCCCAGTATTGTGCTTACATTCATTGTGCCGCTAGCCACTGTGACTCTGCCGCTAGTAGCAGCACTTGTACAGAATAACACAAGTTTACCGCCAACTGCAGCCGCTTTAACACCTGTGATAGCCGCTGTATTGATATCGCTGGCCAAGGTGGTAGATGTTATACCTGTTGCAATAACGGTGCTTCCGTTAAGAACCAATGTTTGTCCGATTGTAACGCCCGGTTGAGCAATGGTGCCGGTTACAGCCGGTGTTGACAACTGCCAAGCAGTAGATCCTACTTGTACCCAGACATTTGATCCGGGTCCACCAGTTCCTGTAGCAACTGAATCGGTTCCAGTCTTTTTCCATAGACGCAATACATTAGGGTTTGTACCATCGGTGTCTACTGCTACAATGGCGTAGGTACCAATTGCACCAACAGATTGTTTGGGTTTTGGTACATTGTAAGCAAAAGCATTGTCGTTTTCAACTTGAGTAGAATCTGTGATCACTAAAGGAGTAACGTGGTCAAAATCGACATCAGTGCGATTCAAACTGTAAATACCCCATTCTGTATTAACTGAGTCTAACCAGTATGTTCCATCAGCAGGTGTGTTGCTTGGACGCACACTGGTACCGACCAATTGATCCAGGTCAATGTCGGCACGAATAGCATATAACTGATTGCCTAGGCCCAAGGCACTATAAGCTGTCATTAATCCGTATTCGTTTAGTTCGCCAGCGTGTATTGGTGTACCCGCAGAACTTAGTCGGAATGTGGGTGTGCCCATTGCTGTCACCAAGTCACGCTGACTGGTAAAGCTCTGCAATTTGCCTGCATTGGCTGCAGATGTACCCGATGCTATTGCACCGTTATAAGTCTTATCTTGTGCTGTTGCTAATACCACTAGTGGTACTGATCCAACTGCGTTAGATACGTATTGACTCTGATCGTTAATGGAAATTTGAATTCCTGGGGAAACTAGTGCCATGGTTATAATCCTTTATATATCATGTTAAAGTTATTTATTACGAAGTGGCATTTTTTGGGCACAATGGTGCCCTTATTTAAGGTTTGTTAATGCGTTTGCGGTTAAATACAGTATGACCAGACCGTTATGCCCGACTTGTAATGCCAGACCCGTAGCTATCAATTGCTATCGTGGCGAACACACCTACTATCGTCGGCAATGCGACGCTTGTTTACGTATAGGGAAAAAATTAAAACCCAAACCGCCAGCTTGGGCCCAGAGTGGTTATAAGAAAAAAGAACGTTGCGAACTATGCAACTTCAAAGCCAAACATATAAAACAGTTGTTTGTGTATCATGTGGATGGCAATTTAAAAAATACCAACACGTTCAATTTGAAAACTGTGTGTGCCAATTGCACCATTGAATTAGCCGTTAGTCAGATGCCGTGGCGGCAGGCTCCGCTAGTACCAGATTTTTAATGTTTGTGTACAACTCATCAATGGTGCCGTTGTTGTCAATTTCATAATCAAATCGAGTACCTACCCAGGCAGTTTCACTGATGTGAACACCTTGTGCCAGTAAGTATGCCACAGCACTTTGCACCTGTTGATTGGCTGCCACTGCTGAATCATACCAGTATGGCAATATACCGCGTTTGACCCAGACAATTTTACCGCCGGCGTTGCGTATGCTTTGTATTTCATTAGGGAATCGCACATCACTGATGACAGTATTGTCGCTACGACGGCTTAGACGTGCTTCTAGTGCAGCAATCCAGATATCATCATGGAATGCTCGACGACATACCTCAGTACCCCAGTATTGCAACACCCAACGTGGGGTAAGATTTGGCATATTTAAACGCTTTGCCCACCAGGCATCCACCTGTTCTCTCCAGGCTCTAGCTTCTGGAGTACGACCTTCTAATAGCTCTCGGTCCCATCCAAACACAGCCGCCACAGCATCTTTGAGTGTGCCAGCAAAGCTGTCTCTACGATAGCCGTGAAACCCAACCAAATAGTCAGCAATGGTATCTTTACCGCTACCAATAAACCCACATACGCCGATGATCATAAAAAATGCTCCGTGTTATAGGAGCATTGTAACATGTTTCGTCGTAGTGTGTCAAGTTAGCCGGTTACCCAGGTTAGTGGCTGACTTCCATCTACGTAGGTTTTTAATTCTTCTTCTAGTTTTTCCATTTCGGCCAAGGCTTCTTGTTTGAGAGCATCGCCATTTAGACTTGCTCCACCTTGTGGTCCGGCAATTTGGCTGAACTTGCTACGTGCTTCTCCCAAAATACGCTTGCAGAAGCTATAGGCGTACTCTTGAATCCAAGGAAAAGCATAGGTGTCATTGAGAATCATTTGGTCTGGTTTGGTATTGTACATCCAAAGCAGTACACTTTCTTGTTGATCTATTGGGGGATTAACACCCTGGAACGGCATTTTACGAACCACTGTTAATTTTTTAGTTGTGGGATTGAATGTGTAATTCATAAAGCCACCAAACATCTTCATGGCCAATTTTTGATAGTCTACAAATAGCTCGTAATTTGTTAGTCCTCCCACACGACCTGCTACCAGCATGTATGTGTTCAAGTATCCGGACGCAAACGGTTCAAATTGGCTAGCAGTTGTACCTGTCACGCTGCCGATACCACGACGATAAACAGCACGGACTGTTTGTACTTCTTTGGGTAAAATATATTCCTGCGTTTCAGGCATCAACTGTAAATGACAGTAACTTTCTTCTACGCTATTCTGTGCTTTTTGACGATACTTGATCAAGGCCTGTGTAATGCCCATTTCATAGTGTTCTTTGTCTAGCTCAACATCAACAATGCCATCGCCTAGACGCATACGAACATAATCAGTGATTGCGGCTCGTAGACTGTTGGTGGTGCTGCCGTATTCCCAGTTAGGATCTGTGACGCCGCTTTGACTTACAGTGGCACTTCCTGGAAAAGCTATGTGTGCGCCGGACTGTGTACCTGTGTTGGCGTTGAACAGGCTGGCTGTATCTATGTTGTTCTTAGCGTCGTATCCAGCTTCAGCTGTTACGTTACCTGCAAATGGTGTGGCCATTGATTACTCCGTTATACAGTATTTATTACTGTACACGAAGTAAGATGGTTTCTAGATTGATACGTCCGTTGAGCTTGGTTTCTGTGGCTTTGATATTGTCCAAGAACTTACGCAACTCCACTTTGGTAGCACGAGCAAACTCCTTGAGCTTTTCCTCGGGTTTACGTAGTGTTTTTGACGTAGATCTGTGTTCATCGTAGCCAATAATGCCGGTTCCTTTGACGTTTAAAGGTCCTTTTAAACTGTCAGCTATGTACTTGCCCAGCTTGCGTGTTTTGGTATTATAAACCCATAGCTCTTGTGCGCCAATGATGTCTGCGGGATTGACGCTGATCAGTCGCATGACCTTGTCTTCTCGGGCATACTTGAGCTTGCTGACTACTTTTTCTTTGCTTACCGATTTAGGAGCACGTACCTTCTTGGTGGCTTTTTTAACTCCGCGATATTGAATAATGTCGTTTAGGATTTGATCAATAAAAGCAAATATACGTTTGAAGTCTGCGGTTTTATAATGGCTGTATCCTTCTTGTAGCTGTTCGTCGGCTCGTTCAAATGCCAGTTTAAGTTCATCGAACCTGGCTTGATATACTGCTTCGTACTTGCTTAACTGACTTTGAGGGACATTGTTGGCCACAAGATAATCATAAGGCTTGAACTGATACTTGGGATTTGCAATAAATTCATCATAGTGTCCTTCTAGTTCGCCGATGGTGTCGGCTGTTTTTTCGTTTAGTCTGTCCTGGATGGTAGGAACATGGGCTCGGGGTTTTTCTTCTACCACAACTTCAACAACTTCTTCTGCACTTTTACTGTTGATGCTTTCAAGTATGTTGGCATCAATGAACTCGATGTGTCGTTCCTGTAAAGGCATGCCTTGGCGATGTGCCATGATGAGTCCGCAAGTGGTCATGCTTACTGTACGGTCGCTGGCACGTTCGAATGCTCGGATTTCATCGGCATCGAAGTCCTTGACCACTTTCATCCAGGCAACCACGTGCTTTTTTAAATCCTTTTGAGTATAGAAATAATTGTAATAGGTCAAGCTCTTACGCATGAAGTGGTCAAATTCTTCGAACGACATGGCCTTGGCACGTTCAGTGTCCCACTTGGGTTCTTCGCCTATGTACTTTTCATCAAGTAATAAACTGTTTCTGGGTGTTGCTTTTTTAGTCTTGCTTGTTTTACCGTTGATTTTGATATTTGCCATAGTGAATCCTTAGTTTAATAGTGTGGCTAAAACAATATACTGTTCCAGTGTTGTCAATGTTTCTAATAATTTATCATTAAGTTCTTTGTATTGTACAGTATTTTTTCCTACTTTGCGACAGTTAATTTCTTCTTTACTTATTTCACGCTGTATATCATGGCAATTCTTCCAGATCTTTTTCAAATCTGTGCTTTGATGTCCGGGCAATTTAACTATAGTGAAAAAAGCCTGGTCCAAACGATACTTGATGTCCGGGTCCATAACAACATTATACATTAAAAGGATTTATGGGTCAAGCCACGATAAATACTACAATTAACAGGATTCTATATGCCACGTTTAAGCCTTTGGCAAGATGGTAAACACTCAAATGATTACAAGTTCATGGATAGACGCATATCCGAAATGTTTACCATTGGTGGTACGGGTATCCTGGTCAACAAATACCTGGGCGTAAATACCCAGGGCACCAACAAAGCCACCAGCGCCGCACAGGTGTCTGTGGGTTTCAATTTGAGTTTTTCCAATACTACCGGAATCAATGTGGACGATTTTGCATTTGGTCCCGGTATTCCCAGCGGAGCACAGGTAGCCAGCAAAACCGCAACCACAGTAACATTAAACACAGTGACCACATCTGCTGTGGCCAGCGGAACAACTGTTGGCTTTGGCCCGGATGCTACCAAACCCAGTTACGCTAACCAAAGTGAACAAAACATACAAGACTTGCTGTGGTTAGAAAATCGTGATCGCAAGTATGATCGTGACGTTTACAAAATGCGTGGCATCTATCAACGTGCCGACCAAGATTTTGATCTGAGCCAATTTGGCCTGTTCTTGCAAACTGGAACTATCTTTATGGTGTTCCATCTGCGTGACATGGTTGATCAAATTGGTCGTAAGTTGATTGCTGGCGATGTGCTAGAATTACAACACCTAAAAGATTACGATGCATTAGACGGAGATTTGCCTGCCGCATTAAAACGTTATTATGTAGTAGGTGACGCCAGTTTTGCATCAGAAGGTTTTAGCCCAACTTGGTGGCCACACTTATGGCGTGTTAAACTTAATCCACTGGTAGACAGTCAAGAATACAAAGATATCTTAGATAACATTGCAGCCAGTGATACTACCACTACACCAGTAGGACAAATTCTAAGTACCTACAACACGTTTTTGGATATCAATCAAAGTATTATCACTCAAGCCGAAATTGATGTGCCAAAAAGTGGTTACGATACCAGTCCAATTTATACTTTACCCACTACTGCTAGCGGCAGTGATCCAATTGGTGCTCCTATCACTGCGGACAATGCCAGTATTAACTCTGGCAACACCAGTCCTACTGCGGACTCTGGTGTGTCAAGTCCGTTACGCAAGGTGTCTGGTTACTTGACCGGTGATGGTGTTGCTCCAAATGGTTTGTCTACTGGTGCTGGTGTTGCTTTCCCGGCCAATCCAACCGAAGGAGAATATTTCTTGCGTTTGGATTACTTGCCAAATCGTCTGTTCCGCTACAGTGGACGTCATTGGGCTCGAGTAGAAGATGCTGTGAGAACTACCCTGACTCCGGGCACAGATAATAAGACACAACGTGGTAGTTATGTAAATAATACTAACACTTACACAGATGCTGATGGTGTGACGCACAACGAACGTCAACCATTGAGTCGTGTACTAACACCGAAAGCAGATAATTAATGCCAGTTCAATTTGCCTATGATGGACAAATACGCCGTTTTGTCATGCAGTTTGTACGCATGGTATCAAACTTCCAAGTAGAATTTGGAAAGAATGCCAGCGGTAATCGTACCTTGCAAACTGTTCCTGTGTACTATGGAGATATCAGTCGCCAGGCTGCAATGATTTTAAACAATGGTAGCGAAAATACACTCAATGCTGTACCGGCTATGGCTTGTTACATTAGTGGATTAACATATGATCAAAGCAGATTACAAAATCCCTACTACGAAGGTGTGGTTAGAATCAGAGAACGCACCTACAACGATGTGGATCAAGAGTACGAACAAAGTCAAGATGGTATCTATACTGTAGAACGACTGATGCCAGCTCCATATAAACTAACTATGAAGTTGGACATATGGACCAGCAACACAGAACAAAAGCATCAGATGATTGAACAAATGATGCCCTTGTTCAACCCCGGCCTAGAAATACAAAGCACAGACAACTATGTAGACTGGTCTAGTCTAAGTGTTGTGCTGTTGACTGATGTGCAATACTCTAGTAGAACTGTGCCGCAAGGCGGAGAAGAAAATATTGATGTGGCTACACTCACATTTGAAATGCCTATATGGCTCAGTCTACCTGCCAAAGTCAAGAAGATGGGTGTTGTTGCACAAATCATTGCCAGTATCTACGACGCACAAGGTGACCTGAGTCCCGATGTAGTGTTTGCAACACAGGGTTTAATGAGTCAACAAAGATTTACTCCGATGAATTATGAATTGGTCTATGTGGGCAACACCCTGACTTTGTATAAAAACAATGCTACCGAAGCTGAAGATGGTGTGGTTTATGGCACCAAGGTGCGTTGGGCCAACCTGGTTAATTTATACGGCAAACTGACCAATGGTATCAGCGAAGTTAGATTGACTTTTGCTTATCCAGACGGTCCGCACGAAATTGCTGGTACTGTTGCGTTTAGTCCCACAGATGAAACACAGTTGTTGTTTACTCCATTTGAAGCCACATTGCCGGCCAATACCTTGGATGCTGTTGATGCCATCATTGATCCAAGAAACGTTACTGTAGACAGCAATATATTAAGTCCTGCTGCAGGTACAAGATACTTGATATTGAATTCCATTGGCGACATTGCCACTGAAAGTCCTGTTGCTTGGGCTGGTGCTCCAGGTACCAACTTGATCGCTCGAGCCAACGACATCATTGAATGGAATGGTTCATATTGGATAGTAGCTTTTGACAGTAGAGAGCCTGCTGTGCAGTATGTATCCAACCTAACTACCACTGTGCAATATCGCTGGACCGGATCAGAGTGGGTCAAGAGTTATGAAGGCCTATACGGATCGGGCGAGTGGAGTTTGGTACTGTAATGGCCGCACACACCGAGGGCGTTGGTGCATTAATTTACGCTCGATCATCTAATCGTTACTTGTTCTTGTTGAGAAACAAAAGCCGACATGCTGGATCCTGGGGAATTGTGGGTGGAAAAATTGAAACAGGTGAGACTGTCATACACGGGCTAGTTAGAGAAATACGTGAAGAAATTGGTGTTGACTATTCTGCTCGTAAATTTATTCCATTAGAAACGTTTACCGCAGACAATCGTAAATTTGTTTATTATACATTTGTGGTCAGTGTAGAAGAAGAATTTGTGCCACGCTTGAATGATGAGCATCGTGGATATTGCTGGGTAGGATTAAATGATCATCCAATGCCGTTGCATCCAGGACTTTGGCGAAGTTTTAATTTTGACATTGTCAAAAAGAAAATTAAAACTTTAGAATCAATCTTAAAATAAATTAACCAATATCTGCTTCAAGCACAAAATCACGGAAACTGATTTGTCTAAAATTTAATTTATTAACAAGAGCACCCGAACAGTCTGCTGCAACCGACATCATAATACGTACAAATTCTACATCAGAATAAACATCCATCACAGTTGATAGTGTTTTTACATAAAAAGTATCTTCGGTTGCATTGGTATAACCGTCATAGCCCATCAGATAAACTTTTTTGTGTCCGTCAAAGCAGGCCAGGTATGCAGCCAAGGCTCCAGCATCGTATGTTGGGTTTTGTGGGGTTAAATAAAACTTACCTGGGTATTGTACAATATATTGAGCATTGGTGTAAACGATATGATCGTCACAATAGCCAGACTCTGCAATGGTTTTAACTTTTTCTGCGTCAACTGCAACTAAAAAATCTGGAGTAAACTCTTGATATATCAAATTACAGGCATAACTTTGTAACTTGTCTCTGGCCAATATTCCGCCTCTGTGATTGGCAATATGTGCCAAATCAAAATCTTGACGACTGGGTCCATTACCTATTGCAATAGCCTGTGTTGTTGTAAACGAATTAAACACGCTGTTGGCAATATATTCTGTGCTGGGTTGCCATTCATTGTTGCCAAGTACTAGTTCGGTAACAATGGATTCGCCGGCATAGTTACTGCGATAAAGTTTTTTTATAATTTGCATGATTAATGTTTTCCAACTACTATTTCAATAGTTTTTATATCATTGGCATCAACAGAGTCCAGTGCCTTTCCTAAAATACATCCAGGCGCAAAAGAATCATTGTCAATCAACTGTGCTACGCCAGGCATATTGCTGGTTACCAATATATCGCCTTTGGCAACTGGTCCTTGTACACGACAAGGAACACGACCAGTCAATGCCACTGACACCACTGTGTCGCCTTTCAATGTACCGTTCATTAGATATGCAGGATTTGTACTCACTACACCGGCTACAGCAGTACTGTGTGTTTGTTTGGAAATGGTAACTTCGTGTTCGCCACCAAATACAACCACTGTGGCAGGCTCATATGGAGCATCGGCTACATAATTTTCTGCTAGGTCGGCGTATTTGGACTGAGAACTTACGCCATAAAAGGTGCCAAACCAAGCACTGGAACTGCCAATGTTTACTGCATTGTTGGATGTAGGCAACACGCTGGTTGACACATTAAGTATTGGTACTGTAAGGTTGGCCGTGGCATGAATCTGTGGCGCACTTACTTTGGCACTCAATGTGACTGAATTTGCTGTTAGATCAAAACTGGCCACACCAGTGGATCTGACCCATGCACCTTTGGTACTGTTATAGGTATAGATAACATTGTTTATTGTGGTTGTTTGATTGTTTGTTGGACTTGATGGAAATGCCATGATTAATATCTCCCTACTGCTATTTCGATAGTTGTTATATCATTGCCGTCATAGTCTTCAAGACTTTTTGCAATTATACAACCTGGTTCATATTTTGTTTTGTCTAAACGTTCTGCTACACCTGGAATATTGCTGGTAACCAGTCTATCGCCTTTGGCTACTGGTCCACGCACCTGACATGGTACACGGCCTGTGAGTGCCACTGGCAAGCCAGGTTTGGCAGCATTCATCAGGTATGCTGGATCGGTGCTTACTACTCCAGCTGTTCGCGGATCGTGGCTAACGTCTGTGGTTGTTATTTCTGCGGATCCACCAAACACAACTACTGTGCCTGGAGCATATTCCGCATCAGCCACATAGTGTTCTGCTAGGTCAGCATACTTGGCTTGGACGCTGACACCGTACACGTTGTTCCACCAAGCTGTGGTGGATCCAAGATTGATGGCCAAATTAGATGATGGTACAACAAAACCAGATACTGTGATGTTAGCACAGGTCACTGCACCCAATGATGTGGCGCCGGTTACTGTTATGCCTGAAGAAAATGTGTTGGCCTGTGATGCCACAAAACCGCTGGTGTCAACCCACTGGGAGCCAGTGCCATCATATAGGTATTGGAATACAGTATCACTGGCGCTGTCATACCAGGTGTCGCCAGAATATGGATTGGCTGGTGATGTGGTTCCTGTAAAGTTTGTGACTAATGGTCTAGTATTACGGAATGCTCCACTACCTACGTTGAGGTTTCCTGTGATTGCAGCTCCACCAGACACCTGCAATGCACCGGTAACGTTGCTGGTACTGGCTGTGGTATTGGATAGCACCAAGCTACCAAAAATCACATTGCCACGTGTGCCAGAGTTGACACCGCCCAAGGTTTCAGTGGCATCTGCCAAATATTCCAATGCTCCTGTGGAATTTTCCCATCCCAGGAACGCATGTTTGTCTGCACCTTTGTAGTAGTGGAATCGAACACCGATGTCACGACCATCATCCGACGACAATGCTGCCAAATTGGCAAATGTGTGTAATTCAATAACTGAGTCAGTGACCGACAAGTTGTTGGAACCAATGGTCACTGTGTTACCCAGCACAGTCAAGTTTCCTTGAACTGTCAGCCCGCTTGCATTCCATCCACCAGCTTTGGTTGTTGCTGTACCGGCAAGATTTTCTACGTAAAATTCTAATTCACCGTTGCTGGCGCCTGCACTGGTTTCTGCCAGAATATAAGTGAATCCGTCAACTGATTTGACTCCACCCAATGAGCTCCAAGCATTACCTGCGCCATAACCTTCAAAACTGCTAATTTGCGTGTTATATCGTACATGTCCCAGTTGTGGACTGATACTGTTGAGACCACCGCCGGGCCGTTGAGCAGTATTACCTGTTGGCAATGGTACAAACTGTATATCACTGTTTAATGTGGTAATGCCATTTAATACACCTGCACTATTACCGCCCAATGGGACTGTGGTGTTACCAAATCTCACGTCAGCTGTGGCCCAACTTGGTGCATATCCTGCGCCTTCTGAACGCAAGAATGTACCAATTGCACCTGCTGTAATGAAAGTGGTCACGTTGGTGTCTTGCTGAATCATCAACTGACCAGCAGATCCGCCTGTGATGTTTGTGGCACTGGTCGCTGTGGTGGCTGTACCAACAGTCAGTGCTGATCCAGAAACCCAAGTTGGTGAACTAGTACCACCCGAAATAAGAAATTGTCCAGCTGTACCTGCTAGACTTAGGCCCAGTCCAGTTGCAGTACTGTAAGGGACGGCCCCTGCGGCAGCAGTTAATACACTACCAGTTCCGCCATAGGCCAATGCCACAGCATTACCTTGCCAGAATGATCCACTACTAAAAGTTTTGTTTAATACAGTTTGTGTAGCACCTGTGGTTAATACTGTGGCGCCGCCGCCTGCTGTAGTTCCGTCGTGTAAACGTAGGGTTTTGGCGTCAGTATCGTAGGTAATTTCACCGGCGGCACCAGTAAAAGCGTTGTTTTGTGTTGTAGTTCCTCGTCTAAACTGTACTTGGGTTGCCATGTTCTTCCTCTGTTTCTATATTTATGCTCGATTACGCCTGTGCTTCCGACCAGAACAAGTTAACATTGACTGACGCAGTATTTGTACTGCTTAGATTTTTTACAACCACTGCTAATACGTCTGGGCCGTCAGGGAAATTACTGTATCCGCCAATGGCAGAGTTTGTTAATTCTTTCAGCTGACTTAGGTCAATCTCAGAAAAACCATTAGGTTGTCCCAAAGTACTAAAGTTTTGTTCTCCGGGCGTGGCAGCTGTGCTGGTACTGGTGCTGATCTGAGCAAAACTTGGCTGACTTCCCAGTGCTGTACTATTAACTGCTGTCCAGGTCAATGAGCTGGCATCAATGTTTCCTGGATTTAAAATACCGTATACCTGAACAGATTGATCAGCTTGCACCTGCAATTTTTGTAGCAACAACTGTGAACGGTTAATAAGATCTCTGTCTCCAAATGCACCTGCAATTGAGTTTGATACGCTGGGCGCCAAACGCAAGAAAAATGCTGTTTCACTTTGGCTGGCAAGAATGGTGTTGTTCAATGAGGTATAGTTAAAGTAGTATCCGCGATCACTGTCATAACTACCGTCCATAATATAACTGGAGCCCCAGTGGTTAACAATTGGGGAACAGGTACAACTAATCAATGTAACCGCTGTGTAACCGTTACCTATGGCATGACTGGCAGCTGTTCCGCCGGTGAAAGTTTTGTTAGATCCGCCCACAAACATCTGAAAGCTGGCACCACGAGTTAACCCAGTTAACGTATTAACGTTTTTTCCTGTATATGTCATAACTTCGTTATCTACCATTATGGTTCCCCCGGTGGCTGGAAAGCGGCTGGCATCGTATAAATCAATTGATGTAACACTGGAATTCATTGCTGTGGCCAATCGATCTCTAGCACTTTCGTTGATGGCTTGATAACGTACTGTTGAGTTACCGGTACGCATGTATGCTTCATCATTGATGTTGTTTTGTTTCATACGATGGGCAAGAATCATGTTGCCGTCAGGACCACGTAGCATAAAATCAATAAAGCCAGCACCGTACCAACTGAAACTGATTCCCAACATCTGCATTTTGTTTAGGTTAATATCATAACCACTAATACCGTTGCCATCTAAGGTATCAAAATTAAATTGACTTTGTGGTGTGCGGCGATCAATAACTGCAGCTATCTTGACACTACTTGCATTGTTGACTCCGCGATATTCTGGATTGATAGTCATGGTATTGTCGTCGGTAATGCTGCCAACCATATAAGTCATACCACGTATGACTATGCGATCGCCTGTTTTTAACTGTTGCGTAAAACGACAGTTGGTTCCAGCCACTGACTGACTGCCGGCGGTGACACTGACAAAACCCGACAACTGATAGGTGGCACTACGTTTGACCACTGCCAATTCAATACCGTCATATTCCCAAAACAATCCGTTTTGATCATCGAATGCACCAACACGGGTTGTAGCTCCGTGCCAATTTTTTACAGTCACACGTGGTAAGTTGGTAATTACCGCCGATGTACTACCCAAAGTCGTTGTAGCTGTAAGAGTGAACACGCTTTCACTAGTGACACCAACCACACCATAGGTACCGTTGTAACCCGAAGTGACCACACCAGATATTTCTATTGTGGCTCCGGCCTGTAAGCCGTGATCTGTTTCTGTGGTTACAGTGATTGTGCTTCCAGCTGAGGTTCCTGTTGCACTGATTTGATCCAAGTTAATAACTGGATTGAACAGCACCCCTGATGTCCACAAGATGCCTTTACCTGATTGGTAACGCATGTATTTTTTGGTTTGACGTGATACTGACGCACCATGGCTAGGCAAGAATGTGCCTACGTTAATACCGCCATCAAATGGTCTGTGTTGAATAAACGCATCACTGCGTGTGAAAGTTGTGGCTGATATGGCTGCGTTGGCCACAGCGCCGCCCACTCGTGCAGTAAATGTAAATGTGGTTGCAGTCGGAACTGTTTCAACAAAAAAGTTACCACCCATGAGAGTGTGGTTGCTGCCTGAACTACTGACTACGTTGACGATCGGTGCACCCGGAACCAGCCCGTGTGCTGCTGAGGTAGTCACTGTGATTGTGCTTGGACTTGATGCGTTGCTGACATATCCTGAAACTGGCATGGCTGATCCGGCATAAAAACCTCCGCGTCGCCCATATGTACTGCCTGTGAATATAGAAGCTCCTGCGGTGCCCACAAGGCCTTTGGCAAAATATGTAAATGATGTTGAACTAGGGACTGTGGCTACCACAAACGCACCCTCGGCACGTGCAGCATTACTAACGTTGCCAAGACCGTGTGTTATCACTGGCTGTGCAACACTTAGTCCATGATCGGCACTACAAGTCACTGTGATAATACTGGGGTTTCCGCCATCGGTGATGATAGCAGTGACAAACAAATCTAATCCAGGTTTTTCATATATACCCGGAATATTACGAATGTCGGTGTAGTTTTGCCACTTGGTTGGTTGCAGGCCGTATTCAAAGTCAGCATCAATCAAACTTTGTGGATTGGCCACACGTTGGCGTTCAATGGCATCAACACCGAAAGCATAAGGTCTAACCACATTACCAATCTGTTTTGGAGCATCAGAGTAGATAGCAATGGCATCCGAGCTCAACATGGCCGATGTGTCAGCACTGAATGTCACTGTGCTTACTCCGTTCTGTTCTGAATAGAACGTGGTATTGTCATCAGGGTCGTAACTGATGGTTCCATTTTTGGTAGGATCTCCAATGGCGTAGATATTGGTCTGTTGTGTTTTGTTGGCAATGATCAACAGCTGAGTTAGATCAACTTTGCCCGGAAACTTTAATGTTCCTGCCCCTGCTGTGTTGGGACTAAAAATATACTTTTCTATCAGTTGGCGTGCCATGTTTTTCCTTAAAATCCAAAAATAATTGAGTAACCCAAATAATCCGACTTGATTGATTGGTCTATGTTATTTAACGAAATAATACCTGTGAAACTTAAAACACCCAGGTCGTAGATGTTGTTGGTTACATCCGCAACCGATCCTTCATCTTCTGTGATAGTCAACACCAAATCAGTGACATAACCCAAATCGCTTTGACTTGACGCAAACACCGCAGATGCTACTACAGCATTTGAGTCAGCGTTGACCCAGTTGGTGCCGTCATAGGTCAACACCTGTTGTACTTGTGGACTGCTTAAATTTACATCAGATAGACTTTCTAAACTTCCTGTTTCTACTGTCTGCCATTGTACTCCAGAACCGGTGCTAACCAGTAGTTGTCCATTGAGTCCAGCATTGCCGTTGTAATCTCTCAAGCGAGCACTGACTATCAAATTGCCGGTGGCTGTGACATTACTGGCCGTGACGGCCCCGCTGACAGTTAATGTATTTCCGGTGGGATTAAAAGTTAATCCTGCACTATTGACCAACACATTGGCTGTGCCCAGATACGCAACGCCGTTGACGGTGCTTCCGTTGACTGCAGAATTAATTCTAGTGATTGTGTTTGCTGAAGTTTTATACCAGAGTACACCGTCGGTGTAGTTGATTGTGACTTCACCGTACTCTAATGTTGTCGGGACCTTGCCGGCCACCGAACTGCGTTTTAATAAAACTGTGTTTGGCATCTATTAACCTAAAAAGGCCCGTTATATATGTTGGTAAAAACCAACTGCTAGAGGATAAAAATCCTCTAGCTCAAATTTTAATAAGTACCACCATCAATGGTAGCACTGGTACTCAATGCATCAGTAATTCCGTAACCGGTCAATGTGGTTGGTATTGCTGTCAACGAAGCAAACGGCAGACTGATTGCTGTGTTGGCCAAAGTGGCCACACGGCCATATGCATCTGTTGTTATAACTGGTATATAGTTTGCACTACCAACTGTGGTTGCACCCGGTCCGGCGGCTGTTAGATTGATTGCTCCAGCGGAAATAGTCAGATTACCAGCACCACTACTGGTACTGACTACACGATTGCTGCTGTCATATAAAGTCTGAGCATACAGGCTACTATTGATAGCTGTGTTACCACCAACTGTCAATACAGTGGCAGCTGTGTTGCTTAGAGTCAAACTACCAAATTGTACGTTACCTAAAGTTCCTGTGACGTTACTGCTGACTTCTGCTGCGTTGGCAAAGTACACCAAAGTTTCAGTGTTGTTTTCCCAACCTAAAAATGCATGTTTGTCTGCACCTTTGTAGTAATGGAAGCGTAAACCAATGTCTCTGCCGTCATCTGATATCAATGGTGCACCATTGGCAAATGTATGTAGTCCAATGATTGAGTCAGTGACTGTCAAATTGTTGGAACCAATGGTAACTGTGTTACCTTGTATGGTCAAGTTTCCGCCAACTGTGACATCACCTGATGTAATCAAACTAGATAATGTACCTACGCTTGTGATATTGGGTTGTGCAGCTGTGCTGAGGGTACCTGTTAATGTAGCCCCCGAGTTACCAATAGTACCGGCTTGTACTGTACTGGCAATAATTGTTCCACTGCTGGTTACAGCACCAACAGCCAGTGACGTTAATGTACCAACTGCGGTAATACTAGTGTAAGATCCAGATATTCGAGCACTCGGAACTGTGCCGCTGGACAAGTTACTTGCATTTAATGATGTGAGATATGTACCGGTACCAACCAGATTGGCACCAATGTTACCAATTGTACCTGCATTAACTGTACTTGCAATTATGGTTCCACTACTTGTGACTGCTCCAACTGCCAAACTTGTTAGTGTACCAACCGAGGTAATGTTGGTTTGAGCTGCTGTACTTAATGTACCTGTTAAGGTAGCACCTGTGTTACCAATGGTAGCCGCACGTACTGTGGTGGAATCAATGGTTGTAATATATCCATTGGTTGTGCTAATACTAGCACCAGTAAAGGTTGAGTTTAAGTTACCAAATGCCGCAGCATATACGCTGTTGAATGTGCCCGAGGTAGAATATAAAGCGCCGGTGCTGGGATTATAAGAAAGTGTAGCAGCCGAAAAACTTCCAGTATTACCTGAAGTTTTATCTGACAGCATGGGATAAAATATGGCATTAGTGGTTGATGCTGTGACACTTTCGTATAGGCTTACGTTGGCTGTTGCAACTGTTCCACTACCCGATATAGTGATAGTACTGCCACTTACGCTGGTAGCAATACCATTCGATCCATTGACAGTTAATGTGCCACCACCGGCCACACTTCCAGATCCAGTGTTACCTGCCAAACTGATTGTGGTGCTGACTGCATTGGTTGTTAAACTGGTAACACGTCCTTTGGCATCAACCACAATAGTGGGAATACTTGTGGCACTACCGTAGTTGCCAGCAGTCACGCCGGTGTTTGTTAAACTGAATCCAACTGTGCCGACTGTGGCGTTGGCAGTGATTTCTGTTGTGTTTGCTGCATTGGTCACTGCCACTGTGTTGACAGCAATGTTACCAGCAGCTGTTATTAAACCTTTGCCGTTGACAGTGACAAAAGGAATCTGGCCGTTTGCGCCACCCCAAGTGCCTGTGTTTGAGTTTACTGTGGCTAAAGTTACTGCCAAATTACTATAGTTACCGCCAGCAGCAGGATTAGTACTTGTGCCTGTGGCATCACCGCTGAGCGTGATTTTGTCATTTTGTGTCAGGTCTACGATTGCACTACCGGTGGTGGTATATAAACGCCCGTCTGTGCTGTTTATGCTTAACTCGCCCAGTGACAAGTTTGCTGTGAACGGCACCTTTCCCGCGGTACTAGCTCTTTTTAATAATATTGTATTTGGCATCTTCTAATCCTGTTTTTAAAAACTACCACCATCCATCACTTCTGACCCGTTGATTATCTTAACCCAGTCGGTCCATGCACTCGTACTGTATTTGCTACGGGTCCAAAAAACATTGGGACCGGTGGCATTGTCATACGGTCTGTAATTCTGTGTTATACTCACATTTCCTGTGTTTATAACTTCTAGTTGTCCAGTAAAATTCAGCGTGTTTAGCGGTGTATTGCTAGTTCCTGCCCAACTATCTCTATTTATCAAATATACGCCCATAACAGTCAGCGTGTTCCAGTCGTTCATGTCGTTGCCGCGATCTTGGAATATGTTTGTGGCTGAAATGTTGCCGCCGACGTACAAGTTTCCGGATATGCCGGCACCGCCGATGACCTGCAATGCGCCTGTTGAAGTGCTTGTGCTTGTACTTCCAGAGTTGGCTACTAAATTACCAAATGTACCTGATGCTTGACCTGCTGAGGTTCCTGTAATACTAAAACTAGCGCCAGCGGGGTTAGATAATATTAATGTGTTGGCATCGGGGCTGGAAATTGTTGCGCCACCAAGATAAATTGTTGTGCCACTTAACCAAAGATCTTTCCACCGCTGTGTCGGGCCACCCAGGTTATATGTGACATTTGCACCGGGTAACAATGATCCTGTGGTGACGTTTGCGTATCTGGTTACAGCAATATTTGAGTCTGTTGCTCCGCTGTTACTGGTAAATGCTGTTACAAAAGTGTTGCCCGACTCGTTCCAATACAAGGCCACATTACTGATTAAACCGTTGGCACGATTCATTAAGAAACCAACGTCTATGTTGGCAGAAGTTGCTCCGCCGTTGAGAACTGTTATTGGGTCCGTCAACGATGTGATTGCGGTGTTAAATTGTCCTATTTTTGGTCGAGTTAATGCCATTCGTTAAAATCCGTGATATATTGTATATTTATCGGAAAAAACAAAAGGGCCCAAAGGCCCTTTGTTTGTGGTTGTTTTAACAGTTGCTAGTTACGACCAACCACTATTTCTATAACCGCTTTGGTAGCACTTGGGAAATCACACAGGGCCTTGCCAATAACCTGTCCTATTTGTGGGTTGTCACTAGATTTGGCATAGCCAAACCCGGCACTTACCATCAAGTCACCCTTGCGAACTGGGCCAATTACATTACAAGGAACACGTCCTTGTAAGGCTACAGGAACCACGTTTGTACCGGTTAAGCCGCCATTCATCAAGTGTGCTGGGTTTGTACTTACTACACCGGCCACTGCTCGTGTTTCTACATCGGCTTGGGTAACTTCTGCGGCTCCACCAAACATGACCACAGTACCGGGAGCATAGGCTTTGTCTGCTTGATAGTTTTCTGCCAAGTCAGCGTATTTGGCTTGAGTTGAAACACCGTAGAATGTGCTCCACCAGCTACTTGGGCTACCTAAATTGTAGGTCAAGTTGGCTGTGGGCACAATACTGCCTGTAATGGTCATTTCGCCACCAATGTAGGCTTTGCCACCAATACCAACGCCACCTGCTACAATCAATGCTCCAGAAGTAGTACTTGAGCTTACTGTGCTGTTGGCCAACATCAATTGACCAGCATATACGTTACCTGCGGTTGAGCTAGCAAATGCAGCTGTGGTTCCGGGTTTAGTTGCCAATCCATCAAAGAAGCGGAATGATTTTGTTACGCTGTCACGCAACACACCAGCATACTTGGTTGTACCACCAACATATTGTCCAACAATACCAATGTCTTGGCTATCGCCGTTGTTGGCATTGGCCAAGAAGCTGATTGGGTTTTCAATGACCAAGGTGCTTGTACTTGTTGTTGATCCTGATCCACCAATTGTGATGTTACCAACCAAGTTAAAATTACCACCCACATACAAATTACCTTGTAATCCCACGCCTCCGTTGACACGTAATGCACCTGTTGTGGTACTTGTGGCACTGGTAGCAATGTTGACTTCAACACCTGCAGGACGTCCAGGACGACTTGTACCAACAATGCGTACACGTTCGTTACCAGATGTAAATCCGTTGGTAGCAAACACTATGTCATTGGTTACACCATTTTCGCTGGTGGCAATGACCAAGGCGCCGTCGCCTGTGGTACCGGCTGGTGCACTCATGAACAGGTATCCGTCGTCGGCACCAGTGATACCAAACGCAGCGGTATTAAAGGTTTCAGACGTGATACCCATGTCCATCCATCCTGAATCATTGTCACCGTTGGAAGCGTAGGCAATGATGTCAGTACTTGCACTGGCACCTGAATTAAAATTCTTGATGGCAACCTGTACAAAGTCGTCGGCGTTGCCGGTTAGTACTGTACTGGCATTGGTCAAGCCCGAATTGGGTTGATAAACTGTTACTCCTGAGTTGTGTGAGGCCGCTGTTGTGCCCGAAGTTCCGCGTGTGATGCCGGTGAACTGTGTACTGGTCTTTGCAGTATAGTACATGAGTTCGCTTTCAACGTACAGAGCACCATGTACCAAGAAGCCTGCTGTGCTGTTCACAGTAAGTACGGTCACCGATGAGTTGGCTGTGGTACTCAGTGTGGCCGTGGCATTGGCATCTGTGATCAAAGATTTGGCATTAGTGCCTTGATAAATTGCACCTGTTTGTGCCATCAAGTTACCTGTGACCAACAAGCCGTCGTTGTTTTTAAAACGACCTTGTTCTGCTCCACTAGCAAACCCGCCAGCAGCAAAAACCACATCTCCATAAACACCATCTGCTGTGGCAAGAACTAGATTACCACCCGTGGGATTGGTATTGGCATATGTTGGAGCACTTAAAAATATGTATCCATCACCGGCCTTGGTCACAGCATAGCTAGGGTCACTGAACAAACTGCTGGCAATACCCATGTCAATGTATCCACCGTCGTTGTCGCCGGTGTCAGCATAGGCAATGAAGTCACCACTTGCACTGGTTCCGTTACTGCCATTTCTTATTGAAAATTGAGTAAAACCGTTGGTACTTTTGGCACCCAGGCCCAACACATTGGTCAAATTACCTGATGTTTCAAAAGCATCGGCTGTGTTGTCTGGACTGACACTCAACTTTCCACGCAAACTGGTAAGCGTACTGGTCAATACGTGTTCTGTAGCACCATCGATATTGATTGATATATTACTACCAGTGCCAGTATCGTTGATGGTAATAGACGAATCATTTTTATTAATTGTACTAACAGCTAGGCCGCCAGTGATATTGACTGTGCCCGATGTGGTAATACTGCCTGTTGCAGCATCAATTGTGAGTGGTCCTACTGTGAGACCATTTTGTACTACGAAATTACTTTGTGCCATTTTCTTTTTCCTTCGGTTCCATATTCCCCGATAAAGGTTGTAAGTTGACGTGGACCATCCACGTCAACTGTTAAATCAATAAATAATCTTTCTTAATTCTCAATAAATTGCTTGCAGTGGTACTGGGTATAAAATTCAAAAACACATTGCCGCTGCTGATGTTTGCATCAAACACACCCAAGTTACCACTGGTTTGTATCACGCCGTGTGTGACTGCTGTGGCCGTTGTTCCGTCATGCAACACGGTCACTGTTTGAACTTGATACACATTGCCTTTTGTAACCTGTACTTGATACACCGCTGAGCGGTATATGCTTTGAGAAAAACGATCCACTCCAGTGATCACGTTGGCAGTACTGGCTACAACGTTGGCACTGGCTTCGACCTGTGCACCAGCTGTGTTCCAGTAAGTTGTTGTTGCTAATGCAGAAGTACCAGTGCCAATATAGATACCATCATTGTCGACAGATAATTGCATGAAACCATTGGTACTGGCAATCTGTGTCACAGTTGCAGTTGTGGTTAATCTACGTACATCAATCAAATCGCCAACAGACGGAGCTTCAGTAAATGTCAGTGTTGTACCTGATACTGAGTAGGCTGTGGTTGGTATTTGCAACACACCGTTGATGGCAACTATTGTGGCAGCTGTAGTACTACTTCCAGCTAGAGTAAACCCTACTGTACTGCCATCGCCGTTGAATGTTTCGCTGGTGATAACTGTAAACTGTGTGGTCAATGCTATCCAGGATGAGGCGCCATAGTATTCTAAACCGTTGTTGGTTAAGTTGTAACGGAACATACCAGTGACGTCTGTGCCGCCGGCACTACTTGGACGTTGAGCACTGGTACCAACCGGTAACAAGATAGAATCTGTGGTGTAGATCTGTAGTTTTGCGCCAGTGGCCACGTTGGCTTGAATGGCGCTGTTACCGATGATAACCGCATCATATGCAGAGCTTGGACGAGCCCAGATCAGGGTCTCGTCGTTTTTGCCTTTGACTTTGAAGTCTTGTCCGGCTGTTTTTGTGCTGTTGATAGTAACAGCGTTGCCTAAAAATACGTTGCCTGCAACACCCAGTCCGCCGGCGGTTCTAACAGCGCCGGTAGTTGCACTGGTACTGTTTGTGGTGTTGGCTGAAAAGAATTCACCAGCTTTGATAGTGCCGTAGGCCGTGCCAGTAAACAAGTTGGCAGATTCGGTACCAGCTCCAAAAAATTCTAAAAATTTGGTAGTGTTGTCACGGCCCAGGAACGCATGGCTGTCGACACCATCGTAGTAATGGAACTTGATACCGATATCCTTGCCATCGTCCACAGTCCAAGGTGCCAAATTTGCTTGTGTGTGCAAATTAATTACCGCATCTATCACTGCCAAGTCTGCTGTACCAATAGTAGTGCTTGCACCCAATACTGTCAAGTTGCCGGTGATCACAGCATTGCCAGCCAGATTGAAGCTGCCACCCACGTTCAAGTTGCCACTTATGCCTGTTCCGCCCACTACTGTCAGTGCGCCAATTGATGTGCTGGTACTTTCTGTGCCGCTGTGTGCTACTAGATTTCCGCCTACTTTGGTAATGCCGCCAATGTTGACAGCTCCGCCAATGCCTGTGCCGCCTGTGACTACCAATGCACCGGTGGTTGTTGAGGTAGATGCTTTGTTGTCGCGTACAGTTGTGGTATTGGCTGTGATGTTGCCAATGATCAAATTGGCAAATCCTGAATTATTAATAGATCCTGTAGTTGTGCCTGTTTCTGTGGTCATTACGCCTTCAAAAGCTGTTTCGCTTTCGCGCCAGACCCAGGCAGCGTTGACTGACCCATATGGAGCAAGACTGCTCAAGTTACGATTGATCAGCATGCCAATGTCGTATGTTGGCGAGCTGGTGTAGTTGTTGTTGAACACAACAATTGGATCGTTGATGTAGGTGTTGATCGAGTTTAACTGTGCAAAACTGTTGGCCACAGTCAGGTTACCAAGAATGGTAACGTTGGAATTCAGTGTCAAGTTAGCATTAAACTTGCTACCAACCAGGGTTCCATCTTTGAGTTTTTGGTACTCAATGGTATTATCTGTGACTTGATTATTTTTAATTCTTGTTAAAATCGTCATGGCTCCGGTCCTTAATTATGGGCATTATTACTATTTATCGCGGCCGTGAGAAAATGGTCCTTGCCAGGTTATTTTTGCGGAGGACTTGGGAAATTAAATTGTGTCGTTAGCGATCGTCTGCTAAGAAGTTGATATAGTATTTATTTGTTTTAAAAAACACCGCCGGTCAATGCCACTCTTTTCCAGGTATTTGTAGCAGTACACACATAGATGTAATTGGCGTCCCAGCATACCTGTCCTGCTGTGCCTGCGGAAGTTGATGTTTTTGTGGCTTGCGGTGCTTGCAATATTCCGCTGAGTGTGACATTGTTGGTCACAGTTAAATTGCCAGTGATAGTCAAGTCATCGTAGATTACATCGTTTACTGTAACAGCTGCACCTAAAAAACGCACATCAATGACATCGGTGGCTTCCGGTATTTCTGTAAAAGTAAGTTGATCCCCAGTTACTGTATATGCTGAAGTGGGTCGCTGTAAAGTACCGTTGATACTTACAATTATACCAACTGTGCTGGATTCTTGATCCAGTGTAAATGTGGTGCTGACACCATCGCCGGTGATCTGCTGGTCAGTAACAGTATTGGTTACTGGCACCCATACAGTACCATTATAATATTCAAGAGCTGGTGTGTCGGTGTTGTAACGAATCATTCCATTATCACCAGTGGGTCTGTTGCCAGAATTACCAATTGGTAGCTGTAATGCTGTGTTAGAATTAAACACAAACACGTTAGAGTGTGTTACTGTACTATTAGCAAAACGAAGATTGCCAATGTTTGCTGTGGTTGCAACTAATGTGGTAAATGCTCCGGTACTAGGCACAGCATTGCCAATCGGAGTATTGTTGATGGCTGCAAAATTAGTCAAATCAGCCTGCAAGTTGCCTAGGTATAGGTTACCAGTAATGCTGGCTCCGCCCCAGACCTGTAGTGCGCCTGTGTTGGGACCTGTGGCTGGAGTGGTGTTGGCAAGAATTAATTCGCCAGTTTTTATTGTGCCGTAGGCACTACCACTGAATGTGTTGCCAGAAATTTCTGTTCCACGAGCATACCATTCTAGATAACCAGTATTATTGATGCGGACCAGTGCAGCATGACTGTCTACGCTGTCATAATAGTGCATTTTGATGCCAATGTCTTTGCCGTCGTTCACAGTCCAGGGGGCTAGATTGGCCTGTGTGTGTAAATTTAAAATGCTGTCTGTGATAGTTAAATCGCTGTAACCATAGAATGTGGTGTTACCAATAATGTTTAAATTTGATGTGATAGTAACATTACCGCTACTACTGTTAATATTGTTACCAACTATGGTGATGTTTCCCATTGTGATACCAGTAGGAAAGCTACTGATACCTTTGGCTCCCACATAACGGGCGCCTGCGATGTATATTTTTTTGCCTGTTACAGCAGTTGGTACATTGGTATCGGGGAAATTTAAAATACCACTTTGATAGTCAAAGAACCAGGTGTCGTTGTTACCAGAACCATCGCTGAACAACTGTGTACCATAGGTTTGTGGTGCTGAGTTTCCAGCCGGTGCAGCATAAACCTGAACTTGGTATGTGGCGCCAAACTCTGAGCCAATCCAATCAACTTGATTTGTAAACCAAGTTCTATTGGTGCCACTGACTGAGGTATCCAATACACATTCAATAGTGCTCGATAAGGTGTCTTGATACAATACCAACACACTAGAATTGCTGGCAGGTTTGACAGTGGGAATACTAACTGACTGTTGCCAGATTGTGTCGCCGCGAGTTAGTATTGGGCTGGCATTGGCTTCGTTGGAGGGGCTTTTAAAGGCACTGGTATCTGTTTTGGCAACGCCAGCACCAATTTTCTTATAGAGATAGTCGACTTTTTGTGCGTCTGTGATAGCCATTAGTTAGTTGCCGCCTCTATTGTTAATGCTGTTAAACTTTGACCTGTGTTCAGTCTTACTCTGACATAAATTTCATTTGTTGCTGTGCTACTGGAACTTACTGTACCAAAGGTTGCAGTTACACTTTTATTGGTTTGAGCACTATTTAATAGTGCCAGACCTCCTAGGGCACAACCGTTACTGCCATTGCCGCCAGTGCCGGCACCAGGTTGTCCAGATCCTGCATAGGCTGTTGCCATGCTGAGCCAGCCGTTCAGGGTTGAACTGGTATCTATCGCACTACCAGGAAGTGCTACCCACAGGCCGGCCAGAAGGCCTGTGTATTTGATATCAAATTTACTTACCGCAGTACGTATAAATTTAAATGTGTAGTATTGGGCTCCGTGGCGTCCTGCACTGAGATTTGGTCCCACTGGCAAGTAGCCCGAAGAGTAATTGGTGATGTCGTGTTTTAGTGTAGCTGCCACCACTGTGGCACAATTGGCTGTAAGGATGCCAGTGGTGCTGTTGAATGCGGCAGCACCAGCAGAATATGTGGGCGTGTCTGTTGTGCCCGGATTTACAATACGCACGGGATTACCAGATCCAGAACCCACACTGGCCGCAATGAACATGCTGGTTTCTTCAATTTGAGTTGCTGTACCAGTTTTGTAAAGCACCGTGGCGCCGGGAGGAAAGTTTTGTGTTCCGGTGTTGTAACTGTTGCTTATGCTGACAGTGGGCCCAAGAGCACTGGATCCAAATCCTGAAATGACATTGGCTGTTGTTGTCACAGACAAGGTACCACTGGCTACATATAGGTTGGCTACCAATGGGGTAGTTACTCCAGCACTGGCGTATGTGGTTGTTGTGGGAGCTGTCAGTGCTCCGCCAGCTGTTCCGGTGGCCATGTTGTCTGATGTTGGGTACATGTCGCCGCTTAATCGATTTACACTATACGATAAGGTAAATCCTGCCGAGCTGGTCAGGTGCGGAACTGTACTACTATAACTGACTGTGTTGGAACTTAACGCAATACTGGTAGCACTAAAAGTTGGTGTTCCTGGATTGCTGTTATCAAAGTACCACCAACGTACATTGGTTGGAACTCCCTGACTGTGTGTTATGTAAACTTCATTCCATCCCGGAGCCACATTTGATCCTGTGGCATAGGCATTAAAACTTTCCCAGAAGCCACCGGATCCGCCTATTATAACAGAGTAGTCTTGATCGTTTCCTATGACCAGATGTCCGTGGGTGCCGTTTTGTGCTCCGAGAGCCATGGCACGACTGCCCATCAAGGTACTGTTTTTATAAACGCTGACTGTGCCCGATTCGCCTGGACCCACTGTGGTCACGTTGCTGGTTGTATAGGTTGCTGCACGTCTCACGTTGGCCACTGTTGAACCGGCTGCCACTGTTCTTGAGTTGCCGGTTAGGTCAATCTGCGTAAGATTGGCCATGCGGTACGTGCTTAGGGTACTGATTGTGATAGTACTAGAGCCAGGGAATGTGGGCGGGCTTGGGGGTACCAGTTTGCCCAATACAAAATTTAATTGTGCTATGCCGTCAGTCACTGTTGTGCTGGTAGTTAATGTTACAGCATTACTAATTAATGCTCCGGTGCTGTTGGCACCTAGCTCAATTGTATTACCAGTAAAGGTTGTGTTGCCGGAAATTTCATCCAGGGTGCCAAATCGTAGATTGCCTGCACCATCAGTTAAAATTACATTGTATGCTGCACCACCGGTGACCACAAGACTTGAAATTGATCCAAGACCAATCCGGCCTGTGTTGCTGGTAATTGTGTTGCCAAGGATGGTAAGATTTGCCAGGCGAACGTTGGCTGGAACATCCAGGCCATACTGTGGGCTAGCTGTGCCAACTCCCAGTCTGCGATTGGTAACATCAAGATATGCTAAATTTCCGTCAAAGGACAAATTGACACCCTGGCGTTCCAGGTTGTCTTTGAGCATTACTCCTGATATTTTACCTATTGCCATTTACGGGCTCCTAGGTAGCGTCAGTGCTGTTGAGATTGTATATTACCAATACTGTTTGTCCTGCGTCGCCAACGGCGCTTGGTTCAAGATACAACTGATCTGATGCCACACCCGAACTAAAATGATAGTGTTCAACGGGTCTTTGTTGTACACCGCTAATGAATACCAATATACTGGCTTCTTCTCCAGTGATGTAATCACGTGGTGCATTAGTCATGGTAAATTGATTTACAACACCGCCATCTATTGTGGTGAATGTATCTGTGGTAATTGGTACTTGACCAATTTTGGCAATTTGATTCCAGGCGTTGTTGTAATAAAATTCAATTTTATTATTGGTCTGATTGAATCTAATTTGAGCGTTTACTGGACTATCTGGTCCTATGCTGGCGCTGCCAATTGGCAATTGCACAGCGTAGCTTCCGCCTTCTAGCTGAGTATTTTTAAGATAACGTCCCATGTTAGATACCCAATGTGCTGACAGTGGCCACAATCACATTGGCTGTGTTAGCACTGGCCTGTAACATGTCGCCTGTGCTTAAAACAATCTTTTCTAATTCAAGAATGTATGTATCACCGCTGGTAATAGCTTTGTTGCTGTAAACAACATTGTTGGGGCTAGCTGTTTGACCAGCTGGTACCAAATGTAAATTAAATGTGGTTGTGCCACCATTTCTGTTACAGAAATATGCAACCGATACAACGTTTCCGTCTGTACCCGAAGCTACATAAATATTACCTACTGTTGTTCCTAGTGCTGTGCTTTGTATGGCCATTTTTGTTATCCTACAATATGATTGAATAGACTAATGCTCTACTCTTTGTGATTAATTCTTTTCTATTATTTGCTACACCAATCTTGTTGGTATACACACCCGATCCACCCATGGCTGCTGTGTTTGCACGTATTTCTACATTGGCGATTGTGTCAAATACAGTTTTACTGGTTATTTCCAAATTGCCACTGATTCTGGGCGCCGGGTCTTGGTACACATTGCCAATCGCCCCAATCGAACCGCTAGTGATATTGGCATAAGTTATGCCGTCGTTAGTTAATTGCCAGCTATCAACGTTTTCGTTGTATCTGATACCAACATCGTTTAACGATCCACGATCAACTTCAATACCTGAAAATACCGATGTTACGCCAGCGCCGGTTTCGCCTTTGTTTAGAAGAATAGTGTTGTCAGTGATTTCTGTATCAGTTTTGGTAACTACGCTGGTGTTTCCACCAACCACCATATTTCCTTGCACAAACAAAGTGTGTGTGCTCACTGTTACGTTGGCACCGTATGTATCTTTGTTGGTTATTTGGTAATCACCTATGATGCGTTTGGTCAGACTCATTCTAGTATCCTGTTTATAGTGTATTTATGAGCGGTAAAACTTTGCCAAGTTCAAAAAAATAGCAGCCGAAGCTGCTATTTTTATCAATCAAATTTGATTAATGTGTAACTACGTTGGCAAATGTGCTTGTAGCCACTTGAGTCTGATGTCTGTAACGCATTTTGTTATTGGACTGATCATACACATGTTTTGTAGTAATACGACTAGCATAAAAAGCTGTGTTACTTGTGGTGTAACCAGTAATTGTGCATGTGCTTGCTCCACTAGCTGGTGCGGCGTTTGCTGCATCTGCGCCAGCGGCCAATGTGCATACTGTAACACTAGCGTTGCTGTGTGTTGCGCCGTTTACTGCGCCTACAGCGTTGGCAACCAAAAATGACTTTGCGCCTTTTTGTGCAATGATGTAAGCATTGGAGTGTAGTACACCTGCTGCTGTACGGAATTGAACCTTGATAGTTTTAACACCTGTGGTAGTTACCCACTGTGGGATACCGCCAACAGCGCCAAAGTAATTTGAAGTTCCTACTGCACTACCAGTGATTCGTTGATCTGATAATGTACCATCTGCTTGCTTGTGAGCAATTTTTAATCCTCTTGCCATTTTGTTTCTCCTGTTTTAGCGTTCTAGGCTACTCAAGGTAGGCTTACCTGAGAGTTTCATACGAACAAAGTATTTATCTAATTTGGGTATAAACGTATTCAGCCCATAGCCGATGCCCTTCGGGGTCGGGATGGCAAGTACTGCCTTTGAGATTGTACGGACTGTCTCCAAGGAATCTCCAGCGTGTGCCCACACGATCCATGATATCTAAAAACTCAGACTTGCGTTCAGGGTTTTGTGCAATGTATTTTTTTGTCAACGGGTCAATGCTCATCTGCCCTATAAATGGTACAGGCTGTTGATAGTTATCAAAGTTAAAGTTATCTTGTATTACATCGCACCAAGTTTTTTTTAATAGTAAAGGACTGGAAACACCGGGCCAAAAATCTGTAAATGCTCGACCAACATGTGCCGATACCGCAGGTACGTTTTTAAAATACGTTTCTAAATTGAGCAACAAGTATTGTTCCACTTGCCGCAAAAATTGTTCAATGGTGTCACTGGCTTTCCACATTTGTTGATATGGTTCTTCAACACGTATTCGGCGGGTGTACTCTGCTTCGCGGAGGTCTTCAGTTAGTGTTACCACCACATAGATTTTTTTATAATTGGCCTGTTGAATAAATGGTTGCAGGTCTTGTAGTTTTTCCAGCATCCAGTAGTTACTACAGCCTGGTCTAGCCAAATTGACCCAATCGGCATCTAGTAGACGGCTAAGATGTCTACCTGCTATCTGTTCCTGTCTACAAGGGTCGTTACTGGCTTTGTCCCAATCTATTGTGCCCAAATGATCGCCCCAGGTCCACGAATCCCCAACCATGATCAACAAAGTATCTCGTCCTTGTATATCTTCTTCGTACCACTGTCGATAACTGTACACGTTGTTCTGACTCCAGTCTGTGTGCCTGTGATCGATACTTTCTTCAAAGGAGAGTGTGTGGTAAAATTTAAACATTGTAAAGTGTTAATATCCTAGTATCATAATTGATGGTGTTAATGCATTCTTGATTGTGTACAAATATTTCTTGATTGTGTTTGTATAACTGTGGCAAATCTTCTGCCATCAATCTTTGAAATTCGTCAGTTAATGCAGTAAATCGCCGTTGCGGGTCAGTTATGTTATCAAAACCATAGTCTACACCCACTGGCATCTTAAACCCCATTTCAACCAGTCTACTGATAGTGCCAGGATTACTAAATGGTAAAATGATATGCCCTTTGATCAACGGCTCAAATGTTTTTTCTGTAATGTGTATTAAGTCATCACGTAAAAAATTACTTTCACAATAGATGCTGACATAGCTGTCTAAATAAAACGCATTAGGCGCAGGCTGAAATGCTCCTACTATGTCACAACCTTCTACTGTAATTCCACGACTACGATTACTTACATATCCATCATTGAAGTTTTTGACAAATTCATACAAATTGGTTCTGTAACTGAACTCACGTCCGGTCATGCTCAAAAACTTTTTTGCTTTGGGCCGATCAAAATCCAATTGGGGTATTTGGTATGCTGCTGGGCCGCTGTGATGATGCAGGTATAACTTATTATACGGAACTGTTTCTGTATAATAACTGCGATATCGATTCCACATAAAATCCCAGGGCACAATGTCTACATCAGCCAGTTTTAATTTGGGACTTTGATTTACTGTGAGGTAAACACGATGCGGATGATCAAAGTTACTGATAAACTCACAGAACTTGGTGTGTTCATAATCGCCAGTGTTGACCAAATCATAAAAAATAATTGTTCGACTTGATCTGGCACGAGTGGTATATGTAGCTAACCATTCTGCGTCATGTGTGTTGTAATGATTGACCAAGGGCCAAAATAAAACCTGCGGATCAAACGTGTTAGCGTCAAGCCCGAGCAATTCAAGATGGTATGGTAAGTCGTCGCCCTCAATCCCGCGGATATTTTTGATCATAGAATTCTAATAGAAGTTCAGCAATACGCCGGTGACCCGCAATGTTGGGGTGAAACAGCTTGCCCGTAAAATATTCATTTTCTCTTATGTCAGGCAAATCATATTCTTTGCCAGTTAATGCTCGAGTAATAGTAGTTGGATAAATTAGATCTTTACGCAACATGTGTCCGTAGTTGTCAGTTACCAGTTGATCAAAGTAGCTGAAGAATACGCAATCTATTTCATTGTAAAAACAAAATTGTTGAAATTGAAAAACTGTTTGCACTCCTAAAAATTCATTGTACAGCCCTGACTCCACATACCGGTATGTTTGCTGTGCGTAGTCTTGCATGTGCATTACGCAGTTGGGTGGTCTACCTGTAAAGTGTATGTTGCTGGTACTGTAAGGTGCCTCCGACGTTATGTTTATAAATTCGTTGTCTTGATTGTTATAACTCAAATACCTAGATGGTGCTGTGAGTCCAATCATAAAAATTAATTTGTAATTTTCAAAGTCTGGACGCTGTTTTATAAAATCAAATAGTTGTACTATGGTGTGTCCAATACTGCTAGCCGGTACGCCCATGTTTACATATTCTATACCAAGATGGTCGGCCACGTGTTTGACCCAGGGGTCTTCTCTAGGAATGTCTAGTTCGCTGCCAAATGTCCACGAGTCTCCAAAGGCCACCAATAACTGTTTCTTCATTATTATATTTACATGATAAAACCACAACCAACAAAAAAGGCTCCGAAGAGCCTTTTTGTTCCTTCCCATCCCTGGGGTGGATATTCCTTTTTACTGGAACGATAGGTTTGATACAGAGATCTCACCAACGTAGTCACCAGCATTACCTAGCGAAGACGCTGTGTTTGTCAACTCTACATAACCATAACGTGTCATAAATGATACGACTGGTTCGAATGTAGATGGATCTAGAACAACACCAGAACTCATCAATGGGATATATGGGCAATAGAACGCAGCTGCATCAGCTTCGCTTGAACCCTTATAACCAACCAATACAGCCTGACTGTCGTTTGCATAACCGTCAACATATACCTTCATTGCACCGTTCAATGTACCAACAAACTTGGTGTTTGTAGGAGCTTCGAATGTACCTTCTGTTGTACGAGCAAATGCACTTGTTGTAGCACTTTGTAGTACTGTCAAAGCAGCTGGACTTACAACTGCCCAGTTACCAGCACCACGACGTGTACGCTGAGCGATCTTGTTAGCAACACGGTTAACTAGAACTGCCAAAGCGGCATGCTCATCACCAACGAATGTAGCTGTACCAGAAACGGCAGCTTGGTCATATGCTTCATCAGTAGCGGCAAGAGCACGTAGGGAACCAAGAATCTCTTGATCAATCTCTACAGTAATTTCTTGTGCTAGGGCAGCCATAATTTCTGCCTCAACATCCAAACCGTGCATAGACTGTGCGTCTTGTGCAGCTTCAAATGTCCAACGAGCACTTAACTTACGTGTTTTAGCTTCTACAACTTGTTTCAAAATCTGAACGTTAATACGGTTACCAGCAACACCTTCTAGTGTACTAGTTGTATTAGCCATACCAGTAGAGTTACTACCAGAGTATGCTGTTGCAATTTTGAATGGGCTCAATGCCTCATCACCAGCTGTTGTGCTTGTCTGATATGCAGATGAATCTGTAACAGAATCAGCATAACGTACACGCAATGTGTGGATTTGAGCTACTGGACCTGTCATTGGCTGTACACCAACGATTTCGTTGGCGATAACTGTTGGCATTACACGACGGATAACTGGTAGAATTACACGGTTTAGTGTAGCTACGTTACCTGCTTGTGTAGAGCCAGCTGTTGCGTTCTCAGCCAACATTTTGCGTGTATTCTCAAGGATTACACCCATTGTAGTTCTTTTAGAACCATTTAGACCTTCTAACAGGGCTTCTTTTGTTTCGCCCCAACGGCCTTCTAATAATGCTTGTGTCATAATATTCCTCTTTCCTTTTAGGGTTTAATTAAGCCCTGCTAAACGTTTCATTTCATAAACATTGGACATTACGTCTTTTGTTTCTGAAGCTTCAACGGCAGTTTTAGCAGTTTTATCACCAGTTACTACTTGACGACTCTCTGTCAAAACAGCAGCTTTTGGAGCGGCTTCTTTAACAGCAGAATTGTTTAGTACAGCTGGTAGATACTTTTCATATGCGGACTGTAGCTTATCAGTCTGCACACTCTCGAGTAGGTCACGCATGATTGCTGACTTCTCTTTGTTCAAAGGTTTCAACATTTCTGCAAGACGTTCTTTGCGTTCTGCTGATTCTTTGATAATACGAATTTCTGTTTCTTTTGATTCAACCAAAGCTTTCTTATCTTCAATTGCTGATACTGCTTCAGACAATTTCTGAGTTACCATGTCCACTGTGGATTGTAACTCGCGGATTTGTTTGTTCTCATTTAAGTGAGTAACAGCAAATTCGCTTGCGAATGCTTCATATAGACGACGACCAAACATGTTCTCGCGAGCAACTTGGATGTCTTCTTTTAGTTGAGTCAGTTCTGACTCTAACGAACTGGTTACGGCCTCTTTAACAGCCTCAGCAGATTGTTTTACAAATTTGGCTTGCAGTTCAGCTAATTTAGCTTTACCTTCAGCGACTAGACGAACTTTAGTTTCCACTACAGCTTTCTTGTCTGCTTCAAATTCTTTGATTTCTTCTGCCAATGCACGGATTGTAAACTGTTCAAGTTTGCTGATAGCATTCTCGTAAGTTTTACGATCTGCACGTAGTTCTTTGATTTCTTCAGCTAGTTTACTAACTAAGAAATTGTCAAACTTACTTGCACTTTCAACCATTTGCTTTTTAAATGCAACACGGTCTTCGGCTAATTGTTGTTTTTCGTCTGCGAACTCTTGCAGTTCAGCAGTGAGAGACTCTGTTACCATTTTGTCTAGAGCTTCAACCATTACTGCTTTGTCATGTTGATAACGTTGAGCAAATTCTTCGCGTAATTCTGCACGAACTTGTTCTTTGGCTTCAGTAATGCGTGATTCCCAAGCTTCAGCAATAGCTGTCTTGGTCTCTTCATTAATGATTCCGTTATCCAACAATGGTTTGATAGCATCTAACATTGGATATTTCTCCTATAGTTTTAAATCTTTGATCAAGGCTGCAATGCCCTCTTTCAGGTACTTCTGTACTTTTTGATCTTGAGCGGCTTCACGTGCCGTTTCAAATACCTTAGCACCACCACGCATGTTCATCAAGCCTTCATAGATGGCTTTTGGATACGCATGAGGAGCACTAGGTTGTGCTACGATGTCTACGGTAATGATTTCAAAATCACTAACGTGTCCACTTCCTTCATTGACATTACCTGATCCACGCGATGATACACCTAGCTTAACACCAGAGGTTATCATGGCTTCTACTAGTTGTCCCATTGGGGTTGGCAATACCTTTAATTTACCACGTCCTGTTGGACCATCCATCCACATCTTTTCAATCATGTGGCTTACGCGGTCTAGGTTAATCTTTAAATCATCTGGATGATCTACTTCACCCAACACAGAATAACCTTCATTGATTTGTTTGTTGATGGTATTAACAGCTTTTTCTATTTCATGGACAGGGTATACTCGTTCATTGGCGTTCTTTACTCCGCCTTCGATGAATATACCCTCCATTTTTAGAGATTTCTTGCCATTCTCGTCGACGGACTCAACAATCAAGCCCGCCCGATCAAATGTAAGATTCTCTTTTAGGTACAAAGCCATTTGTAGTTCCTAATTATTTACGAACTGGGCTCTTGTCGTTTGTAGGCACGCTACCATCGGTAGTTTGACCTTCGCCTGACTTGGCTGTTTCTTTGGTTTTAAAAGAGTTACCAGCTTTTCCACCTGGAACATTGATGTTACCAGATTTGATTTCTTGTGGCTTTTCGCTTGATGGAGCACTTGTTCCGTCTGGGTTGCTTTCGCCGCCCTTGGTCTTAACTGCTGTACCACCAAAGTCAGCACCAGGACCAGTTACAGACTTGGTGTTAACACTTGTCTTTTTACCAGATCCAGCAACTGCGTCGCCTTCGGCTGCATCACCAGCACCACCGTAGATATCACCAATGCGGTCTACATACTCACGCATTAATTCAGAAGTAGATAGTTTGCGTGAATTGTCACGTGATTCCTTGGCTTCTTCTTTTTTATCTTCTTTGTCTTCTTCGTCGTCGCAATCTTCTTCATCGGACTCTTCGGCTTCCATCATGCCCATTTCGGCTATTTTTGGCTCTTCGGCACCCATGTCGTCCATTGCTGGCATTTCTGCAGACATTTCGTCTGAATCATTGTCGCCCATGATTTCGTCAAACTTAGCTAATAGCTCGTCTAACTTGGCATCAATGTTCATGATTTTGTCGTCTTCGGCTTCTTCGTCATGACCAACTTCGGCTGGCATGTCGCCTGTCATTTCACCATCGTCTTCACCATCTGGGTCAAGACTAAATTCTTCTTCGCCTTCTTCATCAGCTTCGCCCACTGCTTCTTCGCCAGCTAGTTGATTTGTTAGTTCTTCAACTTGCTCACCAGCAACAGGTCCGCCCATGTTTTCTTCGACTTGCTCTTCGTCCATAATGGACTCATAGATGTCACGGCTTTTTTCTACTACGATTGTGTGAAATAATTCACGTGCTTTTTGATCTTCATCGTTAATGATGTATTCAATTAATTTTTCAAACTTGTTCATGAGAACTCCTTATATAAATGGCTTGTATATTATTTACAAATATACGCAGTTTTTGGGGTTAAATGGGTAGTTTTTGAAGAATATTGACGGAATAATTACATTCCGAGAGGGGCGCCACCAGGTTCTGCAGGTGGTTGATATTGTTTTGCTACTGCTTCCAGCTTTTTTTCATGCTCAAGTTTGCGTACATCGTGGGCTTGTCTTAGCTGGTTTAGGTGTGATAGAGTCAAGCGAGTTTTGCGGCTATCCGACATCGTAAGCGTACTTTGGTCTGCTTTTTCGTCGTGATAACCATGAGGTGCTGGGTCAAATAGTTCACTAATAATCATAATACTATTTAACCTTTTATTTGTTAAAGTGCTGGCTGTGCGCCGGCTGGACTAGGTGCGCCTGGAACTGCGCCACCTAAATCAGGACCGCCGGGTGCGGCACCCGGTGCCGTTTCAGGACCCAGTCCTTCTAGATCGTTTTGCAAACCGCCCGGACTGATGCCCACGCTACGTAGACCTGGAGCTTCGGGCTGTGCTAATTCGGCGTCGCCACGTTCTTCGGCCCATGCTGTTTCATTTTCACTGATTTCTTGTTCGGTCATGCCCAAATAACGCTTCATCAACCAACGCTTGCTTAGATACGGATACTGTTCTAGCTGTGTAAATGTGCCAATACGTGCAGCATCAATGTCGGCTTGACGATACTGTGCAAAGTTTTGTGGTTCATTGAAGCTTAAATCAAACAAGCTACCGTCAATGTTAAATCCACGCCAACGCATAAACAGCTTGAACTCTGAGTCCAGCTTGTCAGCAATCATGCTTTGTAAACGCTGGCAATATTGATTGAACCGCCATTCTTGGATCAGTGCTGTGCCCACACGTCCGTCTGTGTAGGCTGCTGTACCGTCTTCGGCTGTGGTAGGCAAATAACTGCTGGGAATACGCAGGCCACGGAACAGCTTGTTGGTAAAGAAGCGTAAGTCTGTGATTTCGCCTAGATTTTGGCCGCCGGGTAGGACGTCTACACTGGATCCACGACCGTCTGCTGTGGTTGGAAAGAAGTAGTCTTCGTTTGTGCTCAAGGGATTGTATGTGGCATCCATCATGTTGGCACCACCACCCGATTGTGTGGGAATACGACGCTGATGTATTTCGTTTTTGATACGTTCCACAAAGGCCATGGCCATGTGTGTGGGCATGTTACCTACGTCAATTTTGAATATTCTACGCTCTGGAGCACGCTGCACACGGTAGATAATGATCGAATCTTCTAGCAGTTCTTTTTGTTTAAACACTTTGAAAATGTTTTCTAGTACTGAGTTACCAAATGGCCAGTATACGTCCAAGCCTTCAGTTAGGCTGATATGTACCACATGTTCAGCATTGAGAGCAGCTTCGTTTTGAGCATGACTGAAACGTGAGCCGCCGCCAAATGGACTTTGCGGTTGTGTGTAACTACCCGATGGACCACCCACCTGCGGATGATTCATGTAGGTGTCTGTTGTTGCCACTGCTGTGACTGTTAAGTTTTGAAAGTTGGGGTTTAGGTCTTTGATCAAGTACTGTTCAGGTTTTTTGCCTTCGCCTTCGTTCACAATGACCTTGGTAACTTTTGACATTTCTGTCCAGTACAGCTTGAAGTTTTCTGGATCACGTATAAACACTTGGTCGCCATACTTGAATGTGTTGCGAACAATTTTAAAAACACGCTTGTTCAGTTCGTTTAGGCTGACCCACTGTTGCAGTTGCTCTTTGATGATTTTTACTTCGTTGTCCGACGGAGTTTCTTTGTACTTGATGGTAAATGCTGTGTGATTTTCTTGATTTTTTTGAGTGCAAAACTCGGCCAGTATGTCTAGTGCGGCATTGACTTCTGAGTCCATGTCCATTTGTTCGTACTGATTGTAGCGTTCAACACGATTGGGTTGTCCGGTATAAACTTCAGGTAATTGACTTTGGTAATTACGGAATCCAGGATCTGGAGCACGTCCAGCACCCAAAGGGCTTACGTTGCTGGGTAAGTTACTAGTCTTAAAATATTTTTTCCAACCGGCCATATATGTTCTCTCGTATGCTATATTTATAGCTGGTTACGCTGTAGCGTTGAAGATTTTTTCCGAAGTGTCTCTGTGGTCTTTCATAACCGAAATCATTTGATCCAATCGTTCAATCATTTCGTCCATTCCAGGTAAACGTCCATTTTTAAGTGGTGCAATCACTTCGCTGGCACCACCTTCGGCTACTTTTACGTTGACACCGCCTGTGGTAGCTGGTACAACTGCACCTTGTGCGGCTGCCACTTCAGCATGTATGTGTGGTCCCCAGACTTTTGCTTTCTCAGGATTGGCCGGTTTTATGCTTTCATCTAATACTTGGCTAAATCCGCCCATACTTTTTAATTTGGCCACTACCTCAGGATATTGTTTTAGATCGTTTAGCACCAGATCAAACGCACGACCGGAACCATGAGCAACACTATCGTCTATTCCTCGATCTTTGAAACCGCTAAAATGTTTGTAATTTCCACCCAGCATAGCATGAACCTGTTGGGCCATTTGCATAATTGTTGCGTTGCCTTGTTGCTCTTCTCTGTCAAATCCTGATTTAATTTTGAGACCAGTGGCTGTTACTACCGGTTCGCTGCTGCTTTTTCCTTTGTTAAATCTCTCTCTGCGTTGATCAAATACCGATTTAGCTGGGCTTTGAAACGGTGCTGCTGGTGTACCAGCTGTAGGGCCACTGGGAGGAGGTGTTCCTGGTGTTAAACTTTTAATTGCTGCGTCTAGGTCTAATTTTTTTAATGCTTTTTCTATTGTGTCTACTCCGGCTGCAGTAACTTGAGCAAATCTAGTAAGAGGCGTCAGCAAGGACTCGCCTAGTGCAGCTTTTAGTCGCTGAGTATCTTCTTCTAGTCCTTGCACAGCCTTGTCCAATGGCAACATATTGTCGGCCATTTTGTCAGCGTTTTTTCTAGCTTTTTCTGTGGCACCTTCTTGTCGCTTGAGTTGTTCTAACACTTCCTGATTTGCAAATGTAGCAATATCATTGTATTGACCGGTTAATCTAGCAGCTCGGTTAATAGCTTCAAATATGCCTGGATTTTCTCTTGCATATTTCAATGACTGCTCGCTGAGCTTGCCAGTTTCAATATTAACTTCTTCAACACTTTGATTCTGATTTCTTATCATTGCCACTTGTTGATCTATCTGCTCCCTTAACCTTGGGTTGTTAGCCAACGCCAAATTGAATGCAGTATCAGTAGATGCTCCAGCTGAGTACACTTCCATGAAGCCTTTTTTGTACACATCGGGCATAGTGGCCAATATGCGTTGCATTTTTTCAACACCCACGGCGCCACCTTCTCTAGTAGCTTTAGCCAATACGTCTACTTCCATGGCCTGAGTTCGTGCCTTTTCCATGGCTTTTTTGGCATCTTGACCTGTGATGTCTGAAATAATACGCAGTTCTTTACCATATTGCATGGTGATTTCTGCTATCTGGCGATCACTCAGTGCTCTGCGATCTCCAGCTGCATTTTGACGTGCCATAACCTGTGCAGCCAGTTCAGCCTGTTCTTCAGCACTATATCCTAGATTACGCAGTTGTATACCCAGTTGACTGTTACGCAACTCTCGGCTGATTCCGCCAATTCTCCTTGTGGCTTCTCCTAGCCCAAGACCCATATTGGTAAAATCTTCTCTGGCATTTTTTACCACTGTGGCCAGCTGGGCAATGTCCAATCCAGCTCTGGCAGCTTCTTGTCGCATTTCGGTCATGCCGCCGGCAAAAATTGCACCAGCACTGGTTATGTCTTTGAACCCGGCTTGCGTTTTCTTGAGTTCGTCGCCTAAAAACTCTACACCGTCCTTGACTTTTTCTGCACTCTTGCCAATTAAAAATTCGCCCAGCTTGCCAAGACCGGCTACCACCAATCCAATTGCTCGACCCCACGGTCCCATCAATGCAATAATAAGTCCAGCTGTTTCGGCTACACCACCCAAGGCTTTACTAGCTGCTACACCAGCATCAATTGTTTTTAAACTGGCTTTGGTTGCTGCTTCAACACCAGATGCACCCGATTGCAAACTTTTTGCAAAATCCCGTGTGCCTTCGTAGATGGTCTGTGCTAGTGATCCAATACCTGTACCTAAATTGGACAAGCCGGCACTGACGTTTTTTGTTATTGCTGTTTTCTTTAAATCTGCCTTGCTTGATTCAAGTTCATCTACACGTTCAGCATTACGAGATTTTTTTGCTTCTTTGATGGCACGATTTAACTCGTCCATTTCTCTGACCACGTTTTGAATAGGTTGTTTGGTACCATCTAAAAAATCACCAAAGCCTTTGAGTACTGGTTGCTGTCGTTTGAGATTGTCAGTAAATGCTTTGATGTGTTTTTGAAAGTCTTCAACATTTTTTGGATCAAAGGTGGCCTTGTTGCCAGTCAATTGCTCAATTTTTGCTAAAAACTCTTCTGCGGTCATGTTACTCATATGCGTTTTTGTCCAGGTGGATTGTTAACCTATAAATATATAGGTATATCAACTTATTTATTGGAAAAATAAACCATGGAAAATGCTATTCAAAACCCTTTAGTCAAGTACTTTAGACAGCCGTCAATCTACTTAAAATTGCCATCAAACGGTCAATATTGGAAAGAAGGGGCAGTAAATTTACCAGTAACTGGGGAAATTCCTGTGTACCCAATGACTGCCAGGGACGAAGTTACTTTGCGTACTCCTGATGCACTCATGAACGGAGCTGGCGTTGTTGACGTAATACACAGTTGTTGCCCCAATATCACAGATGCTTGGAGTATGCCCAGCGTGGATGTGGATGCTGTGTTGATCGCTATCAGGATTGCCAGTTACGGTGCAGAAATGCCAGTTGATACCAGTTGCCCCAATTGCGGTGCAGAAAACACCCACAATGTCGATTTGAGTGTGAGACTATCGGGAATCACTTGTCCAGACTACAACAAAAAAATCAGTTTACCCGATGAGTTGCATGTAAAATGCACGCCGCAGGCATATTTCAGTGTTAATAGAAAAAATACCATATCGTTTGAAGAACAACGGCTAGTACAGGCCCTAGAACAAACTGATGAAAACTCAGAACAACGCATGTCACAAATTGCCGACAGCATGACCCGATTGATACAGATCAGCATAGACACAGTAACAGACAGCACCGAGTACATTGAAATGCCCGACGGAACCCGTGTTACAGATAAAGAATTTATCAAAGAGTTTTATAGCAATGCTAATGGCAGCGTTGTACGTAACGTACAAGAACAACTGGCTGAAATCAACAACCAAGGCGCCGTCAAGGATCAATCAGCTGAGTGCAACGAGTGTAAAACTGAATATAAAATTCCTATCATGTTTGACTACGCAAATTTTTTCGCAATCGGCTCCTGACATTAGACAATGACGCCGTCGTAAAACTGTTGGAATCTTACGATAAAGAGTCGAGAGCCGTTAAAAAAGAAGCGTTGCAAATGGCCTGGTACATGCGAGGTGGGTTGACCTATAACGATGCTATGGCACTGAGCTCATCAGAACGAGAGATAATTGGTGAAATAATTAAAAAGAACATGGAAACTACAGAGAAATCGGGATTACCATTCTTCTAACTGATTTAAGATTAGCTACGCTAATCTATTGATTTCGCTTTGCTCATCAATGTTTTTCTTCTTTGTTGCTTTTCCGTATTATCCAGATTAATTGGTCACAATTCACCGTATGCACGGTGAACATGATTGAGCATTATCCGAGTAGCACAGTCATTTATTATAAAGAGATTGTATTTACATACGCAGAGGCGGTTGACCGGTACCCCTTACTCTAGCTTCACATATCAACGGAACCCTAGTGACCCGATAATAAATCCAAGTCCTATAAGCTGGGGTTGTATCTTTTTCACATAGCCCCGACCATTTTTTGCCTTAAGTTAGCATTAGCCTTGCACACCCGAGCAACATCTAGACTGGGTATCTCACCAGTCCGCAACGGGAGTCGAGCTGCCTCGACCAAACAGAGTGCGAATTCCATAATAAGAATATAACTTTGTGTTTATTGCAGAATGACTTTGAGTCGAGTGTGCTAAATCTTGTTGATAATATGTGAGCCATGTACACGGACCTGTATGTGTCCGTTATAATAATCTTCGGTTTCTAAAACTCTGCGAGCAAATTGTTCTCTCGCCTCGATGTAACTACATTCAGATTTACTTTTGCAGTAGTATAGTATTTCTCTACTGAAATTGTCAACACCCAATGCAACCACATCTTTTGTTAATTCTGGACTGGAACCATAGTATGTTTGCCAGTCTGAATCAATTTTACCACGAATCTTCTTGCGTTTCTTTTTACCATTTTTTAGTTTGACCATTCGGTAAGTGGTCTTGCTAAATTTTGCAAGTTTTTTGCCAATATACTTCCGGCCGGTTAGGTTATTTGTGATCAAATAAACAAAACCAACACAATCTTCGGGTAGCGTTTCTACTTGAGTATTTTCGTAAATCCATGACATGCATAGTAGTTATGATCTTTGCCCTGCAACATATACTGGTCTTGAATTAAACAATGTCTACGTCAGTGTTGTAGCTGGTGTACCCGTTTTCTTTGACCACGTGAAGCGTGTTGTTTACCCGCCCTGCCAATTCATCCTTGTGCGACACCAACCAAATACTCTTGTTAGCTTCGCGACTCATCTTTTTCAGGATAGCCAGACTGTTTTCTACGCCTGAGCTATCCATACCGCTGTCTACTAACTCGTCGATAAACAACAAGTTAATGGGTTGATATAGGCTTTCCCAAACATCGCGGAAGCTCCAGCTCAAGGATAAAATCAAGCGATTGCGTTCTCCGCGACTTAGATTGTCAAAGTCCAAATCTCTACCTAACTCTGTAATGGCTACAGTCAAATCATTGTTGAACTTGACTGTGTGTGGTAAGCCAATACGGTCCAGGTATTGTCCCAAGCGGGCATTTAAATAACTTAAATTCTGATCAATAATACGTTTACGAATAAATGAATCTTTGTTGGTCAGCAGTTTGAGCAGGAACTCTTGATGTTCTCTAATGTTATTGAGTTCGTTGATCACATCAAAACTGACTTCTTCTACGCCTTGTGTTTGCATTTCTGCTATTTGCTCAGCATACGGATCTTGTTCAACTGCCTTGATTTCCAACTGTTGAATCAAGTTATCAACGCTTGCTTGATGATGAATAGCATCCGACTCTTTGTCATAAAACGTTTCGGGCCGTGGTCCTAGCTTGCCCAGCCCATCGTGAGCTGACTGTAATTCACCCAGAGTGGCAGCAAAGGCATCCGCTGCTTCCTTTGCTCCAGCCAAGTCTCTCTGCTTTTGTCCCAGTACTGATTGGTGCTTCTCGTCATGGAAATCCTGTCCACAGGTATGGCACGTATGATTTTCCAACGAAACAAGTTCTGCTGATATCTTGCCAATCGTTTTTTCCTCACGGGAAAGGTCCAGTTTTGTGCGACCAATCGCCGACGATAGTTCATTGATATCCTTGCGAGTTTGATCCCATGTCTTGAACGCTTGGTGTGCCTGAATCTCGGCCTGGATGTCAATTCTCTGAAGCTCTTCAATTCCTGTCTGTAATTTCTGTATATCTTCTGCATGTTTATTCACCCATAGCGTTTGCCTACGCTTCAACGCTTCGATCTGTTCTTCAATACGCCGGTTGGCATCGCCCACAGCCTTGATACGAAACTCTTCTTGTGTGATGGCATCTTTGGTTGCTTTGCCAGCCTCCTTTAGTTTGTCTGCTTTTTCACTTAGCAATGTAATACCAAGTAATTGCTCAATTATAGTACGCTGGTCATTGGCTTTGAGTGCCAAGAATGGTTCTGTGTAGGTGTTGAGAGCCACAATGTGCTTGAACATGTCGTGACTCATGCCCAGCATACGTTCTATTTCTTGCTGTGTTTCTCGGCTGTCGCCTTGTGCATCATCTGTGATTTCTTGTTCGCTATCGCCAACAAAGAATTTCATAGTGTTAGGTTTACGTCCACGTTCTATCCTGTAGCTGACACCTTCTTTTTCAAAATCAATTGTGACCATCATGTTTTTGGCATTGGTCTTGTTGATCAAGTTATCTTTTTTAATGTTAGTAAGTGCGTTGCCGTACAAGGCATAGCTCAATGCATTGATAATAGTGGTTTTACCTGTACCGTTACGTGCACCGGAGTCGTCTCCGCCTAGGTCTAAATTTTCACCCAACACCAGAGTCAAGTCTTGTCGATCAAAATTAACTGCCTGTGTGGTATTGCCCACACTCATAAAGTTTTTAACAGTAAGGTCTTTTATTTTAAACATAGGTTCTTATTATATACTAAAATCTTGATCTAGCCAAGCAAAATGAGCTCGCCAATTGGTATTGCGTCTTTGGTCCAGGGTTGTCAGATATGTTTTTAATTTATCGATTTGACTGACATTATTTTTAGATGCTAAACTTGTGGTAGCAATACCTTGCATGGCCTTACGCTGTGCTTGCTGTGTGGGAGTAGTATCGGGCATCAACTTCAATATCTGGTCAAAGTCGTTGGCAAACACAGCACCATCGAACAAATATGGATTATCAAATTCTCCGGACGTATTAAAACTGTGAATGATGGGTTCTGCTGCCCATTCCCGTTGGAACCATGTGGCTGTGGCTGTTTGTTTGGTATTCCAGTGATTGATACGTTCCAATAACTTGGGCAACGATTTAATAGTCAAGGCTGATACAGCACTATTAATGCTTAAGGATATCCATGGCTGATTCAACAGCAATTCAAAGTTACGTTGCCATTGTGCTAGGTCGAGCCCATAGCGAACATATTCCTGCTCACTGTCCCAACAATCTAAACTGGCAGTGATTTGCAGTTTCCATATTTTGTTTGACAGCACCAATTTTCTAAATTGCTGTAAGTATCGTTCAAATCGTGGTGTGGGTATGTTTAGATTGGTTACTACACTAAAAATTAAATCGGGATTGGCATGAGTTTGCCAAAACTCAATGCTGTCGTCTAGTTCGGTCATTAAAAACGGCTCACCACCTAAAATATGATACCGTTTGATTGCTTTGTAACGATCGTTTTCGTTCAAGTATTGCCATAGACCTGCAACCATTTGATCATAGTGGTCATTGTGTTGTGCTTGTTTGATGTCAAACGTTCGAGTGTGAAATGAATCTCCAAACTTTCTATTTTCTTCTTCCCACAGGCTGCTATGATGCGGCCCACAGTATACGCATTTCATATTACAGGTATTTTTAAAATAAACTTCCAGTATGGTAGGAGTAACAGTTGTGGATGATTCATCTGTGTCAAGCTCGGGCGGCACCAACCACCCGTTATCTTGCTGTAGCGTACTTTGTCTATCACTTAAGCCACCTGCATCTTCTACGTTTTTGCAATATTCACAACCAGCCCTGGGCCACGCACCTGCAAGCATGGTGTTTCTAGCTGAAATTTTTTCAGGCAAATTATGAAATGATGCAAAGTTGTCGGCTGGTATGGCATATTTTTCTGTGCGGTGACAACTGGCACTAGTACCACTGTTAAAGTAGACGGTGCTCCATGCCCATTTTAATAAACAAGCAGATTCTGTGCGTATGGGAAACACTTTATTCATATAATATATGATTCATGGGCAACTCTTCTTGTGGATTGTATCGTTTGCGTACATATTCTAATTCTTCTGGCAACGACTTGATATCAGTTATCACAACGATAAAAAAATGTGGAATGTCGTGATGTTGCACATATTCCTGCAACGAGATCAAGATATCGTGCGGTTGATCGGCATAGGATTTTTTCAATGGCTGGTTAGCAACAAAGACCACACGCTCATTGTCAGCAAACACTTCCTTGTGCAATCGTCGCAAGGCAGTATATAGTTTACCCTTTGGCAAGTTATCAAACTCAGTTAAGTCAATGAAATTGTCAATTTGATACTGAGTTTGCAGTCGATGTTTAATCCGTGCCAGGATCATAAGTTTCTATAAATGTCCAACAGGAGATTTTTATTAAACTGTTCACTGTCAATGTTGCTCAACTGTCCGTACACAATCTGATCCACTGACTCAAATGCTATATTACCTTGTATTTCATATTCAGTCAAGTCTGTGACTTTGGCAGGGATCAGTGTAATCTCACGCAGTTTATACGTGTCAATAAAAGTTTCTTTGATAAAAGTGGCTTCTTCGTAGCTGATGTCAATATCCAAGTTAACCCTAACATGCATGTTGGGTTTGAGCATGACTTCGGTGTGTTTGAGCACATCGCTCAGTTGAAACACACGATATATGGGCTGATCGGGCCAAGCATGATACACTGGCTCTTTGTCCCACTCTAGAATCATCATGCCACGATCATCGTCGCCGGCATCGGCATAGTTGTGCGGAAAGCAGTTGCCCAAATAGGTAATGTTGCCTTTGGTCTGTCGTTTGTGGAAGTGCCCAGAGAACACATGTTCAAAACCTTTTAAATCATTTTTAGGATCAACTTCACCATGATCCGGCATGGCTACCATGGCATTCATCAAGTATCCGGGCAATTCAAAATGCCCAAACATGTACTTGCCTCGTAGTTTCTTTAGACGTTTGAAGTCATCGCCCACTAGCCACGGAGCAATAGTAACGTCGCCATGAGTAGTCCAGTCGTTACAGATATGTATTCTATTAAGGTGCTTTGCCCATTCCACACTCTGTACATCTCGCTTGTCGCGATAATACAGATCATGATTTCCAGGAATAAAGAAAGTTTGTTCGAAGTTTTCATTCAAGTGCTCCAGGGCACGTAGACTATAGCCCAAGGTTAGGATATTGATTGACGCACGATTGTTGTGCCAGTCTCCAAGAAACATGCAAGTTTCGCATCCTTCTTCCCGTGCCTTGGCAGTGGCCCATTTAACAAAGTTCAAACAGTCCTCGTTGTGTAAGGTACTGTTTGATTTTAACCCAAAGTGTATGTCTGTAAAGACGGCGGCTCGTTTGAATAGATTAGTCATAACATACAGTATAGACTAATATTTGGAAAAGATCAAACGTTAATTTGTTCAATCATCGTAACCGCCATCGCTACCACCACTTGTTGCAGAAATTTTCATTCCTTGGCGTGTGTAACTTGGAGTTAGGTTATTCATTTCAAGTATATCGTCTCGAAGATTCTGATTACGCTTTTCAATATTAAGCACTCTGGTAAATGAGTTTGTGATGGCAGCTGTATAATATGCAAACGGATTTTGACTTTTGGCTTCGTCGAACTGTAGGCCAATCTGTGATAGTTGTAGTAATGCTTGTGATCGCATTTCATCATTATAAGTGTACCCACGCCAGTTACTACGTGTGGCATAGCGTTCACACAGCTTGATAAACATGTGAGCCAGCTTGGGAGTCATTTTGCCGTGTTCACGATTGAATGCGCCTTTGACTAGATCGCCCTTCCAGTGGCTTTTGCCCACGCACACAGGCTCACCAGCTTCGTCAACTTTGTAGTGTTGGAACGGGGGAAAATTGCATTTGACGTATTTGGTATTACCAATCAAGTCTAAATCATCGTCGTCGTACTCACTACGTGGCACAGCACCTTCTTCTTCCTCTAAGGCTTTGACAGCGGCCTTGCGACTTTTTACATCATCCACAGGAATATGATCCCAGGTCATGATACGAAAAACCACATCTGTATCTTTGACATCTTTGAGTTTGACTTCAAATTCGTCTAATTTGCGTTTGGTGCCATCTGCCATAGCTGCTTCTAACGCCAGTTTAGCTAGCCTTACACATCGCTCCTTGCGAGCCAACATTATGTTCTTTTTGTTTATTTTGCTCACATCGGGCAGTATTAAATCGTAGGCGTGATATTCTGGATCTGTGAAAGTGCAGTAGGTTGTTTTGCTTTTGTGAATCTCTTTTAGAATGTCTTTGTTGTTAAGATAATTATGGCGCACCTGTATTTCCTTTAAAGTTAGCACATACTAACATATTTACTTGCCCAGGTCAACCTAATTTTGAAAAATACCGAAAACATTATCTACGCCGTTATTGATATCTATAAATACTGTATAACCAGGAAGTCACGATGCCAGTTTTATCCAACGCACAATTACAAGGAAGCCCTGCCAACGGCTCACAGTCACTTGGCGCCCAATTGGGACAAAGCATCAACAATGGATTGATGGGTGCTGTGGGGCTAGCACCCAACGGCATGAGCGGACGTCAAAACACAGCCGACATGTTTAGATACAGCAGCAGAACCACCGGACCGGCTCCTAGATTTGTGTACCCAGCATTTCCCAGCGCCAGTGCAGACTGGCGTGTGCGTGTGAGTCTAGCACCAAACAGCAAGTATTTTTACAATGATCCACAGGGCAATGCCCTATTGAGTCCGTTGATAGAATCCGGTGGCGGATCAGACAACAGCATCGGCGCAGCATTCGGGCAATTGACCGGGCTTGGCGGAACAAAACGAGTGGGTGTAGTATTCCCTTACACTCCCACCATGACTGTAGCACACACCGCTAGTTACACTCCACAAAAATTGACACACAGCAATTATGCTCAGTATTTTTATGACAACAGCGAAGTTAGTGCAATAACACTCAACGCAGATTTCACTGTGCAAAACATCAACGAAGGACAGTACCTGTTGGCTGCTATCTATTTCTTTAGAAGCTGTACCAAAATGTTTTTTGGAGCTGGTCCCAATGCCGGTAATCCGCCCCCGATCGTTTATCTAAACGGTTATGGTCAGTATTACATGCCCAATGTGCCTTGTGTGGTCACCAGCTTTAGTCACACCATGCCAGCTGATGTGGACTATGTGGACGTTCCTGAACCCAGCGTTACTCGTGGCAGCATGGGACTGAATCCTAGACTAAACAGCACTCGCTTGCCTACTACCAGTCAGATGAGTTTGAGTCTACAACCGGTGTACAGTCGTTATGCACAAAGCCAAGGCTTTAGTCTAGAAGACTTTGCTCGTGGCGCTTTAATTAATCCAGTTAGAGGTAACAATCCTGCCACTGCATTTGGCGCTACACAGCCAACAAAGCATGTCAACAACACCGTTAAAAATGGTGGCTTCCTATAATGGCAACATATTCACGCACTAGTCCATATGCCGGAACACAGACCTGGGGCAAGTTCCTGGATGTGTGGCCGGGTAAAACTATCTCAGCCAACATGACAGATGCAGTATATCAAATCGACCAAATATATAACCTACGTCCGGACCTGTTGGCCAATGACATGTACCAGGACAGTAGCTTATGGTGGGTGTTTGCTGTACGCAATCCTGATGTGTTAAAAGATCCCTTGCTGAGTTTTACAACAGGCACAATCATTTATGTTCCTACCAAGGCAGTTATTCAACAGCAACTACTAGGCATTTAACAATGGCTATCAAACGTCAAGCAGAAACTGCTGCAATCGTCAATCCCTTGCATCGATACGCATCCTACACCTACTCGTGGAGCCTATGGTTGTTGGATCCATCTGACTACAACTCACTTATGAATTCTCTAGGGCCAGAAGAAGCTATGACATGGAAACCTGCCAGTAGTCGAAGTTTTGTGCTGGCCCAAGACGGAGGCCTCTATCCCGGGGAGAAGTTTAGACAGCCCGGCACTAACGGGTTAAACTATCATATACAAAATGTGCAATTTGATACTGTGGTAGCGCCAAATAAAACCAGCAGAAGCAGCAACACGATCAAAGGATCAATGACCATATTGGAACCATATGGTGTAACCTTGATCGACTCGCTGGTTGCAGCATCGTTTGATGGAACAAAATTTAATAACTACACCCAAAATCCCTACATGTTGCAACTGGAATTTTTTGGTTATGACGACAACGGAGAGCAAATTCCCAAAGGTCGTTCAGACCTTGTCACTTATAACAAACGTTTTCCTATCAGCTTGTTGACCATGAAGATCGAAGTCACTACCCGCGGCGCAGAATACAAGATAGATTTTGTGCCCGGCGGCGCCATGGTGCACCAATCAACTTCGTACAGCACCACACCCGAACAATTTGACATCACAGCCGACACCGTTGACGCATTCTTTAACGGCCCCGACGGTCTGGCAGAGCAGTGGCAAGCATATTCTAATCAACAAGTAAAGCAAAAACAGGCAGAATTGGCAGACGGTATCTTTTTTAAAATTGATCCACTGATAGGTGAATCTAAAATAGTAAATGAAAGCAAAGTTTCTTTGGCCAAGGCCAATCCCAAAGCCAAAAACATAGATTTAAAAAGTTCAACATTTAGTATTCCTCGCGGAACCCCGATACTAGACATCATTACCAAAGTAATGGCGCACAGCGATTTTTTAATACAAAAACAATTGGGCTTAGAAGAGACCATTTATGAAAATCCCGACCTGTTTGACACAACAAAAGTATTCAATGCATTTAAAACCACAACAAAATTAGAATACGGTGGCATAGATCTTACCGGGCAACGTCAAGGCCCAGCTATTGACATAATTACAGGACGGTACCCTAAGATTGTAACTTATAACATACATCAGTATTCGATATGGAATGCCAAGCACCCAAAGGCAAACCAATTGGCCAACAGCTATCCGTACACAAACAAATACTACAATTACATTTACACTGGCCTAAACACAGATATCATTGATCTTAAAATAAATTTTGACAGCACCTATTACACCGCAATTATGGCCTTTACCAATACCAAGGCTGCAGAAGACTCAACCAAAGATACTGACGTGGCTGTGGCAAATAATACAGCCGAAGGCAGAAACACCACAATCGCTTTGAATCCAACAATTTTTGCAAAACTGTTCCCGCAACTGGCGTCAATAGCAACTGTTACACCTCTACAGTATAGATTTATTGTGGATGATGTTCGTGAAACATCATTAATGAATGTCAAAGATCGGCCTGCGGCACAGGTAGCAGCCGACGTGTTAAAAAGTATATATACCGCACAAAATCAAGAAATGTTGGCATTGCAATTGACCATTGTTGGCGATCCTACCTTGATCAAACAAGACGATTGGTTGTATGTGCCTGACCCTAGAGATAATTCTGATTTTTCAGACTGGGACGTATCAAATGCAGATTATGCTCAACGCTACGGTCACATTCCTATGGATCGTGGAGAAGTGGCTGTACGTGTGATTATAAATTCTCCTGTTGACATGGATCTTGATTACGAAGATGGCAATCAAGGTCTGGCCTATCCCCAACCCAAATACAGTCAAAGTTTGTTCAGTGGTCAATATAAAATTTTAACAATTACCAATCGATTTGCCAATGGTAAATTTGAGCAGGTATTAAATTTGGTCAGAATCATGGGCGACGAAATCCCAACAGCATTTGAGCTGGCAAGAAACGGCGATGGTAGAAACCCAGTTGAATTGGGCTCAAGGATTGACAAAGAACTGTCACAGACCAATCCCAATCTGCCAGCTGGCGACTACGATCCCGACAATGTCGGTGCTAACGAACTCTCTCCGGGAACCACACTGATATTAAATCCCAGTGGCACTGGATCTAAAGTCTGGGAGATACAAGTCAACGGACTAGGCCCTAGAGACGACAAACAAAACACGGAATAACACAGCACATGGCCACAGATCAAATTAGAAAATCCGGCGACGACCCTACTGCGGTAGGTGATGCTAAATCCACACCTAAAAATCCAGGTCCATACGAAGCGGTAGTGGTGGCCCACGCCACCGGCGCCAGACTGGGACAGTTGCGTGTCAGAGTCATCTCCACAACAGGTAGAAAGCCCGCGGGATTTGAAGATAATGCTGTAACGGCCAATTACTGTAGCCCATTCTTTGGAACAACTTACGGAACTGATCAACAATCTGCTGTGCCCGACGGGGCATTTACTTCAGGACAAAGCTACGGTATGTGGATGGTACCACCGGACATTGGCAACAAAGTATTGGTAATGTGTACACCCAATGGCGACTGGTATTGGATTGGTTGTATCTACGATAGTAGCAGTCATCACATGGTTCCGGCAATTGGCCGTAACATCGGCGGCAAGGACCGTACCAGAGCACCAGGATCCCTGCCGGCATCAGGATCCAGTAACTTGCCAGTGGTAGAGTACAACACCAAATATGAAACCACAGCATTTGATGCCGACGGTTTAGAAAACACACCACGCTACACACACGAATTTCAAGTTGCCAAACTAGTAATGCAAGGCCTGGACAGAGACCCTATACGTGGCGCTATCAGTTCCAGTAGTATGCGTGAAAGCCCCAGCAACGTGTACGGTATCAGTACACCTGGACGAAAAGTAAGCAAAACGGATCAAGTGCCGGGCTCACCCGACTTGGTATATGCCAGACAAGGTGGTCACACGTTTGTGATGGATGACGGTGACAAAGACGGAAAAGATCAGCTGATGAGATTGCGTACCACGGGCGGTCATCAGATCTTGATGAATGATTCAGAAAACGTTTTGTACATCGCCAGTGCCAGCGGACAACACTGGCTAGAATTCAGCAAAAATGGCCAGATAAACGTTTACGGTGCAGCCGGCTTTAATCTACGCACACAAGGAGTATTGAACCTACACAGCGATGTCATGCTGAACATGAGTGCTCCAAACATCAAAATGACTGCCATGGGCAACGACAAAGTACCTCTGGGATCGATTAACATGGCCACATCGGGCAACTTCAGTGCCAGTGCTGTGGGCATGGCCAGTTTAAAATGCAATGGTATGCTGACTTTAAGTGCCGTTGGCAAAGCCAGTTTGACTGCTGGCGGCTGGTTAAGTTTGAGCAGCGTAGTAAAAACTAGTGTGTTTGGCGGCATGCTGATGTTAAACTCGGGCAAGCCTGGCGTACCAATGCCAGTTACTCCGCCCACAGTCACACCAAAACCAGATACAAAATTACAAGGCGGCGTATGGAACACTGGCGGGGTAATCATGACAGCCTGCACAGTAGCACCGGCACATGAGCCATGGACAGACGCCAACGGACAAAGGCCTAAGAAATAATGGACGCAGGAATAGTTCAAGCCACCCGCACACTACCACCCAACCCTTTGCCAGTCAGTTGGCTGGGTCGCTCCGACATGGTTGCAGCTTGTCCAGACTGGGCAGTTATAGCACAGTTATCTAATATTCAACAACAAAATCTTCTGGCACAAATAGCCTACGTGTCCAGTGCCTGGGATTATACAAAAATTGGCACCAACAACGAGCTGGGTAGATATCAATTTGATACCGACACGTTAGAAACTTACAGTTTATTAACCACAGGATCAAATGCCAGCTACGGCACAGATTGCGTAAATTATCAACATTGTTGGCGAGCACCGTTTAGTACCTATGCTGATTATTTGACAGAAGTTGCCAACATAAACGATTTTTTAACCAACACATCAGCACAAGAACTTTTGGCCTATCAACGTCTAGTAGATCTATACAGTGATTGTATCAAAATTGCCGCGATAAAAATCAACGACACCGCAGATGTGGTGGCAGGTATGCTGTATGTGGCCTGGGAGTTAGGAGCAGGCACAGCCGCCACCCTAAACAATACTACAGGCACAGGTGCCTATGCCTGGCGCTATTTTAGCGTTGGTTCCGGCGGCAGTTACTATACAGCTGGCCGATACGCCATAACAATACTGAGCAAATAAATACTATTATGACAATATATCGCGGATTCAGCACCAGACTCAATGCCAAAAAGTACAGACTAACTGATTTCCAATTGGCCAAACAAGACATGATCAACCACTTCGAAATACGCAAAGGTGAAAAACTCATGAACCCTGATTTTGGCAGCATAATCTGGGACATGTTGTTTGAACCCTTGACTGAAGACACCAAACAAATTATCACCAATGATATCACACGTATTGTGAGCTACGACCCCAGACTTGCTGTGCAACAAGTAGCAGTAACCGAGCAGGACAATGGGTTTTTAATAGCAATTGATGTGGCTTATATTCCCACTGATCAAACAGAAACTATTGCTTTAAATTTTGATCGTGCCAACAATAGATTAATTACTAATTAACAGACCATATTATTCCGTACGATAAATACTTGATACGGATAAAATAACATGGCACAAACCACACGTCAAACCAACCTCTTAGTACAGCAAGACTGGACCAAGATCTATCAAACGTTTACCAACGCTGACTTCACCAGCTACGATTTTGAGACCCTGCGTAACAGCATGATTACCTATCTCAAAACCTACTACCCCGAAACATTCAATGACTTTTTAGAAAGTTCAGAATACCTGGCCTTGATTGACATGATTGCGTTCCTGGGGCAGAGTCTGGCGTTCCGTGCAGATTTGAATGCTAGAGAAAACTTTATTGACACAGCACAGCGCCGTGACAGCATTTTAAAACTGGCTCGTATGCTCAGTTACAATCCGCAACGCAACACCGGTGCCAGTGGCCTGCTCAAGTTCGAAAGTGTGCGTACCACAGAATTTCTCACAGACAGTTCGGGCATTAATCTAAGCAACGCCACCATACACTGGAATGATCTTACCAACGAAAACTGGCTGGAACAGTTTACTACTATTCTCAACGCGGCCCTGGTCAGTAGCCAAGCAGTGGGCAAGCCTGGTAATAGTCAGAACCTTAATAATATCAAAACAGACGAATATACAATTAACCTAAACACCAACACCTTGCCTGTTGCTCCATTTACCACAACCATACAAGGCAGTAGTGTGGCATTTGAAGCAGTAAGTGCCACCAGTCTGGGACAGAGTTATCTATACGAACGTGACCCAACCAGTAGTGGTGCGTTTAACGTTTTGTATCGTAACGACAACAATGGTAACGGTAGCAACAACACCGGTTTCTTTTTGTATTTCAAACAGGGCAAATTAAATTCTACAGAATTTAACATCACCAATGCCATTCCCAATAACTTTGTCACGGTGGCCACCAACAACATCAACAACACAGATGCTTGGTTATACAGTTTGGATGTCAACAGAAATGTCAGCGAAAAATGGACCAAAGTTCCAGCCTTGAACGGCATCAATGTTATCTACAATCAATTAACAGAAAAAAATCTTTACCAAATCAACACTCGCACCAATGACCAAGTGGATGTGGTGTTTGGTGATGGCAGTTTCAGTAACATACCACAAGGCAGTTTCCGTTTTTATTATCGCACCGGTAATGGTATCACCTACAGCATTACTCCTGACGACATGGCCAGTGTCAGTGTGGCCTTTAGCTATATCAGCAAACAAAACAGAGTTGAAACGCTGACTATCACAGCCAGCTTGAATTATACTGTGACCAATGCCAATGCAGCACCAAGCCTGAGCAGCATCAAGGCCAGTGCTCCGCAACAGTACTACACACAAAATCGTATGATCACAGCAGAAGACTACAACATCTTCCCACAGACCAACTACGGTAGTATTCAAAAGATCAAAGCAGTTAATCGTACCAGCTCAGGTGTGAGTTTATACCTTGACGCACTGGACCCAACTGGCAGTTTCTCCAGCACAAATATCTTTGGCGACGATGGCACAATATCAGCCAACAACAAAATTGGATCAAGTCAGTTTGATTTCTTAACCGATAACGACATTTATTCGGCTGTGTACAATGTGATCATACCAACAATCAACAGCACAGAAGTTAGAAACTACTACTATGGTAATACTAGTGTATTTCCAAGATTCAGTGGCAACACCAACACAGTCTCGGGCGGCAATATCAAGTTTAATCAAAACACAGTAAGCACAGGAACCAGTACAGGGTTCTTGGCCAATTTGGTCAGTAACGTAACTCTACAGGTAGGCGCCAATGTTAGTCATTATCTACGTTATGTTGATACAGGTGCTGTGTTGCAATTCAGTGCACCAACCGGATATAGATTCAACAGCGAACATCAGCTACAGTTAGGTAATACCTTGACCAACGCCGGCGACACATTGAATTTTTATGCTGTGGTCACAGACATTGTGGCCGATTCGGACCCAACTGTGCCAAACAGAATTACACTTGGCACAGTGGTGCCGTCAGGTGCAATTTTAAGTAATGTGAGCTTGGCTGGTGCCGAAGCTATAGTGCCAGCTTACAAAAACGATTTGAGTACCAGCTTAATTACTACCATAATCACACAAATCAAAGCCTTGTTAAACTTTGGTTTAAAATACAATACCGCAGTCAGAGTACAATACGAGGATGGCTCATACGGACCTTATGGTGTATGGGAAAATATTACACCAGCCAACATCGGTTCAAGCACAGACTGGATATTGAAATTTACCTATAATCAAGGCCTATACACAATTAACTATAGAAATCTCGAATACACTTTTGCCAGTGCGGGCAATACCAAGTTTTATTTTGATCCATCAGTGCGTGTGTACAACTCTGTTATTGGCACCAACGTCAAAGACACTATTAAAATTTTAAAAATTAATACCAAACCTAATGCTACAGCAGCATTAGACAATGACATAGTATGGCAAATTTATAACACTATCACAGCCACCGATGGATATGTGGATAAAACCAAAGTGTTGGTACAGGTACCGACTACACAGGCTGAAGCTATTCCTGACAATCCAGATCTGTACCTTCAAGTTGCTGCCGGCTCTGCAGATAGGGATAGTCTATATTTCCAATATCGTCATAATGTTCCTGGACGTAGCCGTATCAATCCAACCCCAGTAAACATCGTTGACGTTTATGTGTTGACATCAACTTATGCTATAGATTATGCAAATTATCTCAAAGATCTCACTGGCACCATCGCAGAACCAGAATTGCCAACCAGTACCAGCTTAGAAACAGCATATAGTGATTTGGATAATTATAAAGCAGTGAGTGATACGCTAATTTATAATCCAGCAAAGTTTAAACCCTTGTTCGGGGCCAAGGCCGATGTCAGTCTACGTGCCCGATTCCAGGTAGTAAAAAATCCAGCGGCCAACGTGACAGACAACGAAATTAAGAGTCAAGTTATTACTGCGGTAAACAAATATTTTGACGTGAGCAACTGGGATTTTGGGGAAACATTTTATTTCAGTGAATTGGCTGCATACTTGCATTCAACATTGACCCCTAACATATCAAGTGTGTTGATTGTGCCAGCAAGTAATAATTTGGTGTTTGGTAACTACTTCCAAATCAACGCCGAACCATGGGAAATTATTACCAGTGCCGCCACAGTCAATGATGTTGAAATAATTTCAGCTATCACAGCTGCTCAATTGAATTTGGGCAATACATTAGTCGGAACATATTAATGGCCATAGTCAACACAATTAATTTTTTACCAAGGATATTCCGTACACCAACCAATCAACGATTCCTTGGTGCCACCATGGACCACTTAACGTCCGACGCAATCAACACACCTGTCAACGGATACATAGGTCGAACATTTGCTCCTACCTACAAACCAGGAGACAATTATGTACCTGAATCAACCGATCTACGAAAAAACTATCAATTGGAACCCAGTGCTGTAGTAACTGACAGCAACGGTGAAATAACATTTAACACTGGTTACATTGATCTATTACAAAACATAAAAAATTATGGCGGCCTAACAGACAATCAGCAACGCTTGTTTGGTAGCGAAATGTACAGCTGGGACGGACATTTTGATTACGATAAATTTGTAAACTATTACAATTATTATTGGTTACCCGATGGGCCAGACTTTGTGCCAATTTATGGAAATCAAGCGCCTTATACTGCTGATTACACAGTGGTGCGAAACGGTGCCGTTGGTGGATACACATTTACCGGCAAGGGATATCAGCCCAATACTCAACTGACTTTGGTTCGTGGCGGAGTCTACACATTTACTATCAATCAACCCGGTCATGACTTTTGGATACAACGTAGCCCCGGTGTCAACGGCATTGATCCCAATATTCCCACGGTAAGTACCCGAGATGTATACGGTGTTACCAACAATGGCGCCAGCACTGGCACAGTAACTTTCCGTGTACCTCTGTACAACGCACAAGATTTTTATATCTTGATGCCAATCAAGTCCAGCGTTGATGCGGCAACCACACTCAAATACATCGACATACAAAATCGTTTATTAAGTAATTTCCTAAACCAGTACCCAGATGGTATTGATGGTATTAATAATCAGCTACAAAACAAAACTTTAATATTCATTGGCAACGACGAGGACGATACCAATTGGACCACCCCTGCAGTCAGCCCAGCATACACCAGCTTAGATGTGGCCAGCATCCGTCCCGGAGACATTATCAATGATGCCACTCGAGTTAAAACTTGGAAAATTAATTTGGTTGCTGTTGATAGTGCTGCTACAGATTTTATTATACAACTATCCCCGGAAACCACAATTCTAGCAAGAGAAAAAGTTTTTATAAGCTCAGGTAAAACCTATGCTTCACAAAAGTTTTGGCTCAACGATAATCTAGCATACAATGTAGAACCAGCAATTACCGCAAACACAGATCGCCTGTACTATCAAGACAGTAGCAATCCGGGGTTTGTTGGCGAAATACGCATAATAAACAACACGTCAGACACAATCGAAGTTGACACAGAAATTGTTGGTCGGGTTGGATATACCAGTCCCAATGGTGTGGTGTTTACCAATGGATTAAAGATTCAATTTGACAGTTTAGTCACTCCAGCGTCATACTATAAATTTGAGTATGTCAATTACTCAACTTGGCTGACAGCACTCAATGCCATGGATGCCACTGTAACTGGCACCAGTGGCGGTGCAGTGGCGTATAAAGATGAGCAATTGGTTGGTGAGTGGAACGGAACCACTGGATACCGAATCAGAGAATGGTACGTGGAAGGTGTAGGTACAGCAATCAACTTGGTACCAGTTGGACAAACAACAGTACCTGAGGCCTACGGATATCTACTGGATACTACTCCGGACTATATCACAATCAATCGTGGCAGCCGAGATAGAAATCCCTGGGCACGTAGCAATCGTTGGTTCCACAAAGATGTGATTGCCGCCACCGCTGACTACAATAACACCACTGAAAATTACGGACTCAACTTGCCTGGTCGCAGACCTATCATTGAGTTTGACTCAGACCTACAACTTTTTAATTTTGGCCGTCAAGCAAAAAATAGTGTAGATCTAGTGACTTTTGAGGAAACAGATGCATTTGGTATAACTATACCGGCTACTCGAGTTGAAGGACAAATCACTGCTGTAGTGGATGGTATTACTTTGGCGCCCGGCCACAGAGTTGTATTTGCCAATGACTATGATCTCAATGTTAAAAATAAAATATGGGAGGTAACTGTAATTGAAGGACTGGGTGGACAAAATTACATCAACTTGATCGCCACCGATGACAATCCAGTGCTGGCTGGAGAAAATGTTTTGGTCACCGAAGGCGACAACGCAGGAAAAACTTATTATTTTGATGGTGAAGATTGGTTTGTATCACAATCTAAATCCAGCATAAATCAGATGCCTTTGTTTGATCTAGTAGATGCTGCCGGATACAGTTTTAGCGACACAACTGTTTACCCAGGATCAACTTTTGTGGGCAATAAGATTTTTAACTATAATGTTGGTACCGGAAACAATGACACAGTATTAGGATTTCCTCTAAGCTATCAAAATTTCAACAACATCGGTGACATTGTATTTAAAAATCATTACACCACAGATTCGTTTACTTACACCTCAGATACTAATACCGGAGCAACTCAAACTATTGCTTGTAGCACAGGTTATTTAATTAAAAACACCAATTTAACCACACAAGAAAAATTAAATTCCTGGGTACCGGGTGCTGAAGACAGTAGCCAATATCAGTTGTTTACCAAATTCTTTGATGGGCGAGTGCTTGACATCAATGGAGTCAACAGAGCATTCGTACAAGTTGACGTTTTGCCCGCAACAACAGATACTATACCGCACCTCAAAGTCTATAAAAATAATATGCTGTTAACAGCAACAGTTGACTATGAGTTAACCACATATGGTATGTACAATATCGTAATCTTTTTATCTGATCCAGCCGTGGGAGACAAACTTGATGTTGCAATTTTTAGCGACACAGCAAGTAAACTGGCACACTACGAAGTTCCAAAGAATTTAATTCAAAATCCTCTTAATGAGAATTTTTCAACTATTGCTCTGGGACAAATTAGAACTCACTACAATAAACTGTTAGAAAACACAGCAGTCAGCAACAGACCTATCCAGGACACATACCTAAAACAACAAAACGGAACACTGAATCAGCACTCTGCGCCGTTGGTCTATGCAATGACATTCTTAAACGATCCAATGCTTAATTTTGTCAATGGTATTGATTTGGCCAAAAAAGAATATAGCAGATTTAAAAATAAATTTATAAGTTTGTGCTCAACCCTATCTGGTCTAAACTACAATGACCCTGTTACAGGTGTAGATACAATACTACAAAATATCAACTCGGTTAAAAATTCTAGCTTTCCTTGGTACTATTCAGACATGGTGCCACAGGGCGGAAATTACACAACAATAACTTACACCGTATTAAATGAGCGTCAAACCAACTATGAAATTGGCAATATTTTTAATCCCGTTGAATTAAGCAATCGTGCTGTGTTAATCTGGCACAATGGCGTACAGCTGACCTTGGGCAAGGATTATGAATTTAGTCCCACAGTACCAGCAGTAATTTTTTCAATCTCATTTGCGATCAACGACACCATTGTCATCAGAGATTACTTTGACACAGACGGAAGTTTTGTTCCCGAAACTCCAAGTAAACTAGGTCTGTATCCCAAATCAGAGCCTTTGATTTATCAAGATACAACATATCAGACTCCTGTAAATGTGATTAGAGGACACGACGGATCGGTAATGCCAGCATTTGGCGACTTCCGCGACAACTACATACTGGAACTTGAAAAGCGTATCTACAACAACATCAAGGCAGACTATACCAAAAATATTATCAATTTATATGATATTGTTCCTGGACGCTTTAGAACAACCGAGTACACACGAGATGAGTTCGTACAAATTCTATCTCGCAACTTTTTACAATGGTCCGGTACAAACAATGTGGACTATACCACCAACAGTTGGTATGATGCCAACAATTCCTGGACCTGGAACTATGAAAAGTTTACAGACACAGTAGATGACAAACCCTTGCAAGGCAGTTGGAGAGCAATTTATAACTATTGGTATGATACCGATCAACCCAATAGAGCACCATGGGAAATGTTGGGATTTGGATTTGAACCTGCATGGTGGGAGACTCGGTATGGTCCAGCACCGTATACTCGAGGTAACTTTACTCTTTGGGAAGATTTAGAAGCTGGTTATGTTTGGAACAACGGAGACCCCTACACTGACACTCGTTTTGCCCGTCCGGGGCTGACTGACTTTATTCCTGTAGACAGCGCCGGAAATTTATTACCACCAACTGACATCAACATAGTCAAACAATATAACCTAACTGCCGGCGGCAACAATTATGTCATTGGACAAGAAGGTCCCGTAGAAACAGCGTGGATACGCAGCAGTGACTATCCGTTTGCCGTACAAATGGCCATAGCCATGGCCAAACCTGCCAGTTATTTTGGAACACAGTATGATACATCGAGATTCTATGTCAGCGAAATCACGGGTCAATTTAGTAGTGCCACCAATGAAAAAATTAACCCTGCCGATTTAAAAATCAACGGAGACACACGCAACGGAACTGTCCAACGCACCAGTGGATACATTAACTGGATTGCTGATGTCATTAAAAACGTTGGCATAGATCCAATTGAAAAAATTTCCAGTTATTTAGAAAATTTAAGTGTTAAACTAAATTACAAAGTTGGCGGATTCACTGACAAAAATATTCTAACAGTCACAGCAGAACAAACTACCCCAGGTGCCAAACGTGCTGGAGTTATCATACCTGACAGCAATTATGATGTATATCTGAATAAATCAATACCTGTGTCTGTAGTTACCTATAGTGCAGTAATAGTGCAACGTACCAATGTCGGATATAGCGTGGTCGGATACAACACCAATGATCCATTCTTTACAATTTTGCCCAGTGTCGCCAATAACAAAGCAGAGACAATCACAGTAGGCGACGTCAGCGCCAAACTGTATCAAGACACCACAAATCGCACAATATCAGTGCCATATGGTACAACCTACAGTAACATACAACAATTAAGTGACTTCTTGATCAGTTATGAACGATATCTCGAAAGTGTTGGATTTGTATTTGATCAATTTGACAAAGATCTGCAAGAAGTAAAAAACTTTAGGACCAGTGTCAAAGAATTTTTATACTGGAGTCAACAGGGCTGGGAAGTAGGCACCATACTGGTGCTAAATCCAACAACAGATCGACTGTTATTAAAAACATCCGGCACAGTGGTAGACGAAATAACCAATACACTAAACTCAGGACGCATATTGGATCAAAATTTCTTGCCTATCAAGAGTGGAAATTTTAACATTGTAAGAACTGAAAATTTTGCATTTGGTAACCAATTTGGTATAACCACACTCAACGGAACAGGTATATGTTTTGCCAGTCTAAATCTGGTTCAATTTGAGCATGTGTTGGTATTTGACAACGAAAGCGACTTCGGTGACATTATCTATGTGCCATCGCAAGGAGTAAGACAGTATCGATTAAGTTTGTCAGGAGCCAAGACCGGAGCCTGGACTGGCGCATTAAGTGCCAGTGGATATATGTACAATACTACAAATGTCAGTGGATGGACTGCTGGCACAGACTATCAAGTAGGCGACATTGTTACTTTTAATAATAACTATTATACCGCACTCAATTCTATACCGGCCACTACAAAATTTAATTTGACAGAGTGGGCACAAATTCAAGAATCTGATTTAAAAACTGGACTATTACCAAGCCTTGGTCTGTTAGCACAACAGTCAGAAAACATTTATAACGTTGATCGACCACCAGACAACGAAACATTACAGTTATTCAGTGCAGGCTTAATTGGATTCCGCCCAAGAGACTATTTGACTGATTTGGGCATTGGTACCGCAACACAAACAAAATTCTACCAGGGGCTCATCAAAGAAAAAGGCACACTAAACTCTATCACTGCCTTGACCAAGGGTAACTTTGACAACGTATCAGGTAACATCGCAATTTTTGAAGAGTGGGGATTCAAAGTTGGCGACTACGGCGACTTAGATGGCAATCAGTTTAAAGAATTCGTGCTAGACCAATCAGTTTTCAACACCAACCCTGTGGCATTTACTCTGGGTAACACATACTCTGCTGGCAACATAATTGTTAATTTGCAGGCCAATGCCAATTTGACCATATCAAACGTGTACAATTCTAGCAATTTGTCCAACACCAGTACCGCAATATACAGCAACAGAGATAAAAGTTTTTACATCAACGATTTGCCTACCGCAGGATATGTGCATGTTGATGATACAGATTTAACAATTTTTAACATCAATGAATACAATCAAAATCCTGATGTGGGTATTGGTAGTAAAATTTGGACAGCCAAAGACACCGGCAATAATTGGAACGTATATCGTGTAACAGAAACCGACATTTCTGCCACAACACTGACCTATGTTTTAGATGACTATGCACAGCTATTGTTCACAGACAAACACTCATTCCAGGTTGGAGATCTATTGGTATTAAAAGGATTCCAGGTCGCCTATTTTGATAACTCTATTTTAGAAAATTTCAGTACCAACTATGATAACATTTATAAAATAGTTGATGTTGTTAATCAATTAACAGTTACAGTACAACTAAAAGACACCGCCGCATTGTCTAACTTGATTGCGACCAGCCCAGTCGTCAGCGAAGCGGCAGTTTATAAATTAGTATCGTCTAAAGTGCCAACTGTGACAGCAATTGACGGTCTTTTACCATTGCATGGATGGATTGATAACGACAGGATCTGGGTTGACACAGCTACCACTGATGCAGGATGGGGAGTTTACACGTTCAATCAGGCCTGGCCCAACACAGCCTCAGGTAATTTGACAGCCAATACGGTGACAGCCAATGATAGATTTGGTAGCCAAGTGACTATCAGCACCACCGGCAAATATTTTTATTCTAGTAATCCTGCACAAAAACAAGTGCAAGTGTTTGCTAATGTTGCTGGCAACTATAGTGCTAACATTACAATCTCCAACTCTGAAGCAAAATTTGGAAGCGTGTTAGAATCTCAAGGTAACTTGCTGGCCGTGGCTGCTGCGGGTAATGTTTATGTGTATAGACAAAACGACACTACCACTGCCAACACCATGGCCATTCCGTGGGTACCCAACGCTTTCCCAACACTGGGAACAACCTGGACAGCCAATACTGTAATTGCTATCAACACACAAATTAGCAACGGATCAAACACCTATATAACAACAGGCAATGTGTATGGTGCCACGTTTGCCAATATTGTATCAAATACACGGGCAGTAAGTTTTATTCCTGTTAATTCCATAATATCTTATCTGAGTAATATCTATGTTACTACGGCCAACGTTTGTCCGGCCAACGTATTTTTAGTAACCACAGCAGAAAAATTTGCTTCAATTACTTCTAATGTGCGTTTGATCGATGTTTCTGCCGGCAACGTTCAATTGTTGCAGACCATTACCACAGGCAACATGGTTGGTAATATTTCTAGTGTGGCAATGAGTGCAGACATGAAACAGATATACATTGGCGGAAACGATCGTGTTGAAGCCTACACCACAACCAATGGTAATTGGGCCAACGTCAAGTACACCTGGGCCAATGCTGTTACAGGCACTGGTGCCTTTGGTAATGTGGTCAAAACTGATACCAATGGTGGTCGTATATTAGTTGGAGCACCAACAGCTACAAACACTTATGATCAAAATGGAAATGTGTATTATTACACAGCCAACCTAACAACCAATGCCATCACACTGACACAGACTCTGAGTAGCGAATATAAGAATCAAGGCACACAGTTTGGATACCAAATTGGTGCAGACAGCACGGCCGCTAATGTGTTTATTGGTGCTCCTGGGTCACTGGGCACTGATAAGTTCTATGGCGTAGTAGAACATTGGACACATGATGGAAATGTTTATGTTCGTGCTGGAAATGTGTCTCGCCCAAGAGACCAATCGGGTGCATTTGGTACCACTGTCAGCGTCAGTTCAGATGCAAAATTTGTTGCAGTAGGCAGCCGTGGTAGCGCCAGCGAAGAAACAACTGTGTTTGACAATTCCGACACAGTGATCGACAACAATTCTACAAAATTTATTGATTCTATTGTGGCCAGTGGTAGTGTTTACGTATTTGAGTCATTGATGAATCAGTCCAATATCGCTGATGTTGTGTATTCGTTTACACAAGAATTAGAAACCGGCAGATATGCACAATTGGAAAGTGGCGACAACTTTGGAGCTGCTGTTGCGGTTGCTCCGGGATTGTTATTGGCCAGTGCACCTGAATCAGATTTGGCATCGGGCGTAGTGTATACATTTAACAATTTAACAAATACACCGTCTTGGCAGTTGACAAGAAGTCAATTGCCTCAAGTTGACATTGACAGCATTAACAGATCATTTATATACAACAAATCAAATAATAATTTAATTGCACCATTGGACATTGTTGATCCGGCCAAAGGTAAAATTTTAAGCGGTGTGGCCAGCGACATTGATTATCGATTGGATCATGATCCTGCCACCTACAATGCCGGCACACAAGACACATACCAAGACTATCATTGGGGACCTGCACAGGTTGGTCGTATATGGTGGAATCTTGACAACCTACGATATACAAATTACGAACAAGATTCTTTGATTTATAGATTAAATCACTGGGGCGATCGTTTTCCTGAAAGTAAAGTGGAAATTTACGAATGGATAGAAAGTTCTGTATTACCTAGCGAATTTGTTGCCAGCGGTGAATCTGGCGTACCTCTACACCCAGACGACTCAGCTTACAGCACATATGGATACGTAGATCAGTCTGGTGCAGTACGTGTCAAGTATTATTTTTGGGTAGCTCTTAGAGATCAAGCCAATACTAGTGCTGGCAAACAAAACAGCATTGTTGCTATTACCGCAGCAATTGAAAACCCACAAAATCAAAATATACCGTACGCTACAGTTTTGCGTAACGATACAATAGCTTTATACAATGTTAAAAATCTATTGGTAGGAAAAAACAGCGTCCTGCATCTAGGAAGTCAAAGCAGTCAGGCCGGATTAATACACAGCGAATATGCACTGGTGCAAGAAAATAGTCCCAGTAGCCAACTACCACAGTCTATTATTAATAAAGCATTTGATAGTCTATGCGAAGAAGATATCGAAGGAAATCCTGTTCCTGATCCTAGCTTACCGGCTAGCCAGCGTTATGGTATCAGCATACGTCCTAGACAGACCATGTTTGTTGATCTGTATGCTGCACTAGCAAACGTTACAACTTTGGTCAATACAAAATTATATTATTATCCGGTTACCCAGCGTAAAGTATTAACTTTACTCAACAGTGAAGAAGCCCCACCAAGCTCACGCACCGGACAATATGATTTAACCGTTGATACCAAACTTGAATTGTCTTACATTACTACCAATGGCCTGGCCGTTGGATATAAAGTTTTGGTGCTCAATGATCCAACCTATCTCACCAAGTGGGCAATATACAATTGGTCGGGCACAGCCTGGGCAGTACCTGCTGCCGGTACACGTCCACTGGGAAATGGATTGTATGGCAACTGGGTGCAATCATACAAGACCAGTCTTTATTGGAATTACATTGATTGGTATTCGGCCGATTTTGATCCCACCACAACAATCAATATCACTGTGGCAGACAACTTAGAATTTGGAAAACTAACTCTACAAGCAGATACCTATATCAAGGTTCTCAATGCCGGCAATGACAAATTTGCTATCTACTACATTGATCAAAACTTAAATCGTGTTACTGTGGGATTAGAGTCTGGCACTATTCAATTACCTGCAGCTGAAGCATTTATTCCCGGAAAAGAGTTCCGTAAAATTTTACAAAGCCTACAAACTGAAATATTCATTGACGACTTGGCCGCAGATTTTAATGAATTATTTTTTACTTTGATCAAGTATGCGTTAGTAGAACAAAAAAATCTTGATTGGGTATTTAAAACCAGTTTTATCAGTGCCACGCAATACATTCGTAAACTTGAACAATTTGCCAGCTACATCACCGATAACCAAGACTTTTATCAAAGTTACATCAACGAAGTTAAACCATACCGCACAATCCTGCGTGAGTTCAACATCAACTATCAACGAGACGACGAATTTGGCGGCGACATAACTGACTTTGATTTAGCACCATATTGGGACAGCAACATCAATGTGTATCGTAGTCCCAGCGGCGAACAGAGTTATGACGCAGGATTATTAAACAACCGTGTTTATTACGACTGGAAAAACAATTATGCCTATGGCGTAGTTGACATCGTGGTTGGCGCAGGCGGCACTGGGTATGTGACAGCTCCACAGATCATTATATCAGGCGGTGGAGGCACTGGTGCCAATGCTGTGGCACAAATAAACGGGCTTGGCGAACTGGCCAACGTCACCGTTGTCAATGCCGGCACCGGTTACACCAGCAGTCCCGCAGTTATTATCAACGGCACCGGTACAGGTGCAGTGGCCACCGCTGTATTACGCAATGTGTTTGACGGCAACGATCAAGGACACAATGTGGTTCGCAGTATTAAAACCAGTATTAAATTTGATAGATTGACCTATGATATCAAGCGACCCGCACAATGGGCAAACACCATTGCAGAATCAACTGGATTAACCAACACCAACGCAGCAGTTATGTGGGATGAAGTTACAGCAGGTCAGGTGATAGCTGCAAATACCGTTATAAATCTTGGTGGAGAATTATATCAATTATCAACTGTGCCGCACACAGTCAGTGCCAACGTTGATTTCCCGCTGGCCAATGTATCGTCAATCAATGCTGGAATATTGCCAACAGCCAACGATCGTATTGTGGCCTACAACGGAAATGTTGATCTAAGAGCCAGTGCTGAAGGAATGGATTACCCGGGTGTCATAGTTGATGGCAGCACATACTTTGCATATGATACCGTCACCGAATGGACAGCAAACACTGACGTTGCCACAGATACACAAATTTCATACAACGGAAATGTTTACATTGTGACAGGAAATGTGTATGCCGGATATTTCGCCAACATTGTAGCCAATGTCACACAGGTCAGTGGAGAAAAAATTGACGCCATAATCCAAAGTAGATTTGCTGACAATCTAGGTTTAGACTCTGGTAACATTTATGTGGATGGCGGCGAGTATGTTGATAGATTCAGCAGCCATGCTCCAGAAGAGCTAGTTCCTGGACACATGTTTGACAGCCTAAATCTAAAAGTATTTTCAAATACAGCACCTGCAACCAATGAATATGCATTTAGATTGTTTGACAACATGAGTGAAGATCACGCTTTTTATAGAATCAGTGATGCATACACAACCACGCTGTCTAGAGATTTGCTAATTGCCGATGACAAGATATTTGTAACTGATGGTACACGTTTACCAAACCCCAATAGAGATGCAGGCATTCCCGGTGTGGTTTTTGTCAATGGTGAAAAAATTAGCTACTATAGAAACTATGCTCAAGAAACAATAACCGCCTGGGCAGCAAATGCCACGATCCCAACAGATACCTTAACATCATTCAACGGAAATGTTTATCTAACACTGGGTAATGTGTACGCACCAAATACTCCTTGGACGGCAAACACAACCTTTGCTGCCAATAGTTATGTGTACTTCAGCGGTAACAGTTATCGGATTACCGGAAATGTTAACGCACCATACTTTGCCAACATTAGTGCCAATACTGCATTGATATATAACAATGAAAATTCAGGATTTGCCACGATAAGTTCTAATGTTGCATTGATTGCCAATACCGCCAATGTACTAGGGCAGATACGTCGAGCCACCGACGGAACTGCACCCAACGGTCTAAACACTACACCGTGGACCACTAACATAGTACTACCTACCGGTACATATATCACATACAATAGCAACACTTATGTGACCACTGGAAATGTTTACGGATTTAATATACCGTGGAGATCCAATATTGTGTTGGCTGCAAACACCTATTTCTTTTATGGATCCAATGTGTATCAGGTGTCCAGTAATGTTGGCGCCAATGTATACGGTGTTAGTTTTGCCAACATCAGTGCAAATGCAAATGTAAAATACACCGGACGCATAGACTCGGGGTATGCGAGTATAGAATCTAATGTTCGATTGTTATACACAGGCACAAATAACATACGACATCTTGCTAACACTAGAGTAGTAGACGCCAGTGAACAACAAACTATACCGGATATTGTGGTCAGTAATACCAATATAGTTGCAACTACAGCAGTTAATACAACATCCAATGTCTCATTGAGATTGCGACTAAACGGTAATATCACTGCCAACATTGGCGATTATATTTTAACAAATATTGCCAATTTACGCTTGTTAGAAACAGTGACAACTGCATCAAACATAGCAGTATTGCCACACACAGGAAATATTTTTGCAGGTAATGCTAATGCAATTTCCGTCGTTAGCAGAATTACAGGAAATGCATCAGCTACCACAGCCCGAGTGATGTATGCCAATGTGTTAGGACAAGTAAGCAGCGTTGGTAATGTGACTGTGTCAGCCAATACTTATGTAACACAAAGTAGCATTTGGTACGGAAATGTCACAAATGCGTTCTACGGAAATACTCTTGCCAACAGCACTACAGCACAAGCTTCATTCTTGATGGCATCACCAGGATACACACCATGATAAATACTGATAACAAACAAAATTTAGAGGAAACAGCAGTGGAAAATACACAAAAACAGCCAGACGATACGTCCGGCATTTATGTCCGTGGGCATATCAAAATATTTGATCCAGAATCTGGTGAAGTTTACATCGACAAGTCCAACGCTATTCACTACGAAAACTTTAGTCGTGCATTGGCTAGTAGTGTGGCCAACAAAGGACAGAATTTTATCTACGAAATGGTGTTAGGCAACGGCGGAACCAGTGTTGACACCACTGGTATTATCACATATCTTCCCACAAATACGCTAGGACAAAGCTCAAACCTATACAATCCCACATTTAGTAAAATTGTAGACAACACCGCGGTTGCTAACCTTGACCCAGTCAACAACAAAATGACTGTGGCACACATTCCTGGTACAATTTACACAGATATTTTAGTTACCTGTCTGTTGGACTACGGCGAGCCAAGTGGGCAGGCCCTGTTTGACAACAGTCAAAACTTAAACAGCGAATATGTGTTTGACGAACTAGGACTTCGTGGTCGTAGTACAGATGGTACTACAGGTTTAACGTCGACTGGTTTGTTACTAACACATGTGGTATTCCACCCTGTACAAAAATCCCTAAACAGATTAATTCAAATAGACTATACTGTGCGTATTCAAACACTGACTAACCTTAGCTCGATAGGATAACGCCATGAGTTATATTGTTAATAAAACGGATGGGTCAGTGCTAACAACACTACTGGATGGTACCACCAACACAGAAACTGGCTTGACCTTAATAGGTCGTAATTACACCAGTTACGGTGAAATTCAAAATGAAAATTTTGTTAGGTTGTTGGAAAATTTTGCCAGCACATTGCCACCTGGACAAAGTGTGGGCTTTGCTCCAATTGCCGGACAGCTTTGGTGGGACACCACAAACCAGCGTCTGCGTGTTTATAATGGAACAGAATTTGTCAACGTCAGCGAAAGAACCGTTGGCGCAACAGCACCTGCCACAGTTAAAACCGGTGACCAGTGGTGGGATACCGCAGACCAACAGTTAAAACTTTACAGCGGATCTGCTTGGACTGTAATAAATCCTCCATACTCGGCTTCACAAGGCAAAACTGGATCGCTAGTTGAAACAGTAACAGATACCAGCTTGAGTTCTCATACTGTGGTCAACACTTACACCAATAACAATTTGATTGCGGTGGCCAGTTACGATCCTGCATTCCAAACTGGTGCATACAGTCAGTTTAGTTTTATTCGTCCTGGCATTACCCTGGCCTCCAATGTGATGTTGCATGGTAATGTGATGAACAGTTTACAACTGGGTGGCAGTTGGGCCAATGCTTTCCCACGCACCACTGCAAGAACAGATTTTTTATCAGATCTTGGCGTTGTGGGCAATTTGGTAATTGCCAATGCCAATGTTTTCTACAGTAGCAATGCATTTGTAGTAACCAATTCTGTACTAGGCGGCAACGTTGACATTTATGTCAATACCACTCTAGGCAATACTCGTGCATTTAGAATCAACGGTGCCACTGGCATGATCACTGTGTCTGCCAATCCAACCAACAATTTGGGTGTAGTGACCAAAACATACGCCGATGATATTCAAGTGGCATTAAACACCAGCTTGGTAGCCAACATTGCCAATGTCAATGCCAACGTTGCTCAGTTACGTAGCGATACATTTACGGCATTAACCACCAACGTCAGCATACTAACATCTGCTACCAATCAATTGCGTACAGATACCAATGCCAATGTTGCGGCATTAGACACAGCATTCAAAGCCAATGTGGCCTCCATTGATTCTAATCTAGCCAACAAGACCAGTCGTATTGCGAGTCTTGAAAGCGACATAGTTCTCAAGTCTACCATTGCCAGTCCTGCATTTACAGGTACACCAACTGCTACAACACCAACAGCCAGTGATAACAGTACACGTATTGCAACCACAGCCTATGTGGATGCAGCCGATCTAATTGGTACCAACTATACCAATACCGTAGTCAATGCTCTAGCAATCACAACAGCAGCAAATTTAGCTGTTGGCTTATCCAGTAAATCTAATATTGTCAGTCCATCATTTTCTGGAAACGCAACATCAGAGACCCCGGTATCAACAGATAATAGTACAAAGATTGCAACCACAGCATTTGTTCGTGGTGCCATTACTGGCAATTTAACTCGTTGGCAAGGCAGTCGCTATACTGTAAGTACCAGCGGTCCCACTGGCGGAGATGATGGAGATTTTTGGTTCCAGATCGGCTAGACTATGGCACGAGGAATCTTTCAAAAAATCAATGGTATATGGAAGCGGGTAATTGCTCCGTCGTATAAAGATAATGGCACGTGGAAATCCGTGCAAAAAGGATTTGTTAAACGAGACGGAGTTTGGCAACAGTTCTACCCCAGCGATGTCATTGCTGATATATTGGTAGTAGGTGGAGGCGGCGGTGGTGGAGTTGGTTATGGATATGAAGGCGGTGGTGGTGGCGGAGCCGGCGGAGTTGTATTCCAGGAAGATCAAACTTTATCGGTACTAAACGGCAACAACTACACAATTAAAGTTGGCACAGGTGGCGGCGCCAATGAATCAGGCACATACAGCCTATTTGGCACAGGTGGTATCACATTAACAAACACAGTAACTCCGGCTGTGTACGCAGGCACATACCCAGTGTACAATGGATTTTTAAACACATACGGAGTCTGGACTCATCCAGGCATGGCTGGTGCTGCCGTTGGCACAGTATCAGCTACATACACCACACAGATACAAACAGGTCAAGATTACACTTTACGAGTCAGTGCCGACAATGCTATAGATGTTAGCATCGACGGCAACGCAGTTGGGTCAAATGGCGATTGGGGAACATATAACGATTATCGTGTAACATTAGCATTTGGCGTTCATACTATAGTTTGTACAGCAACAAACTGGGGCGGCCCTGCCATGTTTGCTGCAGCACTATATGATCCACAGGGACGAGTGGTTTGGGATACTCGAGCACCTATAAATTACCCTGTTGTTGTTGTAGAAAGCGGAATCACTGCATTGGGTGGCGGTAATGGCGGTTGGGGGACTTCCAATCAGACAGCAGGCTCGGGAGCCAGCGGTGGCGGCGGGTGCGGATTTGTGTATACACACGAAGGTGGCGCAGGATATCCAGGACAAGGATATGAAGGCGGTACAGGAATATGGCAAGGATTTGGCCAAGCTGGGGGTGGCGGTGGCGGTGGATTTGCTGGCGCCGGACAAGGTAGTAACGGATTTGCTGGCGGAGCAGGCGGACCCGGAATTACTATATTGGGATTTAGTGTAGGCGGTGGCGGTGGTGGTGGCTATGGAAATCGAAGCCCATATGGTAGTGGTCCAGGCGGTCCGGGAGGCTCCGGCGGCGGAGGCGATGGAAACGGTAATAATGCACAAGCCAATACTGGTGGCGGCGGTGGTGGTGGTCTGCACGGGGGTCAAACATCGGGTGGGCGTGGTGGCGATGGTATTGTAGTGGTACAATATGCCGGTGCACCAGCATTTACAGGTGGTACAATTACCTATGATAACGGAATAACCACACATGTTTTCACTTCTAGCGGTTCGCTAACAGCATTAGGATAATATTGGCGATAAATAAGTTAATATAATTAAGAAATTACAATATGCCATATCAAATTAACAAAACAGACGGAACGGTATTAACAACAATTGCCGATGGAACTAGAGATACTACTACTAGTTTGAGTCTAGCTGGCCCAAATTTTGTTGGATATGGAGAATACTTGAATGAAAATCTAGTAGGTTTACTAGAAAATTTTGCCAGTAACACAGCCCCAAGTTCGGTCAATTTGCAGGGACAGTTATGGTACGATAAGAATGCACAGATTCTAAAAGTTTTCACACCACAAGGTTATGTGGCAGTTTCGGGTGTTACCAATTCTGGAAGTCAACCAGCCTTGGGCAAAAATGGCGATATTTGGTTTAACCAGTCCACTGAGCAGATGTATGTTTACGACAACAGTGGCAGCAATGCAGGTTTTAAAATTGTAGGTCCTGCATATACCAAACAACAAGGTGTCAGTGGTGCAGTTCCCGTTACTGTAGAAGATGGTTCAATCAGTGGCACATATCATAATATTTTAAAACTACAGTATGGCAACGTAACCTATGCCACTGTCAGTGCAGATTCTGCATTCTTACCAACACCGGCTATTCCAGGTTTTAGTTTTGTCAATCCTGGAATCACATTCAGTAGCAATGTAAATAATCCCACTGTCAATGCCAATGTTATAACCGGTGGCGCCAGTGGTTTGGTCATGGTAGATATCGTCAATCGTCAATTGCAAGGAACCTTACACGGCAACGTGGTAGCCACAACATTGAGTGGTACATTAACTGGCAATGTCATTGGTAATTTAACTGGTAATGTAGTGGCCACAACGCTACGCGGTAACTTAACTGGTAATCTTTCTGCAACAGTTACACACTCTACAAACTTTAGCAGCGGTAATGCTGTAATCACTGGCGGCTATGTACAAAATTTAGCTAACGTATCGGCCGCAGTTGGCACAATAACAACATTATCTAGTACTACCGGTCAAGCAACCAACTTCAGTTCAAGTAATGTTTTGGTTACTGGTGGTGCAGTTACAGGACTACTTAACTTTTCAACCTTGGTTGGTCAAAGCACAAACTTCAGTAGTGGTAACATACGTGTTAGTGGTGGTAGTGCAACCGGACTGCTTAATTTTTCAACCTCGTATGGCCAAAGCACAAACTTTAGCAGCGGTAATATTTTGGTCACTGGTGGTAGTGCAACAGATTTAACTAATTTTTCAACCACTACAGGACAAAGTACAAACTTTAGTTCAAGCAATATTTTGGTCACCGGTGGTAGTGCAACAGGACTGACTGCATACAGTGGCACAATCGGACAAGCAACCAATTTTAGTAGTAGCAACGTGTTAGTCACGGGTGGTAATGTGTCAGGAGTAACTGGTGTCAATAACACCTTTACATCGGCCAATTTGGTTAATTCGGTAGCAACAACAAAAACAGCCGGTGACTCAACCACAGCCGTAGCCACAACAGCATTTGTACACGCAGTTTTACCCACTGGTATAATTGTGATGTGGAACAGCACAGCAGCCAGCATACCTGCAGGATGGCAGTTATGTAACGGTAGTAATGGAACTCCAGACCTGCGTGGACAATTTGTTGTGGGCGCCGGTGGCTCGTACACACCAGGGGATTCAGGCGGAGCAGCATCAGTGACGTTAAGTGCCAACGCTATGCCAATACACACGCATGAACTAACCGGATCACTAACTACTGGTTCAGCAGGATCACACTCGCATACAGCATCTGTGACTGATCCCGGACATAATCATTCGTTGCCAATTCAATACAGTGGTTCGGGTGGTAATTTCCCAGATTTAAACGGATTTTCAGGAACTCCTGTTTCTAGCCCATCACCTACAGGAACCGCTGTTACAAATATCAGCGTAAGTGTAGCTTCAGTTATAGATCACACACATTCATTGACATTGAGCGGAAATACTCAAACCGCCGGTGGTTCAGGTGGAACCACACAGCCGCATGAAAATCGTCCTCCGTACTACGCCCTATGTTACATCCAGAAAATGTACTAAATACTAAGATAATCAAAGCGAAAAAACATGGCATACACAATTAATTTAACCAATGGTACAGAAATAGTCGCAGGCGGTCTTTCCGACGGCTCTGTAGATACCAGTGCCACCAGTTTAACTCTAATTGGTAAAAACTACGCTGGCTACGGCGAAATTCTAAACGAAAATCTAGTGCACCTACTGGAAAATTTTGCCAGTCCAAATTCGGGTGCCACTTCAGGCCCACCCAATCCTTTAGCCGGACAGCTTTGGTGGGACACAACCAATAACATTTTACGTGTGTATTCGGGCACAAGCTGGAAAATTTCAACTGGTGCTACCAGTGCTCCATTTTCAAGCCCTCCGGGAGATTTAAGTGCTCTAGGCGGGGACTTATGGTTTGATAGTACCAATCAACAGTTAAAAATATACTCTGGAGCCAATTGGGTAACAGTAGGTCCTGCTGCAACACCGGTCACAGGTGACACAGGTGCTTTCCCGAGTGTAATGACAGATACACTGGGCGGTAGCCATATTGTTACACAGATTAGAATTGCTGGTGTTCCTTATATGATCGTCAGCAAAGACACTTTTCCCAGTGCCCTAGCAGGATTCAGCACAGTTAGAGCTGGTATTAATTTTAGTACTATTGCCAGTCCAGTTATGGGCATCAACACACAAGATATCAATGCCACGGCCAGCACCTTGGTCCAACGCGACTCATCTGCAGGCATCACTGGTGCTGGAATTACAGGTACAATATTGACTGGTACCAACTACATTACTTCGCCAACTGTTATTGCGACAACCTCATTCAATGGAAATATTGCCGGCAATGTTACCGCAGACCTAGTAGAAGCAAGCACTATTCGTGCGTCTGGTATCAGTGCTACGGGAGGATACACAGGCACACTATTGACCGCCAGCCAACCAAACGTGACCGGACTTGGCACTCTTACTGCACTCAATGTTAATGGCAACGTGGCCATAACTGCTGCAAGTGCCATACTCAACGGCAGTCCAATTGCTAGAATTGGCGATCCTGCCAACTTTAGTTCTATCAACAGCACACCAATTGGCAATGCTGTGCCCAGTACCGGAGCATTTACCACACTAACAGCATCGGCCCTGACCACAACAGCGGCATTGACATCCAATGGTACTATTATTGCCAGTACTGTACAGGCTGGAACCATTGGTAATTCAGGCGCAGTACTGTTTGGCACATTGAACTCATCAAGTGCAAGCCAGCCTAACCTTACCACAGCATCAGCTTTGGTCAGCGTGGGCAACGTTACTACTGGTACTTGGAGTGCTACCACAGTACAACCACAATATGGTGGCACAGGTGTCAATAATGGCACACGAACAATTACCCTGGGCGGTAGCTTAACAACCACAGCCGCTTGGACGCTTAACCAAAACGTTGAAATCAATTCTAGTCCAACCTTGCGTGGAACAAACTTTAACAGCATTCCAAATGGTGCTTTGATCAACAGCGGTATTGTTATTAACGGAATCAGTGTAGCCCTAGGCGGTACCTATAGTCAAACTTTAGTATCGAGTGTTACAGGAACAGCCAATCAAGTTATTACCAGTGCGGCATCAGGAAACATTACTCTAAGCACACCACAAGATATTGGAACAGCGAGTAACGTACGATTTGGTAGTTTGGGCATTGGTACAGCAGCGTCAGGAACCACCGGTGAAATACGTGCCACAAACAATATTGTTGCTTACTACTCAGACGATAGACTAAAAACACGACTGGGTCGAATTGAAAACGCCCTGGACAAGATATGTAGTTTGGAAGGTTTCTACTATGAAGCCAATCAAACTGCACAAGATTTGGGTTACGCTGTTCAACGTGAAATGGGTATCAGTGCCCAAAGCACACAATTGGTAGCACCCGAAATTGTTAAACCGGCTCCGATCGACGACCGGTACTTGACTGTGCAATACGAGCGTTTTGCTCCGTTGATCATCGAAGCTATCAAAGAGTTACGTGTTGAAATTGATGCTTTGAAAGCAAAAATTAAATAAAACACTATAAACAGATAAGTAATATAAACAGGAAATAAACTATGAGTTATGCACAAGGCGATATAATTGATGCCTCAGACTATAATAACATTATAGGATCTGATCCCAGTAGCACTACCAATCGTATCAACACCGTATGGGCCACGGGTTCAGGAAGTGCCGGATATGGACAAACCGCTATAAGCCAGGTCAGCACTGGCGGTGTGGTCACAGCCACACAATGGGCCAGCTTAATTAACACCTTAAACAGTATCAGAACACACCAAACGGGCTCTGGGTCAGGTATTACCGCAGTTGTATCTGGTAACAAAATTGATTTTTTAAGTAACCTAACCACAGTTGTTGATGCTGGATACACTTCAAGATTGGCATTTGCCTCAAACTCTGCTGTAACTGCAGCCGTGGGCGGTACCCTAAGCACAGCATGGACAGTGACAGTTAGTCCACCGGGATCAAATCCTCCTGCCGGTGGATCCAGTGTAACTACTGTAAGCAGAGCATTTGGTGCTAGATGTACTTTTGCCAGCGCCGACCAAGCTAGATATTTTTTCAATGCCGGTGGCCGTTTAAAATTAAATCTCAGTGCTACACAAAACTCTAGTACCACTGCTCGTACCAACGGGATCATCAGTTTGTTGAATTTTGCCGGCGGCATTGCCACATTTGGCGCCAACACCAATGGCGGTAGAATAGGCACAGGTGGCACCTTGGTAACCAACAATACCAACATAGGATATTGGACAGCCACTTATGGAGCCAATGTGGAATTGGTCAACATTACCAGTACCACTGCCAATTACACCTCTGACAAAATTTATATTTTGGCCAATGTCGGTGGCAATCAAGGCAGTTACAATGGACAAGGTACGACTGTAGATTTCTGGGCCAACATTACCTCAACATCGGGCGGTGACAACGGTACATACAGTTTTGATGACAGCATTGGTGTCAACGTGATTCGAACCGTTGATATTAGCTGGCCAGAAACCACAAACCTAAGTAATACCTGGGGTGCGGTAACAGTTACTTCAATTTAATTTTCCTAGTCAACCCAGTTGACAAACCGGCATAGTTAGTGTAAACTATACTATGCCTTTATTCTATCCATTTTAACTATGTCAGATATCAATCAACTTGTCGAGCAAGTGCGTCTTGCTACAGATTATCAAATCAACAAACAAATCTTACGTGAAAAGATCCTAACAGATCTGCATGTTGCCCATAACGGCGGATTATTTTTTATCACCACAGATCTAATTGGCTTTCTAACCACATGGCCTGACGACACAGTCTACCTTGAAGACACATATCATAATCCTGTTGAAGTCGACAGAATTGAATTGTTGACTTTGTGTAGAGAACACTATCAAAAAGTAATGAACCGTTGGCATCAAGAACACAATGAACTCAAACAGATCAGAAAAATCTAGAGGCATTGTTGCGTTTGCTATCAACACAGCAACCACAGACTATGTGAGTATTGCCAATCAAACAATCAACTTGGCCTCTTGTGTATTAGATTTACCTTATACCGTCATCACCCAAGATCATATGGCTGATATGAATTGGCACAACTATAGACATGATGTAGATCTTGGCCACGAAGTTGAATGGAAAAATTTTGGTCGCAATCTCTGTTATGAACTAAGTCCGTACGAAGAAACCCTGGTCATTGACGTGGACTATGTGGTACAAGATGCTGGACTATTAAAAATATTTGATTTGCCGTGGGACTACTTGTTACAACGATCAGCCAGAAGTTTAAATGATGAATATGTACCCAACGTTATGGGTGCTCACAGTTTACCTTATGTATGGGCCACGGTGTTTGCATTTAGAAAAACTACCCGTGCCAAAGCATTTTTTGACCTAGTGCAACGAATTGAAGCCAACTACCACTACTACAGAGAATTGTTTAATGCGGAAAGTAGAAGTTACAGAAATGATTATGCATTTGCTATGGCCGATGTAATACTAAATGGATTCACTGTTTCCAACATCAGTATACCTGGACCCATGCTGAACATACTACAACCAATTGAATCAATAGAGTCTCAGGGCAATCGAGTAGTTATCAAAGACAAGCAAACTGCTTATGTGGTTCCAAGAATGAACATGCATGTGATGAGTAAACAATATTTACAAAGCGACAATTTTACCAAGTTTATTAACGATGCCACAACATAAAGAACCGCAGGGCTTTGTAACCTTTGCACAAAACACACAGGATACAGACTATCTTGAGCTGGCCTACGTACAGGCATTAAATATTAAAGCAACACAAAAAGATAACAAATATGCAGTTATCGTTGATGTTGCTACCCGGGAGAAAGTAAATGAACGTCATCATCGTGTTTTTGATTATATTATTGATCTTCCCTACGATAATAATGATCCTGCCAGTGCTAGGAAGTTTGCTAACGAATGGCAAGTGTTTCGTCTCACGCCATTTAAAGAAACTATCAAGTTAGAATCGGACTTGTTGTTTACACGCACGATTGATCATTGGTGGACAGCATTTAGGTTAAAGAACGTTTGTCTAAGTACAGGCTGTAAAAATTATCAGGGAATTAACAGCACCATTCGAAAATATAGAGAACTGTTTGATGCAAACCATTTGCCTGATGTATATAATGGCCTGATGTATTTTAGATTTAGTTTAGAAGCCAAACAATTCTTTGAAGCCGCACAATATATACAAATGAATTGGAAGTATGTAAGGGCAGGACTTAAACAATGTGTAGAAGAAGAACCCAGCACAGACGTAATGTACGCACTGGCCGCCATCATGGTCGGACAGGAAACTTGTACAATGCCCAGCATGGATTTCTTAAATTTCGTACACCTAAAACCCGCAATCAATGGTGTGGAAGAAACTGTACCGGTAACTGATCAAATGGTCACAGAATTTGATCGTGGTATGATTCGTATTAACAATGTAAATCAACTACAGCCTGTACATTATTTTGAAAAAGATTTTGTTACAACAGAAATGAAGGAGTGGTATGAGTCCAGAATTTCTTGAAGCATTACGGTTGGTTGAAGAGTACGATCGTCAACGTCCCAAATTAATTACAGAGTTTAGAATATACTATGATGAAGAAGGTCGAGTTACCATGTACTGCGAGACTGATCATCCTGCTGATACCAATTACATTGTGATAGACAATCCTGATGTGTTTTTTAAAACCAATACCGGTAGGTTGCGTGTAATCGATGGAGAATTAAAGATTATCGACACACGACCAACACGAACACATCTTGCAAAAAGCACTACAGGACAACCAGTAGTACGAGGCATGGCTGCACTGGCATTAACGCCCACAGAACAATATCAAGACATAGAATATTATGACAGAACGACACTTAATTGATGTAGCAGACTTAGACTGCATTTATTTAACATATGATGAACCAAACAAAGAACAGAATTGGATTCGGATCCAAAACATGGTTCCTTGGGCCAAACGAGTGGACGGAGTCAAAGGCAGTGACGCCGCTCACAAAGCGGCTGCAGACGCCAGCGATACCGATCGCTTTATTCTCATTGATGGTGACAACGTTCCAGATCCTGAATTTTTCAATTTACAACTGGCCCTTGATGCTACCAATGACTCTTGCGTTTTTCGTTGGCGGGCTCGCAATGCCGTTAACGGTCTAATGTACGGTAACGGCGGCATGAGTTCTTGGACTCGAGAGTTTATCTATGCCATGCGTACACACGAAGCAACTGATGGCTCTGCAGAGAATGATGTAGAATTTTGTTTTTATCCCAACTACTGGGCCATGAATGATTGCTACTCAACTACATACCCCAATGCAACACCTTATCAAGCATGGAGAGCCGGATTCCGTGAAGGAGTAAAGATGGCTCTAGATCGTGGTGCGAAAATAACAGTGGCAGAATTTGAAAGCCGAGTTAATACCCGTAACTATGATAACTTGTGTGTTTGGCAAAGTGTGGGTGCAGATGCAGATAACGGATTCTGGGCTATTTACGGCGCCAGACTTGGCACATATATGATCATGTTAGAAGGTTGGAACCATAAGCAAGTACAAGATTTTGACACACTTGCCATGTTATGGAAGTCATTTGAGCAAGATGGACCAGATCAATGCCGCGGAGTTGGTGACGCATTACGTACACGTTTAGGTTTGCCTATTGTGGACATGGATCCTGAAGAAAGCCGATTCTTCAAACATCATTATAAATCAATGTTTAAAAATCAAGGTCCCATGGTCAGAGAATGAATATCTTAGTCAATGGAACTTCTATCAGTCGCGGCGAAAATTCGTGGCCATATTTTTTACAATCGCAGATGAATTGTTCTTTGATTAATCTAGCTCAGGCTGGTAGTGGCAACACGTACATACATGAAGCAACAGTAGCAGAACTCAGCGAAAGATCCTACAACCTCGTGTTAATACAATGGACATACGCAGATCGTTTTGATTTCAGAGTTAAAGATATCAGCAAGTTCGGCGACACAACATATACAACCAACTTTCAATCCCGGCAGAACGATTGGCCTAGCAAACAAATACATCCTGTAAATGATCAAGACTACGTACAACCGGATTGGATATTTGGATGTGGGTATCTAAACGAACGCCAGGATAACAGCCTTGGCAGGGTATTTAAACCTTTATACCAGCACGTTGGAGCAAATGAACATGTATTTTCAACTTTAATAAAAATTATATCATTGCAAAGCACACTCAAGGCCTTGGGTATTCCTTACTTGTTTACAGAATACCGCCCAATGACTCGACTAAGTCGATTCGATCAGCTTTACAAATTAATTGATTGGAATAACTTTTATTCAGGCAAACATTTATTTACTATTGCCAAAGAACATGATGCACTGGATGATACTTTACACCCATCCACGGAATGTCAGCAACTATATGCCGTTGACTTACATAACGATTTAGTTAAACGGGGATATATCAATGCAAGATCTTAGCCCAAACAATCCAGCAGGTTGTCAAGATCGATTCATCTTTGATTTGAACGACAACAGAATCTGGAACATCAACGGGTTTATTAAATTTTTAGTTGATAATCAAGGTCGAGTCATTGACATAGAGATACCCGAGGGTGTGGCGTTAGACAGCATAGGCATTTACGATTTGTTAGATTTGTTCTCATTTAAATCGGTCACTATACGCAGTTTTAATCTAGTGCAACAATCACATCCTGTATACAAATTAAATTTTCATCCGTTGGCATTTAAATACTTTATTGTATCTCCTAATACAGATTACAGCCAATATCATGGTTGGTCTGGAAAATATATGTTTGGGGCATTTTATAATAGACCAACTTGGTCACGAATTGGCCTAGCCGCATATTTACACACCAATCACAGTGACAAGACTCTGTTGAATTTCCGTTACGACCCTGACAATACAGACATTAGAAACACATTTGAACTAGACCAACTATTTCAAATTGACCCTAAATCCTTGGAATATTTTGGTCATCTAATACCTGCGTTGCCATTACGAGTGGAGCCCGTGGATGGGTACACCATCGGAGTCAGCACCAAAGAGCATACTGACCAACTTAGTGAATTTTATACTGACTTCTTAATTGACATTGTAAGCGAAACATTTGTACGTGGCAGATGTTTTTATCCTACAGAAAAAACTGTTAGACCCATGCTGATGAAAAAGCCTTTTATACATATGGGACCCAAATGTTTTTTAATACATTTACGTCAAATGGGATTTCGAACGTTTGGTGATTTTTGGTCCGAGGACTATGATGGATACGGTATGGATCAGCGGTATAAGTATATACTCAAATTAATTGACACGCTGGCAGCCAAGTCCAAACAAGAACTACAAGACATGTATGCCCGTATGCAACCAATTTTAGAGCACAATTATCAATTGTTACTGACAAAACAATTTACACGAGAAATTACCTATGTTGAATAGCGAATACCATGTTGGTATCAACGACAACAAGTTTTGGCGTAAAGACTTGTTAGTTATGCACCTGTACGATTGCTTAAACACCAACCAACAGCCAGCCCTGCGGGTAACTCCAGAAGGTTCAAGCCTTGCAGGCTGTGGTTTATATAGGTACTTGGATGCGTTTTGCAAACATACTGGATACGATAAAAAGAACATTAGCATACGCACAGGCAACATGATCGAACAACACCCTGAGTACACAATTATAAAAGATGCCACCGCTTGGTTCGAAGTTCCTATTATGCAACAATGGGCACAAAAAAATCCGATCAACACAGGCACCATGCCTAGATTACACTTTGGACACTTTGTTGGAAAAAGCAATTGGAATAGATTGTGGATTGGTGCTGTGTTGCACAGTAAATACAATGATAAGTTATTTCAAACATATAACACCGGCATTGGTACACACTATCTTACTAAGAATGACGGCCTTTGTGATTTTGTGGGCTTAGAAGATCTGGTCAAAATGGAATGTGATCAAATTGATGTGGCTGTCGAATTTTTAAAGTCTTGTCCAAAGTTTATACCTGAGGACATAGAAGCAATTAAAAATATGTCAACTTACATCAAACAAGACGATTACTACCCTATACAATTACCAGCCAATCTTAACATATTGAAATACTATAACAATATATTTGTGGACATTATCCATGAAACATTTGTTCGTGATGAAGTATGTTTTGCTACAGAAAAAACTTGGAGAACAATGTTAGCACGTAGGCCTTTTATTACCATGGGAGGCAGAAATCATTTGGCTAATTTAAAGCGTCTAGGATTCCGTACATTCAATGACATCTGGGATGAAGGTTACGACGAGTATGGTATGCAGTGGCGTGTTAAAGAAATACTAAAACTAATAGATACTATCAGTTCTTGGTCAGTGGAAAAGATACAACAGGTCTTACAAGATATGCAACCTATACTAGAACACAACTATCAAACTTTTATGACACTAACACATCAAAAAATACAGCGAACATTCAATGACTAAATTCCATTTACCTTTTGTAGAAATGATGGTTACACAATTTTGTAATCTAAGCTGTGTTGGCTGTAGTAACTATGCTGACCTAAAACACACAGGTTATGTTCCTTGGGCAGATGGTCGGCGTGAAATAGAATCGTGGCTACCACGCATGACAATTGAAGACTTTGGTATCATGGGTGGCGAGCCCCTGATCAATCCCGAACTTAAACAATGGATACGTGGCTTGCGTGAGTTATTACCCACAAGCCCCATACGCTTTAGCACCAATGGCGAATTGCTAGATCGACATTTAGATGTGCTAGAAACAGCACACGAAGTGGGCAACTTTGTTTTTAAGATCACTGTACACCAACACAGCGAGCGTGTAGAACGTGTCATTGCTAAAATCTTCTCAATGTACAAGTGGGAACCTGTGTACGAATATGGCATCTATCGTTACAAAACCACAAACGGATTAAGATTTCAGGTCAATCGTCCGCTGACATTTATCAAGTATTATAAGAATGATTACGCCAACATGATGCCGTTCAATTCCAATCCTGTGGATAGTTTCAATATTTGTATGCAACAACGATGTCCACTCATGTTCAATGGACGTATGTACAAGTGTAGTACACTAGGCGGATTGGAACAAACACTAGATCGTTTTAGTAACACCGACCCTGCATGGGAGCCATACAAAGGCAAATACATTACACCTACGAGCCCAGATGCAGATATTGCGGCGTTCTTAAACAATTATGGTCGTCCACATCAAGTGTGTACAATGTGTCCTACCGCCCAGGATGACGAAAGTGTTATTTTACATTATAATAACGTAATAACAAAATGACAAGATTCTTTGCCTTCGGGTGCTCCTTTACTAACTCTAAAAATCCTACTTGGGCTGACATAGTGGCGCACGAGTACAACCATTACCAAAACTGGGGACAGGCTGGTGCAGGTAATAGTTTTATATTCTACAGTCTAATGGAATGTAACAAGCGTAATCAGATTACTCCGGACGATGTAGTAATGATCATGTGGAGCAGCATTGGTAGAGAAGATCGTTATGTTGGAGGAGAATGGTTGACTCCTGGTAGTATATACAATCAACAAGATTATGATGAGAACTTTGTAAAGAAGTTTACAGATCCAACAGGATACTTGTTACGAGATGCAGCACACTTGGCTGGTGCTAAAGCCATATTAGATAATATTGGGTGTCGGTATTATTTTTTTAGTATTGTTCCGTTTAATGTTCCAGACGATAACGTTTTTAAAATCTTTAGCATAGATAATAAAATATTAAATGTTTATGCTGAAGAATTTCGATCTGTGCGTCCCAGTGTATACGAAGTTGTCTTTGATCACGACTGGTACAGCCGGGCCGGCATTAAACAAGAAGACAAGCTCAAAGAAGAATACGAAATTAAACGTGGTAATGATTGGCCCACATGGGATAAGTTTATAATACAAGACTTCGGCGGTGTACCCAAAGATATTAAAGATGAAATAAACAACCAACACGAGTTTACCAACAGATATTTGCGTAGGTATGACACACATCCAACTCCAGCAGAATATTTAGAATATATCACACGAGTAGCACCAGACATAGAAGTATCCTCTGCCACACAAGATTGGGTAGCAACAGTGACTGATAGATTAATCAAACACCAAGACTTAACCAAACTTTGGAAACCTAATAAAAAGCCTGCGAGATTCTAATGACCAAATCAACATTTATGACAGCCGCAGAAAAGATGAAGGAACTATTGGGCCCGAGTCTTTGCCTGGCCAAATGGAAACAGGTTAGCCTGCATCTAGCTACTGGTATGACCAACAGTTGTTACCATCCACCCTTACATGAAATAGATCCTATAGCATTAAAAGACAATCCCGGCGCACTACATAATACAGCACACAAAAAAGATCAACGTGTGATCATGCTCAAGAACGAACGCCCTACGGAATGTAATTATTGCTGGACACAAGAGGACATGGGCAATCTCAGTGATCGTCATTACAGATCAGGAGAACCCTGGGCCGCCGACGACTACAATGCAATTAAAGCCAGCACAGGTACGGAAGATTGGATACCCAGTTATGTTGAAGTTAATTTTAATCACGTGTGTAATCTCAAGTGTAGCTATTGTAGTCCGCAGTTCTCTAGTACCTGGATGCAAGAAACTGACTATTATGGTGCCTATCCCACAAGCACTCCGCATAACGATCCTGCTCACTTCGCTGGTCGTCGCAGGCCTATACCGGTCAGCTACGATAATCCATATGTGGATGCATTCTGGGAATGGTGGCCTGAGCTGTATCCGCACCTGAAACATTTCCGTATGACCGGTGGCGAGCCGCTAATGGACAAGAATACTTATAAGGTATTTGATTATGTGTTGGCACTACCAAATCCAGAACTACACTTGGACGTGACCAGCAACTTTAGTGTTGACGATCGTTTATTTGACAAGTATCTGGGTTATGTCAAACAGTTATGTAACACACAGATAGAACACTTTATGCAGTACGTGAGTTTGGATAGTGGTAAACCCAGGCATGCAGAATACATTAGACACGGATTAAATTTTGCCAGAATGACTGATAATGTAAATCGTTTCTTAACAGGCGTTCCCTACCGTAATAGTCTAACATTTATCATTACCATGAACAATCTAAGTGTGTTGGGCCTACAGCGACAACTGGAATGGATACTTGATCTCCGAAGCACACATAGTAAAACCTATCAACGTGTTTGGTTTGATACTCCCCTGCTACGTACACCCACTTGGCAAAGCGTACAAATACTGCCCGAAGTCTACGTTGGTGTGTTAGAACGTGTGGCCGACTGGATGGAACTACAGTTAGAAACAGCAGATAGACCATTTCAGGGATTCAAAGACTACGAAGTACAGCGTATGCGCCGTGATATAGATTGGATGAAAGCAGGTCGCAATTTGGATCCAGAATATGTTAAACTGCAACGTGCAGATTTTTATCGTTTCTTTAACGAGCACGACAAACGACGCAAAACTGACTTTTTAAAAACTTTTCCAGAAATGACAGAATTTTGGAACGAATGTAAGTACCATGCCCAGAATTAACAACGAAACTGATTTAGAGTACAAACGCAGAGTGATTGACATCAAGTCGGACAGCTTCTGTGCGGCCAAGTGGTACAATGCCACCATATGGCTAGGCTCGGGGCAAACCACCAGTTGTCATCATCCCCTGCCGCATCAAGTCAGTGTAGCTGAAGTAGAAGCGAACCCCAAAGCCTTACACAACACCCCAAAGAAAAAAGCCGAACGTGCTCAAATGCAACGAGGAGAACGTCCCAGCGGTTGCGAATACTGCTGGAAAATAGAAGACATCGGTCGCGACAACATTAGCGATCGTGTTTACAAAACAGTCATATATGATGACAAGGATTTGGATTATGCTTTTCAAACTCCAGCAAATGAAGATGTGGATTTACAAACACTTGAAATTGCCTTTGACCGCACCTGCCAGTTCGCTTGCTCTTATTGCAACCCGGCGTTTAGTAGCACTTGGGTCAAGGACATTAGGAATAATGGTGCTTATACCAATCTTGTCAGCGATGGCCGCAATCACTTTACTCACGCTCATGACGGCAGTCAGCTATACCGGTTTGGAGAAACGAATCCGTATGTTGAAGCCTTCCACAAATGGTGGGAAACAGACTTACATAGAACGTTGAAAGAGTTACGTATCACTGGGGGCGAGCCATTGATGAGTGCAGAAACTTGGAAGTTGATTGATTGGTTTAAAACTAACAAAGGCAAAAGTTTTACACGTCTTGCTATCAACAGTAACTTAGGCACTGAAGTAGACATTGATCGTTTACTTGCCGCCATTGATGGTGTAGAAGTTGACCTATATACCAGCAATGAATCAATAGGCTTGCAGGCCGAATACATTAGAGATGGTCTTGTGTTTGACGACTGGGCTAACAATGTAGAACGTTTGCTAGATTCGGGTAAGTTTCGTGGCCTGCATGTCATGTGTACTATTAATGCATTGTGCTTGGATACACTAGACAGCTTTCTTGAAATGGTATATAACTGGAAACTTGAGTACGGCACGGATGCCATTAACTTCTCGCTGAATATATTACGTTTTCCAAGTTTTCAAAGTCCTCTGGTATTGCCAGACAACATACGAACACAATACAGAACACAATTAAGTGACTTCTATAAAACACACAAAGACACTGGGGTGCTACATGGTTTTGAGATTGATCAATTAAAACGCCTGATTGATTATCTTGATGTTGTTATAACTCCACACACGGGTGCCATGGAACAATCTATCTTACAACACGATTTTAAAAACTTCTTCTCACAATACGATCAACGTCGTGGTAAGAATTTTGTAGAGACGTTTCCTAATTTAACAGAATGGTATAATACACTATGACCAAAGAATTTTATAACAAGGGTTATGACTATATGGCACGTAAACCATATTTTATTGAACTCGAACAGTTGAATGACTCTCAGCAAGACTTATTAATAAAAAGCGAAACATTTTGCATGATGCCTTGGGTACACATGCATGCCTTCCCAGACGGTCGTGCATATCCTTGCTGTGTGGCAGACTATTGGCATCCTGTGGGGGACCTACGTAAAAGCACTATGGAACAAGTTTGGAATCAAGAACCTTATCGTAACTTGCGTAAGAATATGGTTAGCGAAACCAAGAGCAAAGAGTGTACCAAGTGCTACGAACAAGAACGCAATGGATTTTTTAGTATGCGTAACGATGCCAATCGTAACTACGGACATCATATAGGAGAAGTAAATGAAACCAAAGAAGATGGAACCAATCCTAAGTTCAAAATACGTTATTGGGACGTTCGTTTTAGTAACCTTTGTAACTTCCGTTGTCGCAGCTGTGGGCCTATTTTTAGCAGTAATTGGTATCAAGATCACGTAAAAATGTACGGCAAGAAACCTGATGTGTTAGGCCGTGACATGGCTGTGATTGAATATACCACAGGCAACGAAGATGACATGATTGCACAAATGATGCCACACGTTCCACACCTGGAGCAGGTATACTTTGCCGGTGGCGAGCCCTTGATCATGAAAGAACATTATTACTTGCTTGAGAAGTTGATTGAAGCAGGTAAAACTGATGTGCGTATCCAATATAACACAAACTTTAGTGAACTGGCATTTAAGGACAAGCACGTATTTGAATATTGGCGACATTTTAAAAATGTCAGTGTAGGTGCCAGTTTAGATGCCAGCGGAGCTAGAGCGGAGCTGATGCGTAAAGGAACAGATTGGACACAGGCAGTAGATAATCGTCGTCGCATGATAGCAGAAGTGCCACATGTGGATTTTTACATTAGTGCCACAGTTAGTTCAATGAACGTGTTGCATGTATTAGACTTTCATAGAGAATGGACCGAGCTTGGATTGATCAAAGCCAAGGACTTTAATGTAAACATTTGCCAAAGCCCGGAATGGTATCGAGTAGATATCTTTCCAGAACAGTTTAAACAGGATGTTATTGTGCCCGCCTACGAGCAACACATTGAGTGGTTAACACCGCAAGACAATCTTAAACGTGCTACCAATGGATTTCGTAGCACTCTCAAATTCATGAACAGCACAGATCAAAGTCATTTGTGGCCACGCTTTGTTGAGGAGTGTGCCAAACTAGACGCTGTACGTCGAGAAGATTTTTGGGCAACATTCCCTGAATTAGCCAGCTTACGAGATTATGAACCTACCTAACACGATATGTATGTTGCCGTGGGTCAGCATTGAAGCTAGTCCAATGGGCACCACACGTCCTTGCTGTATGGCATATGATGAGATTACCGATGAGTCAGGCAAGAAGTACGACTTAAACGAAACTAATCTTGAAGTGGCATACCACAGTGAGTATATGCAGGACTTACGACGTCAGTTTCGTTGTGGAGAAAAACCTGCAACCTGTAATCGTTGTTGGGAAGAAGAAGCCGCAGGTAGGGACAGTAAACGTATACACAGCCAAGTAAGATTAAAAGAATTATACAAACAAGTAGACTGGGCTAATGACGATCCTGATCAACTATGGTTTGTTGATTTAAAACTAGGTAACATCTGTAACTTAAAATGTCGTATATGTGGTTCTTGGTCCAGTAGTAAGTGGGCTGAAGAAGAACTTGCTTACATGCCCAAAGACTTTAACAAAAAAGAGCACATTGCCTACACTTGGCTACGGCAAGGTGCATGGCCACGCAAGACCACAACCTTCTGGGATAACATGCGTGACTTGTTGCCCAACATCCGGTACTTTGAATTTACCGGTGGCGAGCCCTGGATGATACAAGAACACTTTGATTTATTACAGTACGCAGTAGATCAAGGATACAGTAAAAATATTGATATACACTACAACACCAATGCTACACAACAACCTAGTACTCCACAAATTTTAATGTGGAAAGAGTTTGGCCGAGTTGACATTGCCTTTAGTATTGACAACGTAGGCTCACGTTTTGAATATGAACGCTACGGAGCCAATTGGCTATTGGCAAACAAGATCATTGATGATGTGCATTTTACACAGGCTGTCGACGCTCCTAATATTACCACACAGTTATGCTTTACTATCAACATACAAAACGTGTATTACCTAGACGAACTACTAGCCTGGGCGGATACAAAAAGATTTGGCGACGTCTATTTTAATATGATGCATAGCCCAGATCACATGAGCATACAAATGATGACTCCGGCAGCACAGGAGTTGGTACTAAACAAATTAAAAACAACATTTTGGAAAAATAACAAATATCAACAAGAAATTGATAGTGTAATTAAATTTATTGAACTTGGCACAGGCAGTGATGGCCGAGAGTTTTTGTTTAAGATGCAACGTACAGATGAACATCGCAAACAAAACTTTATGGATACACATGAAGAAATAGCACGGGCAATGGGTTATGAATAAACCGGCAACACTATGCATGGCACCATGGACACACACTTATCTTAGTCCACAAACAGAACGACGCTTGTGCTGTGCCAGCCGTGAACCTGCACAAAACTTTGAACAGTATATAGATACATCGGCCGGCACAGGACGATACATTCCCATCACATTAGATGAGCATTGGAACAGTGAACACATGCGTAGTGTGCGCCGTAGAATGATGGCTGGAGAAACCTTGCCCGAGTGTGAAGTGTGTAACAACAAACTATTAAACACAGACGTTTACCGTAGTTATTTTAATCAATTGTTTGGAGATAAGTATTTACAGGCCCGAGAGCATACTGATGCAACAGGCTACACGACAATGAAGCCAGTTTCGTGGGATTACAGGTTCAGCAATCTCTGTAATTTTAAATGCCGCATGTGCGGCGACATGTTGTCGAGTGCTTGGGAGAGCGAGCAACGCCAACACGGAATGATCGACTTTACAAATCCAAAGAACAATTGGATGCGTCCTGAAGTCAAAGAGCAAATAGAACAGTTTCAAGACACCCAGATAGAGCAAGAGTTTGCAGATGCCGTGGAACAGCATCGAGTCGAGGAAGTCTACTGGGTTGGTGGTGAACCGTTGATGTATGAGCAACACTGGCGCTATATGCAACGGATAATTGAATTGGGAGATGGACCAAATGTTTACGCTCGATACAACACTAATCTTAGTCGTATTAGTTATAGAGGCGTTAATTTGTTTAGCGATATTTTATGCCGGTTACGTGACTGGCAAATCTGTGCAAGCATCGACGGCACGGGCAGAATTGGAGAGTATATTAGATCAGGTCTTGATTTTGATCAGTGGCTTGCGAACATCCGCCAAGGACTTGCGTACCACCATCACCGCCGCCAGATCCGTCTGGACTTCACTCTTACTACACCAGGACTCTTTGAAGTACAAGCGATACAAACGCTCGCCCAAGAACTCGGAGTAGATGTTTTAGCAAAGGTGGTGTTCTCGTTTAGTCCGGACATCATTATGAGCCCGTTGGCACTACCTAAAGATGTACTGCATCCTTGGATAGACGAAATTGTGAATGGCACTCCTGGGGAACGTCCTCTTACCGGCCCGTTACGGGACATACTGATTCAACTCAAAACAAGACCCACTTTTGCCGAACAATGGCCTGACTCGTATCAAGCAGGCCTACGCAAGGGCAAACAACGAATTCTACAGTTGGAAAAAATCAGAAACGACACATATACGTTTAGAGATATAATGTACTCGAGACCTGCGGCACTAGAATGGTATGACTCAATCAATTAAAGTAATCTTACGCAACCCTTTAAACTACACAGATCAAGTTGATTATACAATTACGGCTGCAGATAACCAATTGGCACGGGATTGGGTATCAGCATTAAAATTAGAACTATCGAGTGGTCGGCTATTAGAAAAGAATTTTTGTTTTATGGGTTTTCCCCGTACAGCCCGCACACTGGAATATCTTTGTGACGAACTCAATCAAGCAGTAGATATCATTAATAGTTCTGGCATAGAATATCATATTCCTGAAGTGTTCTCCCCTGACACGGTACGTGGATTTGATTATGCAGATAATGGTGTCAATCATGCTGTAATGAATCAACTACACAATCACTTTGAGCGATTGCAAGGAACTGTTTGGGGTTTAAGTGATTATTACCGACGTGCCAACTACGAAACAAAGTATGCTATCCGACAGTTAAACAACATCTGTCACGAGATGGAAAACCTAATACTAAGTCAGCGTAAAGAAGCCACAGCACCTTATTGGGTACGTCCAAGCCAAATTACTACATTTCTACAAGCCGAGCGTTATGACCTCAAAGGCGAACATCGCACAGGGTTTGCCATCAATGGATATGATCGTGTACTAGGCGGAGTATATATGCATTGGACACAGATAGGCAAAACCTTGTTTGAAGTGTTCCGCGACGAAGGAGCACCAGAACTTACAGCAACAACGTGTGAGGCCATCACAGAGTTAAAATACTACTCAGGCGAATTTGATGTAGAGTGGGGTAACGATGTGACCTTACTAGGCGACAACAATCCTTGGCACACAAAGGAGCAGATAGAGTTTCGCAAGTGGCTAATAGCCAACAATCGAGATCCTGCAGATCCTGCATTAAGTCTAGGATACTTGCCTGTAGGACAAGTAGAATTGACAAAGAGTTTTGGTACAGCAGATTATCAACAGATATGGAACATACTTGGCAATCATTTGGACATATATCAAATAGAAGCAGGAGACGTATCCGCAACATTTGATTATTGCTGGACCGATGCCACGTACAAACAACAACAAATAGATCGGATGAGGCCGGGATATGACTATAGTAGCCGGGGGTGATAGTTTTGTTTTTGGTCACGAATTAAAAGACTGCGGCAAGAACCCTAGTAAAAATACCTTTACGGCTTTATTGGGCGCCGACGTTTGTGTAGCTCGTGGCGGATACTCCAATAGTGCTATTGCTAGAACAGTGATGTCTGAATGCAGTCGACATCAAGACAATCTTGGCGTTATTGTTAGTTGGACTTTTTCTAGTAGGTTTGAATTTAGATTTGCCTACAGTACTGGACAAGTTAGCAGCCCCTGGTACAGCATCAATGCCTGGACCATAGAAGATAATTTTGAAAATATCAAAAGTGAGTTTGTTACAGAAAACGAAGCAATATTTAACAGCCAAGTAGAAACTATAAAACGGGCACAGAGCACAGGGGTACAGGACTTTGCAAAAACATTTTATAAACATGTGGGCAGTACAGAGTACTGGGAAATATATACTACACTTAAAGAAATTGTATTATTACAAAATTATTTGAAGCTACGCAATATACCTTATATGTTTACCTGTGCTGATAACCAAATTGTAAAAAATTATACTGTAGACAATGCAGACGTACATATTTCTGCATTATACAATCAAATTGATTTTGATCATTGGTTTTGGTTCCCGCCGGGCACCGGAGCAAATCAAACCGAAACCCCAAGAGGTTTTTATCAGTGGGCCGTGGAGAATAAATACCCAGTAGGCACCACACATCCGCTGGAACAAGCACACATAGACGCATCCACGTTGATGCAAGGAAAATTCAATGAATTGGTTACGAAACATTTACAATCGAATTAAACTAGAATTACGCTATCGCAAGAAGTTAAAAGAGCTTCGTAAACGAGATCCATTTATCTATAAATGATTTATTGTATCGGAGACAGTTTTACCTACGGGGAAGAACTTGCTGACCGTAATACAGCATGGCCGGCAATATTGGGTAAAAAATTAAATCAACCTGTGACCAATTGGGGCAAACCAGCAACTGGAAACCATCGCATGGTCAAGCGTACAATGGATGCTGTATTTGCGGGTGCTTCGTTGATTGTCGTTGGTTGGTCAGATCCAGCTAGACAAGAGTTTGCTGATGATATCAGTATTACTGACTTATGGGCAGGTAGGGATTATCGTAGAATGCAAACCTGTACTGATCATCGACGTGATTTAATCAAGTATATGACAGCGTATGACGTTCCGGGATATTACTACGCACAGTGGATACGACAAATCGTTTTAACACAGACTTTTTGTCGTGCAAATGCCGTTCCTTGTGTGATGTTTAGTGCGTGTAATGCTGAAAGTTGGAATATTGATTATATAAAAAAACAAAGTCAACACGAGCATTTAACGCGACACGTAGATGTAGACACATACATTGGTTGGCCATATTCAGGATCAACGGAATGGACATATGGTACACCGCATGGCCCGGGCGGTCATCCTCTGGAACAGGGTCATGAGATTATAGCAGAAAAAATTTATGAGCATATTAGCCGTCGGGTGTAGTTTTACAGCAGGTGCAGAATTACCCAATCCTGCAGAATCTGCTTGGCCCAACCTAATAGGAAAATTAAATAATCGTCCAGTAAAAAATTTGGGACTTGGCGGCGCATCCAATGATCGTACATTTAGATTGGTTATAGAGGAAACTGCTCAACAACGATTTGATTTGGTTGTTATACAGTGGACTGAACCTAGTCGTATGGAAATATGGAATGCCCGCCGCCGCAATACCATGGATGTAAATATAGGAAAGTTGCATTCAAACATGTTTGAGATGTCTTGGCTCGATACTTACTATTGCAATCACTACGATGATTTCCACGCTCATCGTAAATGGGCCGCACAGATATTGTCCTTGCAAGGATATTTAAAATCAATCGATCAGCCCTATGTTATGGTCAGTTTAAATGGACTTGATCAAAGACTTTACACGGGTGCATGGAGTAGTGTAAAATACTTGTGGGACGGTGTTGACACCATGCATTACCCAGGTTGGCCGTTTGAGGGAATTTATATGTGGCAAGGTGATTGTCCTAGAGCTCCCGGCGGGCATCCATTGGAGCTGGGACACAAAAGAATAGCAGAAAAAATAAATGAGCATATTAGGAATCTCGGCTGGCTTCCATGACGCCGCCATTTCGTTAATTAACTCCGATGGAGAAATAGTATTTGCTGGGCATTCAGAACGCTACAGCAAACGTAAGAACGATCCAAATCTTTGTATTAGCCTATTAGAAGAGATATGCGATTACCCCATTGATACTATCGCATACTATGAACGACCCTGGAACAAACAATTACGTCAATTGTACAGTGGGCAAGGAATAGAGTGGAACAAACTTTTTGTTAAACAAATTGTTCGGGATCAATTGCATGGCTGGTTGGCGCATCCTCCTAAAAACATAAAAACTTATAATCATCATTTGAGTCACGCCGCAGCAGGATTCCAAACAAGTGTGTTTGACAAAGCCACAGTGGTAGTAATTGATGCCATTGGGGAATGGGACACTATTAGTATTTGGGGTGCTCACTATGTGGATGGTCAGGCCAAATATCACAGACTGTGGGGACAGCGGTATCCACATAGTGTTGGACTGTTTTATTCAGCAATGACTCAGCGTGTGGGACTAAAACCCAACGAAGAAGAGTACATATTAATGGGCATGAGTGCATATGGCAAAGATAATGTTGCTGACGTTATAAAAAATGCTGTAATTAACAATGAGTGGGATTTGACTTTTAAACAAAATTTACACACTGGCGTTGACACGGAGTTTTTACGTGGAATCTCAGACATGGATATTGCCACATCTAGCCAGGCTTTTACAGAAAATCTGATATATAATGTTATGCGTCGAGCCAAAGACTTTGGCTGGAGCAGAAATTTGGTTTACATGGGCGGAGTTGCCCTAAATTGTTTAGCTAATCGTAATCTTGGTGATTATTTTGAAAAAATTTGGATCATGCCTAATCCTGGTGACGCTGGTAGCAGTCTTGGCGCCGCTGCCCTTGCCTACGGTAAAAGAATTGACTTCAACAACGCATACCTTGGTCACTGCATTAGCGGCGACTATCCCGTCAATGCCATCCTTGATTGTTTACTCCACGATAAAATCGTTGGAGTTGCTTCCGGCCGAGCCGAATTTGGACCTCGTGCCCTTGGGAACAGAAGTCTCCTCGCCGATCCGCGTGGATCAGATATAAAAGATCGTGTCAACCAAATCAAACGTCGTCAAAAGTTTAGGCCATTTGCGCCGGTTATCTTGGCTGAGCAAGCTGAGTTATTTTTTGATATGCCCCGTGGTTTCAGTGATAGTCCATATATGCAGTCAGTCGCCCATTGCCGGCATCCTGACACTTACCCTGCTATTGTGCATCACGACGGCACTAGCCGAGTACAAACGGTTACAGATAATGGCTCAGGCATTAGAGAACTCCTAGAAAAATGGTATGTAATGACCGGCTGTCCCATGTTGCTCAACACCAGTCTCAACATTAGAGGTGAACCCATGGTCAACGATCGTGCCGACGCAGATAGATTTGAACACTTATATGGAGTACGTGTATGCTCGTGAAAATTACAGAAAACTTTTATCAACTCATTGACGTATTTAACCCCAATTTATATCAACATTTAGCAAACGCTTTTAACCAAGATCGGTCCGCCTGGGCACAAATAAGTGACGAGAGCACAGATGTAAAACGTCAACAGCTAAGTTTATCTGTTAACGATTACCTTGGACAACAGATCAATGAAGAATTAAGAAAATATGTTAGAACAGCCGAGCCACGTGTTGGACCACTGTATCAAAACGGTCCACAACTATGGTATGACAACAACGGTTATATCAACACCATACATGATGGTGATGTCAGTCCCAATCATTGTGTTAACGTACAAGTGTATCTCAGTGATGGAGATGAACGTATGGGAACCTGTTGCTATGACGAAGGCGAATGGCACAGCGTACCGTATCGAGCCAACTCAGGATACATGCTGATAGGTCCTACTCGTATACCGCATGGTATGCAACATCCAGTAACCAATCACAGAATGAGTTTATATCAGGGATTTAGAAACACCGAAGTACCGTCAGATATTTGGTAAAGGAAAACAAAATGACACAACGTATTTTAATTATGGGCCTGCCGGGTGCAGGTAAAACAACCTTGGCTGGTGCTCTTAAAAAGTATTTGGAACAGTACGGAACAATGAGTATGTATTCTGCTGAACAACTTCCAGTAACCGGGTTTGATGCTAAGGTAACTTGGTTTAATGCTGACGATATTCGTCGTAAGTACAACGACTGGGATTTTAGCAATGAAGGACGCATCCGCCAAAGCCTACGTATGTTTCAGTTTAGTATAGAAGCCGGTGGAGAATATGTGATCTGTGACTTTGTTGCACCGCTAGTAGAAATGCGTAACAACTTCAAAGCTGATTGGACCATTTGGGTAGATACTATACGTGAAGGTCGTTATGCTGACACCAATGCGGCCTTTGTTGAGCCTGACGTGTATGACTTCCGTGTCACAGAACAAAACGCAGAAAAATGGGCTGAGTTTATTGGATCGCATATTATTGATAATCGCCGCAGGCCCACGTTTGATTGGCGGAAAGAAACTGTACAAATGTTAGGACGTTGGCAACCTTGGCACGATGGACACCGTGCTTTGTTTGAGCGTCTAATACAACGCACAGGACAAGTAGTCATACAAATACGTGACGTACAAGGTTGGCAAGGATCAAATCCATTTGAAGTAGAAAAGGTTAAAGGCTTTATTCGTCGCGACCTAGATCCAATCTATCAAGGACAATATGAAATACAAGTGGTACCTAATATTGTACACATTGGTTGGGGTCGTGGAGTAGGATATACCAGTGGTGAAGAAACATTTGATGAAGCTGTCACAGACATCAGTGCCACAAAGATTCGTCGAGAACTAGGACTCAAGTGAGATAGGTATAGGCAAGCCAGTTCTGACATCTAGGCGATATGGGGGTATGCGTTGAAACGCACGATCTATCGCTGTAATAGACCGAATCAAATGATCCCATTCACGCTTGATAAACGCCGGATCATTAAATAATTGATAGTTGTGTTCTAAGACGGGTTGCATGTCTAGCAACATGGTCATTTGTTGTTCTGTGCTTAATTCGCTAACAGTTTTTATTACTTGAGCAATAGCTTCAATACGTATTACAGGATCTTCTATTGCATCGTAACTTTCATCCCAGTAGTCACCAAATGTACGAAAGCCATAACTACGCAAATACTCTAAGTTATGGGCACAACCAGCAAGTACGAATGGCATACGAAGTACAATAGGTTTAAATATCTTTTCTGTCAAGTGTGTTTTTGTTTGAAAGAAACAGGTTTCCGTTACCAAGAATACAAAACTTTTCATCAACTCAGTCATAGGACTTAACAACATACTTTGATTGGGAATGTTTTGTCCAGCAAAATCTATACGCAACTCTGGTATCTGTTTTATGTTAGCAATGGCCTCGTTGATGTATGCTGGATCAAATTCATATTCGGGAACACCTCGGCGTAGGTTATCATCAAACGCACCGTCGTCGGGGCAATGGTGACTGTAACTTACATATCCTGAATCAAGCAAATTGTTTTTGTATAATTCGTTTACCAACAGGCTACGATAGATACGACGGTTACTGGTCAGTCGATTAAAAGATATATAAGTTTTTTCTAAGGTACGTTCGTGTGGTAGTTGTAAACCAGGAAGCATTTGGTGTCCTCGGAACCAATCGTGGGCAGCAAAAATATGAAAGAAGTAATTGATATGCAGGAATGGAAATTCTTCACAGATGCGTTTGGCTTCGTCACTGTCACGTTCAGTGGATACAAGAATAAATGGTTTTTGCTCAAGACCGGTGATGGCTTCAAACACAGGACGATTGTAATCTAAATCCAACGGCTCTTGATCATAAAAGATAAACAATGGCCCGCGAAATTTACCTGCATCTTCGTCATTGCGTCGAAATTCAAGATTTTCTGGTAGAGTTGATCCAAAAGGATGTAGGTAAACTACCCTGGGATCTGTTATAATAGTTTGTAGGTGTTGGAATATATTTTCGTAATGACTGGATAAGTTATACATGTTTGATGTTTTTTACTTTGGCGATAAACCGGGCTTGTTTGCTTTTGAACAACCTGCGACTAGTCTCAAAGATGCCGCTGATAAATGTAAGACTACACACTACTGGTATATTTATGGGGGCAATGATTACACCGGCTTCGACTTTGAATACGTACCGGTACCTTGGGAAACCACGCACTTGCATGTATGGCCTAGCCAGCATCAACGCAATGGCGAAGTGTATCTAGCCAATCGACGTACAGCACACAATCAAGAATGGCACTTCCATACAGAACAGAGTGTTGTCCGTAAGCCCGATCGCGGCATATGGCGTGTACCCGACAACATAGACGACACAGACTTTGATTATTCATGGCATCCTGATCGTACCGAACCTGACTACGAATATCGATTTCCCACACAGTGGCAACGTGAAGGTGGTCCTGTGTATCCAGGCTCAGCCGGCGTCAAGTACATGACTGACCAACGCATACGTGCAGGCGCCACACAAATATTCTACATGGACTTTATGAATGGTGGTATAGCACGTCATCAATTTGATTTGTTAAAATTAGATCACCCTGATATCAAGCGAACAAGATATGTGGACAACCACCTCAACGTGTTCAAGCGTATTATGAACATGGCCACCACAGAATACGTATGGATCATCAGTAGCATCTGCGACTATACGCAATTTGATTTTACCTGGCACCCCAGCGAAGCACAGCGTGAAATGATCCACTGCTTTCCCACAGGCAACCAACGACGTGGCGACACATTTTACATACACGTTCCCAGTTTCACTCGGCAGATGTTTGAGTTAGAGCTGTTGGATTGGTTCAATGTTATCAACTACTCAGATGATCAACAGGTAGAACGTTTTGGTATGCCGGTACACCAATACTCAACCGACGATCTAGTAACCGAAATCAAAAACTACAAGTTCGAAACTCCCTATGTGATGTTCACTAATCAAAAGGACCTGGTGTTACATGATAGCCCTTGTTTATGGACCAAGAAAGACCGTACAGTGGTTCGTATTAGCACAGCAGGTGCTACTGCGATAGTGCCTCGAGATATCAAGGAGGATTTACGCACACAAATCTACGATTATCCTTACATTGAGGACACGAAACCCAGGTTAAACGACTACTTAGGAGGCCGTGATTGTCTCGACATAGTCTATATCAGCAACGGTGAACCGGACGAAGAACGTTGGTATGATCATCTGTGCTATATGAGCAATACCCGAGCAAAATGGGTTAGAGGAGTTGATGGTAGAACAGCCGCTTATCAAGAAGCTGCACGTCAAAGTTCTACACCCTGGTTTTTTGCTGTGTTTGCCAAATTAGAAGTGTTGGGCAATCAGTTTCCTTGGGACTCCTGGTTACCAGACTACTTCCAAGAGCCCAAACATTATATTTTTAATAGTCGTAATCCTGTAAACGGCTTAGAGTATGGGCACCAAGGTGTCATTGCTTACAACAAGCGATTGGTGTTAGAGAATAACGCACCTGGCATAGACTTTACACTAAGCCAACCACACGAAAGTGTTCCTATCCTGTCAGGTACAGCACACTACAATCAAAGTGAGTGGATGACTTGGCGTACCGCTTTCCGTGAAGTGGTCAAACTACGACACTTTATGGACATACAACCTACTGTGGAAACAGAACATAGACTCGCGACATGGTTGACGGTTGCCGAAGGTGATTTTGCTGAGTGGAGTATACGTGGCGCAGAAGATGCTGTGGCTTACTATACAGAAGTTGGCGGAGACTACGAACAGTTAAAACTCAGCTTTGAATGGGCTTGGCTAAGAGAACGATTTAATTCAAGTAAGCCGTAATACTATCAATTACAAGTTCTACTTCGGTGTCTGTCATTTCGGGATAGATAGGTAAACTCAATGCTTCTTTGCTGTGTGCTGTACTACCACGCATGATATCTCTAGCATAATCCACATAATCCCAACCCACTGGATGTTCAAATAAAGGTTGTTCGTAGTGTATTTTAGTTTCAATGCCTTTGCTGGCCAACATGCCTTGCATGGCACTACGTGATCCTGTGCGAATAACAAACTTGTGCCAAGCGTGTTCTACATCCGGATTGGGCAATAGTACATCCACCCAGTCAGTTAAGTTTTCTATATACAAGTCGGCTATTTCTTGTCTACGTCGTTGCCATGAGTCAAAGTACTTTAACTTGACCAACATTTGAGCACAGTCAGCATCACTCATCTTGCTGTTGGTACCGGCATGGTCGTGATTCAATACCTTGCCATTGTCTCTGAGAGCCAGAGCAAATTGATAGATGTCGTAATCGTCTGTGAGTATCATGCCGCCTGAACCATAGTTGTTTAGATTCTTTGTGGGATCAAAACTCAGTACGCTGACATCGCCTAATTTGCCTGATGGGATACCGTTATAGCTAGCACCAAAACTTTGTGCGGCGTCTTCGATAATCTTGACATCTTCGTTGAAGAATTTGGTAACATTTAATAGTCGATCGTAGTCTAATACATTACCAAACATGTTGACATACATGACAGTATCTACATGTCCATCTAGGGCATAATCAATAGTTTCTATATCTAATAGAGCATTGTGATCTACATCGCAGTACACAGGTTCGTTACCGGCCATTAGCACAGAGTTAAGTGTGGCAACAAAACTAATGCCAGGAATCATGATCTTTTCTATGCCTTTACTGCGAGCGGTGGCCAACTGAGCAAAGACCAAGGCCTGTGTTCCGGAGTTAACTGCCACACTATACTGACGCATACAACGTGCAGCCATTTGGCGTTCAAACATCTGTGTGTAAGGACCATCTAGCACTTGCCCCGTACGATATGCACGGTCACTGGCATCAAGAATCTCGTCTCGGAGCAGTTGGTATTGACGAGCTACGCCATTAAACGGTACGTCGTAGCCACTCATAATATGCTTGAAAACCTTGTTCAATATCTACTCGTCCACGATAGCCAAAGTCTTGGCCGGCACGTATGGTGCTTAGTGTGCCACGACTGGGAAATCTGGGATTGGCATCGGCCATCCTAATACGACCCTTGCCTGCAATCGCGACAGCCAATTCAGCGGCTTCTAATAGAGTACGTCCACGACTGCGTGTAATGTTGTATGTACGTTTGGAACTGTTAAAACTAAGTGAGGCCTTGACAATACCATCGACAGCATCATCAACATAGGTAAAGTCTAACTGTTCTTCTGCACCACATACCACAAGTTCTTGATCTAGCATGGCATTGGTTAAAAACTTGCTGACTACACGGTCTTCGACATCTCGTGGTCCATACACCGCACTTGGACGTAACACGACATAATCAATTCCGGCCCGTTCACATAGATCACGTGTTAGGCTTTCTCCGGCATATTTTAAAATACCATAGATACCTTTTGGATTACAACGCATATCTTCGTAGCCGCACAGCTCAAAGTCTCCGTAGACCATGCTAGAACTGATGTAAACAAATCTACGAACATCGAAGCGTTCGCTACAGCGTAATAAGTTAATCAATCCATTGGTCAATACTGTGGCACCTTCTTCGGGATTCTCATCCACAGCTTTGGCACGGGGAAATGCTGCACAATGTATCACAACATCAGGTCTGCACTCATCAAACACATTTAACAAAGCATTATAGTTTTTAATATCTACATGATGTATGCTGGTTGTAGCGATACGTTCCAAACGTTCTTGATGTAGTTTGGACATTTCGGCATCAGGCACAATACCGTAATTGGTAAAGTTATCTAGGATGCAAACATCGTGACCTTGTGCTTCAAGTTCAGCTACCACATTGTGCCCAATAAAGCCCACACCGCCAGTGACTAATATATTCATACAGCCATTTCTGCTCGAATTGATGCGTGGCTAGTGTAGCCTGTCAATGAGATATCCGACATGGTAAAATCAAATATACTTTTAACATCGGGATTGAGTAGAAGTTGTGGGGCAGGTAATGGTTCACGATCCAATTGTTCTCGAACCTGCTCTACATGATTCAAGTAGATGTGTGCATCTCCGAGCACGTGAACAAACTCTCCCACAGCCATACCACACGTTCTAGCTATTAGATGAGTTAACAAGCTATAGCTGGCTATATTAAATGGAACTCCTAAAAACATGTCACAACTTCTTTGGTACATTTGGCAACTCAGCTTACGATCTCGACTTACGTAAAACTGTGCAAACATGTGGCACGGAGGCAATGCCATTTGACCTAGCTCGCCAGGATTCCAAGATGTTAATATGTGCCTACGTCCGTACGGATCTTTCTTTAGTCCCGCAATTAACTCTTTGAGTTGATCAACTTCTTTGATGTGCAATAAGCCGCCACGATTAAAAATGTTACCAAATGAATCTTTGAATGTTTCTTGTTTGTGCTCAATTGGAGTACGCCAGTGGCGCCATTGTACTCCATACACACGACCCAAGTCTCCTTCAAACTTAGCTTTTGTTTTCCAGTAAGGCGCAAGAGCATTAGGAGTCCAAATAGTTGCGGTACCATCTGCGGTACCGTGTGTGATCTCGGCCAGTCTGCGTTCACTGCCTGAACCTTCAATCATCCATAGCAGTTCGCCTACACAGGCTCGCCAGGCAAGTTTTTTAGTAGTTACTGCCGGGAATGAAACAGATAAGTCATAGCGTTGTTGCAGACCAAACAGGCCGATAGTGCCCACGCCGGTTCGATCATCTCTTTGTTCGCCCTGCTCAAGAACTTGTCTAAGTGCGTCTAGGTATTGTTTCATAGGTGTAATAAGTCTGTTAGGTGTTTATACAGTATTGTATGACCTTCTCGGTTAGGATGCAAGCCATCTGGATGAAAAATAAGCTCATCCATTATTCTGGTACTATCGGATATTGAGTCAAATTCTTGCCGAACTTGACGGGCAAATTCTGGAGTGTATGTGGATAAGTTGATGTAGTTGATATCCCAAGTATACGTTATACCAAATTCAGGATTATCTGTTCCGGGGTGTTCTTGATATTGTCCTGCTAACAAGTATATCCAACTTACCACTGTGGGCAATAGGTTTGTGTATTTGTTGAGTATATTAGTGTTTACATTATAGGTGCCACCAACACAATGTATGTTGGCATTGTGCTTTTTGGCCACTGTATCAAGTTGACGGTATATAGAGTCTTGTTGTTGACGTACTAGATTAATTAACCCGGCAGCTGTTTTAATGGCTTCGGTAAACCCGGGCAAGTTACCGGCATCACTGTCACGTTTGAGATTTAATTCAGCAAGTTCTGGCATGATAAGATCTAGCAAAGGATCAGCCATTATAAAAAATACAACGTCTCCGTCTTGGTATCGGCTCGCTAATTTACCATCTAGATATGTGATCACACGACTGTGGTAACTACGAGCTTGACTGGCATCTACTACTGTGTATCCTGCATCGGCAAAATACTGTTTTATGCCATCATGTTGAACTACAGGATTACCAGGAGCCCATTCTCCACGAGCCCAGCTGGATCCTGATACAAATATTTTAGGTTGGTTTGCGTTTGAAGACCGACTCATAGACCGTAAATGTTGATTGAAAATCTCGACTTACTTGAGCACGTACAGGATGGAATCCTGTCAAGAACTCTTTTACATATATTCTAGTGTCTGCACGATAAGTTCCTTTGACGTGTGTTAGGTATATCCTATCAAACAAAGGTTTAGCAGTTTCTAACAGGGCGGAACCACCAATCACAAATATTTTTTTAGTGGGATTTTCACGCTCTAGATCCAGAAGTTTTTCTTGTACGTCACCGCTGAAAGGATTTGCATGTGTCACAGGTCTATGTGTGGCTACATACACAGTACGATTAGGTAACGGCTTGGGCATCTTGGGATCGTCCCAGGTCTTGCGGCCCATGACAACCACATGCCCAGTGGTCAAGTTTTTAAAGTGTTGTAAATCTTCAGCGTTATGCGGCCAAGGTAACGTTCCGTTATGGCCCATACCGCCGTTGAAATCAACGGCAAATATAGCATTTATCATAAGTCTTTGAGTAAGTTGTCAGTGAAAGGCTGGATTACTTTGGCCACGCTGTCTACACTTATATGAAAATCGACATCTTTTATGATGTCATCTAAGGCTTCTAGTTTGGCATTGATAATTTTTTCCACTACAGCAGGATCGGCACCTTCGTCAATCATCTCAGCGACGTTGACATCTACACTGGTGCCATCTTTTAAATTAACAGTAATATAACGTAAGACATTAATGGGTACTTGTTCTTTGGTTACTTCTTTTAAGAGCTTTTCCCATTGATCTTTACGGTTTAAGTTAAGCCGCTTGCTTCTTGGTCGGCGTGGCTTTTTTGGCTCTTGTTGGTTTGGCATTTTTCGCGGGTGTTAGTGATTGTGCTTCTTCAGTTAAACGCTTGGCTTCGGCTAATAGTTGCTCGGCTTGTTTTTGCATCTGAGCAGCCTGGCTTAGTCTTTGTGTGGCCAAATCATCATCGCTTAGTACACCCTTGAGATAGGCAGCGGCGCTATCGGTTGCTTCAACATCAAGATTGGTTCTGCTGATACTGGAATTGTTTGGTGGCATACCAACTTCACGACCTTCTGTGGTACGACGTTTTTTAGTTTGCAATCCTGCATTGGCGTCAATGTCGGCCAACTTCTTGATGGCCTCTTCGCCTTTTTCCATTTCATCTAGGATACTGTTTAGTTCATCTAAACGTACACTGGATTTCATTGTGGGAGTTATCAACACTTGGCTGGTTGGAACCTTCTTGATAAAACCTTCTTTGTGTAATACTTCAAGAGCATTACGACCATCAGCCATGGTTGTACGGAACAACACGTCACTGAATTCTTTGGCGTTTTGACCAATTGGGCTTTCCAAGGCCTTCATGACTTCGTCATGAATCATGCGTGGAAGTGTTTCGCTGTATGTAAGCAAGGCCATATGATCCTCGTTTGGTACACGGCGCCATAGTAATACTATTCTTTTGTTGTTGTGTTTACCCACATGTTTAATCATTTTGAATTTTCCTTTTATTCAGCAACTGGTGTGGCTACTGTTTCATCACTGGCTGGTGCAGAAGATGATGACATTGCGCCACTGGCTGTAAGGAAAGTGGTTATGCGATCAAATACTCCGCCAATCTGTGTGAATTCTTCGGCACGAAATGCGCCACGTGTACTGGCCAACTGAAGGGCCTGGGCACACAGCATCAAGTCCGATAATTGTAACTGAACTGCTGTTTCATCGGGCTGTGCTACTTGTTCTTGTTGTATTGCTTGTTCTTGCATAGATATCTCCGTAAACTATGCATATATTTACGATCTATACAGCCACCGGAAAAATTTTTAGAACTCGAAATCGAAGGTGTTGATTTGATCTAGTACTAGGGCAAACATACTAGCTTCTACGGCTATTTCAAATGCGGCACAGCGATGGCTGTGTACATTGGCATCGGCATCTTTGTAATACTGTTCACCATGGTAAAACCTACCTGAAAGATTGGTCCAGATCCAATCTGAAATGGTTTTTTCGGTGCATTTTAATTCAAAGGTAACCGGTGTAAAGTGCGGCGGGCAATGATCTAATTCTCTAAGTCCAAATACCGCCAGGGGATTGGCTTCGTTATACTTTAGCACTGGACCGGATGGAATCGATGGTTTCTTGGCTTAGTTCGCCTTCAACCAAGGTAAATTTGGTATCGCTTTGATCAGCTTCGGGTATTACCAATCTATCTGCAAGCAAGGCTTCAGCATCACGCACAAAAGTTTCGGTTACTTGATACTGTTTGGTATACTGAGCAATTTCCATGGAGCGGCTAAGATCATCTAGACAGTTTTCTAGTTTGAGAATACGCAACTGCAACTTTAGTGCCAATTCACGTGCGGCCTTGGGTTTTAAATCTTTGGGATTTACAAATTCCATTATTCTACTCCAAAATGTTTTAAAATATTGTCACTGCTCTGATAAGGTTCGGCGGTGTGTGCAATATCAGCACACTCCCGCACAATGGCCTGGGCAAACTCTTCAACCTTGAGTCGCCATATGGGGCTATGAGCAATGGTAAAGTGAGTGTCCTCGGCTATGCGTTGGATATTTTCGTTCATTTCACAGCATCTTCGTAGTGGGCATACACACCAAACTCGGGTTTGGCTTCTTTGTTGCCTTTGATAATCCACACAGTATCGCAATACTGCTCGACCTGATCAGGGCTCCAACCAAAGAAACAAAAGTCAGTAAACATGATCAATTTCTTGGGTTCGATGTTGTTTTCTTCCAACCAGGTCCAAACACAATGCGGATCTGTACCACCGCCACCACCCGGTACAAAGCTCTCAATGTCAGCGATATTGTCCGATGTGAATATTTCGTGATTGTGTACTTCGGTATCCCAACCCAACACATGGATACGATATTCGTCGTAACTTTCCATGATACCTTTGATTTCACTCAAGAAAATCTTGAGATCTGGGTCAGTGATACTACCTGAAGTATCAATACCAATCACAACATCAATCTGGTTGCCGGGCAACATGCCGGGCATGACAGCATCCATATGCCACCCTCTGCGGCTGGGACGTTGCCAAGTAAAATCACTCTTGATAGAACTTTCAACCTGCTGATTGATCAACTCACGCCAGTTAATCACAGGTTCGGTTAGGTCCTTGATCATGCGTTTGACACCACCGGGCAAATTACCTGCACCCGAAGCATTGGCGGCATTTAGTACTGCATCTTTGATTTCGTCGCGAATAGCCTTCTTTTCTTCTTCGCTCAGGCGTGGACGACCGTTGCCTGGCTTGTCGCCATCTTCGCCTTCACCACCTTCTCCGTCCAAATGTTCGTCTAGTAGACGCTTCATCAATTCATCAATGTTGATTTTGTCGGCATTGGCATACAAGTCATCATACACTTCTTCGGCACTCATACCTTTGTACTTCGAGTCGTACAGGGCAACGGGAATCTTGTCGCCAATACGTTGTTCTACCAGGTCCCAGTTTACGCAATAGTCATCGGCAATGTTCCACAGTTTTGGATCTCTGTTGCCACGACGTCCCATATGGTCATAAACCGCATGAAGCACTTCATGTCCGACCAAGAATTCCAATTGCTTTAGGGGAAGGTTATTGACAAACTCTGAATTATAGTAAAATTTACGGCCGTCTGTGGCGGCAGTAGGACACCATTCATCTGCGTTGATAAGTGTTAGGCGGGTAGCAAGGTTGCCAAAGAATGGAGCACGGAGCAAAAGACCAATACGTGCGGTAACCAGTTTTTCGCGGGCACTTGCATCCGTCTTGGGATCTGTTACTGTTACCGCTTTACTTTTTTCTGCTAGTGTAGTCATTCTGTTCGCTCCTGTATTATATATATTATACATTTAATTGATTTTTTGGTCAACCTTTTGGTTAGCACGGTTTTTTCGTTGATTAAACACATCTTCCATGCCCTGTACACTAGAACCAGGCTTGATCACTTGTGGTGCTGTGGGCTGGCTGACTGCGACTGTGGCACGTGGTTCAGGTGCTGTGGGACGGCAAATATCATTGCCGCTGATGCTTCGGCTGATCTTGCAGTCTTGATCGCGAACAGCACTGATACCATGGTCTGCTAGACCTTTACCGGTGGTTTCTACCGAAGCCACACTAGCTAGACCGACTATGAGCAAAGGACCTATGACCATTGTGGCCACCTTAACATAAAATAAGTACGGTCTGCTGGGTCGGGGATATATAACATCATTTGTCCTAGTGCTATCTTATTGTGGCCTAACCAAGTACCAATGGATTCTTTGTTATCTAACCACCATTTACGATTCATGACTACACAAATCTCTGGAGTATCTAGTTCTGGACAAAAGTCATAGTTCATAAGAATAAGGAGGACTTACAGCGTGTGCCTGCCCCCTGCCTGTGACAGCAACCTTTTACTTACCGCCTGCCGCGATAATGTACTTGCCGTACCGCTTATGGAACTCATCAAAGTTCTTGAGCTTGCCTGGTACCAAGGGTAAGTTGTACGTGGTCAACGCAACTCTAGCACCCATAACAACCAATTCAGTGGTAAAGTTATCCATCATAAAGCGGAAGAAGTTATCGGCCATACCGTGCCATTGGCTGATCTTTTCCTTGCCTAGTTTGGCATAAGCATCTTGCAATTCATAGCACATGGACACAGTCAAGGAGTACATGGCACTGACTTCTTTGACATCTAAAGTCTTGACCTTGCCTGCCAAGATTTCGCTTGGGTTAGGCATCTTGCTGGCAACCTTGCGGTGTGCCATAAACTTAACTGCCAAGCCATCACCGATAGTACCAGCAATCAAGTCCGACAATTCTGCATCTGTGGCATCTTCGTCATGTAAGAATTCACTTACAAAGTGCCATGAACGTGGTGTTGCAAAGGCACGGCTGGCTGAGCGTGGGTTAAAATCCATCAAGTCTTGCTTGGCAAAACCAATGTAACCTACCACGTCCTTGTGCTCACGATTCTGCACAGCCCACTCGTTCCATGAGTCGTAATCAGCACGTACTTCCAAATGTACGAAACGATTTGCCAGGGGCATTGGCATACGGAAACTAACACCTTTGTCGCTTTCACGATTACCCGCGGCCACAATTACCACATTCTTGGGCAGGTGATACTTGCCTAGTCTGCGATTGAGAATCAACTGATAGGCCGCGGCCTGTACTGCCGGGGCTGCCACGTTCATTTCGTCCAAGAACAAGGTCACAACAGGATATTCTGCGGCCAACTCTGGTGTTGGTAAATCCACAGGTTCAGCCCAGTCCATTTTGCCCGACTCTTTGTTATAAAACGGAATACCACGCAGATCTGTGGGCTCCATCTGGCCTAGACGTAAGTCAATGGTATAACCGCCTAATTCTTGGGTAAGACCGGCTACCAATTCACTTTTACCTACTCCGGGAGGACCCCAAATAAAAACAGGGCGTTGGACTTTGAATGCACGAAGCAAGCGGCTACGGCATTCATTGGGTGTTACTGTACGGCTTTCACTAATAGTTGTACTCATCACAGGCTCCTAAAAATTACTACAAAATTAACTACTATAGAACTATTATACAATTAAATGATTTTACGGTCTACTAAATTTTCACGATCGCTGTAAATTTTATTACCACGATCACGAATTAAATCAGCCGAACCTTGCGGATCTGCGTCAAACATACCACGAATATCTTCGTCTGAAATACCTTCCGCCACATTCATGGTATAGATTTCATAATGTCTTTGGCTGTTGGCCCTAGCACGAAGCATCAAATGATTGACCATACTGCCCAACCGAACCGGTGGATCTTCATTCTTGAGTGTGGCCCAAGTGGCTTCTTTTTCATAGTCTGTGATATTGATCACAGCCTCAAGCCCCGTGCAGTCCCACGACACAAGAAACAGGTTGCTCATACTTCGGCGATTTCCCAGGCCATGATACGGCGTTCCATTTCGGCATCAAGTACATCACGAATAGCCCGTTCGCCTTCAGTCAATGTAGTCGAGCTCCAAAACGTATCTAGCAAGGATGATAATTCTTGAGCCGGCATAGTCCGGGCCATTGCTTGGTATTCTTCTCGGGTACGATATTTCGACATTTCGATCTCCTGTTTAAAAAGTACTGGTTTTTATTTTGAGTCAAAAACCAGTAAAAAGTGACTGCGTCGTTTCTGGGGTATCAAGGCTCCCCAAGGACCGCACGGCCCCATCACAGCCTTATCTGGAAAGATTCATTACACGACCTTGGAACTCGTTGAAGCTGACTCTCCAAGGCACAAATATTTCATGACCCACACGACTGTCGGGACCGGATTGATTAGTATCGGTGTCGGCACCAAAATGATCACGGGTAACACGGATCTTGTAGGCCTGATAACCTTGCTCGGTATTGTGAGCATCAATCACTTGACCTTCGATAAAACAATCATCACGTCCCGCCATGGGTTTGAAATCATAGCTACGGATGATATCACCATCTACTATTGTTAGTCCAACCATTTTTAGCTCCTTTTTATTAACTATACATACATTATACATTTAATGGATTTATGGGTCAACCAAAAAAACACCCCTAAAAAGGGGTATTTTAAGCGTTGTAAGTCATTGATTTTATTGAGATTTTTTACCCATATATTCGTGGCTATAACACACCCTATAAGCATCGCGAACAGTGGTTGTGCCGCCATAGCCCGCCATTTTTCTAGCAGTACCGTCTTTGTTTAAGTAACTACCTATCCTAGACTTCTTGTTCATTGATGTGGGGCGCCACAGGTCTGACTTTTCTCTGTGTTCACCAAAGCTAGGGTGTGCAGTCTTACTAAAGTACCTTAGCCCACGGCTCACATATATTTCAGCAACGGCATCGCTAAACGCTGTGCCTATACCCATGCCCTGAAACTCGGGAAGGATTACTGTACGATGACCACGCCAGTACGAATGAATATCTCTGTTGGTTGAATGTATTGCGGCATGGAAGCCAATGGGCTTGTCGCCTAACAGTAACACATAGTAATGAGCACTCTTACTGATTGCAGTATCTAGATAGTGATACCGACTGAAATATCTCCAATAGTCGACACTTGAGCTTTTGATGGTGAGTGCAAGTTGTGGTCTTGTCCCCAGTCGAAAGGGTGACCTCCGGTTTTCTAAGACACAGAGATCTGTGTCATATACGTAGTCTGGATCTAACCATTCTACTATGTCTCGATGGCAACTGGCAATGTATAACGGATTGGTACTGCTTTGACGATCGTAAAACTTGCGAATACTCAATGCAAGACTCTTAGCAGTATCACGGTCCACAACACTTGTAAACTCATCTACTGCGGTTAATCCTTGGTCTAGACTTATGGCCATTTCAAAGCGATGATATTCGCCGTTGCTCAATGTTGCAGGTGCTCGGAACCAAGCGGGTATGCTACGCAGGCCACAGGCCAGTAACAACTCTTCTCCACGTTCAGGTGTGGTAAAGTTCTCTATTGTGTTAAGAGTATTATCTACTACAGGTTGTTGAAGTTTGCCTAAGCTACGTAGGATAGTACTCTTGCCACTGCCTGACGTACCTACAATTAATACAATACCATCCGTTGGAAGCTCGGGTATTGCTACCTGTGACTCTTTATAGTCTGTGATGTCGTACTTGCGTTTAATTTCTTCTAAGTAGCTCATGCTATTTCAAATACAGCAGGATTTAAATCGTTGATAGTTTTTTTATTTTTCTTAGGTACAGGCAACACCGGTTTAGTAAAAGTTTTTCCAAGAGAATCAGCACAAACAACATTTGATGCAGGAACACCGGGTAATCTTTTTAAAGCAGAATCTACATTAGATTGAGTTAAATCAATTCCGTATATGGTGTCCACAGGAATATTATTTGCTAATTTTCTTTTTTGTATTGCTACCAAAAACTGACCGTCACCACACATAGAATCTATAAAAGTATTATCTGGATTTGTAAATGCAGTAGGATCGTATTGTTCAATGACGTTTAATACTTCTTCTACTAAACTTGTTGGAGTAAACACTTCGCCTAATGCTTTAACACGGTCTCGATCTTCCGTAATATCATTATCTAATACTTTAGGAGCCGTCAAATCTTGCGGTGTAATATTCCATTCTTTAGGAGTTTCTAATCCCGTAACAATTTGATTAATATCAAATTTTTTAACATTACGCATACCAAATGCATGGCCGCGTAGTTTCATACGTTTAACATATTCCTTAAAAACAGGATTCTTTTCTACAAATAATTTTAATTTTTCTGCTTCGGCAATAGTAGCAGTTGGTATGTAGCAGATAGTCCCACCATATACTGCTTCATCTGTGACCGTATAACTTTTACGACTTTCCATTGTATAAAAGGCAAATTTAGGACCTGCGTCAATTTTGACGTCGGTATAATCATATGCAACTTGATCTCTACCTTTACCGGGCAACTGTCTAATTACTTTATTCTTTTTACCTGCACCAAAAAACTTATTCATGCCATTGTTACTGCCACTGTAATAAACAAAGTCAAAACAATCTGCAGGGTTGGGACTGTAAATCTTTGCAGCCATGCCACCTAATATTACAGGCGGGGTCGTGCGTGGAAGTTTGCTTACACTAAAGAAACAGGTGTTATACGGCCATACATCAAGATTGTCCATTAAATGAATAAAGTTAACTTGATAGTCTTTAAAGTACCCGTTGACCAAGTCTGGGATAATGCCTTTGAGGGTAATATTAACTAATGTACCAGAGTCGGCAACACGATTATCAAAATCGTTGCGTGTGGCTGTTTTATAAAGAGTGGTGTTTCCGCCAGTGCCGGCAATGTTATTACCTTCGGCTACATTGAACGCTGGGTTACTAATTGCATAATTAAATTGCATTTGACATTTTCTTAAAGATTTCTTTTAATTCTTCTGTGGACTTTAAATATTTAGTCTGCCAAGATTTATATAATTCAGGTTCTGTTTTAGAATTAAAATTCCACCCAATTTGGTCTTGTCTTTTTTTATCTAAGTTTTCTTGAAGAATTGCTAATCTAGTAGCAGTATCACCTTTAATTTTTCCGGACCCTTGACTTGATCCGATGGCCTCGTAAAATTTAGGTTTGCCAGATTTTTTATCAATTTTGTAAGGGGTAATAGCACGTTGACGAATTTCATCGATTAGTTCGTCTTTGGTGAGATAAAAATATTCTACTTTAGTATTATCCCATGCCTTCATAAACAAGTAACCAGCCAAATCTTCGTAAAAGCGTAATTGCCCACCACCAATTGCATCACCGGATGAAAACGATACCTTAAGTTCAATATTATTTTTTCCTGGTACCAACATTTCTCCTGCAACTAAGTCGCCTAAGTCAAGACCTTCTTCGTCATTCTTTTTATCATAACTTAACGCATCTTTTTTCTTAGTACCAGTTTGGTGTGCTACCCAGCCCTCAATAAATTTTTCAGCTGATTTTTGTTTCATAGCACCATAATACTCGTACATTTCTGAATATGGTGTAATGTAATAATTTTCAATATTTTCTAATAGTTCTTGTATTTCTTTGCGTTCTTTATTGCTGGCTTTAATTCGATCAAGTAACGACATAGATTTCCCAATATTTTACTGTAGAACTACAGTATAACACAAATGGATTTATTAGTCAACCTTTACAGTTGACTAAAAGTTATCCACATTAAGTTATTACTATTCGCATGGTTTTCCAACTATTGTAGTACTGTTCGGTATTGTGACAGAGTCTACTGGTCACAATGTAACGATGATATCGTTGCCTAAACCTGCGATGAGATGTGGTAAGTTTATTGGGGTCAATTGACAACCAATAAAATGCGAGCCAGGCCCGCATGATAGAAACCACAGCAATTGGCGGAAAATCTCTGTCCATAATGGCATTTAAATATTGATCAACTCTTTTATTGAGTTCATCGTTATTGTTCACACGGCTGAGTTCTTCGCCAACGGCAATAGCAATTTCTTCGGGGCGGCCATATTTGACCACATGCTCTCCTACCCGTCCTTGCAAATCTGCCCAGAATAGTTTTTGTTTTTTGGTAAGACGTTTGACTTTCACCCCAAGATCCTTTCAGAAATACGGTGAGACATTGTGTCTGGCATCTCTTGACAAATGATATCAAGATAATAAAGTGCTATTTCTCTCACTGTAGCCAGATCAGATTCGCATTTAATTTGTAGAGCTATATCGCTGTATAGTTGATAAGCATTTTGATATTGCGGTAATTCCATTGGATTGTATTCCACATACTCGTTGGTCAACAGTGGGTTGAACGAATCGTGCCCGGGTCTTGTTGTATGTTTTTGCTCTGATTTGAGTGCTGCTAGTAACGCTTTTAATCGCGTTGATTGATTTCTGTTGTTACTCATTTGGACATTTCCTTCAATGTGCCAACCTGCCGTTGTTAATATATAGAGTTACTTCTACTACTAACTACCATTGATACTATCGCTGGACTACCTGGTATGTTCGCTTATCTAGCATTGCACTAGAGGGCCGGGTAGTGTCACCGGTTGGCCTGGTGATGAAGTAATTATATATTATTGTTGTAGTGATGTCAAAAACAATATTTGCCAAACTTGTATTTTATTGCGTTGATTCTAAGTTATCTAAATAGGCTTTCAAGTTGCCAGAATGTAGTGTAAGCATCATGGCTTCCTCTTCTTCGAACACTATTATTTTTTGACGTTTGAGCAAGTAATACATGCTTTTGAATTGCCGTTCTAATTGTAGTAGTTGGTGATTTGTTAATTCTTCGGGCAAGGCAAATTCATAGCTTTGTAGTTTAAGCACAGCCTTGACAAATTGTAAGCCGGCAAGACTTAGTCTTAGGCTGGTGTCGTCTGTGGGATTCTTCCACCAACGCAGTTGCAGGTCAGTGGTTTGGCCAACAGGAATGTTGGCCTGTTCAACAAATATTTTTGTGAGTTGACGTTGAGTGTAACGCTTATGGGAAGATTTTGTCGCCGGCACGTAACAGTACCACACTGAACTTGTCAGTCTTAAACAAGGTGTTGAGTTTCTTGCACAGATTGATTGCATGGCCACTGTTACTGAAACTTACTTTTTTGTACTTGGGGCCAGGGTAGCTCACTAGAATATTGTGTGTTTTGAGATTGATAGGTTGATTGTCGTAGAACACCGCCCAGATACCTTCAGAGGCCAGCACTTGCTCGCTCTTGTAAGTGGTTTTGTTAACGTGGTCCAACAACACAGTTGGCTTGGGTCTAGACATTTTCAGTTATCCTTGATATACTGTTTATTTATCTCTTAATATACGTATATTATTTAAAACCGCCACCATCCATGCTGATATCAGTTTTGATGATGGAATTTTCGGTATTTTTACTCAATCCACTGATGGTGGCCAACAACTCGTAAATTTCGGCATGCAAGTTGCGAGCTTCTTGAGCATTCAGTGTTAAGATTTTGCCATTGCTTTGATTCATGGCTCTAACACGATCGTTAAACATGCGTACATGAACAGATACGTTATTGTCCATTGGCTTCTCGCATGGCTTCTATCATGCGGTCTTGAGTTTTGAATGGACCTTGATATTCGTAACGATTCAGTGTGATAAGTTTTGGACAGTAGGCACGAACCCAGGTTGAACTAAATTTAATAATGTAGTAGCCGGCACAGAAGAAACTTTTACTTTTGCTACCTTTGGTGTAGATGGGCAAGTAACGTTGCACATCTAACACTTCGTTGTTGGGTTGTGTGTTGGTGGGAAATCCATACACATCATACACATCTAGTTTTTCTTTCTTGGGTTTTTCAGCCTTGACAAATTCGATGTTGTATTTTTTACTGATCATCTTGATTGATGGAAACAGTTCTCTTTGCTCATCGTGTACATAAGCAAAGCCGCCTTCTTCAATGGCCTGGATGGTGGCAATCTTTTCTCCACCTTCTTCTACAATCCAAAATTTATTTTTTACAACAGGTTTAGCAATAATATCACTCATGGTGACTCCTTAAATAGCTTCTTGTAAGATCCATACCAACCAGATATAGAACGTGTAGTGAGCCAGCTGATCGGCTCCCAGTTGAATCCAAAACTTTTGTGTGTTAGCATCTCGTGTACCCCATTTGGCTTTGACGTAATCTATGTGATAATGTACAACACTATCTAAGAGACCGAACACCAAACCCACCGGTGCACTATTCACAAATACTGTCACTATGATGCCAGTAAACACGCCATGCATGACAGCATGTTCTATGCCTCCCATAAGACCATATGTGCCTTTTTGTTCGACCATGTATTCAAATTGCAATACGAAATCTGCAATCCAATGTTTGACAGCCATCACAAACAATAACAAAAAAATCATCTTTTAATAAACCAATAATTTATCGCAGCAACCAACCAACTGATCGAAGCGTCAACATACTCTCCGCGACCAATCTGAGCACAACCGGCCATGATCAAAAAACCAATAAGAAACCAAGTGATTTCGGTGTAGTTACGCAAATACCACTGTCTAAAATTTTCTAACATATTATTCCTTTTCTGGGTAACTTGCTTCTAAAAATCTAGTGTACTGTTCAGCGTATTCTGACATTTTTACTAGATCATATTTGCCGCAAAACTTTAAAAAATGGGCACCAATCATGGGGCGGTTAAGTGCCACGCTATTTCCATCTATGGTGCCACGGATTTTAACTTTGACGTCGTCGGGTTGTGCGGTTAGGTCAACTAGCACACGATTACGTTCATAGTCGTCCAGCACACGATGTTCCTGACCGTTGTGATCAGTCCAGCGTTGTAGCATTAGATTATTCCACGCAAAGCCTTTCGCTGTTTTATCGTTAAATGCCTCAATGAGTCCCACTTTATTTTTACTTCCCACCTTACGCACCCCTGGGTATGCCGAGAAAATGTTATCTGTGGGGTCACCTCGCATACATTTTTCGAAAAGAATCCACTTAGGATCCGGAATTGTTTTTGGTTCCTTAGTTTTTTTATCTTTGACTGGGGCACCTTTCTTGTCGAAAATACCTTGAATAGTGTGGAGCTCATCTGAGATTCCGTTATATTGATTTACATTTTCTGCTAGTAGTTGATGAAAGTCTGTATCACTTGACACAATGGTATGATGATCACGTGGGTGGGCTTGTATCCAACCGGCAATCAAATCATCTGCTTCAAGTTCAGGGTGTTGTAATACTGTGCAGTTTGTTTTTGTGGCCAAGAAGTCTTTGAGAGTATCGAAGCTTTCCCAAAACAATGCATCTTCTTCAGCTTCTTTTTCTGTCAAGGCCGCACGAGCCACACTACGATTCTTTTTATAAGGCTCATAGTAGTCTTTACGCCACGAGCGACCTTCCAAGCAGAAAATAACATGGTCTGCCTTTTGGTCTCTCCAGCTCTTATTAACACTATTTAATGTCACCTGAATGGCGAAACCCAGCCTATCCCAAGTATCAGCTTGACGGTGTGCGGCATGCCTGGCACGGAAGAAAGTATTAGCGGTGTCAACAAGTAGATATCTCATGTAGTTATAATAGCATATAATGATTAAGTTGTCAATAGCGTTTGGACATAATTTTGGTATAGGAATTCGGCCCAGGCGGTATGGGCATCTGGACCAAAATGATATGATCCAGGACGAACCGTTTCGAATCCCCGTTGCTTTAACCAATTGTAGTAAGTATATTCTGGACTGTATGGATGTATGTAACTGTTGCCCCATTCAAATTTTAAAGTTTTGGTAAATGGTTCAAATGTGTTAAAAAATATGTGTGGTATTTTGTTCTGGTCAAGATATCTATGCAGTTGGTGTATTTTTTCGTGTGCGTTTCTAACAGCATGATCGTAGTTGATGTTTAAAATGTAACCGCGGTATTGATCTTTGATTTCTGTAGGCCAATCTTCACCAATGCCACCGGCATTGACTTGCCAATACTGTTCAGTGCCTTCGTGCCACCACTCTTCTCGTTCCCATGTTGACCACCCAATGATGACCAACTCGGGTTTTACAATGTCAAGGGCCTTGTAAGTGGTACGAATGATTCTGTCGTTGCTACTGGCTGACTCTGCATCACATTGTAGTATGGCACCCAGCATGTTGGCCAACTCACAGCCGTAGCTGACACGTAGATTATCTGGATGCGGTTCACGTGCCATGTTCCAATATAGGCTATCGTCTTGGGCAAACGAATATGTGTTTACTGCTTCGGCACCAGCACTATGGCTGTCACCATTTACATACAAGATCACGATACTTCAGTACGCCCGTCACCAATATCTCTACGTTCAATGTTGCGTGGACGTGCATCTATTGGCTGATTGGCTTCCCATTGTTCAAAGTTTTCTGCCACTACATTTTTACACACATCAGCAAACCAACGGTCTACCATGTCTGCATCTGTATCTGCAGGTTTGTGTTGATATCCAGCACGTACCAGATTGGCAATAAACTTGTCATTCCAATCCAGTTCAAATGCACCGTTGCCAATGTTGTCTGGATCTAAATCTACACTAAGAATCGCCACATAAGGTTCGCCCTTTTCTGTGGCCAAATCCTTGGCAGATTTTTTTCGAGTCTTGGGTGCTTCTGGTTTTGTTTCGGGTTTCTTTTTAAAGCGATCAAATATTCCCATTTTTATTCCTTATGTTCTTAATGTAAAAACTTGCTACAAAAAATATTACAAATGATGCCAGTGTTATCACAGTTGGTGTCAGCATATTTAGATTTTTACTCATGAAGTAAAAATAGTTTACAGCATTCATGGCCAGTACTGTGTACAACATGGTTTCTTTACGTACCCATCCCAACAGTATGTTACCAAATGGAGCAAAAAACAACACCACCGGGGCAGCCGCCAGCCACATCAAATAAACATCCGGGTGTACAGCATCCAAAAACAAACCACGATAGGCAATGCCAAACACAGTGATCACAGCCATGAGCACAATGCTGATGTCTGTGCTGATCTTTTCCTTCATGCCGTAGTAGCAGGTCAACGCAATGTAAATCAACATGTCACTGCCTGTGCCGAACATGGCAGAGGCACAACCACCTATGAATGAAAATATTGTAAAAATAACAAATTGGGAACCTTTGAGTTCGACATCGTCCACGGTGCCACCACCACGGCTGATCAAGTAAGCCACAATAAAGGCCAGGGCCATACTCACAAACAACATCTGTATGGTTTTGAAAGCAAAGGCACCTGCTATAGTGGTCATAAGCACAAAACCAATCATGTTTACAGCCGCATAGAATGGTATGTGTCTAAATGTCCGTAGGTCATGTGCTTTGCGTGTCAAGATCCATATGGCGGCTGATACCATACCAATGCTTTGTATGGCTAGACTAAAGTCTCTTGCCGCAGGTGGGGTGATATTAAAGTACAGGCTCAGAATGGGAAATGCCACAGCACCGCCACCCTCGGGAGTAAAGCCGGCTATGGCTGAACCAAATATCATCATAAACGCATACAACCAATGTGTTTCGTACAAGGCAAAACCCGGTCCGGTCAAGATCAGATATAGCCAAGTGGTCAATACTGCCACTGCCCACACGGGCCAAATCATCATTTTATTCATTTTGCATCCTCTTCTGTTACTTCTACCCAGGTGTAATCACCCAACCATTTGACCTGGCAGATGTATTCATACTCAGATGGACCACCTGTGGTCCAATCTGCGGGTCCGTTGTGTGTGAGTCGTGTGCCGCCGCGGCGGTGATCACGAACCAACCAATATTTTTGTCCATGGTAGATTTGGAACTCGTAGCGAGCAGCATGTACCATGTCGGTTATATCTAATCGACGTTTTAGTTCTGCTGCTTGGCGTTGTAATACTTCTACCAGTTCCATGATCCTGTTGTACTCCTGTTGCCCGTGCATGCGAGCCACATTGACCATGATGTCTTTTTGTTTCTCTACCGGTATAAGATCAAAAGCCGGTCCTCCCACCTCGGTGGGGTAGGGTGTCACATTCTTGTTGAAGAACTCAACTACAACATTACCAGCCGTGATGTCAAAACTTGTTCTGCCGTCGGCTGCATTGGATTTTTTTTCAGTCACTGTCGAAGTTGCCAAATTAGGTGTTCCTGGGGAGCATGATATCTGTATTCAAACACAGGTTCACCGGGGCCGACCCAGACTGCTGTGCCACGATATGCATGTTGCAACCAGATTTGACGGTTAGTGAGTTCACATCGTTTCGGCCACCAGACAAATATGTAATCCCAGTCGGCTCGTGCATGAAACTGATCATAGTGGTCCATGCCCGGTATGGGAGCCATATTATTTGCCCCAGCCGTTGCCCCAAAGATCCACATGCAAACGTGGGCTGTAGTTAAATCCACGTTCACAACAGATATTGGCGATGTTTAGTTTGTTGCTTTCGTATGGGTCAACTACGCCACCTTGTGGCATTAGATATACCACACCTTTGAAACCGTCATGTCTAAATGCATCCACAGCACGTATGGCTTCTGTAACGTGATCTTCAGTTTCAACCACAAACTTGAGATAAGTGTGTCCGTAAGTTTGATAGATATTGACAATCTTGGGTTTGATAGCATCATCCCACGACTCGCCTGACGCACTTAGTTTGGCACTGACACTGAATGTGACTTCACGTCCGGCTTTGTCACTGGCCCAGTCAATCAAGTAATCGCGGAAGTCTTCGTGTAGTTCTTGAGTACCGTTGGTTTCAAATGTGATATTCTTCAAGTCTGCCATGCGGTGATGACTCAACAGTTCTGCATAAGCACGTTGCCAACCTAGCAAAGGTTCACCGCCTGTAATAACCAAGTGAACATCATTGCCATTGTTTTGCATCCACATGTTATTAGGTGTCAGCGCCAACATCTTTTCCACAAGTTCTTCTGTGGTCAGTGTGGGACTCAGGTGTTTGTAGGCTGGATGCCACGATGCATAACTGTCACATCCTGTTTCTACCAATGGAAGATCGTTGAATGTTTTGTACAGTTCTACCTTTTTGGCCACGTCATCTGCACCTGTTGATTTTTCGCCAGGCTTGCAACCAAAACCTGAACAGGTAAAGTTACATCCGTATGTTCTTAAGAATACGCTAGGTACTCCAACAAAGCGACCTTCGCCTTGTAAGCTATAAAATATTTCGCTGACTTTAATCTTCATATATTGTTGACCATTGTGTTAATTTTTGACTCTTTCTCACTTGTGCCGCATGTAATTCTGCTTCTGTAAAAATATTGTGTGCCTTGAGTAATTCTACTAACAATGTAACATCGCCTAGTTCTTGTACCAAATGTTCACGCTGGGTACCACCATCCTTGTAGCTATTGTCAATACCAAAACGGCGAATCTTGCTGATAGCAACAATAACTTCAGCACACTCCTCTTGCAGTATGTCTAAGATTTCGTTAACCTTCGTAGATTGCACTATTGGCTCCGTGTTCGGCACACTCAACTCTAACACAATAACAACGATTATTAGTTTTTTCTCGAATCAATTGATCTGCAAAATTAAAAGCGTGTTCAGCAAACTTTTCTGCACCTACTCCATCAAACATTCGGATCTCTACTAGGTCTAATGCTTGTAATTCTTCGAACTTGGCCAAGTGTGGATCTTGTCGATCCAGGGCCAACTTGTGATCAAAGTGATCTTCTAGCCAGGCTTTTAGTTCTTTAAGTCCTCCAAAGTCCACTGCCCAGTTCTTGTTGTCTAATTGGTCACAACCAAATGTAAATGTGAACGCTAGGCTGTAACCATGTAGCAGATGACAGTGACTGTGATCAGCATTGGGCTGTCTAAATACAGCACTCAATCCAATGTTGTGTCCGTAATGTTTTGTTGAGTAATACTTTGCCATTGATTTCTCCTATGTTAATTATAGCATAGGCGGCAGAATTTATCAAGCGGGAATGACGCCAAGACCGCTGTTTTGGGGATATAACTATTTATCTCCACCATTCTTCCCAAGGAAAAACACACCATATGGGTTCTTCCAGTTTGTTTATTGACATGCCTGTATAGTCTACATCTTTAAAGTCACTGGCCTCGTTGTTGATCAACACAGCAAAACGAACATTGTTGCCCCATACTGTCTTCCAACGCTCGTGGTCTGGCAAGCAACCGCTTGTCCAATCTTCGCGAATCCAATTTAGGGTAGCACCTGTGTCATTGATATCATCCACAACCAGAATGTTTTTGGCGTTGATACTGTAATCAAAGTCGGCTAACAACCGTTCTTCTTTGGGCACATATCCAAATGCTTCTTCGGCCATCCACAAGTTGCTTTCTGGTCCATGATCACTGTCACGTAAACTTACTTTCAGCGTTTCCATTGGAACTTCTAAATAATGACTCAGCATGGCAGCTGGTACTAGGCCGCCACGAGTAAGTCCCACAATGTAGTCAGGCTTCCATCCATCTGCATTCATGGCACGAATGATATCGTGTACCCAAGCTCGAACTGTTGAATCTTTGTAATATACTTTGTTCATTTTATCTTCTCGTGTTAATTCTTATACATTCGGCTAATTCTCGATCTGAATGCGATTTTGTAATACAGTTTCTAGCAGTGGCATCAGCCAGCGGATCGTGAGTTTGATAATATACTGCCATGGCAAGTATGATAGCAAGTAGAATTGCAATAACGATGTCTCTCAATTTCATTTGAATATCCTTATTTTTCTAAATTACGTATACGCAAGCTAAGATCACGACCATCTGTGACCTGTCGATTTTCAAGTTGTGTTACCTTGCGTTGCAATCTAGAAATTCTAATGTGTGCATATACCAGCACAGCAACCACAAGAGTAAATGTCAGTCCCCAACCGGCAACAATGCCGATCATCCAAGACCATAGGTCGGATATTTCTGTTACAACAGCCTGTAGACTTTGTGTAATCATGCAAATGCTTCCTCTTCTAAATAGCGTTTTAATTCTTTGTCTGTGGGTTCTACTGTGTAATTGTTCTTGAAGAAGATTTCGTAGCTGTCCGAACCGTATTTTCCAATGCCATACAGTTTGTCAGCTTCATTGCCATCCCATTCCATGAAATCCAGACTCATCTGCACCAGTCGTTCATAACGACGATTCACCATGCCCAGACTCCAGATCACATCACGCACCTCGTCCGGAGTGGCCTGCAAGAATGCATAAGCACTACGCCATTTATTCCAAAATACAGGAGCCACGGTCTTTACGGGTTTACGGCCAGTTTGGTTCAACATTATGACCGCAACCATGTGTTGCCAGGCCGCATCGACACCCTCCAAGCCATCGGGCAACTGCTGTTGCACCATGAGATCATCGCGGAGTGGCTGTATCATCTTGGTGCAAACTCTTGTTGCAGTTTGATATTGTCCATGAACTCTTTCTTGGTGCCAGGATCATCTTTGAACGCACCTTTCAGCACCGTGGTCTGAGTCAAACTTGAATGTGCCATGATACCACGATTCTCACAGCAACCATGTGTGGCCTGTATGTACACACCAATATTTTCGCTGTCGGTAGCACGACTTATTTCTCTCGCGATGTCGTTGCATAGTTCTTCTTGTAGAGTACCGCGACGAGCACACCACTGAGCAATCCTAGTGTACTTAGATAAGCCAATAAGTTTTTGGGCAGCAATGATACCAATGTAAGCAACGCCAGATACAGGCTGATGATGGTGACTGCACATACTACGCAATTCGCTACGCACAACAAGCATGCCTTCATATCTATCCTCGCTATCGTTAGGGAAAGCAGTGGCATCAGGTCTGGGTTCATACCTACCTGCCATGATTTCATTAAAATACATCTTGGCCAAGCGTCGTGCTGTGCCACGACTGTTGGGATCTGTCGCACGATCAATCAACAGGGTGTCTAAAACTCGTTCAAAAGCTTCTGTAGCTTCATCGATTAGTCGTTCTTTGTCGCCTTCGTGCAAGTAATCGCTGATGTTGTCACCGGCCCAGAAACGTTTCTTGTTACGCTTCATGTTGAACCGAATAGCATCGGCTAGATACTTGCCTTCTTCGTAACCTTTATCGCTCATGTGCATTACAGCATCTTCGTATCCGGGATGATACGGTGCTTCATTTACGTATTGTGTAGCTTTGATTGCATCAAATAGTAGATCTTTATCTTTATTTTTATCTTTATTTTTATTTTTGGACATGTATTCTCCGAGTTAGTGTCGTGGATGACTTTGTATTATTGTATGATATTTAGATTGCAAAGTCAATGGTTCTCAAGTCTGAATATTGGATATATTTAGGTTTTTCGTCCACTAATGGTAATTTTTGTGATCCCAGTTCGCATACTTCTAACGTGGGACAATAGTGATATCCTTGTTCAAATACTTTTTGTTCGGTCCAGGGCAATATGGATAAATCTCTACCATCACTACGCATACGACTCAGTGTTTGGTAATCTTGTTTGTTGTCTAACAAGATAGCACCTGCTCTACCTAACTGTAAGGGTTTGCCGTTACCGAAACTTAAACATTGTTTATGGCCTGCACGGTACATTGCTCGTTCAAGTCTGCGAGCACTATCCCAGATATTGGTATGCCCAAATTGATATTCGCCTTGCCACGCCTGGTCTTTTAATTCGTAATGTATACCCAATTGACGAATCATTTGCGGAACACTAAGATAGGTATATGCTGTAAACTCTGTGTAAGTGACTCGGTCTAACCTAAAACACAATTCCATTGCGTGTGTGCAACTGTCGGTGACAACCACATAAGGGGCACCGGTATACTCTGCCAGTGCGTGTTCAAAGTCAAACAGTCTTTTAAAACTCATATATTCAAATTGCCTTTAGTGGAACACTATTATAATATAAATACCATATCAAATCAAATTTAATTTAATCAAATGAAACGTGCTGTTATCTGTGTTGCCAATCCTTGGGAATATATACCGCTATACGATAAAAATTATAGCATTATGGTATTGAATCCCTCGGCACCTGCTGATCGAAATCAATACTTGTTGAACAATTCAGACTGGAGCCTATTGGTCACGGCCGACAATGTACAAGAAAGAGACGGCGCCGACTATCCCGGAGAAAAAGTTTATTGGTATACATCGGGCACCACCGGCGACAGTAAATTTTACAGTTTTACCGAACAACAAGTCGATTATGTGTGTCGTCAAATAATCAAATCCTACGATCTTACTGCCAATGATCGATATGTTGGTGTAATGAGTCTATGGCATGCACACGGACAAATGATGTATTGGATGAGCCGCATGATCGGCATGGAAACAACATTTTTGCCCATTGGACGATTGCAAGAAGTTTCCAAACACAGTCCCACATTCATCACCGGTATTCCAGACATATTAAAAGCCTTGATGAAGCAACAGTTTGATAGTTTACGATTTGTTCGTAGTGCCAGTTCTGCTTTGCCTCCACAACTGTATTCTGCTATGAAAGAACGTTTTGCTGTACCTATCGTGGAAAGTTTTGGTATGACAGAATCGTGTAGTCACTGTCTGACCAATCCCTTGGAAGGTGAACAACGCATAGGCACAGTGGGTTTACCGGATGGAGTAGAAGCACGTATTGAGCAAAATAAACTACTGATTAGAGGGCCGGCTGTGGCCGATTCGGATTGGCTCGACACCGGCGATTTGGCCGAGCAAGATGAAGCAGGGTACTTTCGAATTCTAGGACGTAGTGTGGATCGTATCAATGTGCGTGGTTACAAATTGGATCCCTTGAGCCTGGAAAACAAACTATATGCGGCCTTTCCTGACCTTAAAGATCTAGCAATATTTGGTACCGACTCTGTAAAATGCATATACAATGGACCGTACGATAAAACGCAAATCAAGGCAGTATTGGTATCTATGGGACAATCGTGTTATCCAACCATACTTGAAGAAGTTGATTCAGTACCTAAAAATGCCGCGGGCAAGGTGTCAAGGACCATGCTCAATGACCTATTCGCTTAGGTGATCTTTTTTAATCTCACGTACTGCACACTCTAGTCGTTCAGCAATAGCGTTTTTAATGGCAATACGTTTGTTGTTGTGATCTCTAATGGCAATGGCACGTCGACCAATTTCTTCTAGCCCTAGTTCTTGTTCACGCCCAGTTTTAAGCAAGGACTCTAGTTCCCATATCTCGTTGTGTATGCCCACAAGATTCATATATAAATCTTCAATTTTTTCTATGTCGTGTGCTATCGCTTGATTCATGTACCAAGTGAGTTCTTCAGCATTGGCTCCTCCGGTGCGTTTAAACTTAACGTCGGCGATGGCCAGGCGATCAAATAATTCAATAACAGGAAATGTAGGAGTCATAGGTATAAGGTCTCTATTTTTTTGGGGTTATCTAAAATGTTTTGTATCTGTATATTGCTTATGTTAGGACGACATGGAGCACAAAACTCCACACGAGTTCGATTGTATATTTCGTAATGACGAGCATTCAACCAACTATCACGGAAGTCTCCTGAGTCCCAATTGGCCAATTCAAACTGTGGATTACCCTTGCCTTCACAACAGATGTATATTTTACCATCGGCACAGAATACAGGAAAGTGGAACATCTGGTGACACTTCTTGTAGTTACGTGGCAGAGTTTTGTTTTGATTGGCCCAGTATGGTAACCTGTACAACTGACTGTACTTTTCTAGTCTAGCAATGGTCTCTGGGGTAATTGGGTATGCTTGATTGTCAATGATAACAGGACGGAAGTAAATCATACGACCACCCAACTTGGCTACCAAGCGAAACAGATCATTCATTGCTTCTTCGGTGTCGTTCAATGGGTTTATCAATGCTTTAAAGTCAACATTGACCCCGGCTTGGATCAGGCCACGAGCATTGTCACATACCTTGGTAAACAAACTACGAGCAGTTAGGCTACGACGTATTTCTTCATACAAACTTTCTGTGCCGGCATCAATGTCAATACCAATCCAGGCCATCTTGCGTAGTTTATCCACGTGAACAGTATCCAGCAGGGTGTCCAGGTTACTGCCGTTTGTGGTCAAACTGGTCAGGAATCCAAGGTCCAAGGTATGTTCAATGACCTTCTCGTAACTGACCAATACAGTGGGTTCTCCACCGCCGGGATAGGTAATAGTATGAGTTGTGCCGTAACTGCGGGGAGTGTGTGCTCGCCACGTGGCCAACTTGTCTAGTAATGCAATGTATTCTGTGTATTTCTTTTGTACAGGCTTTTCTGCACGGAAGTCGGCAGAATTGCAGTAGTAACAGTCTTGATTACACACATTGGTCAGATCTATGTCTACCTGAGCAGGCAAGATCTTCATGGTGTCTTGATTTCTCATCCAATGGACAAGTTCTGCGTATTGATACATTATGGGCCCGGGGAATTAGATCCAAGTTACGGATAGGTAAGCGATCGTAGATACCACTTATAAGCTGAGTCTATAATAGTACTTATGTCGCTGTATTCGGCAGTCCAATTTAACCATTCGTGTGCTCGGTCTACCTGTGCCACCAACTCTGCTGGATCTCCTAGTCTAGGAGCAGATACAACAGTACGGAAATCGGTGTCGTAGTGTTGTTTGACATAGTTGACAATTTCTTGATTGCTGATACCACCACCTGTGCCAAGATTGATCTGCTGTGCACCAACCCATCCATGAGCTTCGCCGGCGCGATCAGCGGCCATCACATGTGCCTGTGCTAGATCCCATACGTGTATGTAGTCTCTGACGCAAGTACCATCACGTGTTTTATAATCTGTGCCGTTTAATCCAAATTCTTCTTTACGCAACATAGATTCTAACACTCGTGCCACAATATGTGTGGCATTGGGCTCTTGGCCAAGGTCGTAGTTGAAAGGTTCAGCACCGGCCGCATTGAAAAATCTAAAACATACGCTTGGGATAGCATGAGCCAAGTAATAGTCTTTTAATATGCGTTCACAAGTGGCTTTGGTATTGCCATACGGACTGATTGGATCGACACGATGACCTTCAGGAATAGGCAAACGTTCAGGCTCGCCGTACACACTGGCACTTGAACTAAACAAGATCAACGGACGTTTGGGCAAAGTTTTTACCACGTCCAAGAACTTTACAAATTTTACCACATTGTTGTCCCAGTACTCGCCGGGATTTGTCATGCTAGGGCCAACAAGACTGGTACCAGCACAATGTACAACAACGTCAGGGTTGGCATGTATTAACACACTCAACGCACCATCGCTGACAAAGTCTCCGATAAAATACCCGTCAATGTCTCGGAGTGTGTGTTCACGTCGGACTTGATCCACTATAGTAACGTGGTAGCCGTGTTGTTTGAATGCCCGTGCCACGTGACTACCAATGTAGCCACACCCACCGGTTACAACAACTCGTTTCGTGCTAGTCATTCAGCCCGTCCGGTAGTACAACTATCACTCCAAAGTTCTTGTGCTTGTTGGCGGTATTGATCCAGTTCATATTCGTCTAGTTTAACACGATATGCTTCTTCTGTCAAGGCATGCCAGCCACAACATTTACCTGTTGGGCTACGTCCACACCCGCATTTGGCTTGTTCGGTCATTCTGGAATCCTAACTTTTAATCCACGCCATTGGTCGATTTGTATCTCGCCCCACCCTTTTTCTTTAGTCCAGTCTGCACGATGCGTCCAGGGCCATGCTGTACTCATCACTTCATATTCGCCTTCGTGTACAGGATCTAAATCAAATGGAAACCATTCGGTTTTTAGACTTTCAATGTCATCAGTGGTAAAGGTTGTCATTCTTTTCTTGCCTTGTGTTTAGCTAAAGCATCTGCACTACGCTGTTGGAAATCTACCATTGAGTGATACCCCATTTGATAGCAAGGACAATGGTTGCCTAAAATCTTACGGGCCAACCAGATTCTAAATTTTTTGGTCATGGATAAGATCTCCTGTTACGGCATTGACCTTCATACCGGATTCGTTAATATAATAAGGTTGGCACATTTTAGTGCCATCCCATCGTTGTCCGCACCAGCACTCACCTTCTGCATTAATGATGCAATTGCCTGAACCGCAACAGCGTGGATCAGTCATCATTACGCCCTCCAAACAACTGCAACAGGCTGATAAAAATATTGATAAAGTTTAGGTATAGGCTAAGTGCTCCTAACACTTCTTCGCGACCAGTATCACTATCATGTGACACTATTTGGCGAATATTTTGTGTGTCGTATGCAGTTAGTCCCAAAAACACAACAATAGCAATAGCACTGATGACCATTTGCAACACTGAGCTGCCAACAAAGATATTGACAATGCTGGCAATCACAATGGCAATCAAGCCCACAAACATGAATGATCCTATACTGGTCAAATCTTTTTTGGTAAAGTAACCATAAATGCTCATGGTGCCAAACAGCACAGCGCCACCCATAAAGGCTGTAAAGATACTGCCCATGGAATAGATCACAAAGATTGTGGCAAAGCTCAGGCCCATAAGAGCACTGAACGCATACAAGAATAATTGTAGTCCAGTCTTGCTAAATCTTTCAGACGCAAATGTCATTGCTAAAATGCACACCAACGGAGCAAAAATAACAATCCATTTTGTTAAACCTGTAAAAAAGAATCGCACCAGCTCTGGACTGGATCCTACAAAATAGCTCACAAACATACTGATAATCACAGCAAGACTCATGTGACCATACACACGACCCATTGCTTCATTAATTCCTGCGGCACTACGGTATACTGCTGTATTCATACGTTCTCCTCGATTATTCTTCTACAAAATCAATCATATTACCATCTGCATCGGCACAGATAATACGAGTATTGCCTTCATCGTCTGATACTTCCAATGGTCCCCAGACCCAAACCTCAGTTTCGTCCAAATACCACTTGTCATCATCTTCTAATGAGTAAGCACCTTCTTCGCTGATGAATTCTTCTAAGCGTTCCGCTTCGTCCTCATCGTCGATACCTTCGATTTCAATATCGCCCCAACAGCCGCCGTCAAACATTTCAACAAGTTCAGTTGATTCAATGTTGTCACCAAAGCAGGAGTTTAAGTCAACGCTGTCTAAATCAGCACTACCTCCTGGGCAGTTGGTAAAGCTAAATTGCGGAAACTCTCCGTCATTGGTTTCTACACGGTATTCACACGAGCGGAATCCGTCCTTGACAACAACGCGACCAGCGCCATCGTTTTGCACATAGTATTCGTGTTGTTCACAAGACTTTTTATAGTAGGTCCTAACAGTCCACCAGCGTGATTTGGATTCTGTGGCTGGTTCTGCTACTGCTACATCTTCGTCGGGTCCATAGGGCCAAGCCATTATGCTGTCTCCTCTTCAGTTACAGGAAATGCTTTAACGATCCTGTTCATCGACACCTCCGGATCCCATTCTCTACAATATTTTGCACGGTTGGCACGACCTTGCTTAGTGTCAGGATCATAATCGATCCACGTAAACTCTGTGCCATCACACTCAGGGCAATGACTGTTGTATTCTTCATCTTCACGGCGGTCATCACTGCTGCCTACCCAGCCACACTTTTTATTGTCGCAGATCAGGCTGGGTGGCTCTGGTGGTTGATTGACCCATGACGTGGTGTCCCAATTATAACCTGACCAAGACTCTACGCCTGACTCGGGTTTAAACTTACCGTATTCCCACTCGCCGAACTCTGTGCCGTTCCAATACAACGACCCACTGGTTGTGCCAAAGTTTTTCCATACTGCATTGTAGTATCCAGGAATAGTAGGTTTAACTTTCTTAAACTTAAATGTCTCAGACCGTTCCCAAGTACTCGGACTTGTGCCGTATTCTGGATGACCCCAATCTTTTTCTTCAGGTTCATACTTCTCCCAACCACCGTTGTCGTCGGTGATCCGTGCCATGGTAAAGTCTGAACTCTTACCATCGGTGCTGCCACCAAAGTTATCAATGTCTTCACCGTTATATGTTAGACCAGTAACAATATCTTCGCCATCGAACTCTTCGTAGTGCAGTTCCAGTTTGGTGATATCAAACGGTTCAGTAAGTTCGATCTCGCCTTCAAAGAAGGTGCCTTTTTCATTGCTAGTTCCAACAAATACGATCTCGCCCTTCTTGCGGCTTCCAATCCAAACTTCGTCGTCGCAACACCACTCTGGGCTGTCTTCGGATGCACCATCACAGTCATCAAATGACTTTTGAAACACAGTTTCGCCCGTTTCATCTTCAATCTGAATTGTACCAGCATCGCGACTTACACCATTGGTGTGTCCCATATCATCGCACTCGTACCAGGATCCTGGTGGGAATGGCAACAGGTCTTCGTCTAGATCCATGTCTTCACAGGCATCATAGTTCCAGGCGATGTCACTGAGATCAACTTGCTTATTGTTACAATAATCCCAGACTTCCTGGGTGGTTGTGCCCATAACACGTTCGCCACCGTAGCCCCACATGCTAACCTTATAGGTGCGTGGTGTAAACTTAAGAACAGCTACTAGTTCTTCTGCTGTAATATCTTTGGTTGTCATTTTAGTATTTGCTTTCATGAGTGTGTTTACGATAATCAGTGCTCATACGGCGCCACTGCTCTCCTTTACCTTCTAAAATATCTACAATGCGATCAATACAACCGTCGGTCCAATCACTAATACGTCCTTGGTTAGGATGGGGATCAGCCAACAAATTGACCAGTTTGGTTTCGGCATCATCTAACGACCAAGGAATGTAAAGTCGTTCAGGATCGTTAGCAAAAGTTTCAGGGAAACTACGATAAGCAGGATAAAGCACGTTGGCTCCCAGAGTGTCTGCTTCTGAAACGGTGTTTGATACCCAGTCTTGCAGAGCACAATTAAACAACACACGAGTATCGTTAAGTAGATGATAGTAATCATTTTTTTCCAAATCCTCATATACTGTTAGCCAACCGCGAGCCTGTAGGTCTCTAGTACGAGCCATGTAGCTGTCATTGTTTGACTTTAGTTTAGCACCACTGAAAATAGCAAACTCCACTGGAAAGTTGTTGTGATTACGATGCCATTGTTCAATTAAATCCATAAAGAAGTCTGGTTGCTTTTCCTGATCCCAACGTGCTGCAAATCCCACGCGATATGCACGATCCTGGAATGGTTTTAGTTCGCCCTCGATGCGACCACGCACTTCCGATTTGCCAAATGCCAAGCCCGAAATGTTATAGATGTTGCCTTCCCAACCGGCCACCTTCATGTGCATGACCATTTCTTCATTTGATGCTAGAATAATGTCCGCAAAACTATCCACCATTTTTTCATAAAGCCCCATCCACTTCTGCATACCCCACACATGAACGAAATCATCAGGGTCAATACTTTGTGCAAGGCAACGAACGGCAATGCGAGGACGATGAGCAGGATCGATTTGATCCATAATATAAGGTAAGCTCTCGATACCGGGTTGAAACATGTCTTCAAAATAGATAACATCTTCATTTGTAACTTCTCCCTGTTTCATCTTGCGTACAAGATTCATTAGTTGGCTCATACCAAAGTAAGTACGGCCATGTGCATCTAGCACTTGTCCTGTGACAATGGCTTGATCATTGCTGAGTGTTTCACCTGTAACAAGTTCGTACGTGATGCCACGACGTTTAAACACAGATTCATTCCAGTCTTGTAACTGTAATGTGTATCTTGCTTTGTAGGGCTCTAGGCCCATGTACCATAGTTTACGCATCTTATAAAGCCTCATTAGTCTCTGGGTTTCCAATTCGTATCACGTGGTTTAAACGTGGTACGATCACGCTTGGGAGTACGCCACTGGTCCCATGGTTCACGCCCACGTACCATTTTCATGTATTCACCGTAGGGTGTGCGTTCGTTGTAAAGATTTTTCTCATCAAACGGATAACCATAGTCTCGACAAAAACGCTCATAGCGTTCTAGGTCTTCAAAGATAGCGACCACTTCGGGTTTGAAACGAAGATACTTCTTTAGCCATTCTTGGGCCATGTTACTACTCCTTAGATTACAATTGATTGGGAAGGGCGAGTGAGGTTATAATGAATCAAGCAACCGTTCTCGCCATCTTCGGCCACTTGAATTGAAATATTACGATTGGGATATCGATCTGCAATCTGTATGTAAAGATCGTCAGCGATCATTTCACACGATTTGAAATCCAGTTCTAAAACGGTATTCTGACCGTTATACAGCGACTCGAGCCATCGTTTGAACTGGATGAACTCGATGTCCCGGTCATTGTGGAACACATCGATTGACACCCGGAAATGAAATATATGGCGATGAGGATTAGCAAGGAACGCGACATCATACTCTCCTGCTGTATTTAGCCGGGGATCAGTGGCCGCCGCTGGGTAGCAATGGATACCTTCTTTGCGGAAGGTGACCCAGATTCTGCGCCGGGCAGCTGTTTTAACTCTTTCAATTACTGCTCTTTGTTCTTGATTCATTTTATGCCTTGAGCATGTTAATAAGATTAGGGAAAGTTTTTGTAAAATCTAAATTTCTGCGTTTATCTATTGTGTTTAACGAGTATACAACATTGTCTATATTTTTGTCAAATGGTTTGGTAAGAAATTCTGCACAATTATGTAAACTGTTGCCAAATGTTGTGTTTGGATTATATCTATTTAGATCGCTGATTAAATCACCTAAAATTTTATCACCAAAATTTCTAGCGTCCAAATATTTTGGTTGTGTCAAGTAATGTACTGCTGTGCGATCAATATCTACGCCCAAATCAATAAGATATTCCCCAGTTTCAACAATGTTGGTAGAGAGCAAGAAATAATTCATTGTTACACCAATTTTCTCCTGGGGCCATTGTTGAATCAATTGTCGAAGGTTCGTTTCAAACTCCGACCATACTCCTGGATGCCTGATATACTCAAATTGAGCACCTGTGGCTTCAACACTGATTTCCCATTGCACATTGTTAAACTGTTTTATTTTAGAATAAATTCCAGTTTTTAAATTTGAAAGATTAGTGGTGATGCGTACCAAGCAATCAGGATTGGCCGCATATAATCGATCCAACAGTTCGCCATTTTCTTTAATCATCAACGGTTCGCCGCCGGCCAAGTATACTTCTTGAAGCCCCGCCAGTTTATCGTGTGTGTAATCTTTCAATTGATCAAATGTGGAACGATCGGCATTGACAGTTTGTCCCATTTCAGCCGCCCACAAACTGCTAAAGTATGGACCACAATAAACACAGGCATAGTTACAGACGTTTGACCAGCGTAGATCCAGTTGTGTCAGTTTATGCGTACCATCGTAATCAATGTCAACGTCCTTGTGTAATTTGAGCTGGTATGCTCGATTACTAAACTCAGGATCTACAGTTTCTCTTTGCTCGCATAGCTGACAGCTTTTGGGCCAGTGACCTGATTTTAAACTGTTTCTTATTTGTTGATTTTGTGTGTTGTCTAATATTACAGCAATTGGTGAAGATTTTAAGTTGCCCAGGGTTTCTTGGCTCATGGCACAATTTCTAACAGAACCATCGGGATTAACAGCGACGCCAGTCCACGGAAGCGGACAAGCGATCATTTTATAACTTCGTCTTGTGTGTATTTGGACCAATCCGTAAACTTAGTACGATCCTTTAAGTCATGTAACTGGTGACACCATACTCCGGGATTGGTTGCTGCAAAGTCTTTGTCATCCAGCTTTATTGTGGCGTTGTATCCCAAAAGTTGCAGATATGGTAGTTTAACACTGATCATTGGGATGAAATTGTTGTACTCGATCAAACAGCCCTGGGCTAGACCTTCTGCACTAGACACATCCAAATCCAAAGTACACAATAGACCTCGTTGTAAACATGAGGTGATCATGCCTTCCCATTCACGCCAAGTATCGCCATCGTCGACGTCAGGATTGGGAAAACTTTGGTTGGCACCAAAATAAACATGGTTGCAATTATTGTCCATGACCATATTGATAATAACGCCGGCGTCTTGTACACCAACCACAAATAAAGTTTTATGTCCAAATGCCGGGCTATGCTCTACTTCCCGGCCAACAAAGAAATTTACTTGTTCGTGTCCTGCTCTGTTCATTCTGCCTCCAGTGCGTCTAGTTTAGTTTGATCAAATTCTTGTTCTGTTGTTTCTTCTACAATTTCTACATCATCTTCAAAATAAAACAATTTACTAAAATTGGCACTACCGTTAACAGCTTTCTTGCCTTTGAATCCTCTAGTACCAACAATTTCACACCAATACCCGGTATCTCCTTTATACATATCAATGATCTCCATCGATGTTGCTTTATCTGGGGCAGCAAAGATTGCTTCTACGATGTCTTCAAAATATTCACCACCCGGGCCTGAGCTACGCATCATGGCAGGATGAGCACCGGCATCAAATCTACGATTGGCTTCTTGTACCGCTGTCAAATGCATCCATACATTATGACCCATTAACAATGCGTAACTAAAACTATCCCATGACGTTTTGCCTTCTTTGCCATTCTTGTTTACATCGCCTGGTTTGTAGTAGCAAATGTCTTTCATTTTAAACAAGTTACTAAGTGGACTGTCTTCCCAACGTGGATACTTGCCATCCGCTACCACTCCGTCACTCCACTTGCGTGTGTCTGTTGCGTACTTTTTGTCATCTGCACTAGGAGCCATCCTGTATGACCACTTGCCGTTGTCGGGAAACACATTTTCAAAGTATACCTGTCCGTTGGCAGTTGCCAAGAATGGACTAGCACAATCAAAGCTGATAGTGAAACTAGGATTTACATATTTTCTAACGTTTCGTTGTATTACAGTTAACAGTACTGCCCACTCTAGTTTGCTTGTGCCCAAGAAGTGCATCCAATCGTGAACACCTTCTTGTAACAAGTTATCATGACGTAGAGTAACTAAACGTCTGAGAATCAACTCTACGTCACACATGTTTTGTCCACCCATGGCCCATCCGTTAAAGTGTGTGTCTGGATGTTGCACAGGATCACAATAGTGTTTCATGGTTTCGTACCAATCGTCGGCCTCAATGTGGTTGGCACCTTGTAATACATTTAAGATCTTAACACCACCGTTCTTGATACCTTTACGATTGGTCATAAAGTAATCATTGTTGTATTTGGTAGCATCAACAGCTTCCTGGTGCGTACTGATACCACATTTCTTACCTGCTTCTTTATCTAGTGCAACCCAGGTTGGAATATCAAGGGTCATACCGTAGTCAGCAATGCCATCAAGCCAAGCCAAAACCTGTTCTCGTTTTTTCTGTGCTTTGGGACATCCTGAATTGGCCTTCCAATCGCCTTCCCATAATCCTTTGGCAATCTGGAATCCACCAGAGTCGCCTAAGATCAGTGTGTTGGGATCACGATTGCGTACCATATCCTCTGACCAGTCCTGTTTGGCAAGGTCGAGGTTTGCGTGGCCACCGGAGTAAAGAGACCACTTGTAAGGAAACAACGCTTTTTGATCATTCAACCAGTTGAGTTGTTCCATGTCTGTTATGCCTTGCGGAAAACGTGTAGGATCCACATAAGGTCCGGCAGGATCACGTTGCTTGCCTATGAACGTGGCATAGAAACCACTGATGGCTGGAAGGAACACAGCATAGTCTGATTGTTTGGCAGTTAAGTTATCTTGGCTCATAGTAAAATTGTGTTTGATTGATAAAATTGTAGTCCTCTTGGAATCTAGCAACTACTTTGGCTTTTAATGTAAAATCGTCCAGTATCCTATTTTTTATAAATTTAGTTACGACTTGTTGATCGTAATGATCTTCGGAAACATTTGACTCAACCGGGGCTACGGTGAAAGGTTGTGAGATGCAAGCACCCATATTGTCAATCACACACCGATCTAGTTTAAAATATGTAACAGGTACGCCTGGCAATAGTTGGTCGAGTTGTTTGATAAATCTAATCTGCGGTGTGGTATGATCATCAACGATCAAGGTTTCAAACAACAGCCGTTCAGATAAATTATTATAGTGTTCAATAAAGTGATCACTTCCATACCCCGGTCCCAATATCCAACTGCTAATATATGTACCAACTCCACTGACCCAACGATCAACAGGGTCTTTTAGCACAACCATTGCGTGTTCAATTCGATCACTGTCGTCACCTAATGTATGATAGTGCCATCCATTGGCCAGTAGTGTGTTAGACAGATACGTACTGGCGTTTTTAGGAATATTTAGATAAAAGTTTTTTTTATCTGGACTACGCAATCCGCCATTTTCATGATAACCATGTCTAACTGCTTCACGCATTACTTGGTTTGTGCTGGCAACATGTATTTGTAAACAGCCAAACCTGAATCCACAGTGATTTCAGCAACACCTTCATCACTGATCTTGAATGTTTTATCTCCGGGCAAGCTCAAAATACTATTGACAACTGCCACAGGCCAATTCAATTGTTTACTTAAACTGCCCGGTGTTGCGGCAAATGTAAATGATCCTGCATGGCTGCTGGCTTCGCCAAAGAAAAACTTCAGTTCGCCATTTTCTGTTTTGCTTGAAAATGTGGTAGCATCTGAGTGTGCCATTGATTGAAACTTCAACTTCTGAATGCTCAGTGCTGTGGGAACAACTTCAACACCCCACTTGACTGGTTTCATCTTAACGTTCTTGAGTTGATCATTAATGACAGCAGTGGTCATAAATCGATATGAATTTTTAAAGTCTCCGCCTTTGTTTTCAAAGTTGATGCTGGCAGGAACATCTGTGCCGTCCGAATCTTTCTGTGTTGCTACAGCAAGTTTGGCACCTTCTTTGTATTCTGGAATGTTAAGAATAGTGTTGAGTCTATCCAAGTTGGGCATACCAAACACGCCAACAAACTCGGCAATGGGTGCTTTGAATTCTGCATTTAGCACTACTGTTTTGGTAGCTTGGTCAAAGGCATTGATAGCGGTGCCTTCTGCGGTGCCGGTAACTTTGAGCATACTAATAACGCCTAAGCCATAAGTGTGTTGTACAATATCTTTTAAATGATCAAACATTTTTTATTCTCCGTAAGTGTAGTAATTGTATAGTAGTATTTAGAAAAAGTCAATGGTCTCGTCTTTTTATTTCGCCTAATACCTGATGTGCTTTGACCGTTTCCAGTGTGCCAGGCCGTTTGAGTTCGATCCAACTGACTGTGGTTCCTTGACCATGTACGTCTTTGATGTAATATACCTCAAAACCCAAACTCTCACACATGGGTATCAACATGCTTTTTGGCATATAACTCATCCAAAAACTTTCTGCATAGTTGGCACCGTCGACTAAGTCGCCGTTGTTATAACTAAACATAAAAATGCCACCCGGACGTAACAGTCCCTTGACCGATTTTAAATATTCTTTTATAGTATCGAGACTGCGATAGTTTAGGAAATTCCAACAAAATACAAATCCAAATTGTCCCTGAGGCAATGCATCAAAATTGGTATCTTTGACAAGATATGGTCTTAGTCTGCGTTGATACTCATCTGGAAACTGACTGACTGTAGATTGTAAAAAATCTCTGTAGTGATCAGTGACATATAACGGATCAGCAGCCACAATGTGTTTGGTCCACTCACCATCCCGGCATCCAATTTCTAGTGCTGGATATTTCCAATTGGTATTTAATTGTATGCGATTATGAATTTCTGTTTGTAAAGATTCAGATAACTCCATCACCCGTAATTTTCGTATGTTGCTCACTGCCTCTTCTTCGACACGCAATTCTAATTCGTAGTTATTGGTAAACAAGTGAGCCGCTTCCACGTGTATCTGTTGATTTATTTTGTCGATGATGAGATCGAATCGAGACTGACTAAATTGTAAATCCTGGTGTAGTCTAGTAAAATCTCCAGTCAATTGATGGATTTCTGTTTGTACATCTGCCAATGGCGTTTCGTTGGCAATAGCACCAATGCGATTTTCTAAACTGTTAATACCCAAGGTAATGTCGTGAGTCGTGTACTCTGATTTTAACAGCTCTCGGATTCGAACAAGTTCGGTTAATTTTTTCATTATTCAAAACTAAACAAATCATCAAAGGTTGTTTTAATATCTGTTGATTCAGCAATACGCCACTCTAGCACACCCAACAAGTTCTCTACCTTTTGATCCACAATGGTTGATTCCATTGTGCTATCATCGAATGGCAAGTCTTTGAACCACTGCGGTATATGAGTTTCGTCTGTGGGATAGCCCACAGACGTATATCCCACTGGATTGTCTTTGAGTTTACACACGATGGTTTTCATACCGTCTACGATGGTTGTTGAATAGTTGTCGCCATGCATACGCTTTAGGTTGTTCCAGTTCATTGCGGCTCTAACGTGTCCGGGCATGTTGGCTTTGCCCAGACGTGCTTCTTCGGCCGCATATTTGGTCAGGTTGTTCACACGTTTGGGTGTGCCTTTTTCCCAGGCTGGTCTGGTAGCAAACAATAACTTGAATTCTTTGACTTTTTCAATAACAGCTTCTCGGCCGGCACCTGTTAACACATCCATGAGTAGCTCACTCAAGAAGTCTTGTACTACCTTGGGTGTATCTGATCGCTTGAGATCCAAGCCCATGGCCTTCATCTTGCCTGGCTTGCCGTGTGTGTCTAGTCGCACACCTTCCATGTCAAAGATCAATACACCATAACGTTTCTTTTTGATAAACAAGCCCTTACTTGCAATAAGTTCACGACCGGCTGCAATAATGGCACCCATCTCTCTAGGACAATGACAAGCACGTTCCATGAATGCTGGGAAACTGGCATTTACTGAGTCGGCAATGGTATCATATAACTGCACACAGATTTCTCTGCTCCATTCCATGCGACCTGCGGCTACTTCCTCTTTGATTTGCGGCCAGGCTGAGAAATAGACCGAGTCCGTGTCGCCGTAGATGATACTTGCGCCAACGTGGTCATACTGGCCGGTAATAGCTTCATTGACGTGTGCGTCCATGTGCTTTGCAATGATCCGGCCCGTAAGCGTCGTAGATTGGCCAATCCTTTGATCAAAGAAGCGGCAACCCGGGTTAAGGATCGCCCCGTAAAGTGAGTTAAGGTTAATTTTTTTAACGAGTTGCCGCTTGTCCCAGAACGCTTGATCTTCCTTAGATGTTGCGGTTTTCTTCTTAGCTTGCATTTCCTTACGTTCAGCATACCATCTCTCCAATAGGCCAGGGATAATACCCTTGACATCATATTTAAATATTGTGCCATTGGCACTCAAAGTCCATGGCTGACGACTGTCAAATATCAAGCGCCATACATCTGCGGCACTCATTACATCCGAACCACCCTGTTCCCAGTCTACAGTAATCTCAGTGCCTGGTTCCATGTTCATCACTGCTTGATACTCTAGGGTACCAAACATGTTTTCCCAGGCATCAGCAAAGCTCGATCCACTCGCCAGCTTTTCTTGGATGTAGTGGTCGGTCATTACAGTTCTTAACTGACCAACGACCGTTTCTGGTCCCATGTTAAGAGCACGGATCGCTGACGGGTAGAGACTGTTAAGGTCGATCGCTCCGATGTATTCGTGCATGCCTTTTTTGGGGTAAGCAACGTAGGCACCTGCCGCTTGTGTGTCACCTTGATCATCTCTGCTTCTCCTGTTAGGTACTACTAGCCCACGGCTGTGAGCCTCATTGATAATGGCTTGTTCGGTAACTGCCACAGCACCCATGGTGGTTTGCAGTAGCACAGTATTGTCATGTGCTAGTTCATTAGCCAAGTCTAAGAAGCGTAGTTTCTTATCTAACTTGGCAAGAATCATTGTGTCTTGGCGATTGTAGTCAATGAACTTGGGAAAGTCTTTGTTGTACAGTTGATCCAAGGTGCCTTCGTACTGTGTCTTGCGGTCACCCAGTTCGTATTCGGCAATGGCATCCAGGCTATAACTGTGACGTTCTTCATAAGTGTATTTGCGATACAGTTGCATGTAGTCTAAGTGAACACGACCCAGCAAGTCAAAGGTCAAGTTCTCTGCACCAAAGCGTTCAAACACACGTTGCTTGGGCAGTTGCCCCCACAAGCATAATCTACGTGTGTCGTCCTTGCTGAGAACTCTAGTGATACGCATTGTGGTATAAGGAATATCGAAGCCCTCACTGTTCCATCCCGACAAGATATCTGCATCTTCAATCAGGTCAAGGAATGTGTTGAGCATGTCCTCTTCTCGTTCAAACAAAAAACAGTTGTCATATTGAGCACAAATTTCTTCAGCAGTTTGCCAACTGTAACTCTTGGGCGGAACCACCAGCGTGACCATTTTGTCCATCCAGTCCATGTAGACTGAGACAGCAGTGATAGCGTTAAAGGGATCTTCAGGTTTTGAATAGCCTCTAAGTGGATCAAAGTCCACCTCAATGTCAAAAAAGGCTGTTTGTAGTTTTGGCGAGTCTACGCCTAGATAATTTTCTTCAAGACAACGGAAGATGGGATTGATATCTGACTCCCATAGTCGCTTGTTACCGTTGATGCGTTGCTCTTTGTGGAACTCTTTGCCGTTTTTTGTGGCAAAGCGTGTGACAGGCGTGTCAAAGATTGTGCGGAATTTTCCTCTGGGGTCATCGTAGTAGAACACATAGTTGGCCGGATACTCAGTATAAATTCGTTCTCCGTTCACACGTTCTACCACGTGTATGCGATCTTTGTCGCGATCAAACAATGCATCTATATAACTCATAACTCTCCAATGTGTGCCGCTTTGAGCCGACACTTGCTCTACATGCTGATTAAGTCAGCGACTCTGTATATTATACTATCTTACTTATCGTTTAGCAAGAGCAATATCAAAAGAAATTGCCCGTCGTGTGCCAACAAATTCACATTTTGGAACCGAATGTCTAATATGACTGGGCCATATTAAAAGCATGCCTGCTGTGGGATTTATGATATGTATTTTGGTATCATTGTGAAACTGTATCGGTCCAGATCCTGTGGGAATTTCTACATAGTAAGTACCGCTGAAATGGCATTCATCGTGCTGATGTGGAGCATGACACAACTCAGCAGTCATAGCAAACGGCCAGATGCCAATCAGCACTGACCGTTGGGAAAAATTATTATATTGTTGTTGTAAAAATATATTAACGTGGGTGTTGATAAAATTTACAAATGGATTATTTTGATACAGTTGATCAATTTGATCAATGTTGTTGGCATTTCTTAGACCACGTAGTTCGTTAGTCCAATTTAAATCTGCTGTGCCATTGAACCAAGACTGTGCATAGTTTACAAAATCTTGATCCTGACATTCGTACAACCAGTCATCAAACACCTGATGCAACATTAGGTGGTTTTAATAATAAATCTAATCAGTCCAATGGCATCTATAAAAATAAGAAATGCATAATTGGCCAATAGACCAAAACTGCCTCGTGTCCAGCAGGTCCAAGCTGCCGCTGCACAACCAGCAATAAAAATACTGTATAAGGGAATGACAGGAATTTCTGGAACACTTACAGCAAAGATAATGGCACTGACTACACTACAGGTCCAACTAAAAACTTCAGCACAAAAACGCAAAGGCCACTCGTGGTAGTCTTTTTTTATGTAGTCCCAGGTAGCGTAGATCCAGTCGCCGAACGGAAACATTAAAGTGTTTTACCTACAGTTTCAAGAATTGTGTTTAATTCTTCGTGATCGTTGTTGGTTTCACCTAGTTTGGATTTTTGGGCAATCTTGATAGCCTTCTTCAAGATAGCTGGTTTGATTTCCATTTCTTCAGCAATAGCTTTTACTGTGTCTGATAGACCGGCATTGAGGTCCTCAATTTCTTGTAGCACAGCCATACCTTCGTTGATGATTTGGGTTAATTTGGCTTTTTGCTCATTGCTAAACATACGTGTTGACATTTGAATCTCCTAGTTGAAAAACATATTATATACTACTTATTTTGATAAAGCAAGAGTGTTTTGGAAAAGTTGCTCACTTTAAACATACATTCCGGGGCACGACTCCCAAATATGTTAGCCCAGCAGCCGGGCATACACTAGTAACGCATAACGTCCTAAGGTAGTGTATTCGGTTTAATTTCTGATTTTTCGTACATGACTGTGTCAGTGTCACCCAGGGCCCATTTGGCGTCTGTTTCCACACTCCATCTACGAGTGGCCACACGAAAGTCTGGCTGTTTGAGTTCTCGAGGATTGCTACTGGGTTCTAATATGATTAGTCTGTTGTTGGGTTGTGCGGCAAACTGTCCGTTATTACAGCGTATGAAATTGTAGCTCTTGTGATCTTCCACATCCTCTGAGAAGCCAGTATCAAGTGTGTTAAAGTCTGGATGTGCTGAGTCCACAGTAAACATGTATTCGCCTGACATCCAGGCTCCATTCTTGAGTTTGAACTTGCAACGCATACTTTGTAGTTGTGCTTTTTTGATCACAGTGATATCGTAACTGAGACAGTCCCATAACTGTAGGTAATCCAACGGTAGTGGTTCACCCTCTATGGGTTTCCAGCAGTAGGCATGTAAGGGTAGCTTGTCATAGAGTGCACCATACTGGTTGAGATAGCTTTCAATACGAAATGCTTGACCACGCAGGCTTTTGATTGACACCCACCACACAGGTTCTAATTCACCGTGACCTTGCTCAAAATCATACAAAAACTCTCTACGAACAAAACATTTTACAGCGGGTAAGTTAGCTACTATGTGACTCATTCACAGTTCCAACGACGTCGTGCCTTGCAAATAGCTTTGTCTGGAGTTTTAGCACACGAAATGTTGTGCATGTTCATTTGACCCTTGCTACGTGAGCAATAGCTCTTACGACGTTTTGAGGCTTTGCCGCCCTTCTTTAACTTGCTGGGTTTAGTAGTCACAGCAGTCTTTAATTTTGAACCTGGATTTTCTCTACGATAGGCTTTGACAGCTTTGCGACTCATGCCATCTGTTCGATCTTTCTTATTGGCCTTTTGCCAATCTTCCATAACTGGAACAGTAGTTGCAAACACATACAATTCATCATCAGTTAAACTCTCTAGGTCTTCCCAGATCACTTCTGAGTCTACGCCATTGCGTTCAGCGAGATTGTCGATGATTGATTCAATAAGATCAAACTCTTCATTTACTGTATCAACTATACCGTTTTCATGTTGACTAATCATATAGTCCATAACATTAACAATCATTCCTTTGGCTTGTGCTATCTTAGCTTGGCACCACTCTGGCAAATTTTCATCATCATGTATAGCTTTTTCTAAATGGGTACTAACTCTTTGAATAGTTTGTAGATCATTTTTAAACATGCCGGCTTCGTCGTTATATTCTCTATCGAAGTTTTCGTCTACGCTTTCAGCTGGCACACAGTTGTTGACTCTAACTCCGCCCTTGACCTTGGTCTTGGGGTTGCCAATCTTCTTGCCCTTCCAACACTTGGGATCCAAGCGTGTTTTGGTAGCTTTAGCTTCTGTTATAAATTCATTAGATTTCATTTTTTCTTTCCTGATTTCATGTTGGCACACCAGTGGTACATCTTGGCACGTTCACCCGATGCATTCTTTGCTTTCTTACGTAAACTAGTCACACTTCCCGAACAACTGGCACCTGCACGTTTTACACGACCCGGGCGACTTTTACCTTTTACTTTACCGTCGTGAAAGTTTTCGGCCATACCACCGCCATCTCCACCTTCACCGCCAGTGCTGTCCGATGTACCCCACCAAGGATATCCAACATAGTAACCGCCACGAGACTTGCGTTTCTTTTTGCGTGCCTCGGCTACATTGTAAGTTGGGTCTGTTTTTTGACGCGGCATTCCCTTGGGTTGTTTAGGGTCAACAGGATCAATATCGGTTGTGGTAAGACCAGTTTTCTTTAGGGCATCAATGTACTTGTGTTCCTCTTCCTCACTGCCAAACGAAAAAATAGTACTGGGAGGACCCTTGCCAAAGTCATGTTTGCCTAGCCCTTTAAGATTTGCAATGTGCGTTCCAAGTTTGTACCAATCATACACATCTGATACGTCTACTCTCACAGTACCTGCTGGCATAGTAGGTTTAAACTCAGGGCCGGGTGGCGGGCCATTAGGATCGTAATCTTCGTCTAGGAATGTGTCGGCCAGTCGTTTACACAACTCACGCAGTTTTTCATTGCCGGTTTCAATGCTGTCATCACCTTCCTGTGTGGGATCTTTGTATCCCGAGTACACATGTTCAATGCCGTATTCAGCAATTAGGGCTTCGCAACTTTCTCCTGACCGTTCATCCATGGGACGATTGCAAGGACTTAGCGTAGTAACAATGATACATTCTGACGTAACGTTGTCACAACGTTCTAAGGCAGCACGTTCTGCGTGTACTCTACGTCCATTCGGGGCTTGGTAGTTGACGCCGTAGACAAGTTGACCGTCGGGACATACCACACAGGCTCCAACCATGCCGTAAAACTCTGAGTCGGCGGCCTGGCCGTTGAGCACTATCTCGCAACAACGTGCCAGTATGCTATCTAATTCTTCTCTAGGATCGTTAGACGGGGCTGTAAGGATTTCTTGGATTATCACTGTTGTCGCCTTCGGCTTGTTCGGGGTATACTGGATATTCGTTTGGGTTCATTTGTCTTGCCCAAAGTATTCTGGATTGGCACTGGCAAAGTCACGCATCACAATACCAGCATTGGCATTGGCTTCGTTTTCTTCGTCGGTGCCAGTGTCACCAGAGTTTGCATCCAACTGCCCAGCCAAATTTTGTTTGTGATGAGTGAGTTCGTGTGCCAGAGTACGCAACACATCAATGGGATGGCGTCCGGCAGTGACCAGATACAAACAGTTGTTGTCGGCATCGTATGTGCCAAAGCTGGTGTTCATTGGCTGGTCTAGCAATTCTATTTCAGGTAGTTGTTCAATGCCAAGTTGTTCAGCCACCCATGGAGCAAATTTATGAACAAAGTTGTTGACTGTATGCTCTTCAGATTCATTCTTTTTACGACCCGCACAGTGAGCCCGTTGACTAAACCCTTTGGGGTTGGCACAGTTGATAGAGCTTTTGTATTTCTGGCTCCACTTTTCATTTAGGGGTGAAAAAACTTCGCTGATTTTCATTTTGCTGTGGCACGAAGCATCCAACTATGTTTTCTATGAGCATCCATGCGTTCCGCAAGGAAATTGCTGAAACCATGCTCGCCTGCCGCTTCAGCAACATCATAAAC